TAATAAGTCATTTAAGTTTAATTGTTGTTCATATAATAGTTTTTCAAATAGTTTAGTATAAAATGTAGTATCTTTACCTTTTCTACGTAATCTAATTATTTTTTCATAAATAATATCAAGCGGAGATCCTTTTTTATAAAGATACGCCATATTAGGAGAACGTATAGAATTTGGCGGATCGTTTTTTGGCAAATGTACATATTTGCGTGAATTGTCTTCTTTTTTTTCTTCAATTGGATCTATTTTTTCACTTATTCTTTTAAGGGTAGATTCAATTTTTTCAATCAATGTATTAAATTGTGTTTCAATTATTGGAAACTTTCGAAATCTGCTACTTTTTTCAGTCATATATGCTGAAGTATTTTTACGTAGTGTGCGTAATTGTATATTGTATTCTGATAATTGTATACGATCATCTGTTTCTATCGATGGTTTAGCAAGAATTTCATTAATCTTCGTTATCAATTCATCATATTTCTTATTTTTTTTCTCAAATGATGTAGGGATGGTATTCCATAAATCTGAATTCAAATGATCATTTTTCAAACTAGTCTTTTCAGAAGGCGGTGGCCCAGGATAATATTCAGCCATTCTATATAAAATTGATATATTATTTATGCTTAATCAAAAACATCATGTTTTCCCATATTCGATTTCTTGAATCTCAAATACGGAACATAACGCATCTTCCCACATGTTTCGAATACTATTCCGCCATTCATCTTACTACCATTCATCAAAAATGCTTTTATGTCTATCAGGATTTACCTCTTAGCCATAAACGCAATGCCGGATTTCCACTTTCTGATAAGGGTGTGGATCTCGTTGACGAAACCTTTAGTCATATTGCTCAAGTGAAATATTATGGACTTCAAAAGAAAATACATTATGGAAATCTAGCAACGTTTCTTGGAACGCCCGTTCTGGTGGGTCGCTCGAGCTTACGCATGACATTAGTTCGAACGAAACACTGTATCCTTCATTCAGATCTCCTCGCCATTGTCCAGCGAGGTGGTATGTCGGATGTTACACTATGTTCGCATGCGTTTTTGAAAAGCATGCGTTAATGACGTTTATGTAGGGTGCTTTTTTTACGTAGGGTGCGATGGGTACGACGTTTACGCAAAGTGCTTTTTTTGCGGCGGCCGCCCTCAGAAGGAGGGTTTAAATATGTATGATGTTTACGGAATTCAGGTTCTGTCGGTAATGATGCGGGCGCAGCCGATGGAACATATGGCCTGAGCGTTTGTTGCGGTAATGATGCAGGCACTGCAGATGTATGGGATGCATCCGGTAGAACATATGGCACGAGTGTTTGTTGCTGTAATGATGCGGGCACTGCCGATTGAACATATGGCCCGAGCGTTTGTTGTGGAAAAGGCAGAGGAATAGCAGCAGAGCTAGATGATGAATATAATGTGGCGGAAGTACGATTCGGACATTCTTTTAAGGTTGCATCGAATACATTCATGCCACATGTTTTACAATACATCTCGTCTCTGTATTGTGTGTCAATTGTATGACCTTTAGCTATAGCATCAGCATTATATATGCCCTTTTTTTGTTTTATTGATTCATTAAATTCCTTACTACCTAGTTCTTGTAATTTCAATAAATCAGACAGATTTATAGTATCTTCATCTGCATATATTTTTTCAAATAGTTTATTATATGTATCTATAGCAGCGGTAACCCTAACTTTCTCTTTTTCCAATTCGGCTATTTTCTTATAAATACGACCCAATGGAGTTTCTTCTCCAAATGACATCTATCTATCATTTTTATTTTATATAACGGCGCGCCCGTACTGTTTTACGCGCCCGTTTGGAACGTCTACGCATTCGAGCATCTTTAATCTCTTCATTAAGAAAGTTTTATTAGCTCAAAACCACTTTATGAATCACATATTTCAAGACTTGACACTACAATTCATTATACAACCAACATCATAATATCCAAAAATTTGGAAAATATGATATTTTTAATAATTTAATGAAAATAGTGTAGGGTGGGGGCCATACCACATTTTATTTCAATACACGAAATGAATTCGTGTTTATTCAAAAATGGGTACTTACAAACGTGCAGGGAAGCCCACCAAATTTGCGCCCAAGCCGAAACCTGCGCCCTGTCTTGCAGTAACACCGACGGATGGCGAAACAGCATCAAGGATAGCAAAGACAACGGCGGCGAGCACAGCGAGCGTGGCGACCTCATCCAGCGGCAACGCGCGCTTCGGGATAAAGATAGCGGCGGCAGCAATAACAAGACCCTCAATGAGGTACTTAATAACGCGATTGACAATTTCAGCAAATCCGTAGCTCATCATGATTTCTATATTTACACGCAAGAAAAAAACTAATCCGCGAAAGATGGGTTATATTGCAACCGAGTTTAAAGCATCACCATCTCAAGAGAAATAGAAATGAGCGCCGATAAGAATGCCGTAATCGAAGATTTTTTGGATGAGGATACCGAAATTCCAGGCCAGCGCTTCGTCTTGCTAAGTTTTCTCAGTCCGGAGAAAGTTCTGGATAAAAAGGAGTTGTACTTCTTCCAGAAGTTCCTTCATGCATATGAGGTGGATTGGAAGATTAAGAATCTGGAGAAGTATCTCGTAGAGATGGTAAAGAATGTGAACGACCAGATCGATGTACATGCGAATGAGCTGGAGAAGAATGATCAGCTGGCGGGCGCAGAGATTTGCCGTAAGAACCGTATGCGTGTCGATGAGGTGATGAGTCAATACAGCAGCTTTATCCAGAAAAATCGCACAGATCTGAATAAGACAAAAATCGTGGAAGCGTATGACGATTTCATGTATTCGCACAAGTCTAAGCTGGAGGAGGAGTTCTATGCGCTGAATGATTTTCGTACCACAATTCGTGGTGTGAAGGTTCGTGGAGTGTGCGCCAATCAAAAGGAGGCGGAGATCCGAGCAAAGAAGCTCCAGTCAAAGGATAAGTATCACAACATCTTTATGGGCGAGGTGGGCAAGTGGACGCCGTGGGATCCATCTCCGAACGATGTCAAGGATCAGGAGTACAATAATGAGCAGCTGAATAGCATGATGAAGAAGTACAAGGAGAACGAGGACTCGCGTGAGCAATTCTTTGAGGAGCGTACGAAGGGAACCAAGCAGGTCATTGGTGCATCAACCTCAAATAGTTCGGTGACCGATCAGTTTGGTGACATGTTTGGCGGCAAGACGGGTGATTTGGCCATGCAACGTAAGCTGGAGAAGCCAATTCTTACTGTGGAGCGAGTGGAGTCTGAATTGGCGAATACGGTAGTAACCCCTGATGAGCCTGCTCCTAAGAGCGATACAGCTGGTTCGTCATAATGTATTACGCAATAATTATTATAAAATACGTAATTTACCTATTTTATAATTAATAATGAAACAAACTATTTATGAATAGTAACCCGTATCAGGTACATCGCCACCAGGATAGATCTTGACGCAAGACTGTGTCAATCCATCACAGAATGTGCCCTCTGGGCAGGACTGTCCGCTTCCATTTGGGGATCCGCATAAATAATTCGTGTTCTGATCCGGATGATAGGATCCGCCCATCGAGTTCGAAGCCGCTTGGGCAGGAACACGAACCGGTCCATTACCCGCCGCGGCCAAATCCTGAAATCCAGAGATCACAAAGTGCGGCTCCATACGGTTAATGTAACGTACAATCATTGGTAGCACGACCACCGCCGCCACCAGCAATACAAGCATTGCGCCAATTCCCATTCCTTTCGAGTATGCCATTTTCTAGCAAATGGTGAGGTTTTATTATGGTCAATAGGCGGTGGGAGGAGTCATAGGTAGATCCGATAAAGGGGGCAGAGTTGGTGCAACATCGGAACGGCAATATCCATTGATACACCGTACGTGTTCGCCTGAGCAGGATGGCAAATCGACACCGCATTGTTGTGTCTCCTCGCGACGGTCATTAAATCCTTCCTCGTATGAGGAAGAAAGTATATATAATACAACTACTGCAATGAAAAGAATACATAATATACGACAGGATTTCTTGTCCATTCTACTAGTATCTCTTATTTACACTAATGGCAGGGCCTTTCAGGCGTTGTGAAGAACGAGGATCAAACTGTGACACATCTTCTTCCTCTTTTACGCGCGCCATCATCTCAGACTGGCGCCATAATTCAGGCGCACCCATTTTGAAATCTCCGTGAACATCGGCTTTATACCAGAAAATCGTGTCTTCCAGTTTATTGCTTTGTGTATTGTTATTAATGACCAGACATTCATAATTTTGAGTGCATTGATCCATCATTTGACAGAAAAATTCAAACGATGGAAATGCTGATCCGTAATTCTGGTACAACCGCTGACGATTGTTCATATAAGGCTCTCTCAAAATGAAGACATAATCGACATTGGTACGAAGAGCAGGCTGGATACCCAGTGGAAACTGCATGGTAATAATAAAAAATACTTTGAGCCAACGACCGTTCATAAACAAGTAGCGAATATTCTTATCATGTGTCCATGAATCATCGTACATACAATCGTCGAGAATCAAAAACGCTCTTGGATCGATATTCGACTTGATTCCTTTCTCCAAATCTTGTTGGATCCGTTGCATAACCAGTTTTTGGCGTTTTACGAAATTGGCCAAAATAACAGGATTGTATTCTCCGTGAATGAACATGGGTGGTACAATCTTTTTAAAGAAACCGTTTGACTCTTCCGTTCCGGAAATGACACACCCCATCGGTAAATCCTGGTGATGAAACAATAAATCACGAACGAGAGTGGATTTACCAGTACGACGGCGACCAATAAACACGGCAACCGCATCTTGTGGAATGGATTTCATAACAAACTTCCGGAGATTGACATTTACACCGCCTTGTGATGCCATATGAATTCTACTACAACATGCCGATTTGTCGTGCGCTTTACAAACACGCGCATAAGTCTTGTAATCAAAGAGATGAAAGCGGTGCGAAAGACACTCTTACAAGAGCCTTGTCGAAGTCGTGATCTCACCGAGAATGAAAAAGATACATTTTCGAATTATGCCCATTTACAACGATATTTTCCCGCATTAGACTTATTTACTATTCCAGATTCGGCACTGTCTCATAAAAATATGGAGCTTCCTACTCGATTTCAAATTAGCCAATGGCTTTCTCAAGACCGTCCTAAATTCTGGAGTGCCATGCGCACGCTGGCTCAACCAGCCGATCCTACCGGCGATCTCCCTACGTCTGAACCATGCGATGTCTTTGTCAAAGTGGTTCATTTATTGAATCCCATCGATATCATAAAAGAGAAATACGTTTGCCCGGAACACCCTCTTCTTCCACAAAGTGAAAAGACCTGGAAGAATACACTTCTTAAGTTACATAGCCATAACAACCAGGCCTATGTTGATGCGGTGGCCAACTTCGTTCTCAGTCGATTCCGAGAATTAGATTTAACCCCCCATTGTATTTTATCCTATGGATCCTTTACCGGAATTAGCAAAAACTATCAATATACGATTACAAATGAATACGATACGTATCGTCAGTGTCGTTGGTTCTGGAAAGGCATGGAATCGCATAGTGCTCGATTAACTGTGGTTCATGAAAATAAGGAGGCCATTCCCAATTTTGACGAGTTTTATCGTGAAATTACGACATGCCCGTTTGATGATGAGGAAGAAACGGATATTGAATTGGAGCCCATGGATCTATCCAGTGACGTGGTAGATCAAAGTGACATCGAGTCAGTAACGTCAGTAACGTCATTTACGTTTGATACAATGGAAGAAGATGCTGACAATTCAACCAATATTATGGAACTGAATCAAGCAGCGGTTCGTCGACGTCGATCGATCTCTTCCGGATCCAAATCGGAATCAGGATCGGAGTCGGACGCCAGTTCACAATCTGGAGCCAGTTCACAATCTGGATCCGAGTCTGGCTCCGAGTCTGGATCTGGATCCCAGCCGGAGTATGAATTTGATATTTGTTTGGAACTTCCCAACATGCCGATCATTTTGATCGCACAAGAAGCACAAGAAGGAGTAATGGATACACTTCTTGATGATGACGAGATCGATGGATTTGAGAAGGAATCACAAGGTTGGGAAGATCGATGGATTGCATGGATGTTTCAAGTCGTAGCCGCACTCACCTTTTTACAAAGTGCGATCTGCTTCACACATAACGATCTTCATTCGAATAACATTCTTTGGAGAAAGACAGATAAGAAGTATTTGTACTATCGCAAGCGAGATGGAACAGTATGGCGTGTACCTACATTCGGAAAAATATTTACGATCATCGATTTTGGTCGATCGATCTTTCGCCTAGGTCGCCATTTATGGGTCTCCGATGATCATTGGCCGGATCAAGATGCTGGCGATCAATATAATTTCGGACCATTTTTCGATCATAATAAACCGAAAGTTCCTCCAAACCCATCATTCGATCTGTGTCGATTGGCGGTCAGTTTGATCGATGGATTGTTTGAGGAGCCTCCTTCCAAGAAGAAAGGAAAGGGTGTCCCAATTATGAGCGAAGAGGGATCTTGGAAAGTATACGAAACGAAATCTCCGTTGTACAATCTTCTTTGGAGCTGGACGATCAATGATGCCGGTCAGACGATTTATGAAACGGAAGATGGAGAGGAGAAATACGAAGGGTTTGATTTGTATATTCGAATTGCACAAGATGTACATACTGCCGTACCCAAAGATCAACTTCATCGACCGGTATTTCAATCGTTTGTTTGGAAAAACAAAGTTCCAGTGGAAGATACCGTATATTCTCTTGGAGTCTAAGGAGAGACTCCTTTCAGATAGTTCATAATATGATATTCATCATATGAACTATTGTAAACCAATATGACATTAATTTGTAGAATTTGCGTCAGTGAGAGGTACGCATGGGCAGCCGTTATTTACCGTAGTAACGCCTGACGCACCTCTGCGATAGTATCTCATCTGACCACTCATTACCGAATTGATAATGGATTGATCATATACACCGAGACGAGGAGCATATCCCGGTTGATTTGAATTCAGTGTACGATTGATAAAATCACCGGATTGAGCTTTGTTCATGTTACGATAGGTAATCTGTGAAGCATCATAGATCGTGGTCGGCATTTCTATCTCCACCTTATAATTTATTTCAAGTTAACGACCCATCAAACGGGGAGGACCTACTTGTAATTCCATTTCATCGACCATCATTCCTGAAAAATTGGGAAGTGAGGTTGGTAGATCCATCACTGGAAAGAGATCCGGAACTAACACGCCTGTAAATGCAATTAAAATCGAACCACTGATGAAATCTTGAAGAAATTGAATGTTCTTGTATTCCTTATCCTTATATTTTGCACCAACGAAGCTTAGAACAATAAAGAGAACTCCTCCTACAAAAATCCAGGGGAACCATACCGGCATCATTTTCAGTTCGTGTGAGAAAAACACATGCGTCTTGTCCGCACGCCATTTACAATTCTTCATAATCGTCCAATCCGATGGCCTCGGAAGGTGTATCCGTATCCAGTGATTCAAGCTCAACCGTTTGATCAAGCGGCGTTCCTTCCTCTTCTAAAATCTGAAGAACCGGACCGGATTCCTTTTCAGAAGGAGATTCAATTGTTGATTCCTCGCCATCTTTTCCTTCAAGGATCAAATCTGAACCATCGGGGTGTTCAGAATCAAACATTGCATGGAACGGTCCAAAACGAACCGTAGGTTTGCTATCAATCGTAATAACGGGAGTGGAAGGAGCTACAGAAGTCTCTGTCGTAGAAAGTGGAATATCAAGTGACACGGGAGGGATCATGGGTAATGTACTTACCGGGGTGGACATCTCTACCGGCGCAGGAATCGCAAGCTCTTGTTTCTCTTTTATCAGTTCTTCCTCATCGCTGTCTTCGTCTTTTACACCCGATGTGTCCGATGTAGAGAGGTTATTGACGTCCTGATTTACAAAATCCTTCAAAATGGACTTGACGGGTACTAAGCTTCGTACCGCCTGAAGAATTCCTTCATGCAACATGTTCTCAATATTTCGATAATTCTGCTGTTTCTCCATACTCGGAATTCCATCTCGAAACAAATAGGTAGAACTCCAAAGAAGCTTCGATGTTTCGCACAATACTTTAAATAAGAAATGTTCTACTTTGGGAACGTTGATCTCCACTTTTTTATTGTTACTGGAAAGTCGAATCGCAGTAAGAACTTTAGTATGAGCAATGAAAACTGCGGTAAGAAGATCTTCTAAGTAATCGCACCCGGAATTGGTCTGAATCAACTGAATTTCATTCGAAACTTTCTCCATGTTCCAATCATGAATTTCATTAAGATAGTTCTGAAATTGCCAGAGGGCACGTTTTGGCTCTTGAACCATGACTTTCTTCGATTTTTCCAGCAAATCGACGTAGAATTGAAAATAGGCCGGTACCAAAAAGACACACAATTGTTTAGTATATTCGGCACGAGCATCGGAATAGACAGAAAGGATAGAATCACGATTCATTCTTCTTTCTTCTGTGGTGTTGTCATGACAGGAACGAACGCACGTCGGTCCAACATGCACCCTAAAAACGCCCATAATGAACCGGCCAATTCAGTACATGTACCGTAGTCTTTTAATACTTTCTCATCGGACAACAAGGAGTGGATCAATAGTTCTGGGTGATATCCTTCTTGAATATATTCTGGGAGTCGTTCGGATGATACGTGATGGATCACATCCCTTTCCTTTCGACGATGTTCAATCGTATGTTTCCATATTTCTGGATAGTGAAGCTGTAAATGTGCACATTGTTTGGCACGACGATAGGAACGTTCATTGACAGTAATGTATTCTTTAATTTCGGAGCGATTTATTTCCGGATAGTCGGATGATAAATATTGATCCAACTCTGTCCAGGTGGGAAGGGTAATCCGCTTCATTTTACAACGTGAACGAATTGGCTCTTGAAGACGCCCTGCATCACGACATTCCAGAATGAACAATACTTCCGATGCGTGGGTTTCAAGAATTCGGCGAAGAAACGCCTGAGCCTCCGGTGTCAAATCATCTGCGCCTTCTAGCCACAAAATGGCGGGTTCAGTTCGTCGCGCCCAGATATGAAGTTTTTGGCGACCGTCTCGAAGCGTTCGATCTTTTCGACACGGGCATACAAAAAGTTGTTTTCCTAGTTGTTGGGCATACTTCTGAATCCAGTAACTTTTACCGCATCCAGGAGGACCTGTTACAATCAACGGTGTATGATCCATTTACTCGTAATGAGTACGAACTTGTTTATGCTCTTATGAAAATCGATCACAAATCGTTTCGATCTTCTTTTTTGGAATTTCGCGATCGTACATGATTCCAATCACCATGTTCTCTCGTGTAAAATATTTCTGAATCACATCATCGATCTGTTTTTTGGTAATTCTTGAAAAAAATGTTGCATATCGATCTTGATATGGAATAAATGATGCGTCTGGGTTCAGAAGATATTCTACGCTATTGAATTGACTCAACAGATCGATCGATTCCATACCCAATAATATCGTTCCTTTGATATTTCCCTTTATCATTTTAACTTCTTCTTCGCTTACTCCGTTCCGTTTCAAGTCGCGCAACAATTGGATCAAAATAGAGATCACTCCATCGTGACCTCTTCCATCAATGACTTTGGCAGGGTTAGTTTGAACATGAATCTTAAAATAACCTGTATGTTCTAAATATTCAGTTTGTGCGCTGGAGTGATACGTCAACCCCTTCTCAGTACGCAGCACTGTAAATAATTTTCCGCTAAATCCATTGAGAATGCTCTCCAACATAATCAATTTATATTTATCCAGTGATGCATAAGAACATGTTCGAAACATGATATCAATAATGGTAGTATTCATACCTTTTTTAGGGTAATACTCGAATCGAATCGGTCGATCCAGTTGCGAAATCGGACGAAGAGAAAGGATTGGAGCGGGAAGGGCAAAGGGAGGATTAGTACGAGAAACCGTATCTCGTTTTACCAAATCTGTTTTACGAAGCATGGTAAGAATCGATGAAAAAGAACGATTGGATACAATACTAAGTACAAAGTTCGATGGCCGATAAAACCATTTGTACCATGCCAGCATATGTTCATAGGTTAGGGTGGTGGGAGTCGGATGATAGGACATATGGTCAATTGGAAATTGATAAGAACTTCCATCAAAGATAATTCCTTCCAGATTCTCGTGCAGGGTCGCTGAATGATTATCTTGCATTCGCATGGCCTCCTCCATCACAATGTGTTGCTCTTTTACAAATTCCTTTCGATCGAATATGGAATGAAGCATCATATCACTGAGAACATCCATAGAATGATCGAGTGCATCATCGTCGCATTTAATAACATAGGCAGTTGTCCATTTATTTGTATATCCATTAAAATATGCACCTGATTTATTATATTGTACTAGTAAATTACGAGATTTCTTAATTTTTTCAGTACCTTTTAAGCACATATGTTCCACAAAATGGGAAGCGCCGCGTACCGTATCGGTCTCATATGCCGACCCGACCTTACATATTAAATAGACACTTGTAATGGGTATAGAGTGTTCGGAACGTTGATAGACGACGTGAAACCCATTTTGAAAGGTATGGGTTGACAAGGCAGACGCCATGACTTACTAGGTATTGATAAAATAATAAGAATAGGATTTGCCCTATGCTTATGATAGTAAATAAGACCATTTAGCGTCTCTTGCGAAGTATGGACTGTATAAATACAGTGGTTGCCCCGCCCACTACAACACCGTACAAAAAAGAGGAATGCTTTGAAATCCACTGCCTCCATGTTGGAGCAGGCACCTCTTCTGTTGTAGGAACCTGTTCTGTTGCATGTGACACATCTAGAGTAGGGGCTACGTCAGAAGAAACCTCTGTAGGAACATCATGATTATAAACTACATCACTAGAAAGACCTGTACTAGAAAGTACCTTACTAGGAAGAAATACAGTAGACAGTGTAGCACTAGTAAGTTTAGACATTACTATTCACCAGAACAAGGAGATGCTTTAGGATCCCTTTTGAAGAATCGCAACATAAATTCCATTGTGCCATGCCTTTTGCTCGGGGCTGCCATATACGACATCTCGATCATTATTGGTCGTTCGAATTTCTTTTTCATACAGAATATTTAATTTCAATTTATTAAAAGAATCCATGGTTCCTTCACGAACAGGCTTCCAATTCCAATCATCAACAATAAAGATGAAAACATTATCCATACAATCATAAAATTGGGTCAGGGCAAGTTCATGTGATTCTTTCGAATGGTGACCGTCGTACATGTAAATATTAAAATAGGGTAAGGCGTCTGCGTCCACCTGATAACAGTCCTTTTCAATAAATACTGCATAATTATCACCCTTATATTTCTTGAAATTCATCAAAAATTCACTCTTGGGGCCATCAAATTGACTCCAATTATCCATGCAAACGACTTTTGCTCGATTTCCACACATGGCGGAACACACAGAAGAGCCGCGACCCGTTCCGATTTCAAGATAGCGTGCATCGTCACGATTCAACAAGTTATTATAAAAATGCCGTGTTTTGATCCCCGTCATACCTCTCATTTCAATCAATTCTTGCGTAATCTTGGATTCTCCACGTTCAGCTCTCTCAAAGGCATTCTCTACATGAGCTCGAAGTTCTGTAATTAGATCCATATTAGAAGAATAATGTATCTAACTCTTTAGACTTTTTAATGTGCCGACAAATATTGACGATATTCGCGAACCGCCGCCTCATCAATCTCTGCATTCTTACGAAGACTCTGCATAAGAGGATTATTGTCAACGGCTTCCACTGCTGAATAGGTATTTCTCTCACGACTGACGTCCAATTTGAGAGGAACACGATACTCGACGCGACCAATGTCGCCGATACCAGGGGTGAGATCCAACGAACGATTGATGGCCAGCGCACGATCATTGATAACATCCGTGTCCAGTTTCTTGGAGGCCTGACGACCTGGATCTCCATTAAAGGTGGCAGAGGAGCCCGAGCCCGCAATCGGTTTACGACCGCGAGCAATTTGTTCCTTGTTCGGATTGGTACGCATGTTATACGCATAGGTGGGATCCATTGCATCGTTCCATGCTCCATTTCCACCTGGTCCAGTCCATGCGAGACCTGCCGACAATTGTGACTTCTGTGTTGGCTTCGCGATATCATCGGGATCATAGACCTTTAGGCGTTCTGGTGCAGCACCCGCGGCCATGATACCAGGACGATCCAGATAAATCGTCGACTCCTTAACGGTAGTGCGAGCAATATCCATCGGATCCCATACAGTAATGGCGGCCGCACGATCTGCATAAGTAATGGGTGTACCAGTCATGCGAATGTTTCCAATGGTCTCTCCACGACGAGTGGGGCGAGCATCATCGGTATAATGAGCAATGACCAGTCCATTGTCTGCCGGCACCGTGTTCAATGCCATGACACGCTCGGAAGTCTCATTACGCTCATTGGGACGTATTTCAATCGACGATTTACCATAATCAGCCTTGTCTGCACCTGTATCCTTTGTATAATATCCAGTCATATCCGCATTTCGATATCCAGCACCACCATACTGCTGAGCCATGGGTGTACGATATGAACCCGTTACGTAGCTCTCGCCGAAATCCTGTGACGTGGCAGGGCCTTCATACTCAACGGAGGTTTCTGGACGTGTCGTATGAGGAAGTACTTGAACGGAACGAACTGTTTCCTTGATGAGATCACCGGTTGTAGTGAAAAAGCGCTCACCTGTCTCATCAATATAGAAGGTATCAGGTCGGTATCGACGAACTTCGCCAACGTCCTTCACTTCTGCATTCGCGCCAATAAAATGCTGACCCGGAACCATCGGTTTATCATACGTCTCCTTGGGATTGGAGAGAACACGAAGGTCATTGGTGTCTTTCGGACGCATGATTTCATTAATTTCCAATTGTTGAAATCCACCCTTGCCTGCATATCCGAACTTCTCTCCAAGACCTGCACTCACTTTAGTGGGCTCAAAGGGACGCTCTCCATTGCGAACAATGGGCGCCTGTGATGAAATACGTGATTGGAAGAAATCGGTGTTATCCTCCATGCCATATGGATTTCCATAGGGGGCACGAGAGGTCTCAAACATATTCTCCACTTCACGCTTTTTCAATTGGGTAGAGCCTGTTCCATTATACATATCAAGAACACTGGTGTTGGACTGTGGTGCAATGTTTTGTTTGATTCTTCCACCAAAATACGGTTGCATATTGTTGTGCTTGTAATCGGTGGAAGGAATGCGCTGACCCGATAATGGACTAATGACATAATCGCTGTCTATGTAATTGGGGCTGGATTCCGTATTATCGGAGCGAAATTCTGTCATAGGTATGTTGGATTCAATGGGAGAAGGATTTGGTTTCGTACCCGGAGTGAATCCAGGTGCATAGGGCGGTTGGTTAGAAGCATATCCTAATGCCGTGCCGTATGGGCCATTGCTGGGTTCGGAAGGATAGGTTTGTCCATTTGGCATTTGATACATCATATCAAGATCGGGTCCAAATCCGGCGGCGGCTGCGCCTTTGGGTGCCGTGGTTAAGGCATCGGAGTTGGGGCCGCGGGCAGCAGGAAGGAATCCTTCGCGAACAGCACGATTTCGTAAAAGAGGGGCTTCACGATCGGCAGGCGGAAGCGTTTTAGAATTTGGAATGTAGGGTGTAACGGCGGGAGGAACAGCAGAATTCTGCTTTTTTTGACCGGTTTTGGAGACCATGAAGCCCAAACCGAGAAGACCTGCGAGGGCGGCGACTTCCATACTAACAGTTTATGCCTTTAATTTTTTGATAAAAGGCGACGGAGTTTAAACTATGATCACACACTCTTCACAATGGCACTTTCTGGTACACTTGAGCAAGTTTCTCGTTATAGTAAGGAATCGGAGCGAACGATAATGACCACCGTAACCAATTATGGATATCGGTGGTACACATGGAATATGCTCAAGAGTCTTGAACCATTTGGTATGGATCGCATGATCTACGTTCTGTGTTTAGACAACAAGGTAGCAGATGTGTTTGAAAAAAAAGGATATCGTGTCATACGTACGGACGAGAATATGGCAAGTTTTTGTCCATGGAATACGAAAGGATATGATAAAATATGTTATATGAAACTGGAATGGATTTATCGACTTCTTTCATTGAAGAAGAATGTATTATTGATGGATGGAGATATTGTGTTTAAAAAAAGCCCAATGTCATCGATAATGAGGTGGGAGCAGGATGAAACACATGATGTATGGGTTCAAAATGATCATTCTGATGACAATGATACAACGAATTTATGTACAGGGTTTATGTTTATTCGATCCAATGACCGAATGATACGCTTATACGACTGTGTATCGCCCAAAGGACAAGAAAAATATAAATTATGTGCATTTCAAAATAATGATCAATCATATTTCAATTCGTTCGTGAAACCATATTGTTATGTGTGTGTTCTTTCATTGAGAGAATATCCTAATGGTCAAGTCTTTTATCTTGCTACAGAAGAAGTTTATCCAACGGCCATTATGGTTCATTTTAATTGGGTAAAAGGACATCATAAGATGGCTAAAATGAAATTGCATAAAATGTGGTTGTTGACCGAGGAAGAGGAAGAAGATTGTTAATCAATGGGGTAGGGAATCACTTCGAGTTCTGCGTAATCTGTCTCAAGAATTGGTTCTCTCGGAGAAGGATGACAGCATGCGAAACATATTAATATACCCCTTATACACTCAAAAATTGCTTGTAACATGTTACTATTATACAAACATTAATAAATCCATTTTTTAAATCACAAACACAAAGACCGTCATATACATGATAGGTCCAGAATGACTCATATTACGCCAGTGCATGATTGATACCGTATATATAAAAAGACAGTCAAATGTAAGAAAAAGTCCTACACCGCGCGTAAGACCGAATATGATTACTCTTGACGAAAATATGGTTTGATAGGTACTCCTGCAGTACGAATAGAGTGTATAAGATAATGTATACCAACATGCAAGGGCTTCTCAAGCTCTACATACACCTTTGGAGTGAATGCCTTGAATAGTCGCATATGAATATCAAATACCTCCTTGATATTCTCAGGATCCTGATTGACCTTATCTACCAGATAGGCCATGACAACTGCAATTTCGGAAGAATGGTAGGCTGTCATCTCGGAAAGAGGCTCCATAGAGAACATGCAGACGTCCTTACCTCCTATGGTAAGGCCTGCCATAAAGGTAGTCATGGATAGTTATTGTTGGACACCAAAACAGTTTCAATTTTTTGATATCGCGCATTAGCACAGCATATAGTTCAAGTTTGAAATCGCATCAGGCTCCCACATATGGATATCCATCTGCTCTTTGTTCTCCGTCAATCGAAATGACAAATGCGGATCCGTCATATGACCTAGAATATTGGTGGCAAGAACGAAATCAAAATCCGAAAGAGACCTCTCCACGGTTGCTACGTAATGTCGTGTCGAAAAGAACGCACGAATATCTTGAACGGCCTCGTCCAGACGAATATCTTCCGTTGCCATGAAATGACCGCGCAGTAGTTCCACAAGAAGAGGAACGTCGGATGGGCTCATAATGTCATGGATGTGAATTTCAATAAATCGCGCCCCCACCATCGTACGAGAATCAATGATGCTGACATCCATTGGAATATTTAGCATGGTTGGTATGTTATTCTGGTTATGCTCCATTTCAATTTTTATACCTTTTCTCATTTCAAACACCCATTTTTTTCTCGTTCTTATGACAATCGTGACACTTAAATGTAAATTTTGTATATTTATGTTCTTCTAAAAATGCTATTATAATTTCCTTCATACTAATAGGTTTTGTTGTATCATTCCAAACCTTTTCTAATGCTCTTTTTATCAGCAAAGGTCTTTCTTCACCTATTCCATGACACCTTTCGGTTGATGGACTATTACATTCATCACAAGGAAATTGCTTAATATATGAGTTAGTAAATGTATTATGTACTAAATTTGTAAATACATTTGAAGCATAATCCTTTATAAAATCATCGTGAGAAGTGTCAATTAATTTTGAATTCCATTTATTATTTTTTGTAATATCATTTATTCGTTTATCAATATATTTGCTGTGGACATTTAGTTCCGTCATAATAAATTATATCGTATTGTTATATAATGTATAAACAAATCAATTTTATAAATAATGTGCGTTATAAATGAGAAAGGGTGTAAAATATTATAATATAAAGATATAAATAGATAAGATAATAATGGGAAAGTGTGAAACTGCTACAACATCAGTTGGAATTAAGATTTTATTATCAGACCTTATAGTACAAATAAATGAAACAAATTTTACTTTAATAAAAAATATGTTATATGATGGATTTATTGAAGATGAAAATGATTCTTTCAATGAAGTCTACTCCGATATTATATGTAGCGATGAACTACCGATTCACTTTATAGATTTCAAGGAACAAATTATGCACAATTTTAAAAATAATGGTTCATATAATAAGTCAAGAAATGGCAATGTAATTCCAACGATAGAGAATGGGTGTTTATTTAATAAACATTTATTGGTTCCTGTTAAAAAAATAGTAACGACCGAACGTTGGGGGCATAATCGCTGTGGTACAAATGGCACGTCTAGAGTAATGGATTTTGATTTATTTGTAAATATAGAAAGATATAAAGAAATCGAAAAAATAGAAATTGTGTTTATATTACAACAGCATTCTGGTTAAATGTACAGCATTTATAGACGATAATTACGAAGATCCACTCCTTTTAGAACGATTGCTCCATACAGATCTAGAGCACTGTTAAGCGTTGATGAATGATCGATCTCGCTTCCTAAAAGTGTTTGTTGTAGGTATTTCAAGAAGATGCGTTTGGATACACGATCTTTCGGATCAAAGGTAAGTCGACCATGCTGTCGTGCCCAAAGAATATTATAGAAGAAGAATGCATGATTGGATTCAACATTTCCCTCTCCAACACTCATACAGAACCTAGAAAAGGAACGAATCATATGTGTCATCATTTTAATTTTTATCCATTCTGGCAAATGAGAATGATAAATATTATCGCTGATATCTTGAAGATGGGGTGGGAGAAGATCGATCACTTTGCTTGGATTCATGGATACTATAATCTTATTACTTTATCATATGATCAAATTTCATAAAAAATAGAACCAAACGAGATAACATTATAGATGCTCTACTGCATTGATAAGAGTTTCGATCTGATCACAGTGCTCCATGATCTCATTTGTAGGTGCTCCCTCTTTTAGAATATTCGTTTGCAGGAATCCGTCCTCATCATATCGCTCATTAAGGATAGGACGAAGTGCATGAATGATATCATATACGGCCTCTCGTAGTGCTGGAAATTGATAGAGAACGTATGGGCGTTCATGAAGAAACTGAAACATATCTTGCATACCAGATGGATCAAATGGTAGTTCAAGAGACGTCAGGAAGGATACCAGTTTTTTGGAATCGTGTAGGATTTCATCATAGGATACCGTAACTACGCCTAGAGAAGGAATGTCAAGAACATACTCACCCTTAGAACGTGCTTGGAAACGTGTCTGAACCATGTGTATCGTATATTCGCTATGTAGCGCAAATCAAATTTTATATTATTGTATCATGCTATTCGTATAGACAGATACAGTAAGTAACACATATCTTACTGATACATATGCTTCTCGTGACCCAGTTCTGAAATAGAGGGTTGTTGGGCTGGTGTGTAGCAGGCTTTTTGACGATGCGTATTGAATTTCTCTTTATCTAAATCGCGTGTCGGAATGAAGAAGTCAAACGGCGTCTCAAACGTTTCCTGTGGATTATGAAACAGCGTATCCCAGCGATTCCAACCGGTTGTACGAAGTGTGCAAGGAGGATCGACTAAGCGAGCGAAAGTCTGAGGTACATTCTCATCAGGGGCATGACGAAGCGCAGTATGATTATTTCGATTGGTGTCGGGATTATATTGAACGCCGTCACATCGAATTTTGCTTCCTAACCGATCAATGCCCTTGAGATCCGACTCCACATCGGTTTTCCACTCGCCTTCTACCCATGAATTACCCGAATGCTGAATTCGTGTGGTGGCATTAACAGGAAAGGTTGTCGGGCAGTTCGCAGCGGGAGGATTTAAATAATAACGCGCTGCATATGATGTAATGCGCATGTCATCGACTTGATGAAAGGGATCATGACGAAGACGAGTAAACGCCTGTTGGGCACATGGGGCTGCCATTCTTCTTACCCCTTTTATAAAAAAACCGTTAATATTTCTCTGGCTTGACACATACTTCATTTACCATCGGGACAGGTGCCATGACGGCTGGATAGGCAATCATCTGATAAACCGGTAAATGAAGTGGTTGTACATCAATCTTGATACCAATTTTGGTATTGTCTCGGACGATTTCTTTTTGCTGCGCACGAGGGGGCTGATATTGACGAGTTGGACAGAAGGTGTTCGGAATATTGATACCTTTTAAATCAGACTCCAGATCTACCATGTTCCCCTTAATCAAACTAACTTCATTTCCTCCTACTAATCCAAGAATGTGGCGGTGTGGATCAGGGTGTACCTGTTGTGACGTCAGGTCGTCATAATGTTGTGGATTTTCTTTTTTCTCCCAATGTGTGGATAATAGCGGGCCGTATGCTTCACTAAGGTTGCTAAGATAGACAGCCATACTATTCATCGCGATGTAAATTAATTTATAAAATTTGACCAAGCCGGTCAGGGCGGAGTAAGATACCCATAATCTGCATTCATGTCCCACATTATCCTTTCATTAGACGGAAACATTGGCGCCGGTAAATCCACCCTGTTATCGCACATTCGAGCGCATATTCAAGATATTTATGTAGTAGATGAACCGGTGGGTCAATGGACGGCACTTAAAAACGCAGATGGTAAAAACTTACTGGAGCTCTTTTACGAAGACAAAAAGCGCTGGGCCTATACCTTTCAAAACTGTGCCATCTTGACCCGGTTGAAGAACATCAAAGAAGCAGTAGAGAACCTTCCTGCCAGCAATAACGGACCTCATGTGATTTTGACGGAGCGCTCGGTGTTGACGGACAAATATGTCTTTGCCCAAATGTTGAGAGATGCGGGGGATATGGATCCACTGGAATGGGAGTTATATGATAGCTGGTTTTCCATTTTCAGCAAACAACACCAAGTAAATGGTATTGTCTATCTTTCCACGAGCTCCACAACTTCTAGGGACCGTATTCAGATTCGAAATCGTCAAGGAGAGGATCGCATTCACTTGGACTATTTAGACGCATTGGATCGTCAACATAAAAAGTGGATTGAATCCACGGACATTCCTGTTCTCACACTCTCCACAGAACCGGGTGCTTCTCTGGAGAATAATCTTCAACAAATTAGGGAGTTTATTGCATGCATTAAACAAAATATTACTGCTTAATGCTCTTTGCCATAGTAAAAGAAGAATTTCCAGTTGGTTTCGGTGCGGGCTGATTGTGTGCCAACATGACGTTTCTTTCTTTTTGTTCTATGTTTGTGATCTGTGGTTGAGCTACCTGTGCATTCAATGCTGCAAGATCTTCATTACGCTTCGCTCGTTTTTCTTCCAGTAACATGCGCCGTGCGGCACGGCGTTCCTCTCGTTCAAGAAGTTTACGACGACGACGTTCCTCACGGGCTTGCTTGAGTTCCGCGCGAAGAATTTCGCGTTCCTTCTTTTTCTCCAATGCCCGTTCTCTTCGCTCTCTGCGTTCTTGACGACGAGTTTCACGCGCGCCAAGGATCTCCTTACGTTTCGCATTTCGGGTAGCTTGATTGTTCGCTTGTTTGATTTGTCGATTCATTTGGCGTTTTCTTGTTTCATTGCGCAAACGTTGGCGCTCGGTTGCCTGACGTCGTTTCAAGCTGTTTAGTTTGCGTTTCATGTTATTTGTTTCTTGAACAGGCGGAGTCCACGCTTCTTGAATTGGATTCTTAAACGAAACACGTGCATGATTTCGTCTATTTTTACGCGTATTGTTGCGCCGAGACGATGACATCTTCTATGTACTTTTAAGAATATAAATTACGATAGGAGTAGTCTCCCGTAGTAATGTATAAAAAACAAAGACAATTAACAATTGACATCGCGTAAGTAGGAACGAGATGGAATTCCGCCGTGAATCCAGCCTTGTGCTGCCACTTCGGGAATCAAGTTCTTCGGGTTCTGAACATTCTTCTTCAGAATAGGGATCAGCGGGTCGTACTGCTGAGAGAAGAACTGCTCCGTAACCGTGCCGCACTCCTTGCCCATACGTACCTGCTCGGAGTGGAGCAACAGACTCTCCACATCGCGAGACGGGTTACCGCCCTGCATGTAGGGGACTGTCAAGAAAGGACGCGCCTGAGGACGAATCTGACAACGATTGTTCTTAAAGGCGATCTGGTTACGAAGAACGGAATCGGCATCGATCGATGCATTATTCAATCCGTATCCCTCGCGAGGATACATTAATAGCTGCTCGGAGGCAACAGGGTTCACGCCGGTAGCTTTAGGAACAAGATTGGTCGTCATATAACGTCCTGGTCCAACGGATTGCGCATAAAATGATTGAATTCCACAAAGGTCATCTCTTGAATGAGTGAGGCGGTTAATCTCCATGATCTCTACACGAATGCGCTATAAAAAATATGAGGATAAAAATATAACGAAACATGTATCATACGATATGAAACATGTTTGATATACAGTTTTGTAAAATTAGTCGCTTTCTATATTTATGATGCATGATTCAACCATGGAATTGGGCCGCCATCGCTTCCTGACAGACAGGCATCACGTCCACCCTCCTTGCACGTCTTTCCTGGAATCTTATACAACCAATTCGCAAACGCACCTTGGTCATTCGGAACGGTGGTAGAAGGCTGCGTCACATATTGACGCTGACTTTGATTCTTTCCAAAGACATCGGTCGGATCCGAAAACCACTGGACACGAAAGAAGTCATCGATCGTTTGTTTCACCGTGGGATTTCCTACCGATGCCGCCTCTGGTCGATCCGGATTATATTTAATTTCGTCTAAGAGAACATTCATAAATAGATTTCGAGAGGTGGGCGGGGTATAGTCGGGAAGAGAGGAGCCAGAATACGGGGCTGCATCAACTTCGGCCATTCCAATCGGCTCGCCCACGGGCCGAACACTTCCCAGTGTTGAGCCTCCATTCACAAAATGCTCCTTAATGGGTGCAGTGATACCTGATGGATCAACAATGGTGGTATAGGGTAAATCATGATAGGAATTCTTATCACACGACGGCGCGGAAGAGAAATGCGGTTTACGCTCGTCGCGTCCTCTATGCTTTGAATCGCGTGCAGGAGTCGTCATGATAATAACAAATGCAGTGATTCCTCCAAAGAGAATCGCAACAAGTATAACAGATAACCCACCCAATGCACTTCCAATAAGTCCTACAAAGAATGATAATAGTACTAACCGGGTAACAAAATTCCACACGGAATGCTCGCATACCGGTCGATATTGTAAACTAAAATCGTTAAAAAGGACCGAAAGGTCTTTCCAGAATGGCACTTCGCATTCTTTCTTATTATCACTCATTCCTAACCCTTAGAAACTTTATTTCTTACCCGTGTTTGTACCCTGTTTCTTCTTTTCCAGCTTTTTACGTAAACGGTCGCGTACAGTGGCAAGACGTGCACTTCCCTCTCGTCCCGCCTTTCGCGCAAGGTCCATATCCTCCATCCCAAAGGCACTCTTGATTCCGCCCATCATGTCTACAAAACTGGAATTACTTGAGAATTCCTTCATCAACTCCTCGGCTTCACGCGCAATCTCCTGAGGACGGATTGCACCTGATTGAACCTTTTGTTGAAGACGCTTTCCAATCTTGGCAATGGTCTTTTGAATGATACCAGGATTATTCGAAAAAGTAGAAATCAGAATATTAAATGCCCGGGACGGGTCTTTCTCGCATTCTTTTAACATTTCAGGCGTCATTCCCAAATCGTCCGGTGTAATATCTTTCACCATTTCCTGAGCCAACTTGGCAAGATGACCTTTTAGGAATCGTTCTGGTAGTTTAGGAAATCCATTCTCAAACATTCCCTTCAAATCAGGTATACCCTTCTCATCGGTTGAACCATCTCCCTTTGATTGAAAGAATGTCATAAATTTCTTGATCATTGACGAAAAATCAACGTTCTCCAGCTTTTTCTTCATTTCGTTCATTGCATCGTCCATCCATTCTGGCTTCGAATGTTCACTGAATCCAGCCTCCATAAAACAACAAATGGAGAGAATACGAACATGCTCCCAAATAGCCTTCTTGGTTTGTTCTGACAAGGTACTCCATACAGTATCATCAATGACGACACCTGGCAAGATGGTTCCAGGATTCTTTCCATGATCATCTGCATCACCACCTCCAAATGTATTAACTACTTTGACTTCAGCCTGAAATCGATTCATTTTTGTTGCCGGATCTAGTCCGTATGCCACCTGAATCTGCGCCGTATATTCAGGAAGTGCTCCCAATAGATCATCAACAAACTCCTTGTATTTACTCTGGAAAGCAGATGGTTCTGTACTGGTAGACTCTGCCATTTCTTCTTAGTGGTAACGAAAAACCATCTAAATTAAGCCACGTTTGCCTTCTCAGCCAGAATACAGAGAACCTTCAAATATTGCCAAATGACGTCCTGATTCTTCTGTCCCATCGTATCCCAATATTTATCAAAAATAGCAAGTGCCGAAATCATTTCATTGAACTGCGTAGAAATTTTTTGCTGTGCGATTTGACGAAACAATGGGGCATTGCGCTCTTTGATTGCCGTACTACAATCTTTGTAGACATGATTCATAAAGAGATCAAGGATCAGACGAGGATTGATTTTTTTTGCACCCTTCACTGCCTCCGTTGCCATCTTGATTTCTTTATCGTCCGGAAAGGTTTGACAGAGTTCATCAAACAAATTTACGAGCTGTGTGGTAAATGCAGTTAGTACAGACATTTATTAACTACTACTACTCATACTCCAAATCTTTAGATTCGTATAGCATTATTGACGAGAAACCCGTTTCGGAATTCCGTCTTCACGTCCTTTCATAAATTGTTCCATTTGTTGGTCAAGCATTTCTTCCTTTTTGCTTCGTTTGGCATTCGTATTTGTAGTTTGAAAGTTCGATGCCTCTCGTGTACTTACAGACTCTTGTCCATTCAAATATGTAAAATTGTGTTTCATGGTCATTCCGCCAGTTCCCTGTGCAGAGGTATCGGCTTCAATAAATGAATAGCTATCTCCGTACCCCCCTCCCATCTCCGAATCCATATATGGCTCCGGTTCTACAAGACCGGGTGAACCACTTTCATTTGTACCATCTCTTTTGTTAGCACCATCTTTCATTTTACGTTCATACAGCCAATTCATGACCTCACTGTTCGTACGTGGTTCAGGTTCACCCGAAATGACCAGTGTCGGAGTTTGCTTCAACCAACTAGGAAGAGCAGGGCGATCCGGACCTGGATCTACACGAATAAAACGAAATTCCTGATGATATGATGTTTTTGAAATTTCTTCGATAAATGCTTTGGACCATTCGCACCGATTGGAGTAAAAACAAATGTGAACGGGGGCGGGTCGGCTCATCCTTTTCTTCTCAACGAACGAATCGGAATCTGCTTGAACGCGAATTTATAAAAATTGATGAAATGGAGTTCGGAAGATAGGTTAGAGTTCCAGCACCATGAAGTTCTTGAATGTTCGTCAACAAGATGACCGTACCTACACCTTTACCCTGTCGGGTAGCCATGTTACGTATGCCAATACGCTTCGTCGCCTGATCCTTACCGGCGTGGAGACAGTTTCCTTTCGTTCGGACATGACGGCGACGGGTTCCACCACCGACGTCATTGTAAAACAAAATGATACACCGATGACTAATGAAATGTTGGCGGATCGAATTGGACTTCTTCCGATCCATATTACGAAGCCGAATGAGTGGAATAATAAAAAATATCTGTTTACTCTCCACGTAAAGGGCGATAAAGACCAGATACGCCATGTAAAATCAGAGGACTTTATTGTTACCGATGTATCGGATGTGGGTCCTGCAGCGGCGGGCGACGAAGAGAAAAAGGACGATATCGTTGGAAAGAGAGTCCCTACGGAGATGTTCTTCCCTAAAAATCCTATTACTAACGACACATGCCTGATTGCAACACTTATGCCAGGAACCGGTCCAACACAACAATCCATTCACATTGAGGCGATGGCCTCGAAGGGGACAGGTCGTGAACATGCACGATTCTCTTCGGTCTCGCAGTGTTCGTATGAGTATACTCCTGATAATGACCCGCAACGCATTGCAGAGTTATTTTCGAAGTGGCTGACTATTACCAAGAAAGTGAATAATCCTGATAAGGCATCGGAACGATATGCCGAATTGCAGCGTGAATTTAATACGATGCAAATCAAGCGTTGTTTCAAAGTGGACGATAAAGGCGAACCATTCAGTTTTGACTTTACGGTCGAATCAGTCGGTGTTCTCGATGTGAAATACATTGTTCAGCGTGCATGCGAAGTCGCGGAGAATATTTGCAGCCGCTACGTTAATCTCCATGACGGCGACCTTCCTGATGAAATCACACTGAGCCCTGCAGATGCCCGTGTGATTGGATTTGATTTCCTCTTCCGAGGTCACGACCATACTCTTGGAAATCTTCTTCAAACATGGTTGGTAGAGCATCATATTGAAGGCGAGGCAAAACCGTCCATTACGTATACGGGATATTCTGTCCCTCACCCTCTTCGAGATGAGATGGTTCTTCGAGTAGGTGTTAAAGATGGAAAGGAAGCGACAGCACGTGCGGCAGTGGCGGCGGCCGCGCGCGGGTGTGCAGAATGGTTTCAGACTCTTCGTATGGAGTGGGGTCTAGCGATTGGAAAACCAATTGGACAAAGTGCCGAAACAGGCAGTGATCAAAAACAAGTTCGTCGCGGGCCACGCGTGTCCTCGGTACGGGTTGGTTAAACGTCGAGTATTCGCCCATCTTCCGAAAAGTGACACTGTATTCCAAGCGTCTCCATTTCTTTGAGACGTGCTCCACATAGTCGAACGTATTTGGCAAAGGATACTTCAGCAGATGAATACAGATCAATCGAATAGGGGTTCCATGAACGCAAGAAAAAAGCACGAATGGCATAACACCCCAGAATACAATCATAGAGTTCAAACTTCAAACTACAAGAACCAAAAAATTTAACAAATGCATCATATTCTTTTTCATGTTGAAGAATTTCTTCGAAAAAAGACGACGATGTGGCTCGATATCGCCCTGTTAATTTAATGACCCAATCTGTGGCTTGAATGTTCATTCGATCGATCACTTCATGTAAATCCAATAGCTCGTTAACTCCCTTACTTTTAGTACTCTCAATATTATTATTGGTATAGATCACAGGAACAGGCTGATTCTGGTGAGTGAATTGATCCAAACATGTTGGACGGACACCATTATTTTCCACAATGACGGGTTGAATCTCAGCAGGGAGATAAGTCAAGGTTTGACGAATAGCAGTCACATATTCTTCATTACGTTGTGACGGAGTGGAAACATGATATCGATTCGTGCTAAGCGATGCAGTAAGAACCAAATAGATCATCTATCGATGATTTCTTTCATTCATTTAGGCTAGCGCGGCAACCACTTTTTTAAAATGAGCATAGGCCATGCGATTGCACACAATCGAACTATGAAAATGTTTATGTAAATTTCCCTTAGTAGAAAATGTAGTTTTACAAAATTGACATTGTGATATTGTACCTTTTATGGTAACAGCTTCACGGAGCAATTCATCGACAAGTACATGAATAGATTTTGGGACAACTTCGAATTCTTTTTTATCGGGAATTGTATTCCAATACGTGCACATTTCTGAATATTTAATATGTGATTGAAGTGCAACTGTTGTGGGAAATGTTTTTAAACAGGCATCACAGGATACAGTAGTTACATGTGATAGACTCGAATGTTCAGAGATGGGTGTTAGAATAATAGATGCTTCCTTTATGCTATGTTCCTTTGTATCAGATTCCTTTGTATCAGATTCCTTATTTTCATCTGTATCAATTGCCAGGGTTTTCATATGTATATCCATCAATGAAATCATCGGCGTAACGTGTGGCGTAATAACTTGATTACCAGTCTTTGAAGAAAGACTTCGCAGCATATGATATAGTTTATTGAATTCTTCATTTTTTGCAGAACTCATTATATGATTATACGTGATCCGATTTTAAATACTATTAATCCACCTCCTCTACCTTCGGGCCCGACGACGAAGAGACATCAGGAGCACCAGGCGCACCAGGTGAACCAGCATTCTCATACATCTTTGTCATAATCGGACGAATCTTTTCCTCATACAGCTTCTGCTTCTCATCATACTCGACCTTCTCTGCGTCCTGATGCGAATCCAGCCAATCAATTCCTTCTTGTACCCATGTTTCAACCTCCTTCACGGTATCTGCACCGAGAGATTCCTTAACCTTATCCTCGCGAACCGCATTGCGAGTGTTATACAAGTAGGCTTCCAGTTGATTCTTAGCATCAACACGCTCCATACGTACCTTATCCTCTGCAGCGTGCTTCTCTGCCTCTTCTACCAATCGGTCAATCTCCTCGCGACTCAGACGACCCTTATCGTTTGTAATCGTAATCTTATTAGACTTGCCAGTCGACTTCTCCGCCGCCGATACGTTCAGAATACCATTTGCATCGACATCAAACGATACTTCAATCTGCGGCACACCGCGTGGCATGGGTGGAATACCCTCGAGCTTGAAATCGCCTAGACGGTTGCAATCACGCGTAAACTGACGCTCACCTTCGTATACTTGAATAAGTACACCAGGCTGATTATCGGCATACGTAGAGAATGTTTGTGACTTCTTGCATGGAACGGTGGTATTGCGCTTGATCAGCGGGGTCATCACACCGCCAGCCGTCTCCAAACCAAGTGATAGCGGTGCGACATCAAGAAGAATTAGATCCGATGTACGATCTGTCATATTCTTGCCCGCTGTGAGAATATGCGCCTGTACTGCTGCACCATACGCAACCGCCTCATCAGGGTGGACGGAATCATTCAACTTCTTTCCATTAAAGAAATTGCTGACCAACTCGCGAATCTTTGGAATGCGCGTCGATCCGCCTACCATTACTACCTCATGTACATCTGTCTTTGACATATCCGCATCACGAAGTACCTGTTCTAATGGAGCAATGGTGCGACGAAACGCAGAGTCACACAATGCTTCAAACTTGGCACGTGTAAAGACAATATTGAGATCAATTCCATTCGCCAATCCATCGACTTCAATGGTCGCTTGCGTAGAGCTACTTAGTGAACGCTTTGCACGCTCACATGCGGTACGAAGACGACGCAGGGCACGATCATTACCCTTAATCACTACATTTTTATTTTTACGTTCAAATTCTTGGACACACCAGTCCACCATGGTGCTATCAAAATCCTCACCTCCCAGGTGAGTGTCGCCCGCCGTTGCCTTTACTTCAAATACACCATCATCGATGGTAATCAATGAAACATCGTGCGTTCCCAATTATGTTATCGTATTGGCTTTTTATCCAACACTTCTCATACTTTCATATGAGTTCAGACTATATCTTATAGAGTTTTTTCTAAAATGGAATCTTTCATTTTTTGTAGTGTTTTAGGAAATACAACATGATACGTATAATTATGTAGTTTACACCACTCATTTGTAGATGATTCTTTTGCCCCAAATTTTCCAGATTCTACTTGTTGTTTATGCCAACAATGATTATCTTTTATTTCAATTAACATTTTATATTGGGGAAGTTCAAAATCAACACGATAAATATGAGTGATTTCATTAAAAGTATATTCAATTTTTGGCCCATTTTTTATAATAATATTATGATTTTCACACCATTCAATAAATCTTCTCTCAGGAATACTTTGCCACATAAGTGTCGTACCATCGGTACATTTATATTTTCTAAGGCAGAATGTTTTATTTGTCAAGGAACAGGTTTTACATAGCAATTTATATTGATTTTTAATTACTTCCATATCACGATGAATAAATGCATCATCGCAATTATCACATTTAAATTTCAAATACAACGGTTTTTCAACAGTGCGATCCGTTTTATGAATCAGCATTGGCGTATACCTCGATTGATTGTAAATGCGATATGTTGGAAAATAATCCCATTCAGAAATATTTCTGAATTTATCGTTATTTATGCTAATAATTTTAGTACGAAATCTTTCAAAATCATTACATGATAAATGATATAAGAAATATTTATCCTTAAATTCTTCTTCTTCCTGTTCCCAATCTACTACAGATTTTTCTAAATGTTTATCTAACGTGAATGTTTTAACCTTTACGGTCTCTTGTTTACTATACGAACCAGATATCACTAATGATGCATTCTGTTTCATAAATTCACGGTGAGTATTACATTTAGTTTCTTCTCTATTTTTACATGCATCGCAACAAGTAATTTCATTATTTACTTTGCGCATGTATAAATTTAATGTAATTTCCTGCTCAGTAGAACATGTTTGACACGTATATTTAACGGTGTAGCTATTATTTCTAGAAATCGGTATTGAATCCATTACTAGTTTAAAAATGGGCTTTTTTGTATTTGAATATAATGATGTTATTTTTTCAATAGAACATCGGTCTTTTAATGTTATTTCATTTGTTTTTTTATTACGTACATATATCATATTTGTAAAATAGATTGATTCCATCTATCATATGTACACCCTGTGGTTTTAAGTACCATAGGGGGTGGCACATACGATAATCAAAACTCTATCTGTGTACTCGTGGGTATAAATACCTAGTCGTTGAACCTTTCCTTGCGGACTCGGCTGCTGATTGCCCAATTCTATCATTTTTCAAACCTTCACGCTCACAACCACATGGGTTGTCACGTTGTGGTATGATAGACTCTAAGGGGTTTCCAGCAGTTCACACAGCATATTAACGTGGAGGCAGATTACGCAGCACAACATGCGTTTAGTTTACCACCACAATCAAAAATAATTACATTCTGCTCGCCTGTCTTCTTCTTATCTAGACCATAGGCTAGTGCCGCCGCCGTCGGCTCATTAATAATACGAAGCACATTCAAACCAGCAATCATACCCGCATCTTTCGTCGCCTGACGCTGCGAATCATTAAAATAGGCGGGGACGGTAATAACAGCATCTTTTACTTCTGAACCAAGGTACGCCTCAGCAGTCTGCTTCATTTTAGTAAGAACCATAGCTGAAATCTCCTCAGGAAGGAATGTCTTCTGCTCTCCCTTAAAATCAACAACAATCTGAGTTTTACCACCCGATCCAGCGGTTACGTTAAAAGGCCAATGTACCATATCTGCTTTTACAACAGAATCATCGATTTTACGACCAATCAGGCGCTTGGCATCAAATACGGTATTTTTAGGATTTTGGGCGGCCTGATTCTTCGCAGCATCGCCTATCAAACGGTCCGAATCCGTAAAGGCAACATACGAGGGAGTAGTGCGATTTCCTTGCTCATTTGCAATGATCTCCACACGATCGTTTTGCCAGACGCCGACGCATGAATAAGTGGTTCCAAGGTCAATTCCGACCGCATAGGTTGGTTTAGACATGTTCTACATGAATAAGACGGACAATTTTTAAGTCCCTTTTATTTATGCATTAAAAAAGTTGAATTATACTACCGCACGACCTTTATCATCTTTCCAATCTTCTTCTTTACGATCCACCTCGTGATTTCGTTCCACCGCTCCGCGAAGAATGTAGGACTTCATACCACTTGAATTCATTTCATACAGAAGTGCATTTGTATCTTTTGGAAAGCAGGTTCCTCCAAATCCACGTTTACCATCATGACCAGGAACAGCAGTATGTGACAAACCAATCCGTGAATCCAATGCCATTGCGGTACGAACCCCATCATAATTGATTCCTTTCATTCTACAGAATTCCTCCATCTCGTTACAAAATGAGACTTTAACGGAGAGAAATGTGTTTCGAACATATTTTACCATTTCTGCTTCCGAATTGGTTCGAAAGATAACATTATCGTGTTTAATCTGATCGGCCCTTTTTGAAGATTGAAATAGTGATCGAATATGATCTTGAAACCGATCATCATATGGTTGGCCACGCAGTCCAATAATCCAATGTTCACAATCAATAAAGTCCTGAATATAATTTTTCTCCGTTAAGAATTCAGGCATGAAATAACAACCCAGACGATCACATGTTCCAGGTGGTACAGTAGAACGTAACACGATAAAATTTTTAGAAGGATCGATCACGCTCGATAGCGCACCGATCACAGATTCCACAATCGACAAATGACACTTGCCCGATTCTTCCATTGGAGTTGGAACGCATACAAAAATCAAATCACATTCTGACAGATCAGACAATTGAAGTCCAGGTGGAACACACAATTCAGGACGGATATCATATACTACCATCGTAATCGCAGAATGATTCAATTGTTGTGTAGCCTTTCCCACAAATCCGCTTCCAATAATACCGATCTTCATGATCTGAATAATAAGTTAATCACCCTTTTAGACTCAATGAATAAGATTCATACGAATCATTTCATAATAGATATCTTGAATTTCACGAAGAAGAAATGCAACGCGCTGCCAGGGTTGTTTACGAAGATAATCGTATACTTCATTCAAGGTGATCTTTTTATGAGCAGGACGAAGTTGAGACAAATAATACCCATGAAGGGCATACAGATGCGGGTGATACATTTTATTAATATTATTAATGGTCGTTGTCTTTCGTACATGTAATTGTTGATATTCTTCATAGATGGCGCGAACCATATAATTCATCATTTTTAGATAACCTCCAAATACATCTGAATCGAACGGATAATACTGCAAATAGGGTTGTACCAGATTTTGAAGATACAATTGAACAAATCGATCCAATCCAAACGGAGTATTTCCACGAAGTGAACGAACGGCCGTGTAGGCATCTGAACGAAATCGCCAACGATTTCCAGAGGTGTCTTTTAAAACCAGCCCCTGAACTTCCCATGACTGGGATCGAAGTTGTTCATGGATCCATGTATTCATCTCCTCTGAACCACTGTCCATGGGAATGGACGAAAGAGGCATCGCATGAATACCGGGCAGAATACTCGGATCGGGTGTATCTTGAAACAAGACTGTTCCATCTGTATGGGTAATAGTTTGATGAATTAATGTTACATTATTCTGAGGAATTGTACTTACAATACGATGTTCTTGGTGTTGTACCAAAAAACTACATCCAATCGCAATTTCTTGATTCATTGGATTGGGTGAAGGGAAAGACAAATGTTGAATAATCTGCTCCATCTGTTCCGCAGATTCTACGGTCTGACCCGTATAGGCCTCCACAAACAATTGACGAAAAGATTTCATCGAGTGAAACTGTCCGGATGCGTTTATGCGAGAGCGGCTTGTGACATATAGCGTATCGTCTCCGACTCTCTTAAAGCAATTAATCATAAATCCGTCCAGCATTTCTTGTATCACTACCCCCTGATTATTCGCATCTTGACGGGTCAAAAAAGAAAACTCTAGCGAGGACGATTTAGGAGGAGCAACCGATACGGGTGAATGTGTAGTACGGTCCCATACTACGGAACGAAACCATTTTGTATGAGGTAATTCCATGTTGGAAACACCTTTTTCATATCGAATCAAAAATAAACCGCTTTGTTCATTATGATCCGTCACGCGAAGCAATCCACCCTCTTCCGATTCCAAATAATCCTGCAATTGTTCCCATGTTGGATATTGTTCTTGTAATTTCTGAAATACGGTATTCGTAAAATAAAACGACATAATGGTATTACTAACTACGTACTCAACGTAACTCTTTATATTATCAATTTATCGAGTGATTTATCATATAATAGAATCTCATTAGGAGGATAGGGAACATGGCATCTTCCACCGACGATGAGATGGGTGTCCTGAAGGAAGTATCATTTGATAACATTGAGATGGAACCTAGCGAATCACTTCTTGCCGCACAAGCTGCCGATGCACCGATTGACGCGGTCAGTGATCCGGTATCAGAATCCGTTAAAATTGCATCGGCAGGAGAAAATAGTGAACTTGGTCAAGAAGATAATGCAGCATTATACATTCAATTGGGTGATGACGTAGTTATCGAGTCCAAGACGTATGGAAGAACAATTGGTACGGTATACTTTCGAAGTGAAGAAATGATTCATATCAAACCAGATGGAGTATCAAACGATGTTCACCGTTTTGCGGTTAGTCAGATAGAGGACGAGGAAGGACAAGTTGAAGAAGAGTTTAATGAAGATGATGGTGTAAGTGCTATTTATATTATTAAGAAGCGCGAACTCGAGTCGTTTGTCGAACAGCAAGATTTTCGTGTCAAACAGGTGATTGATACGTTTGATCAAGACAGAAAACCATATAAAACCTATACGGTTCTGGAAGTCGATAAAGATAACGATAAGATCGTAATTCAAGATCCAGAAGAAGAACACTCAGAAGAATTAAATTTTAACTTTATAGGTATTCCTTCGGAAAAACATGGTGAATTTATGATAATTCGTATTCGTCCCATAGTATATTCAGAAGAACACGTGGACGATGAAGAAGAGGTAGAAGAACAAGAAGAGGAAGAACCTGAAGTAATCGACGACATTGGTTTTGATTTCGAAGATGTGGGCGAGATCGAAGTGGTGAAATCAGAGGTGTATAAGGAGGCTGCTTCCTATAAACAGCGTATTCCTGATAACATTCAGAGAATCGATGCATTAAATGATTTCCTGTCCAGTTTGGATCCAAGTCTTCAGAATGATAAATATGCGCTACGTTCGATTCGAACCTTGGTAGAAACATTATTTTATTTGAAGCAATCCACCATTTCATATCAGAAATCAGGCGAGATTGACGGTGCTAAGGAGTTATCTGCATCTACGCTCGTTGAACTTATTCAACGTGCTCATATTCCACTGGGTCGTCCAGTTCTTAGTATTTCAAAGAAGGAATATGGAGTTAATGGGATCGATATTCTCGAAGAAAGAAAGGAGGTAGAGAATATTAAATTTGTAGATTTTAAATGGGAATTGAAACAAATGAATGAAAAGATTAGTACATTGGTATCCAGTAAGGTGAAAGGACATGATAAAATTGTTACTGAGTGGCAAGATCAGCGTACGATCTTAGATACATATTATTCCCCATGGAAAAATAATGGCAGAGAGGAGCCTCTATGGAAGGCATTGGCCGATTCTGATTTCTTTCGAATGAATCCTCCTGAATCTTCAGATAGTTTACCAACTCTTCCTGGATATACTCCCAGTCACGATGAGAAATCTCCTCCTAGTTTCTATAAGATACCATTTGGCATGGAACGTGCCTTATCGGCTACCTTTCGTAAAGGTGGAAAAATAGAGCCACGAAAGGTTGCATTATTAGAAGAAGAGAAGGCGACGATGAATTCGTATCTCTTATTCCCCATTCAGGCTGCCAATTATCTTGGTAAGACTCGTTCCACCCATCTCGCGATAGATAGTGGTCGCAGTCAACTCCCTCCCAAGACAATGAAAATGCTTCTTCGTGAGTTAGGAAATCCAACAGAATTAGGCGCGACATCAAACAATATTGTATTATTGGACGCGGTAGGAAGTGCTCTTGGAAACATTCCATTAGTGGACTACATTCGAGGAATGACCGTTCCCTCGCTTGGTCTAGGAGATACCTTTCATGTATTGGAACAATATGGAATGGATTATATGGAGTTAAATTCGGATCTTGTGGAAATGTTACTGGAAAAGGTAAAGGCATATCAATCACAGCTTTTATCTAGTTTGGCAGAATTACGTGAGAAGATTGCGGCAACCCCTGCCAAGGAGGGAGAACCCAATCCATTTTTGGAGAGCCCAGCCTTTTTAGAGGAGATACAACGTCAACCCATTCTCGCGCGTATATTGCAAGATTATGAAGATAAAAATCCATCGCTTGCGGCGTCCGATCTAGGAAAAGTGATCCATTTAATGAAAACATACCCTAGCTATTTTCAAATTGCAGCGGGTAAGAATTCTATACAGATGGGCAAAGCCTTTATTGATGCAAATCGAACGATCTATCATAATCAATTATTGATCGATCAACAAATGAACTATATTGAGAAACATACAGGAGAGCGCCCGCGAAAGAATCCATGCAATCATGTATCGGATCTGGTTAGTGTTCGAAGATTACACGATGACTCAGAACGATTTTATGAACTCACAAAAGTATTTCGTATGTATCAAGGTGCTCGCAATCAGAACTGGATCGACTGCAATCGGTGCAAAGAGCATTTATTATGTTGCCACGAACGTCTACAACTGCAGGCTTATCTGAATCCGAAGGAGAAAGATACATTAGAAAAAGAGATCGTATTAATGTTTGCAGGCGGACAATTCCAAGGAAAGTACATTTGCAGAAATTGTGGCCAGACCATACGCGATCTTGATTTTGATAATAACATGGAGTTTGATGATAATGGAAAACCAAAATCGGGACGTGCTGTTCTCATTGATCAAGATATGATCGAAGATGAACTACTTGATACTGCAGCAAGTGCCCCTATAGAAACCTCTCCTAAAGAGCAAATGAATCTAAGTGATGATCAATCTGCTGTGTATGATATTGTGCGTGAACTTTCAGAACGTATAGGAATTCAGTTGGATACTGTGGGATATCGTAATGTGATTCGAGGAGCACAGAGTCGGATCGATATTTTTCCATCACGTGAAAGTTATGCAGCAGATCAAAAGAAATCAAAAGGCCGAATGCCGGATTACGAAATTGCATTAGCACGTGATATGATTAATTCAACTGCGGTATATTTATTACTTGAGATCCAGACTAAAATTCCAGCATATGTGGTTCGTTATGCCCTAAAGGGGTGCAAATCACCAGGGTTTGAAGGATATCCACTTGAGACAGATGAAACGAGTCAACAAGGCATTCAGTACGTTGCATGCGCCATTTCATCAATCCGAAAGAAAGAACTACCGTGGTCTATTGCGTATCAAACGATTGCAGATGATATTCAGCGTCAAACGGGTATTGCCATTTCTATGCAGAAAATCATAAAGCGAATTGTTAGTCAAGATATCATTCAAGCACAATTGGAAGAGAAGCGTCGTTATCTTCTTCATGTATTTGGTAAGTCTGTTTCAGAAGATGGAAGTCGAACCAGAGATGCCATTCCTGCTACCTTTCTTCCTGAACAAATGATCATTTCACCAGAAGATGCCGCCAAACAGGTGATCTCACAAGAGGTTGTAGAAGCACTCGGAAATGAACGTGCGCGGGCAGCACTTGTCACATTATGGATTCGTCACGCTCATGCCATTGCACAACGAACAGCGATGTTAATAAGAGGTTCGACATTCTCTGAAACAACATGTTGTATGAATAAGGTAAGTGAACCAGGGTCCTATTGGAAATCGCTTGGAGAACTACCTGATATTCGTCATCGTACCCTTGTTCCTCATTCTCAAGGGCAGTCTCTATTAACAGTATTCGTACCTCGTAGTGCAGAAGCCGGCGTGACGGAACCCAATAAGGATCTATATTATCGCTTATTCTTAAAGTGTTGCTTTACAGGCCCACGTGTTGGATATTCCCATCAACCTGGTGTTACGAACCAATGTTTATGGTGTGGATTTCAATTTCCTACACACCCGTCCATTATGGATAGTGATAAAGAAGGAAAGGCTGCTTTGGATGGTGTAGAAACAAATACAGTGCAATTTACAGAATTATTGGATAACATTCATAAAGTAAATCGTGTTGAGCCAGTCAAAGTACGAGAAATTACAACAGTTCAGAAATGTATGGAAGAACTAGTTCGACTTGAGCCGGCGCCGGTGGAGAATTGGAAAACAATAATGGGTAAAACGGCAGAACAGTTTATGAAACTGAATCACCCCGATGCAGTCGCAGATGATTTCACGATTGCAGCCAGTGAGCTAATTCATGTGTCCTCTTCTTGTAAAGAATTGATTCGCGCACGTTTGACGGTAGTAAAGTATCAGACATATTTAGAACGCATTTCACAATTAACATGGGTTGACTTTTTTAGGGTACTTCAAGCCTATTTTATTACCCCCCTCCAACGAATTGCCTCCAATTTTTCTTCTGAATCCTTCAAAATTCCGATTGAAATGTCAAATGCATTGTCACAAACACATGTTGATGAAGATCTAAAACCATTGATTGATGCAGAGTTATTATTTCTTACTTCAAATCGAGGGCTCATTGGAGGTGGCAAAATACGTTTCGCATTACAAAAGATAGAGTATTGCCTTGCACAGTATTCAGCTCTATTGCCATTTATGGAAAGAATCCGCCCGAGTGTTATTCCAGGAAGAGATCGTGCATTATTCTATATTCAAGAGGTATTTCTGTATGGACCGTTATCTACATTATTAGATGCATCTCATATTCCAGGTGCAGAAATCGATTTTGGTGCATGGCAGGCATCTTCCAACAATAAGGTAAGAGGATCGCAGATGTCATCACAGATGATAGGAGAAGATATACGTCAACAAGGTGCGATGGAGACTGTTCAAGATGTATCAATCAAGTTTTTGCTTCGTATGGTTGCTTCAAGCTTAAAAAAGTATAATGACGAGTTCTTAGCCTATGATCAAGAGAAGCTAAAGAGTCTTATTGCAGATCGCGAAGAAAAGGAGCGCGTAAATGTCGTTCGTGAATTTAACAAAAAAAGCGATGAAGAGCGTCAAGTAGAGCTGATTAATAAGAGATTGGGTATCGGTAAATGGGCAGTGGGAGGTACGAAGCTTATTTATGAGTATAATAAGGACTATTATGATTTGGAGCGTCAAAAGCGAATTGATGCAGGAATGATTGATTTTCCCGGTCATGGTGAACGACAGAATCAAAATATGGACGAGTTCGGAGATCAATATGATAACGAAGAATACGACGCGGAAAATGGATATGACCATAATGAGCAAAATGATGACGGGGAGTAAATCTAGACCATGTTTTTTTCTATTAAGAACAATAAGGAATGTCCCTTCTCATCTATTCGGGATTATTGTACTTATTAGGCATTTCGATCATTCTGACCCTCAAACCTGAAATTATGTTTTCAAAAGAGGGAAATTGGAAAGAGTTTGGACTAGGTCGAAGCAAGGCACATTATACCTGGATGCCATTTTGGCTATTCTCCATTCTATGGGCGATTCTTTCCTATGTAATTATTCTTGTTATTGCAAGTCATACCGGTCTAGGAGGAGTGAATGTGAATACGGAAGTAAGTGTTTCTAATAATACGATTGAACCCGAGAATGTCTCAATGAAGGCTATGTCGCCGGTTCCTCCAAATGTTCCCAAAAAGAAGCCGACGTCAATGGAAGATATGAAGAAAGGATATTATATTTTGGATACGAATGAAACCATGAAGAACGGTAGTCCAAAATACATCTATCTTGGACCTCAGGCTCCAAATCTTGTCTATCATAATCTTGATCAAAACGATACGGTGGATTAACATACTACCGCGATTCCACTACCAAAGACGATACCAAACAGCATCGAAAAGAACAAATAAAATCCATAAGATAAACCGGATACTATAGGAAAGTCAGATTCTATCGTTTCCAGTGAAGATGGGGGTGGACAACAGCCCGGTTTAGCATCAGGTGTCTTTTTTAAGAGAGGTTCTACAATCGAAACTACCGGTATACGGCAGATTGAAAAAGAAGACACCGCTAATCCAATCAAGACGGCAAATACAGACGGTATACTGCCTAATAGGGCCTTTCCACTATTTACACGGTGACAATACATGTATTGTGACACTAAATTCATACCAGCCGTTAGCAAAAATGCAATAATCGGAATACCGATCCATAATACTGCAGTAAAGGAAGGAATTGACTTTTGAAATTCAAAGAGTATTAATACGCTGACAAATAAGAAGACGGCTGCAGGAATCGCAATGGATAATGCATTGATACTGACACTTTCGTTGGACATGACTATTTCGCTACAAGAAATTAATCATTTATGAACATACACGCCCGTATCACAGGAACATTTCAAATTCATCTTGTACAATAGAGATATGGCGGAGCCGAATATAAACGAACTTCACCGTTTTTACGATGGCCGTTCAAAGAGACCAGACCTCTTTAGATATGACGAACAAGGTAATTTAGTGGAGTACGACAAAAAAGGTAAGTTAATAAAAACAATTGTTCTTCCCACGTATCGCCCACCGACACATGAAGAATTTAAAGAGATGGAACAAGAACGTTTGAATAATATTTCTCTTGCCAATCGCACATTTGAAGATACCCGAAGATCACTCTATCAGGCATTACAAGATAGCTCGACACGTCCTTCTGATATTGTAATATTGAATCGTGATGTACAAAAGGCGGATACTGCTCTTCAGAAAATAAGGTACCCGATGCGAGCCGTGCACAGAGAAGGCGGAATCAAAATTCGTGAACTTGACTTTGATCAACTTCAAGAGACGCGTGTATTTCCTTATATGATTGCCTTTTCAAATGTTCGCCCATTTACATTACAGGAGCAATATGTACGTTTAGGTGATGTGGCTCTTCCTCCGATGGTCAGTGTAGCAGAGGCAAAAGCAGCGGAAGCGGCACAGGCTGCACCTGAAGTGATCGTTTTGTTTTCTGATCAGGACATGGATGCCAATCCGTATGGATTCCTGGCATTGAGCTGGCCGGTTTCGATCCCATTTCAAGAACGTATCTATCCATCGGCACGCCATGCGATCTTTGCAGAACTAGCAAGGGAATTTGGCGACGAGGAACGAGCCGCGCAATTTCAAACAGCCGAATCGGGATCTGACATTCGATATTCGATCGATGATGTGACAGGAGGAAGAGACGTTAATCAATCGAAGTGGGATAAGAAGTTGAACTATTTGATCAACATGGTGAATGTGCTCAAATTCAAACAATACCCAGAACTGGCACAGCGATTAATGGATATCCCCTCGCCATCGGTGATTGGGGCCTATGAACCAAATGATATGCAAATTGGAATTGGTCTATCATTAGATAATGTAAAGGCAAAAGATAAGGCAACATGGACAGGTAAGAATTTACTTGGAAAGTCGTTGATGAAGATTCGTGATTTGTTATTAGAGGAACGTGGTCAATTGATGGCTCAATCCATTAAGCCGAAACGTAGTAAGCCTAAATCATCGGCTGCAAAGAAGGATACTGCCGTAACGTTAGAACCTTCCGTATCTACTACAAGCGGAATGACGCTGGGCGATCTTACCCCCAATCAACCGATGCTCCTACCCAATATTCCTGCTGCATCAATGGCGGCCGTGCCTATGCCAGAAGTGTCTGCAATGGCCGCGCCTATGCCAGAAGTGTCTGCAATGGCCGCGCCTATCGCATCCACGCCATCGATTATTCGTAAAGGACCCCGTGTGGCAATGCGTCCTGCCGCGCCACAATAATTATTTGCTCAGCGGAAAATCCTTTAATTTATCCTGATGCTTATCACAATCTACCTTCTTGGCATGGTAACGATAACACACACCGTTCCTATCTTTATAGATCGTTTTATCCGCGGTGTCTGGGTGCGGATATTTATAGACTACCGTCTCTTCCGGTTTGATGCATAAGATTGCAATGATACCAACGACAACCCCTGCCAACAGTGGAATGGCACGAAGGTGATGGAGCATCTTTACTCGGTACCCAGAAAATAGAGTGAGGAGTAATCAGGAAACATGAACCTTCTCAAATTATTACACGATGACAAATTCAATATCTTTTTTAGCTTTATGCTAGGAATTGGTATTATTTGTATCATACGTCCCGTTTGTTCTGGTCCCAATTGTAATGTGAAAAAAGCGCCGTCGGAGAAAGACTTTGATCAGTTCGTATATCGACTAGGAGAGAAGTGTTATGAGTTTAAAACGGAAACAGTGGAATGCCCGTCATCTGGTGCAATTGAAGCATTTCGTGAATGTCCCGCACGACTATCAACAACCCCCTCTTCTTCTTTTGCCTCGCGCGGCACCCCCATTCTGTCATGCGAGTAGTTTCCCCTAAAGGATTTCTATCATTTTCATAAGAAATGGCAAGTGCAGGTACGCTTCTTAGTGATCTCGATGGAAAATCCCCGGTATTGAGCAAAGATGATGATTTGGTAAATAAGATTCTGGCAGATATGAACATGCCAAGTTCTTCCAATCCAATCATGACTGCTCCCCCGCCACCTTCCGGTAATGGAAATCGAATGATTCATTCTCCTAATCCAAATTCGACATATCCGATGGCGACGGATCCAGCGACGGCTACGGCACACATGATTGGAAAGGACTATCCTTCTACTGCTGATTTTGCGAATCTTATGCACGCACCCAGTTATTCACATGGTGGCTCGTCTTTCGCGAATGTTTCGCCCCAAGTCATGGCGCCTCCACCAACCTTATTAGAAACAAAGGGTAATATGTACTCTGATATTCTGTCGCAAATCAAACAACCGATTCTTGTTGCTATTATTATCTTTGTCGTTAGTTTACCATTCTTAAATGTATTGATTGGACATTATTTACCCTCGCTCTTGCGTATTGGCGGTGATGTTACTACGGCAGGCTTGGCAGTAAAGTCCTTGTTTGGTGGATTTCTATTTTGGTTTATTCAGAAAGTGTTGGTCCCATTGATGGTGGTCTAATAAAACTTTCTTACGAAGCAAATAGGAGAAATGAACTTCAATCAAACGACACAATATATTTCACTGGCATTATTGTGTGTTACCGCCCTCTATGTATCCGTATACGGCGGCATCACAGGTCTGCTCTTCTGTTCTTCGATTGGACTATTGATGGCTGCCTTTGTGGATCAGCTGGAATTGGTCGCCGTTGCTAGCGTGTTATTTGCACTGTTCTATTTAGTATTTTTGAAGCCGTATTTGAAGCAATTAGAGCCATTTGCGAATCCAAATAATGAGATTGTGGGACGCGTAGGAGATATGTCGGCCAAGTATCATCAGAAATCACATTCCTTAATGGACCACAAGCTAGAGCCAGCCGGCGTATATAATCCATCGATTGAGGGATTTCAGGATACGGCCCCTGGTGCATCGAGTGATGGTGCGCCATCGAATAGCTCGTCTGCATCTACGGCTCAAACCAAGAATCAAGTTGATGAAGACGAAGTGAAAGCGGTTACCAGTGCGGTAACAGGAAATAAATCGGATAAGGAAGTGGAAGACGAGGAAAGGAAGTCAGCAACAGGTACGCTATTTAAGACGGGACAGATGCCTTCAGAGAACATGGGTGGACCGAAGTTGGACGCAGGAAAAACGATTATGAAGGCGATGGAATCGTTTGATTCGAATACCATTGGAGCCATGACAGATGATACCAAGAAGTTATTAGAAACACAGAAGAGCCTGATGGGCATGTTGAGTCAGATGCGCCCTGTGTTAGCCGATGGAAAGGAACTATTGCAGACCTTTTCAGGAATGTTTGGTGGCGGTTCAAATGGAAATGGTTCAGGAATGCAATTTAAGTTATAATTTATTTGACGACTTTTTTAAGAAACGACATCAAATGATTGGAGAATATCACACATCAATAGAGTCATGGCACGCGGTACTTGTCCACCAGGCGTATTTTGTTTATCAGAGGGCATTCTTCTCGTCTTTGCGGTTGGACTCCTTCTAATGCTAATTGTTATTTATTTGATGAAAGCGCCGCAGCCCCATACGATTGTTATTCCTCCCTCTACTTCTCATTCCATGCCGCCTACGATGATGATTCAACAAGGAGGAGATTCACGGTATGATCGTGCTCCGCAGCCGTTACGTGATTGGGTGACGCGCCCTGAGTTTCCTCCGCGTGGCGGATTGTCATCTCTTCCCTTTAACATTCCGACACAAGGTTTACCCGAATCCTTTCAATCAGTTGGAATTATTAATGCAGGCGATCAGGTATTGCCTCTATACGGTCGACGAACAACAGGAGGAAGTGATCGATGGAATTATTATACGCGTACCGATACGTACAACCCTGTACCGGTACCGGTTCAATTTCAACGACGTGATTGCATGGACGATGTGGGGTGCCAAGAGGTGATGTCAGGAGAGACCGTGAAGATCGATGCTCTTCACAAGGAGGGTAAAACCAATATTTATCGATTTGATGGTCCCAAATATATTCCAGGAATCATATAGAAATGGCGACTCGCGGCGCAATTATTTGCATGACCATTGTGTTATGTGTTATGCTCTATGTCGTCTATCAAAAGATCGAATTCATGCATTATGCAGTGCCAACACTGGAAGCGACGATCGATCAGGCGAGATCGATGCGATTTCGATTAGTGATCGATGTGCGTACTCCAAAAGAGCGCGAAGAGTTAGGATATTATCCGAACTCTATTCCGATCGCGGTAGATCAATTGAAAAAAGAGGTTCCATTTTTGATCGGATCAGGACTTCAAAGTTTACAGTCGCCGATCTTAGTTTATTCGAATGGTGATCGTCGTGCTCAGTTAGCAGCAGAGATGTTACATGCACTTGGTTATACACAGGTACGCTATATTTCTAAATCGTATTTATCGTTGATGCCAGGAAGTCAATAATTTTTTCTAGAGAAGGTCAGATGTTTTGCCCTGCTGATGTCAATACGGGGTTGATTCAATTGGTCGGACCGATCGCATCAACCGATTTAGCAACCATTACGGTACATCAATCTCCTCTTATGATTTCCTTTGGGCCAAGAACAACGCCCCCATCATTGGTAGGAAATCGTATCGATGAATCCGCCCAAAATACATGCACGTTTGAACATCGTAAATACAGCTTAGCGGATGTACAGATAGTATCACCTGTTCACACGGGATATAATCTTCCAGGAAATACAAATACGCCACAAGCAGAGTTAATTCTTAGTTTTTCGGCAAATTCATCACCATCGAGTTTATCTGAATTATCGGGACTGTTACTTTGTTTGCCGATTTATGAAAAGACAACTTCAAATCATGGTGCCTACTTAGAACAGGTGATTCATCAAGATATAACTACTACGGCAATTCCAAGCTTAGAATCTCTATTTTATTCTTCTCCAACGGATACCAGTCAAACATCGTTTGGATATCGAACATGTTTTGAGACAGTGGATTCGAGCCATACCGTTCATTCGAATAGTTTATTTGTAGTTGTATTTCCGAATGGAGTTCATATGTCGAACTATCAACAGTTATTTACTCTATTGCAACAATCATTATCTACGTATCAATTGCCTCCCGGATTGCGTGGTGGAGATGCAACTGTACGATCGTATACACGTAATAACAATGGCAATAAAGAGGTAAATCAGCTGGATACGAATGGTGTAATGTATAAGACACCCCTTTCCACTTGTACGGATGATTTTAAAAATCGATTTGAATATTTTAGCAAGCCGCCACGTCTTCCGTCATCTGTATCGGCGTCCTCTAAACTATCAAAAGTAGCACAAGGTACTTGTCCAACGGTAAGTCAATACAAATGCGTACCGTTTGATCAATTAAACGATTTGAATGGAAATTATGTACAAGTATCGGACGGTCGATGTCTGGATGATGTAATCAAGAGCGGAGGACCCATGCCGTCTGAATCGAGTGGAACAGAGCTATCTTCCAAAAATGCATCAACGAGTATGACCATATCGGATATTGAAGGAATGGTAGGAACGATTGCTGCAGTAGTGGTCATTGGTGGTATAGTGATGTTTGCTTTTAGCCGTATTACAAAAACATAGTAATAACTAGGATGATTCTCGAACTATCAATTCTGATCATCGGTATTGCTATGATATTATTGGCAGTGTATGCACGTAACCAAGAGTCTACGGCAGAACCCTTTACGAATGATGTGGAAGATGAAGCGTATCTCTATTCGTGTCCACCCGGTTACCAATCTTATCATCTATCCAATGGAAATACGGCATGTTGTAAAGGAGAGATTGCGGGTAATACATGCATGAGCGAAGACGTATGTCTCTTAAATGGCAAAGAAACGGATACTATGCCAAAATGTACTACATTAATTACAACAGGTTACAAACAAAAAGCACAAGAACAATGCCCCCCGTCACTTCCGTCTTATTTTGAAGATTCGACCAAGCAGGTGAAAGGGTGCACCAATGGCCCGTTGAATGCAACACTCACGGGACCCCGAAATGCAAAACAGCCGACGTGTACGATTTATTCCAAGATGGACGACAATATGAACTCATTAGACAGTTGTTGGAATCAGCAACAAATGGAGAAGTTCCCGTGTTTTGGAACGAATTGTACCAAAAGTCTTGTTCAAACAATAGCCAATACGCCAGTTCAGATTGCCGTTGGATTTATGGATACAACGGGAATGCATCGTGTGGCCTATACACGGGCATCAATGGAGCGATTTCTAGATGCTACTAAGCCGAATTGGAGAGATCAAGGAATGGATTTGAATAAAAATATTAATGTTGCGGAAGTGGCAAAGGCGTTTTATGTGGATCGAACCATTGAACAGAGTGATGTCCAATTATAAGTCCCCCAACTCATTCCACGCCCTACTGCATAGATTTCGGCACAAGTATATGCAACATGACGTGAAATAATAGCGTCTAACCATGCTTTGGACGGCCCACGTGACCATTCCATTTGATGTTCCTCTGATAAAATTATATCATCTATGACCACGACTGTATTGGCATGTGACAGGGCTTTGCAATTCATAATGTCGGCTGTCGCGATCTCATAGGTATGACCTCCATCAATAAAGATCAGATCAAATCTTTTATCTGGATTTGCCGTATGGAATTCAGGAATCGTTGTTGTGCTGTCACCGAGGATCAAGGTGTGTCGGCCAGGAAATTTTTGATCGATATATTCTTTGCCATAGGTTACGCTTTTTCGGATATTGAGATCAAAACTGGTAACGTGTGCGAGGGAATGAGAGAGAAAGGTATGAGCAGAATGACCGGCATTAAACCCAATTTCTAGAATGTTCTTATATTCGATATTTGAACACAATTCGATCAATCGATTTGTTTGTGCAGAGATTTCACCCGAATTACCTTCATAGTCAGTCACTTGATATTTATCTAAATAGGCAGCAAGGCTCATTTAGATAAATAGTTGTGATTTTATTTAGGCTACATGCAACATCATTACGAGGTTTCTCCTAATGTCTCAACATGCGAAAGATGTCCAAAGCCCATTTTTTCATATAGTTCTTGAGAACCTGCTGCGGAACCATTTTGATTCGATGCCAATGGATACACCGTGGTCAGAACCGATTTTTGATTGATGGTGGGAGCAACAGGCTCAAAGTTGGTAATGTCACAGGATTCGTCTTCTGGAATATAAGGTGACATCTCGGGAATGGGTTCGTTAAATGAAACCACTGGAACCGTTTTTTGTGGTGTAGTTGCCTCTTCCACGGTAGCCTGTACTACACGATAGGCGTCCATCTTATCGAGTTTGTCAAGAGCTGCGCCGACTTTTCTGCGGTTGCGCTCTAAATACAATAAGGAGATCGCGATTAGTCCAAATATTCCCACCGTAGGGCCAATATTAATAAGATATAGTAACAATAAAACTATTCCTAGCCGTACAAATAAGTTATCTAATACAAATAATAGCCCTGATGGTAAGAAGGGTGTGGATAGGATAAGTACCGCGAGTACCACAAAATAGTAGATTTCGGTCTGAAACATTCCTCTGTATCGTATCGATAAATTAATATGGGATCTAAACCATAATCACGTATATATTATAAGACGAATGTCAGTACAGGATAAAGATCGTGTCATCACCTCAAAGGGGTATGCAATCAAAAAGTCATTCTTGACTGAGCGGCAAACTCAACAACTGCGGGCGGATCTTACAATGACACCGAAGGTCTTAGATAAGTTTCAAAAGATGATTCCGAGCTTTCCCATTTATTATGAGTCCAAAACTAGATTCTATGTTCCACGTCAATGGGGAAAAAAGAAATTTGGTGAACCGGAAGCGGATATTGTATCGGACGGACTCCCTTTTTTGGATTCGATTGCTTTTCGCACCACCTTTCCGCCTCACGCGTTTCAAAAAGAAATCATCGCCACCTTTTTGGAGAAAGGTGCCAATGGTCTGATTTGTGTTCCTTGTGGATATGGTAAAACCTTTATGGCACTTTATTTGGCAGTTCAACTTAAAAAGCGTTTTTTGATTGTGGTGGATAAAGAATTTTTAATGAATCAATGGAAGGCAGAAATTGAGAATTTCATTGATGGAGCTCGAGTGGGAATTCTTCAATCCAATAAAGCACAGATCGATGCAGAAAAGTATGATATTACCATTTGCATGATCCAAACGATCTGTCGTCGCGAATTTCCAGATGGATTTTTCGATCAATATGGATTTACAATTTTTGACGAATGTCATCATCTGGGTGCGTCGTATTTTTGCCAGGCATTGAAGAAGATCCAGACAAAATATATGTTGGGTCTTTCAGCTACACCCGATCGTGATGATGGGCTAACATGTGTATTTGAGGCCTTTCTGGGTGAGCCTGTTTATAAAAATACACAACGAGCCCCTGATAAGGACGCGGTGGTGAAAGCCATCTGGTTTGATTCAGAAGATCCAGTGTACAACGATGTGCCCACCAATTGGAGAGGCGAGACAGTGACAGCTAAACTATTGAATCAAGTGGCAGAGTTTGAAGATAGAAATCGTAAAATTATGGAAATTATAAAAGAGTATGCAAATGATAAGGATCGATACCTATTGATCTTGAGCGATCGAATTTCTCAGCTGGAATGGTTTGAGAAAGCTCTCAAGGAAACTCAATATCTTCATGGGTACTATATTGGAGGCATGAAACAGTCGAAACTTGATGAAAATGCAGAAACGTGTCAGATTTTACTCGCAACATACCAGATGGCAAGCGAGGCCTTTAGTGTAAAGAAGCTCAATACAGTAATTCTTGCAACACCTCGAAAGAGTGTTCAACAATCAACGGGTCGAATCTTTCGTCAGCGGATCGAGGAACGAAAAGTAGCACCGCACATTATTGATATTATTGATTCTCACGAGTGTCATCGGCGAAGATGGTTTGTTAGACAGCGATTTTATAAGGAATGTGAATATACGATCCAGCATAGCAATCGTCCGAGAAAAACGGAAGAAAAAGAGGAAAAGGCGGAGGAGGGATTTCTATTTCGATTTTAAGAACTAGCCTAAAATAAGGCGGCGGTACAGTAGTAATAAAATGAGTTCACCGCCGGTTAACTCATTCAATATGATCTATAACGCATTAACGTATAATAGACAAAAAGATAAGATCGATACCATTCTGGAACCGTTACAAGCGATGATTCAATTGGCATTGCTCGGCATCTGTCCGATCGGAACCAAACTTCGAATTCAAGAGAACATTTTATATGTTCAACCTCCTACCATTATTCAACCCATTACTAGATGGTACCATTCAGACAAGAAAGACGATCTTTATTTTCTCTATTCGGTGATCAAACGTTTTATTAAATGGTATAATCCTACTTCTAATAAGAAGAGTCCTCTTTCTGTTGAACTTTATCAATTGGTTACAAGTATGGCAATCGATGGTCTCAATAATTTATTTAAGACCTACAGTTCTACAGATGCAAATACCGTCATACATGTTATTCAAATGTATAAAAATTTATTGGAGTACAATAATGATAAAATTTTGGTAGATGAATACATCGTCGATGTAGAGAAAAATAAGGTGAACATCGACGAAGTATTTGAGCATATTATTTCGGTGTATGATGCCAATATCTTACAAGTAGTGTATCATACGTTATATTTAATTAAACAAGAAGGTGATGCAGCGAATCAGACATCAAACATGGAGGGTCTTAATCAGATTTTGAATAAGTATCATAAGGGAATCAAGGAGTGGATTAAGTTGAATTTGATTCTTTAAATCGCATATCTAACCACCATGAACACGAATGTCACCCTTTTCAGCGATCTTCCATTCGATCAGGGAGTCGTATACATTTTTACGCTGATCGCCCTGCAATTGAATAATATCTCCATATTGTGGATCAGTTATAACATTTCCGTTTGTAGAATAGTATTTTTTAAGATATCGTGTGATTTTATGTAGATCAAGATCGGCAGCTATTCCATAGATCAGTGTCAGGCATTTTTTACCGTTACGTTGCTGAATACGGATATGGATCAGATTTCGTTCGTCGGTAAATTGATCCATCTTTATTATAAGAATCGAGTATTTTGTTTAAACTCATCTTACATTGAATATCATTCGTGGATTTACAACTAATCGATAGTTATGATTATACATTGCTAGATGAAGAGGAACGTGTTCGCAAATAATTTCTCCTTTATATCCACTGTTTGATTTCCAAAAGATACCGCGATCCATATGTCCATATTTAAATGGATTGCAGGGCTTTGAAATAATAGAACGAAGGTAATCAGGAACGTCGTGTGTTTTAAGATAGGTTTCATAAAATTGTTTTACTTCTTCATTTACTAGAAAATCATAGTTATATTTATCTAAAATTTCTTTTTTATAAATACCAATTCCATTAAATCCAGAATAGACTGGTATCAGATCGTCACTTGTTATAACAAATTTAGAATTATGTGTTTTTTCCCAAAAATGTTCTCCTAGCATGTCAGGGCCAAACGGTTGATTTGTACGTCGCAAGCAAAAATAGTCATAATATCCAAATGAAGTGGCATCTCCAGTGGAATTAGCAACTACCCCATCCCATTGATCTTTCTTTGAAAAACTATCTAGTACACCATTAATATCCCAGTAATGTGCATCTAAATCAATCATCATGACATATGAAAATGATTTATATTTTGATTTTCTTATTTCTCGAAGCAATTTATTTCTGGCATTAGAGATATGTTCCATTCGACAATGATGATCACTGCCTGTTACTTCTTTATAGGTCCATACTACATTATTTTCCTCTATAAAATAATCAGGAATGTCTTCTGAAATAACAGTCATATGCGGATTGGAACGATAGGATTCCAATATATTTTTTGTACCATCAGTAGAGTTATTTTCATAAATTACAATTTTATAATCAGTAAAATGTGTTCCTAGTTGATGAACGCGTTGAATATTTTCATCTAATTTATTTTCTACATTTTTAATTACACTACATACCAATAAGGATAGATCAAACATAATATATTTAATTTGATAGAATCCTTTAAATATGGAATCAATTACTTGCGTAATTTGCGAAGTGTATGCTTCTTATTTTTTCTATGAACCCCCTTACGAGTTTTACCTCCGCGTTTTAGTGGGGGTTTAATCGATGTATTTTGTTTAGGCATTGGTACTAATTGATAAGGTCTTCCTACAATATTGATAATAATGCTATTTACCATTTTTCTTCTATTTTTTTCTTGAATTTCTGCAATATTTTCAGATTTGGTCACGTTTGGAATATTTCCAGAATTGGTATGACCAACTACTTCTAATTCTGGAACATTACTATATACTGATGGACCAGACTGTAGCATTGGTACGTCACTATATCCTGGCATTCTATTAAGATCGTCATAAATTACTTGCGCTCCTTACGACTCTTGCGTTGTTTACGTTGTTTACGACTCTTGCGACGAGTTCCGCCATATTTCATCGGAAGAAGGCCCTTTGATCCATCAAATCCTCCACGACCGGTAATATCCTTCGCATCTAATGAAGAATAGGCCGCCGCACCGTCAGCAACGGCACCGCCGCCTGTTTTGTTGCATGCTTGATTAAAGGCACGGGCATCATAAGGCGTATTCAACATTAAACCTCCTACTGCGCTACTGGGTCCATTAAACGTCTGAAATCCATGGCTGTATCCTGCTGTCGGGGCATAGATACGCATGGAATCCGCTGCGCCAACTGCAACAGTCGGGGGTGCTGCGCCTCCGCGTTGTGGCAATGTTGTTAATTGTTGAATGCCTGCTGGATTCGGATTCAGGGGATTCGATGTTCCACGCTCACAGTCAATACTACTGATTGGCGCATATCCGCTCATTCCAATGGCATGAACGGGATCCAAAGGCGAACCGACGTTCGATTCATAACGACCGCCTGTCTGTTTTACGCCTACATCCGCGGGTGTATTCGGATTAGGAGAAACAGCGGCATGTGCGGGTACACCAGGGGCACTTGGTCCAGGATGGGCAACCGTTCCGCCCACACCGGTTGTATCCGGAAAATAACCAGGAAGGGGGGCAACCGCTGGAACGTATCCGCCACGAGATTTGCGACGGGAACCGCCACTCATACCGGGCACGCCGCGACCTGTATAATTTGAGATGAATCCAGGACGCTCAAAAGAGTTGCTCGCACAATCCTTTCCTGCCCCCGAATAAGCCTGGTAAACAGGGTTTCCAGCCGACACATATGTGGAAGGTGTAACTGAATATCCTGCACCACGATGACGTCGGAGACGCGCGGGTTTTCTACGAGTCGCACATTTTCTACGTGCCATTCTATTCTATACACTCGATAAAAACCTTAGGAAGAATGGAGATGATGGAAAAATCCAGCAGTGGCAATGGGTGTATTCACAGGAAGGATACGCGTGATTTGATATTTCTTAAAGTTATCATTCCATGTAACCTCTACAGGCAACCCTTCAATCTTTTCAGTAAATCGCTTTCGAAGATCCATTGATAACTGAATGGTACCAATCGATGCAAATCCAAGCGAAGTTTGTTCTTGTGAGAGAAGACTATATGTATCGGGTAGAACGGAATTGCTATAAGGTGTACAATAGGCGCAAAGGGTAGAGACTACTTCATGACTGCGTTTAAGAATGGGAGCAATAAATTCAACCTGTGGATGATCGGGTACCGTGACAGTATCTTTCCAGTACCATCGAGGCTGTCGACAATGATCGGGTTGAATAATCCAATAAATGGCGGAATTATAATGGAGGCTCCAATCCTTCAACGCAATCGGCTTCACAATTTGTGGCTGAAAGGCCAGAAGAGGCTGATCGGAAGGGAGGGAGGTCCAAAACTCATTGAGTTTTTTCCAACGTTCAGAGAAGACTTGAGTGGACCATAGATCTTCTCCTTGCCAAATGGCCAAATCTTCAATTTGAAGGACTGACTCGCCAGTCAGAATATTAGCAAAACACACGGTAGGCCCCGATTGGCAGAAGGTAGGAGGAAGAAGCCAACGAAACGTCATACCTTCTTGGCGCTCAGGATACCAGATACAAGGGGCAAATCCATCCATAAAAATCAGGTATCCAACGGGGCGCTTGTCAAACTTGGGCCAGAGCCACACGCTACCTGAGCTAAATGTGGGTTTGGCACGATGAAAGGGCATATGAATCTCCACACGCTCCTTCAAAAAGGGGAATTTCGTAAACAAAGATTCCATGGCCGAGATATGATCATTATCTAGGCGACGGAATCGTGGAACGCGCTGTTTTTGAAATTGAGGTGTCGTATTGGTAATCGATCGACTCATGTCTATCAATTAGATGTGAATATGCTTTAGACCCTCAAAAAGACGAAAAGCTGTTATCATGAAAGCTGTCATTTGCAAAGATGCCTGGCATAAATTCACCTCCACCAGTAATCGTTTCCGTTTGAAACCGCTGTGAATTATCACCCGATACCTGCGTTGTATGACTAGCCACGCCTGATTGAACGGCAAGAGAGGTCTGGTCATTCATCGGCGGGGGCCGGAAGGCACGTTCAGGGTGACGCAAGTTCTCGGGAATATCGGAACTTTCCTGTGACTGATGATAGGGGTCAGTTGCCTGGGGATCTCCATAGATGACGGTTTCGCCATCGGGTGCCGCTTGACTGGGTGGATTGGGGCCGGAAGAAGAAACCGCTTGGGACGGGTAGATAGGCGCCTGACGAATCTCGATCGAAGCAGGGGCGGGAACCGATGGTGTAAAGTTCTCAGGGGAAAGAACAACAATATCTTCATTATCAAATAGTTTATCTCGGATAAAATAATAAACAACAAATCCAACAAGAAGGATTCCAACCAAATAAAGCGACGAACTCATAGTCTCTTTTTGGTCTCGTGAAAATCGTATGCCTCTTTCATCATCATGTACGAATATGACTCGACAGATTTGCGGGGCAGATGTTCGCATGAGAAAAACGGATTTGACACAGTTCATCCGGAGTCGTGTGATGCCATCGTCGAATCGTTTCATACTCTTTCTCGAGTGTTGCCTGTGTCCATTCGACGTCTTTTGTAAGTGTACATCTAAACCATTGTCCTACTTGTTCCAATGTAGCATAAGAGTCTTTCTTAATAAGATGATAGGGAACAGACAACAAATCAAGACATTCAGAGCCGACCCAGGAAGCAGACATTCGCTCCGCATCCCATACCAGAATGGACGAATGAATTCTAGTCTGATTTCGATAACGCATACTATGAGAAGAAGTATTATGATCTTCCATATACCAATCACCCCCCATCAAATAACGAATCGATGCACCCATATTCGGTACATCAGATTTCCATACAAAAATTGATGGCATGGTGTCTATCATAAATAGACAGACGCTATTTAAGCAAGTGCTGCGATATTATTCCAATATGACTTCTCTCTCTACCGTGGCACTTTCCACAAAGGGAGATGTTCGTAAAGCAAATGTGACGTTAGATTCTGATGGCACGCTTACCATGGAAGCGATTCAAAAATACTTGAAAAAGAAAGAACAGCCTGAGCAATTATGCTTTTATGAACATGAACATAAACTTATCTTTGTATTTGGCTATTCAAAGGGTAAAAAAGGTACGGAAAATAAAACAGAGCTTCCTGAACCGCATTCTGGAACGATACTCTTTGGTGACGCTCTCATTATTGCATCATTGACAAATGAATGGGATAATCCAATTCCGTTTACAACGGATCAGTGGACTACGTTTTGTCAAGAGGCAGAGGAAGAGGACGAGGAAGAGGACGATAATGATGACATTCTTTCAGAAGATGCGACGTCGGTGAAAGATGCATTTGAAGAGAGTGATTCAGAAAAGGATTTGTTACCAGATAAGGACGAAGAAGTAGAAGAGGAGGCTCCTGTAGTCATTAAGCGCCGGCGCGCCCCAGTCTATGCTAAAGTGGACACCAATGCTCTGAAAGAAGAAATTTCAGTAGAGTCAGGCCCTGAGTCGAATCCTCTTCGTACACAGGCACTTGCTAGTTTTGCATTCTTAGAGGAGTTCTTTAGCAAGGAGGATATTTGCTCTCTAGAGAGAGGCGTCTTTGAGGCAGCATTTCAGTATGCCCAAAAACAATACATTGCTCGAAATTGGAAAACGCCTGCCTTTCGTGAAGTCTATCGGCAGATTCTACGCTCTATTCTTAGCAATCTTCACCCTCAAAGTCCTGTCAAGAATACGCGTCTGTTGATTCGTGTTCAAGAGGGAGAATTTACACTGTATGAAATCCCATTTATGTCGTCGTATGAGATGTTTCCTGAAAAGTGGTTCGCGCTCAAGGATAAGCTTCTTCAGCGTGAACAAAAGATTTTGGAAGGAAACAAGAGTCGTGCAACGGATCAATTTAAGTGCCGTCGTTGCCAGAAACGAGAATGTACGTATTATGAACTTCAAACTCGTTCAGCGGATGAGCCTATGACTATCTTTATTACCTGTTTGAATTGTGGCAAAGAGTGGCGTCAAGGCGGTTAATTGTCTATGTATTCCTCTTATTTTTTTATAATATTTCTATCCTCTTTTTCACAATCCTTCATAATCTCTTTAAAAAATGCTTTCTCCATTTGCTCTTTTAGTACATAATCAAGAGAGTTTGATGCATCGCCACAATCAAAATGAGGGTGATAATCAAAGGGATCAACATCGGTTGTTTCCAACGAAAATTCTGGAAGATATTGATCACGATACGAGGGCATATAGAAGAACTCTAAATAGCTTCGTAGTTGTTTATGATAGTCAGAACCAGTACAGACCCCATAACCAGGTAGATTAAGGTCTACTTCAATTCGATTTGTATAATGTCGCATGTTATAAATATAATTACGAATTAGTCGATTCTCTACACGTCCATGGCCAGCTTCGATCATACAATTATAAAATGCATAATCACGATTCGGAAACAACCATCGAACCGGTTTATTAAATCGATTGTATAGATCTACCTTTCCAGGGTTAGCGGATAGATAATGTACCGTAGAAAGATTAGGAAAAATAACAGGATTCAGTAATCGCTCTACTGCATTGCGGCTACAATGAATTAATGTAACAGTCGTAGCCTGCGGAAAAAATAAGGTAGGAAAGTAGGTCTGCTTAGAACTAATTCGATACAGGCATACATTTCTAGTTTTTTGGAGATAAGTATGGAAATGATAAGAGAGCATGTTATATTATGTAATAACAAACTCTTTAGATGTGATCAATTTTCATTTGAATTCCAAAATATCGTTGGAGAGCAGATTGTTGTGCAGGTGTAGGAAGAGAACGATGCGACTCGATGTCTTTAAAGGTATTGCGGCTAAAGGAGCATTTCTGATCAGCTTTCTCCTGTGTCAGACCCAGTTCCAACCGCATTCGAATAAGGGCTTGGATCGATTCAGGATTCACACGCTTTTTAGGCGGAGATACCTCATCTGTTTGTTCGAGTTTTGATAGACGTGCTTTCTCGTTGCGTTCTGTATCACGATTCTGTGCGATGGTTTGTCCCTTTGCCTGAGCCTCCTTCGCCGTAATACGGCGCTTCAAGGTAACAGTTGTCCAATCTTGATGTTCCATCGTCTACCAGACCATATAGCGATCACATTCGTCAAATTTTAAATCGAGGATCCAAATAAGGATGTTGGGATCTTCCTTGGAACTAAAAAATATACCTGTTTCTTTTTCCATCTTACATGAACTAGAATATCGTAATATATGTAAATTGATCGTATTGAAACAAACGGGTAAACGCAGACGTGCATTTACGGATCGACGTCCTGAACCAGCGCCAAAACCAATCTTACAACAATAAGAGGTCCATCAATCGCCAATACTCAAACGTTCCATTTGGAAGTGGCCGTTTGATAAGATACGGCAGACGTTTTTGTTCAAGTTCCAGTCGGGCAATATCGCGTACATCCGTAATGTGGGGAGGAACAACGATGAATGGGACAGAACCTTTACTGATTTGGTTTGCACGAAGACCAATAATTTTGGTGCGTTCATAGTTCGTTAGAAAGGGATAGGTGCGATGATTGCTATCAGCTTTTGAACCCCCAGGCGGCAGGACTTGTAGTGGAATTTTAGGAATCACTTGCTCAATGTAATCGAGGATGCATTCGGGGTGTTGTTGATAGAGTTTCTTCAATTCAGGTTTCATCTCCATTTTCATTTCAGCTTCATCATCAACTACAACATCGAGATCATTCTCGAATTCCTCATCTACAACATCTTGGTCGTATTCTCCTTCAAAGTCTGCTACCTCGTCTGCCATGGTTATCTCTATTGAAAGAGGGTTTAAATGATCAATTTTTATGGATTGAACCCGCGAATTGTAAAATTGATCGAAATATTGGAGTAACAAACAGTCAATATAAAGATTCCAACCGAATTCCCTTTAGAGATGACGGATACAGTGGAATCAACACCAAATGTACAAGTCGTAAAAGCATATGAGACCTTTGATGAGATGGGTCTAAGTGATATATTGACGCGAGGAATCTATAATTATGGTTTCGAGCAACCCTCCAGGATCCAACAGCTGGCAATCATACCGATGAGTCAGGGCAATGATATTCTTGCACAGTCTCAATCGGGTACAGGCAAGACAGGCGCGTTTACGATCGGCGCCTTATCAACGGTTGATCCTTCTCTAAAAGCACCTCAGGTACTGGTGATTTGTCCTACTCGCGAACTATCACAGCAAACAGAGCGGGTGGCACAGGCCATTGGTTTGTACATGCATCTGAAGGTGTTGTCCGCAACCGGTGGAAATCAGATTCGAAGTGATGTAAATGCATTGAAGGCGGGTGCCCAATTTATTGTAGGAACACCGGGTCGTATCTTTGATTTGATTTGTCGTGGAGAACTTACAGTGGAGCACATTCGTTATGTGATTCTCGATGAGGCAGATCAGATGTTGGAGGATCTATTTGCAGATCAAATTCGTTCGATTCTGAACAGCAAATTTCCGACGGCGACTCGCCTGGCACTCTTTAGTGCAACAATGCCACAGAATGTATTGGAAATTGCGGAGAATTATTTGAGCAGCCCGGTTCGCATTCTTCTTCCGCCCGACGAGGTAACACTAGAAGGCATTAAGCAGTACTATGTCAGTTTGGAGAGAGAGGATTGGAAATTGCCGGTTCTGCTGGATTTGTATCAGCAAATTACGGTCAATCAGGCGCTGATTTATGTCAATAAGCGCCAGAAAGCAGAGTGGTTGGCAAAGCAGTTGTCGTCGCATGGATTTACACTAGAGTTCATTCATGGAGACATGGAGGTAGCGGAGCGAAAGAAGCGAATGGACGATTTCCGTTCGGGCATGACGCGTGTTCTGATTAGTACGGATCTACTGGCCCGTGGAATCGATGTTCAACAGGTCTCGCTCGTTATTAACTATGAGATGCCGATTCAGAGGGAGAACTATGTTCATCGTATTGGTCGTTCGGGTCGTTATGGTAAGAAGGGAAGTGCCATTAATCTGGTATGCGGAGATGAGTTGAATACCATCAAGGAGATTGAGTCACACTATTCCACAAGTATTTCAGAGCTACCAGAGGATTTGAGCGAGCTTAGCGTATCATAAGCGAAAGATGCGTTTTATAAGTTCTTTTAGAACCTGGCGATACGGCTCCCATGTAGTGGCAAGATGGGTACTCATATCATCAGAGAGATATTCTACAGGCACATTTATGGTATAATGAAACATACGAGGCGTATTTGTAAAACTGCGATTGGTATGGATCATCATAAAAGTGAATTGAGAAAATGGATAGGTTGTTTCCAAATATTGTTGTAATTTACATAATTCAGAATAATTATCAAGGTATCGATTTCCCATTTCATTATAAACGTCTGCTTCACTCGAATACACAAACAGTATTTTTTTAGGTTGTGATAAAATTTCTCGAAGGCGCTTAAATCTACGATGAAAAGTATGGAAGGTTTCTTGATCTGATGTATTAAAATGACCGAACCATACTCCATCCGCATTACGGATTTCGCCGTGTTTAGGTAAAAAATAAGTTGGATCTTGTATATATTTTAGAATAAGAGACGGTGTAGTAGGAACATAATCAAATGGAAACGACTCTTTATAGATCAGTAGTTCTCGTAAGATCATGGCAGTAGGACATTTATTTCCAATGGAGATAATATGGTTATATTCTCGATAATTTAAATATGCAGACGGTTCGTTATAATTCATCTACATGCCCATTGCGAAGTTAGTTTAGATTCACTGATTTCGAATATCGTGTCGACAAGTAGGACAGGACACGTGGCTAGTAAACCATGTATCAATACAGGTTTGATGAAAGGCATGGCTACAATAATCAATCGTACGAATCATCTGACCTTGTTCAATCGAATCTTGACAAATGGTACAATTGTCCTCATATGTTTGAGGTGCGGAATAGAGAGAGGTCGCCTCACGAATCTGATCATCACTAGGGTGGACGATGACGGGTTGATCCAGAAAGGACTGAATATCAGGGGATTGAAGCGGATCGCCCATGAGTCCATTCAGAAATCTAGAAATGAGCTGTTGTGTCGTGCTTTGACGTGCACGTGGTGGGCTTGAAATCACAAACTCGGTAGAAAGAGGAGAGATGTAATAGGAATCAGTAACTGGCAGGCTAGACCCGATTCCCACAGGTCGAGAACTATGTGTTGCATAGGAACTACTTGATGTAGATCCCATTCCTACAGGGCGCGGAGGAGGATTATCGTACGTCGCTCGATAGAATTCCTCTTTCTCATCATGATGTCGTCCAATCGAAGAAGATCGTGTAGAAGGCGGCGCCGATACTCCCATATGTCGTTCATATTCATTACGCATCTCTTCATAGGGGTTATGATTCGCAACACCAACCATATAATTTAATATATCAGGAACCGTACGAAACTGCGTGGGGCGATAAAGGAGCTCAGGGAAATGGAAGTGCAAGTCGTTCAATAGCATAATCGAATAGGGTGGACGACTCATTTGTAATAATTGGTATAATTGATGACTTAAGCCCTGAACGCGTTCAATTTTTAGAATGGACGCAGCAGTGTCTGAGCAAAAAGATCCACAAGTGAAAGGCGTAGTAGGAATTCAAAATATGGGTAATACCTGTTATTGCAATTCTACCATTCAATTATTACGTGCCTGTTCGGAATGGGATATTTACTGTTTGACTCAGCCCTTTTCCGAACAGCTAGCGAGCGTACCTGAAACAGATTCTAATAAACGTATTTTATTGGCATATCAGGACATTTTGAAGTCATTGTGGTCAGCGTATTTGCCGGCTTATGTTCGCCCGCTTGGATTTATCTCAGAAGTGTGCAAGGCTGTAAAAGGTACGGTATATGAATCGTTTGGTATGCCGATTCCGAATGACAGTCATGAGTATCTCGTATATTTGCTGGATCATTTTCATGAGGCAATTAAGACGACGGGCGAATATGTAGAACAACCGGTTCCTGAAGCTGTCACACCTGTTCAAAAAATGAGAATCTTGGCAACGAATGGGTGGAACCGGTATGTATCGAAGAATACAAGTAAAGTCGTAGATTGTTTCTTTGGAATGACACGAAAGACCGTTCATTGTACAAATTGCAGCAATAATACGTATCAATGGGAGGTATTCAATTCGTTAAAAGTGCCGTGTGAAGGTCAGACGTTTATGGAGTGGATTCGAGGAGAGGTGAATGAACAATCGGAGATTGAGGGATATTCATGTGATCATTGTAAGGGCCGCTATGTAGCAAAGATTCAAACGCATTTATGGAAACTTCCTGCCAATTTGTTTGTGACGTTGCGCAGATTTAACTATGATGGGAGAAAGATCATGACACCGTGCCCGTATCAGGGGGATATGCTTTCCTTTACAGAGTTCTTTGCACCGGAATCGGAAGGAGCGGAGCAGGGGTGGAGTTATGAACTTAGGGGTGTGTCGGATCATCATGGGTCGCATATGGGCGGTCACTACACGGCGCAATTCAAGCACCCGATTTCGCAACGATGGTGGTGGATGGACGATGAGCGTGCGCGCCCGATGGACCAACCACAATTTTCGGCATCAAATTATATCTTTTTTTTCAAGAAATGCAATTAATACAAACTAGCAGCAGAATCGGCGATATTCGGAAGGGTATAATTCTTATCCAATCGATGCTCTTCAAACCCCTCAGGACCGGCATGATTGAGATATGCGGTATTGATACGACCCATAAAGCCCGACTCTCCACACACACGGTAGTGTACGTGCGAGTCTAATTTACCCATAAAGGGGACCTTATAGGATTGGGGTTCGCGCACTTTAAGGTGTGCAATTCCGTCAGCACCTGCAGTGGTTACACCCGCGTTTTCGTATTTCTGATAGGCCTCATTCCAGGAGTTTACTTTCTTCAAGTGGTCACTGGCAGGCTCGGCAGCCCAGTAGATGACTTTAGAATTAGCAGGGACAATCACCTTTACTTCTTTCGTCGCTCCCGGAGGTTCGCGGTTCTGTAAGACAGAACAGGGGGCAACCATGGGTCCGAGGAATGGTAAATAGGTATCGCGATCGAACATGATAGCGAGGGAGGAGATTCCTACAAGAAGATATAGGACATGTGCCACTCCTTTTCCAAACATGGCCTCTAGCACGTTCAAATCAAATAAGGCAAGGAAGAACCAATTTAGCGCGCCGGCAATCAATAATACTACCGCGATTTTAAAGAGAAACTTTTTAAGGTAGAGGGAGGTCCATACACCTTGGAAACGATCTTCGAATGACATTCTCTATTGATGTAGTAAAAAAAATATCGAAGGGAGAAGTAAAGTGGCGATGAGTAACCTCTCTGCTGCCCAATCTGCTGTCTATGATAAAGATCGTGCCGAATGGGATAGATTTATTAATACCGAATGTAAAGAGGACCACGACAATCAAAGAAATGGGGTATTTTTGTTTAAACAGCCGGCATATGAAAATATTAATACATGGGTTGATGTTGTTATAAGGTGTAACGGATTTATAAAAAATAATGTATCTGTCATTCAATCCGAGGGTTCTACACGAATATCGAACGGATTTGGTTCATTGGAGAATGGACAACGAATGAAAGCATCTGGAAATTATAACGATTGTTTCATTCATTCCTTTTTAATATGTACGAGTGTTGAATTTCGAAAAATTAATACCGAATCAGATAGAGATAAAATCGCCCACTGGTTTCGACGATTTGTATTTGCCGATTATTTAAATACTCCTGGTGCAGTTAACATATTACCGATTATTGGTGCTAAAAATGCAGAAGGAAAAGAACAGCAACGTCTTAATCAAGAAAAAATTATACATCGATTTCGTTCTCATGAACCATTATTTACATCTGACGCAGAGTTGATTGCAAAAGCATTTAATATAACAATTATTATCATAAAAGATGGAAGCCAAGATTATGAACGATTATTGGAGCCTCTAAATATGCCAGATGGGCCATTTAATTATCTTGTCATTCATGGCACAGGTGGGCATTTTACACCGGTTCAGTATGGTGGAAGTTATATAAAATCTTCAAATAATGGCGAAGAATTTAATCAATTATTACAACAATTTGAAACAGCACGAAGTAATGAAGCTGCTGTACTTAGCATACATATAAATGAAGAATATCGACGAAAGTGGAACCAACATATTGAAGCATATCATCAAATGCCCATAACAACAAATGATGAAAAACAAGCAAAACAAACAGCACGTGAAGTTATTTTTGGTGAAATTAATGCAGATTTGCATGAATTAACACAATTAGGATTAGATAATGAACAATTAAGACAACTTATTATGGAACTTACTAAACAAATGCAAACTAACTCTTCTCGCTCTAATGTTACAACAAAGAATGATCCTGAATTTATAAAAGCATTGAAAGAATCAACCAATCAAGCATTAGAAAGAGAAGAGAGAGAGGTAGCTGCTGCCATCAATGCGGTAAAACGTGCAGCAGAAACAACTAGCACAACCAATGCAGTAGCAACTGCGGCTATTGCTGCAGTTGCTGCCCAATCATCTATTAATCAACCAACCCTTGTTACACAATCCACTATTAATACACCTACTGAATCAGATATTACTACCCCTGCAGTATCAAAAGCTCACCTTAAACGACTAAGTGCACCATATGAAATGGAAGGACATACACAGATTCACGGAGATCCATCTAAACGATCAAAGTATCGTGCAACTGTAACAGAACCAGTAAAAGGGGGCAAAAGAACCATAAAACGTTCAAAACGTCGTTCTCGCAAAACAGTCCACACAAAGAAACGTTCTATAAAAAATAAATAATATATGGGTTTACAAATACATTCCGTGTGGTACAGGGTCTTGGTCGTCCTTCTTCTTGATAAATAGTGGCACATGTTCTTTTTTAACAATAAATGGCAAAGAGAAGTCCTTAATATGAAACGGCAAATCAGGAGAATTGTACATTCGAAGCATGTTGATTTTTTGTGTCATTTGTTCGATACTACGCTTGAGTTCACGCACACCTTTCTCCTCTTTGGCATACTCTTCAATCACTTTTACCAAAATCTCCTTAGAAATGGCAACACGCTCGGTAAGATTCACTTCCTTGAGTGCAATGGGGAGCAAGTACTGCTCTGCAATCACTGTCTTTTGTTTGAGGTCATACCCCTTCAAATCAATGACAAGCATGCGGTCCAACAGAACCTTATCAATCTTACTGAGATCATTCGCGCTGAAGACAAACATAACCTTGCTCAAATCAATGGGAACGCCAGACAAGTATTTATCTTCAAAATCTGCATTCTGTACGGGATCCGTCAAGTGAATCAGCAAGTTCATGACTTCCTCACCTTTCGGTGTCTGTGAAATCTTGTCCACCTCATCAAACATGAGAACGGTACTCATGGATTTAGAAGCAATCAGTGAATTCACAATCTTACCGCAATGAGACGACTCATAAACCAGCTGGTGACCTGTGTACGTACTGGCGTCGGAATCTCCGCCCAAGGAGATAAATTGAAAGGGCCAGCCTAGCGCTTTCGCAATTCCATTCTTAATCAATGACGTCTTTCCAACGCCTGGCGGGCCGGCAAGAAGAAGACAGAGACCACGACTATTAGGATTGGCAATCTTACTGGAGATGAATTGCATGACTTGCAGTTTGGATTCGTCCTGTCCATATACCGCATCATCAAGGCACTTCTTTGCATTTCGCATAAATTCTCCGCATTTATCGGGGCCATCTTCCAGCTTAACGGGAATATCCTTGTAGACTCCGAAGGGAATGCTAACGATCTTATCGAGCCAGGCACGCATCTTGAAGTATTCGTTACTGGATGGCTCCAAACTCTGAAGGCTATTGTATTTGGCCAGAATGGTGGCCTGAATTTCTTTTGGTAATTTCATAGTAAGAATATTGAGCATGAGATTGAATCCATTATTATTGGCAGTTGGACGATTCTCCAATGCCATAATTAGTTCTTTCTGTTTTTCATCGGCTAGTGCCTTGAATTGATCAATTTGTGAATCAATATTGTTCTCTTCCAAGGGCGTGGTAAGCAGTTTGACGAAGTTACGAACACGTTCTGGTTCTTTCTTCATATTATGTTTCTTAGGAACCATCGGATCCTCTGCGTGATTTCGGCTGCCGATCATAATTTGGTAGGTAATACCGCTAGTATCTTCTTCCTCCATGTACTCTTCCTCTTCTTCCTCTTCTTGCTCCTCTTCCTCTTCTTCCTCTTCCTCCTCTTCTTCTGTCTCTTCGATATCTTCCTCTTCCTCCTCTTCCTCCTCTTCTTCCTCGACGATACGGCGTTTGACATGACGAGGAGACGGTTTCTCTACCGGCTTTCGCTTCACAGCCGGATAATGGACAGCATTGTCGGTTGATTTTTCAACTGGTTTTTCGCTTTTCTTCTCTTCCTGGCGGTGTATGATTTTATCGATTTTTTTACGGGCAGCTACGGCAGCCTTTCGAACAGGGCGAGTCTCTTCTTCCGACTCCGATCCATACTCGATTAAGTCACGAATGTTTCCACGACTATCAACGCTGCTATCGCTGTCTTCTCCATCAGAATCATCTCTCGCATTACGTTTCAGCTGTTTCTTACGAGCCTGATTCTTGGAATTCTCTGAACGAGGCATTCTATTTAGCTTGTTATTTTTTGGCATCGTGTAAATACGCTATGAGTACCTTACACCATGTCAAATTGATCCATCAATTTTTATGAAGATCGACGGCGTCGGGTAATCATACGAGACATCAATCGATCTACATAAGAGGGAGCCTTTTTAATACGAGATTTTGCACCTTTTATCAAAAATCTGACACGTTTTATAGTGCCGCGGCTTAATTTTTTAATCGCTTTCTTTGTTTTCGGTATCCATACCGTACCCGTTCGTCTTGCCATCTATTTATACTTTCTGAATTCCTTCATAAATGTCTAAGAATGTAAAACGTGCTTTATTACTCAAACCGACTGCATCAGGGTCGCGAATCGTCAAGGGGTGAATTCGGACAGCAATGTCCGTTTTCAAGTTTCCACGAATGACGCGAATTTTTTGCTGTGAATCGTCCTCTTCATCAGAATCTAGCGCAGCCATATCATTATAAATCGCCTTCATGATTTTCATCAAACAATCTGCAAACTCCTCATTGAGCTTGATGGAATCCTTATCAGTACGTTTCAGTTCCACTTGACCAATAATCTTGTCGATGCTTTTCATGAAGGTATCTGCGTCAATTACATCATGCTTAATAAGCTCCGCCAAGAATTGCGAATATCCACGACGATACTTTTTCTCGACATTTCGTTTACACATCTCATTATATGAGGTAGATGACGATTCTTCTACTTCATCAAAGATCTCCATGTATTGCGTATAAAGATTGGCCATTTCCGTAAGAAGAACAGGGTACTGAATGCTGAGCTCACTTAGAAGTTTAGCGTAAAGCGGACAGAAGACTTCTTCACTCGCTGCCTTTTCAAAGACCAGTTTCATAAAACATTTAATCATTTCCGTTTGACCGTTGTCGATAATATGGGTGATGAATTCTTTGATTTCATTATAATTGGGTTGACTGAACTTATTTAGTTTTCCAAGAAGAATCGTATTTAGAATGGTATCTTCCACTTTTTCCGATGATTTCTTAAATTTACTGACGTATTTTTGAGGAGGGTGACGAAATCCATCGGAACTCTCATGCCATGTCGTTCGACGGGGTTCATGAGACGACTCACTAACCTGTTTGGCAGGGGTCAATGGAATACTGGGCACCATCTCTGGTTGGGTCCGGGCACGATGTCCAAAGGAAGAATGAGACTCTCGTCCATAAGATGTCCGATTCGCCGAATAGGTGCCATGATGTACAGTCGTGTTTGGCTTAGAACGGTTTCCACCATTTCCACGCCAATCCACTGTCTTCCAACCATTTTGCTCTGCACTACTTGAGATCGAGTGATGAATACTTTCAATGAGTGAAAGTATGTTAGAAGGAACAGTAGGTTCCCGGATCGTCTTTCGCAGGGAAAGCACCGTTTGTATATCCTGGACAGCAGAAGTCATTGTAGTTAGAGAATGACTATATGTAAGGTTGTTTTTATGTTTAAGCTTCCTGAACATCAATTTTTATAAGTTTTTATCCTTCTTTCGTGTTTATTCGGTTTTTTAAAAATCATACCCCTGACATAAGATGAATGACAATATGATCGATGCGATCCTAGATAAGGAACGATTTGCATCGTGGATCGGTCTTCAAACGGCGACGGCACAGATATCTCTTACCAAACAATTACATGACTGGAGATCAACGGAGTCAGAGTTGTCCGCATTACGCACAAAATTTAAGAGATTTAAAGATGCGATCGATCTTGATCCGACATTTTTTCCTGCGGCTCATTCGATCTTTAAAGAAATTGCAGAGATCGAGAAATCGCTCACGACATTGATGAACGGTGATTCCAAATTAGAAAAAGAATCGTACAACGAGATTTTATTCTTTAAACCGATCCTACAACCTCTTAATTTCGTGCCTTTTTTATTGAGTATTTGGTCGAGTATTCGTGTGTATCTATTGCCTGGCATGTCTCTTCTTCTGCCCCTATTATCACTGATCGCACCGTATTTGATCTTGCGATTTATCTTTCAGATTCCAATGAATTTTACAAATTATATGAATATTCTTCATGCGATGTTATCGGGTAATTTCCAACAAATGATGAATCCGGCATCGATCAAACAAGTATCGATCTCGCCTGGTAATTTTATGAAGCAATTTGGCGTGGTGATCATAACATTTCTTCAAGGGATCATTCAGCCCTATTGGACCTATAAACATTTACATTCGATCGACACCATTGTATGTGATCATGGCCGTCTCGTTAGACGATTTGAAGAATTGTATAAATCCTTAGAGTCCTTATTGGAAAAGCATGGATTTACATTTTTCAAATCTCCACTTCCGATCCTTCGTAATGATCGAGATGCTGCAGCACGGATCATGCTGGAGTCAAATTATTTTAAATTAGCTCTGAAATATATTGGTGGTCTGGAAGTGATCATGTGTCTGGCTCAACAAAAAGAGATCGAGCCCGTAACTTGGATCCGATCAGCGAGCCCTGTATTTCGGATCGGAGAAACCTTTGATTTTCAAGTTCCAAGTACGACTCGAAGGACTCTTTCTGCACAGTTTGATAAAAAGAGACATGCGCTTTTAACAGGTCCAAATAAGGGTGGAAAATCAACCGTTCTGCGTGCCCTTTCGATCAGTGCATTATTGGCACATACCTATGGGTGTGCATTAGGTAAATTAGTCTCGACTCCGTTTCGACACATCTACGTGTGTTTGAAACCAGACGATCTTCCAGGATCGAAATCAAGATTTGAACGCGAGATCGAATTTACGGCCAGTACGTTAACTCATAAAGAGCCTACTCTTGTATTTATTGATGAACTATATCATTCTACGAATCCACCTGATGCAATGAGAAGTTGTCAGATCTATTGCGGACAGCTTTGGAAGGCCCCCAATGTGGTAAGCATGATCAGTACGCATTTGTTTGATCTCGTTGATCAGGCAGATAAATCCATTCAGCGTTTCTGTTGTCCCGCTACGGTCGATGAACAAGGCAACGTTCGATTCCTTTATTCATTGGAGAAAGGTATCTGTAAAGTCAGCAGCGTTGATACGTTATTACGTATGAATGGATTACTGTCATAATGTAAACGCGCCCCAAATACTCATAGAAAATCTCTCAGTCACGACAGAATGACATCGTTCAGTGATACGCTTACGATTGGGCTTGTACTTGTACTACTGTTTGGCTCGATTGCACTATATTTATACACCTGTATTCAGCAATCAGAGCAAAAGATCAGCCTCCTTGAATCGATTTTATTGGATCTAAAAATGAGTAGCGAAGTGAAAGCCTATCAAGAATTACCGGTAGAGTCCTTCTCTTCCTCGAATTCTCTAACTCCTACGGCAAAGGGAGATAATGATGTAGCCCCCTATGCCCCGTTTGAGGACGATGTATCGAACGAGGCGGAAGAACTGGTACACGAGCAGGAGGTAAAAGAGGACGAAACCCTACCGGCAGATGAAGTGATTGATATCGACGACTATAAATCGGCCATTTCCGATGCCGTGAATCAGCCCTCACAGGTCAATTATGATTCTATGACATTAAAAGAGCTTCAGAATCTGGCTAAATCAAGAGGAATCACGGGTGTTACCAAGAAGGGTCCGTTGATCGAGGCATTGAAGACATCCGATCGGGCCTCTACTGTTACACCCGGCCCTATTAGTGCGGTGGGGTCCAATTCGTTTCTAGAAACCAGCGCATCAGTTAGTGATGAATCTGCATGATTTCATAAGCAAAGATAGATGGAAGAGTATATCACTAACCAATTTACAAGAGATACTTATCCAAATTTATTTAACCGTCCTTTATTTGGTACAGAGTATCGTGGAGCACGTGAAGCAGCGTTGGCGCCAGTTAAGGACATTATGCCTGTCCAAGACGTCCGTTACCCCGCCTTTGCGGCGCCCCTTGAAGATGGTCGTTTGGTAACGGATTATCGTCCACAGTGCTCAAAGAATGTTCGGACGGGTCAGCAGTTTTATACAAAGAAATGGATGATCAACCATGGAAGTGAATTGATGGATGAGTCTCGTAAACGCCAGGTAGAATGGTCAGGTGCTGCCTTACCGATGGCGAATACGGTACCTCCGCCGGCAGCAGTGGTTCATTCTACACCCTTTTATTCAGAGGTAAATGCAACGAATCTAATGGGCGGATTAGGCGTAGAACGCGCCAATGCCAGTGCACCAGATCTGTTTGGAACATTTTCCTATGAACCTACGATTTCGGAGATGCAGAACAATCGTAAAAATATTGGAATGACTGTTCGAGAGGAGGGCGGTCGTAATTCGAAACGCGGTGGATTTTAAATACCATATAAACATATTAAAAGATAAAAATGTATAAAAAATAATACTTACTTACATTTTAATTCGAGCTAGCGTAAATATATGATTGTAGTTCGTTAGGTTACCAATATAGTTTATTTCATTTGAATCTATAAAGTGACACAGTTCATGTCCACAGAGTTCATATCCAAATATGTTATCTACTTTTTTTATCTGTGTGATCGCATTGTCAAATGTAATCAAATGATGTCTTGGAAAAAGATAAAAATTATCATCGCAATTTCCACTATCATGTTTATAAATAATATTTATTTTTTTATAGTTTATATTAGATAATATAAGAGGTGTAAAAAATAAATCAAACCGTGTGTTTATAATATAATCAAATACGATAGAATGTTTATTTTCATAATTATGTATAATATTTACCGATTGAGACTGCCATTCTTTGAATCTGGCACATGTATTTAATAAATCAATTTCATGTGTAGAAACAACATATGTCGATGCAGGCTTATAATCATCTATTAGTTGATTAAGTATAGGGCTATCATATGTTAATAAAAATATGAAAAGTTCATGACCTTGATCAAGAAGCGGTTTAAAAATTATATTTTTATAATTTTCGAATGATGCATTATAATTGACAGTTGTATTGCCGTATGTATAATGCGCACCACGTATACATATACAGTATTTCATATATTTAATAGAAATATTTTATAATTAACCGTATATAATTTGTCATGATATTAGATCGTTTTAAAGTATTTAAAGACTATTTAATACTGAATAAACAGGGCGATCCCCTCATAAAAGGACCTGTCATCTAACGGTTAAGATAGGCGTCTTATAAGCGCCCAACGCGTGTTCGACTCTCGCCAGGTCTACCATTCCGATCCATGTAATTGACTCGGAATAGTGTTACAAATCATAATAAAAATAACAAAGCAAGCGTTGTCCCCATACTTGCCACAATTCCAGCTGCATAGTAATACCACTGACTTTGATAATGATCGGCGGTGACAAGTGCAGTAGTTGAAACTTCTACTTGTTGTTTGCTTGCAAAAATGACGTCCTCTAATGTATCTAGCGCGGGCTGCTGTGCTGTAACCATTTGATTTAACGTGTCCATCGTTTCTTTTAAGGTAATCACTTGCCATTGAAGTTGTTCGAGGACATCTTCTTCATGCATCTCTACTGATCTAAACCATTTTATCATTACCACCTATCAGTGATGTCGGCCGTACCGTCAACAAAAATTCTAGCTTTTGATATTGGTATTAAGAATCTAGCGTTTTGTATCTTAGAAGGAACGAATGTAATTGCTCTTGAAAATATTAATCTCCTTCCACCCGTTGAGCCTGTGTCATGTTCTAGCTGCAAATTGAAAGCATCGTATCAAGTGAATCATACAGTTTATTGTAAACGTCATATTCCTAAGACTCATACCATTCTTCCTGAACTAGCAAAAAAGAAACTCCCTGTTCATCGTATTTTGAAAGAGTTGGTAAAGACACACTGTGAAACAGATGGAAAGACAAAAGAGAAATGTGTAGAAGCACTTGCCACTAAGTTTGCGTTTCCCTTTCAGCAACCCAAGCAGGCAAATGCATCGCATGTCTCCTTAGAAATCATTCATGATGCACTTCGTTCTTTTGTTCAAGGTGCATGGCCGCAATTCCAGGGGTGTACGCAGGTCCTATTAGAAAACCAGCCCGCTTTTAAAAATCCGCATATGAAATCGGTACAGGTCCTTTTATTTGCGACGCTAAGGGAGGAATTTTTGAGACACCAAGAAACTCCTTCTTATCATTTCGTTCATGCAAAAAAGAAAGTGCAGGACGCAGAGGCAGGTGATGCGGGATATGCGGAACGCAAGAGCAAATCAGAGGAGCGTGTAAGACGGTTATTTGAATCCGGATCGGTTGTGAACACAACATTATATGAAAAATGGAAGAGTGCAACGAAGAAATCAGACATGGCAGATGCGGTATGTATGGCGGTTGATTTTGTAACGAAAGAGTAAGATGTCTGTGATCAAAGGGTATATCGACAGTATTGCTATTTATGATAATTTAGCATATGGACAAGAAGAGGATTTCTATCATGTTGCAAAAAAGGGAGGAAATTATAATGGTATTGTGTATGGCATAAAATTCCAATGTGTGGAATTTGCACGGCGATATTATATTCAGCATTTTCATGTTACCTTTCCAGAAGTAGATAATGCATATAATTTATTCCATTTGAAGTATGCTACTGATCTTCGTACCAAAAAGAAACTACGCCTTCGTGCAATTCCAAATTCTGTAACAGAGATGCCTGAACCAGGTGACATGATTATATGGAAGCCAGAAGGGAAATATCATACCACGGGACACGTTGCGATTATGAAGCAAATTGTAAATCGTTCGATTGTCACGATTACTGAACAAAATGGTAGTACCAAAAATGGGCATCGAAACATCAGAATTCATCATCCAGGAATTCTAGGGTGGGTGCGTCTTTTCTGAGATATCATCAAGATGGATGTAACTACCTTTGCAGTCGGTTTAGCGATTATTGTGTGCTCTTTGTTTTGTGTTGTAGTATTGTGGCATTGTTGTGACTGGTTTGAATCGTGTATGATTTATAATCAGGGTGATCGATAGAATGGAACCACAAACAGTTGTATTTATTATAATTATGATAATGATGTTAATCTTCTGTATCATAATTAATATGAATCGATGTACTAATTGATTTCTTTTCTTTAATAAAGAATGAATGAATTTCAAGATGCCATTTCTACGTCAACTGCAGTGTTATATATAATTCCTATTATCGGATATACGATGAGTGGAAATTTAATACATATAAAAGGATTACTCGGCTTGTTTACGACATTGGTACTAGGTGAATCGGCGAAATATTATTTGATCAAAGAATCCAGTCCTCGACCAAAAGGCGCGTATAATTGTAATTTGTGGGCGAATGATGGACATCAAGAGGGTAAGCCCGGCATGCCATCAGGTCATTCCTCACAAGTTACATTCTTCTCTTCCTTTTATTATCAACAAACTACGAATGAATGGGTCCGAGCAGCATTGGTATTATATGCTATATTGGTGATGATCTCTCGTTATGTAAAGCGATGTCATACGATCCAACAAATTGTAACCGGTGCATTACTGGGGCTGTTTATTAGCAAGTGCGCCATTTAACGTGCTTAAAAAAGCCGCGATGTTGAAAGACATATGAGTAGTATATCCATCGCAGATATGCAGAGCTTTGCGGAAAATATGGATGGCGGCTCCGATATCAAAATTAGCTCCAATGTTGGAAATGTAATTGAGTTAGGGGACGATGATTTGGGTGATAATTTTGGAGCAGATCTCCTTAGCAATACCCGTGTATCGGTCCCATCCTCTCGTCCGGCAGTGTCGGTCCAGCCGATCTCTACATTGGAGAAAGTAGACGACATTGGATTTGGTTCGTTGGAGCCATTGGAATCCATTTCGTTTGATCCGATGGGAAGTTCGCATTTACCGGATGTGATGGTGAATAAAGAGCAGTCGTATTTTAATGATCAGTCGGCATCGGGACCATCGATCAATCTGGCGGCGGCAAATCGTTTAAGTGTAGAGGAGGAACGCAAAAAGAAGATCGATCTGATCAACAAACTCAACCGTCTGGAATCGAAGGGATACAATCTGACGAAGCGATTTACGATGGACAATGCACTTGATGAAATCCAGGTGGAATATGATCGATTGGTGGACGCAAAGAATCTGGAGGCGTCGTTGCGATTTCAGCGTCAATGCATGATGGGCGTGGTGACGGGTGCGGAGTTCTTGAATAGCAAGTTTAATCCGTTCGACTGGGAACTTGATGGGTGGTCTGAGTCAGTCCATGAGAACATTGAGGATTTTGATGAGGTATTTGAGGAGTTGTATGACAAGTACAAGGGTCGTGGAAATATGCCGCCAGAGGCGAAACTATTGATGTCGTTGGTAGGAAGTGGATTTATGTTCCATATGAGCAATTCATTCTTCCGTTCAAAGATGGCAAATACGGATCCGGCGGATATTTTCCGCGCGAACCCGCAATTGGCAAAGCAGTTTGCACAGGCGGCTGCACAACAGGCGGGGCCGGGTTTTGGTAATTTCATGGGCGCAGCCATGGGAATGCCTCAAGGTATGCCTCAACAACAACAACAGACCCCAATGCAATCACAGACGGGCCCGTTTTATCAGGCATCGAATGCACAGATGCCACCTCAGTTTCCGCAAAATATGGCAGCTATGGCGCCTCAGCAGCAACCGCGCCGTGAGATGACGGGACCAAAAGGAATGGACGACATTCTGAAGACGTTTCAGGAGGTTCGTGCGGCGGATATGGAGCCAGCTCCACCCATCTTTTCATCATCGTCCTTTACCAATCAGCCGGCCATGCAGGCCGCTGCCGAGATTACGAGCGTTCATTCGGGCGACATTTCGGACGCAGAGAGTGTTCGAACTACGGCCACATCAGGACAGCGTGCAGGACGTGGTCGTAGAAAGCCCGTTGTACCGGCAGGAAACACGATGACATTGAATTTGTAATGTATGTAATCTATTACTTACGATAAGTATGTAATTACGTACGAAGAAGAGAAAGATTTGCAGCGTAGACATGTGTAGGAAGAACATCTTCTTCGCTATCCGTCTCTGATTTCTTCGATTCAGTGGGTTGATACCGTTGGGCTTTAGCGCTCAGACGTTGTAAGATTTCTTTTTCCTCGGGGGTCATTCCCTCACCAGGCGCGGGTCCATCGGCACAAGACGAACCTGGTGCGCCTCCGTTTCCAAATAGACATAATGACGAATTCTCATTAAAGAGATATCCCAAGATAAGAACAACTGCGACCGTCGCCCAGAAAGCAACCATAATACTGCGGGTGGCCACAAATAATACAGTAAAGATCAGTGCACGACGAACCCATGGGTGTTGTAGAAATTGCTCCTGTTTCTTGCTGACTTCTAAGGTAATAAAGCGACCTCCAAGATTAAGAATCAACATCATAATGCCGATAAAATACGGATTAGTATTAAAGATTTGAAAAAACCCTTCTAATGGGCTCATGGCTACCATGGAACTTATGGCGGGACCCGATAGAGCGGCCGGAAGACTCATCCTGTTAATAGGAAAGCTCTTATGCTTACAAATTAGAAAGAGGAGTGATTAATGTATTCATGTCACTCAAATAAAAGAAAACGGCAAGACCTACTAAGATTCCAATTCGGGGGCACCATAACGCAGATGTGATAACCAGAAAGATAATCAAAATACGCCACCAAGGATACACATAAAGATCGATTAGTTTCGTATGATATTCCTGTTCAAATAAGGAACTATATTGAATAAGCACGCCTGCCGCAAAGACAATCACAAGTGTTTGAATAATTCCGTCGGTAGAACCGTATAGGAAAGAAGGCCAGGTTCTCATCTCTACTCATACCTTGTTTTAGTCCGTAATGGCATTCGTTATGACTTGATCGGTTGCAATTTTGGAGGGGTATTCTCCGAGTACGGTCTCGACAAACCAGCGTTTGCCGATGGTTTTCTTTTCTGATACGCTACCGCCTCCATCAAACCCTTCTAGACTGGCACGAGGTGCGCCGGTAATAATGAGAAGAAAGGCAAGTGCAGTGAGAAGCCCATACACCCAACCCATCGTTTCAAGAACGCCGTATACTATTACGATTCCAAAGACACGTCCGAGAAGAGAATCCGTAAAAGCGCGATACGATTTAGGAATTTCAGAGGAGTAGGCAATTAATAATACAATCGCTACACCATAAAGAAGTTTTGTAGGAGAATCAACTTGTCCCATCATACGATAAAAAGAATCAACGAGCCAACCTTGTGACATTGCTCCACCTTGCATCATGACCTCGTTCTTTGCTGCATGTAGCACCATCCTGTTTACACGATTGATTTGTTGGTTTCGTTTTTAGAAGCGGTTCAAATGCGAAAGATAAGAATGATTGCTTTTGGTAGTAGGGGCAATGAACTATTGCGCACTGGACGATGCTTTTCAAATAAACGGAAGTGCACCCTCTCCGGGATGTGCTGCCGATTATTCCACCAAAATGGCTCGAAAAGAGGAGCGCCGAAAAGCCAAACGATGCAAAGGACCGCCTGCAACCTATCTGGATATCGAGGACAAGGATCCGGATCGTCAACATCTGAACCCACTACCCGATGTTCCTGTCATGAATTCGTCCATTGGATTGAGAGAACATCGTCCGGTTACCGCTCCACAAGGAACCATGGAACCGTTTACCAGTCATGAAGAGAAACAGAATGTACCAAATTTCGATAAAGATCCGATGTACAGCTATTTGAAAGATGGAATGACGAAACATTTGATACCGGTACAGGCACCGACATCAGAAACACTCAGACCATCTAAAAAGTATTTTGGAATGGATCCGGATAATGATAGCTTTGCTGATTATCAGCCGGAAGCGACGAATGAAACGTTGTATCCTGATTTTCGTACTGCATTTGACCAGTCAGGTGTGGGACGTGCAACTGCTACGGCGCAACTTCCGAATCCATCGGTGAACATGTATTGGAAACCGCTAACAAAAAGTGGGGCACAAACATCATTTGTGGAGCATTTGCCACCGCCGGGTGGAAAGTACTATCGTCCGTCAGGTGATGCATCGATGGATGAAGTAATGAAGAAGCTGGATCGTCTGTTTGCGCGGTTAGATGATATGAACACAACTTCGCCTGAGCAAGTTACATCCGAACTACTGATGTTCATTTCGAGTGGCATTTTTGTCCTTTTCATGATGGACTTACTTGTAAAGAAGGGAAGTACACTTCGTTTTTAATATTAAAATAAGATCAACTTGGTCGTTTATAACGATCCCATTGATATTACATTTTTTTGACCATGGCGTAATGACTTTCTTGTTGATGACGTCTAAAGCTAGATTGATGGAACTCTATGAGAAGTATGGATAGAATACCGGACCACCAAAGGAGATCGAAGAGACGCGTGTGTTCATAGAGATATTTGATGGTAAGAAGATAATGAAGGTCAATGAGCGGTTTACGAATTCTCGTATGGAGCCATTGATTCGTATCGATTTCGACCTCCATGGAACACCTTCGATTTTGATATAAGAATAAGAGGAAGTAATCAAATCCAAATGGCACACATAAGAAGAAGTGATAGTAGCCGATAAGACATGGAGACATAGTACGAAGACCAAGAGGAAGAGCCACACAGGTTGTAAGAATCAGTTCAAACCAATCGTGGAAATGAAAGATGCGAGAAATACGATAGAGATCGAATGCAGTAGTCATAGCAATGATGTGATAGGGTATTGAACTATGAGGAAGAGAATGAAATAGGGTTTGATAAACAGTGGACACGGTCATAATGGAAATCGCAAGATGATGGACGGATTGAAATAAATATTGTGTAGCTTTGATACGACATGCACGTAGAAGAACATCAAGAATACAGTGTGCAGTGTAATAGGTGATAAAGATAAGAAGAGAGTTCATGGTTTAATTATGAAGTGAGAAGGGAAGACGATCAATTTTACTTTTTTTGTGTGACACGGCGTTTGGAGCGTTTACGAATGGTTTTTCGCAATCCTCCTCGATTAGGTAATTTTAATTGGTTTAATATTCTTATTTGTATATCCGTAAACTCAGGAGTTGCAATCTTACTTTTTAAATCCATAATACGTACTGAATAGATTGCTATAAAATCTTCATCGTTATCAAGCATTAATAAATGATTTTTTAATCTAGAAAGAGTATCGATATCGTTATCAATTGATGATGTATTACCTGTATTTTTTGAAGCATAGTCTAGTATCGTATTAATCTTTTTAATGATTTGTTCTAAATATCTTTTTACTGCAATTTTACCAATAGGAGTAGGACGTCGTTTTCTTTCTGTAGTTCTCCAACGTTTATCGTAATCTTGCATTAATTCAGGAAGGGTCGTAAAAGTATGATATCGTTGAATTGGAGATAGATCCGGTTGTTCAGATAGTGAATTTTGTGATACAGAAGGTGATACAACATGCTGTATACGCGGTTGTATACGCGGTTGTATACCCTGTTTTAAACTACTAATAACGTTACTATATTTATTAATTTGTTCTGGAGATACCCCTGATGCAACCGCTTGATTTTGTGCAATTTGAAGACGTGTTTTTCCAGAAGCAGGTTGCGATGCTTCTACCAAAGGCTGCGATGCTTCTACCAAAGGCTGCGTTACTTGTACCACAGGTTGCTCCGCCTTTACCACAGGTTGCTCCGCCTTTACCACAGGTTTCTCCGCCTTTACCACAGGTTGCTCCGCCTTTACCACAGGTTGCTCCTGTACACGTTTTTTATTATTTATTCTTCTTCGTAAATCTCCAATTCGTGCATCAATTCTGCTTCTTTTACCAATGTTCGTTAGTATACTACGTTGTAGATTATGTGATTCTGGAGTATTTGTACGCCCAGATTGTTGTGAACGTACGTTATCATTAATACTTTTACGTTCCCTCTCTAACATTTGTAGTTCTGCTTCAAGTGCTTCAAGTGTATTTTCCCGTGTTTTCCGTGATTTAATTGCCTGTTTTGTTGCATTTTCAATTACGTTAGTTACAATTGTTTCTGTCTTTTGTTCATCTCCGTATAACGGGGGGGGTATAGATGGTAATGGTGCGCTATTATTAACATATTCAGTTGTAATAAGACCACGTTTAACTGCATTTGTTGCTGCATTTGGATTCATTCCTAGCGTCGTAGCTAGAGCTGCACGTTGATTTGTAACAACTTGTTCTAATTCTGGTGATAATTTTTGTGATAATGTTTGTGTTGATTTAATTGGAGGAAGAGTTCTTGATGCAGGTGGGAGTACAACAGATTGCTGCGACGATGCAGGTAGTGCAGTTGTACTAGGCGGTGCAGATAAGGCTGCAATTTCAGATGAACTCTCTTTAAGAACAATTGGTTCATGTTGAAGTACATCATATACTGCCGTGGCACCAATTCCTGCATAAAGAGAGTCCTGATCAAAAGATGGAGAAGTTGGCATGGTTTCTAAGCGTACTTTAGGCGATGGGTATAATGACGATGCTGCTGCAACAGCAGTAATACCTGCTTGGAGAATGGGAAGAATAATATCATCTGCGTTGTTTGATGCTACTGGTGCTGATACTACTGCTGCTACTGGTGGCGATGCTGCTACTGATGCTGCTACTGATGCTGGTGCTGCTACTACTGGTGCTGCTACTACTGGTGCTGATGTTGCTACTGATGCTGCAACAGCAGTAATACCTGCTTGTAGAATGGGAAGAATAATATTATCTACGTTGTTTGAGGTCTCTGCTACTGGTGCTGCTACTGATGCTGGTGCTGCTACTGATGCTGGTGCTGCTACTGCGGCTGGTGCTGCTACTGATGCAGCTGGTGCTGCTGCTGGTGCTGATGCTACTGGTGCTGCTACCGATGCTGCAACAGCAGTAATACCTGCTTGTAGAATGGGAAGAATAATATCATGTGGGTTGTTTGAAGCTGCTGCTGCTACTGCTGCTACTGGTGCTGCTACTGATACTGGTGCTGCTACTGCTGCTACTGCTGGTGCTGCTGCTACTGGTGCTATTGCAACTGATGCAGCTGGTGCTATTGCTACTGATGCAGCTGGTGCTGCAACTGCCAGTGAATTAGCTGCAACAGCAGTAATACCTGCTTGTAGAATGGGAAGAATAATATCATCTGCGTTGTTTAAGGTCTCTGCTACTGGTGGTGATGCTGCTACTGATGCTGCTACTGGCACTTCTGTGTCTACTACTGGTGCTGCTACTGATGATGTTGCTGATGATGTTGCTGATGATGTTGCTTCTTTCTCTGCTAATAATCTTTTTGCCTTTGCTTCTTCCTCTTCTGATAATATTTTTGCCTTTGCTTCTTCCTCTGATAGTGGTTCAGCAGCTGCTTGGGCAGCTACCGCGGCATCAGCCGACAATTGATTACCCTTCTGAGCAAGTGCCTGGATTGTATTCGTAAATCGAATCGTGGTAACAACAGGATTATGATCAGAAAAGGTACAATCTGTATCATAATTTTCTCCACGAACTGTTTTATTTAAAATCTTTGTATTTTCTAATATAAATGTAGTAGAATTCTTTTTGTACCAAATCATATCTATAATATTATTACCTCTTTCACTTGTATAATTAACATCACCATTTGGCTTAGAATACTCATATCCTTTTTGTTTTAATAAATCAAATACACCGTTACTCCATTTGTTGATTGATTCTGTTTCATCGTCTGTTAGATCTGCTTTTTTTAGACCTTTATAATACGCATAATTAATATCATAAACACTATTAAAATCTCCAAGAATGATGTCTGGATTTTCATCAATCGTCAAACGCACTACTTTTATTTTTCTTTCCAGCATCTCATCTCGAACAGCCTTATCTGGATGAAGCAACACACGATCCGAAAATCGACCACCTTCTAAATGTACATTAGCAATTTTTATACTATGATAACTAAATAGGGCAGCACTTCGTTTTGGAACGGTTATTGTTTCATTACCAATCTTGAACACTTTTGCATCATCTCCAAAGATGGGACGAATGGCGGGATAAGGGGTATCTGTTTTCTTTACATACACTCCTTCTGTCTCTGATGGTTTACCTCCTATGTATCCAACCATTTTATATAATGCTGTATCCTTTGGAACACTATCTTCTTGTGTACATACAATATCATATCCACTGTTATTAATAAAAGCAAGAGGAGAATTCCCACCCTTTCCACATTTATGCAGAAATACATTAAATGTCATTAATGTGGCAGATTGTTTCTCCGTTTGTATAACATTTGTAAGGGTTGGAGGGGTAGTAGGTGTTATTTTCGTCACATTATGTAATAATTTCTCCATTAAACTGTGAATAACTCGACGAATGGGTTCACATTCTAGTAACAAACTAATTGGTAAATTCGTATCACAGGTTCCATCATAGAAGGCTTGAATGATTTCTTTTTTAAGGTCTGGTCTTGCTTCTTCTAATCCCAATAGACCCAGTGCATCGTTTTCATCGGCAGTAAACGTAATGATCTCTTTGGCAGGGCGAACACGAAGTGTGCGGCCGAATAGTGTGATTTCTTTCCCTGACATGTTGTCAGATGGTTCATTCGATAAATTCTGGTTGGATTGTGGTAAAGTCAATTGTGTGTTTGTTTGTGAACTAGTGGATTGTGAACTCGCTTTCTGTGAACTAGCATTTTGTGAATTAGCTTTCTGTGAACTAGCATTTTGTGAATTAGCTTTCTGTGAATTAGCTTTCTGTGAACTAGCAGTTTGTGAACTAGCGTTTTGTGCAGGGGTCACAGTAACCGTTGGATCTGGCTGCGAATTCGCGAAATTCCGTGCCATTTTCGCCGAGACCGCGCTCATTGCGGCGATTTTCTCTGCCTCATATGCACCTCCACGATAACCAGTCTCGGTCACCCCTTGTACATTAGGAAGAAGAGAATTCTCAATGTATCCTACAGGAGGACCTCCACCACCGCTCATCGGCGCAATGATTCCTCCTGCCGATGGTATCATGGAAGTAGGATTATATCCCATTGGAGCGGACATTCTATTCATGCCATTGTTTTTAAATACGATTCCATACACAAGGGCCTAAGAGTGCGATACCATGTACCCACAGACATGGATAGTTATACGTCCGATCCCCAGACCAGAAAACGCAAGATTGAATGTAAGCCTGAGCTTGTCATTGCCAGTCTTCAACGATTCTATGCCAATCATCCGGAAATCGATAAAGTACTGACGTATCTAAATGGTGATGCGCCGCTCAGTCTTCGTATTATTGATTGGTTTGTGACGAAATACAGCCGAAAGAGTTTTGTTCGTTACCCCCTTAATGGCCAAGAGTTTCTTGTCTATTTGAGCTACAAAGGTCAACTCAAAGCCTATTCCAAACAGTATTTTGACCCGAATTGTCGTCGGGAACGCATCATGTTTACCATTCCGAATCATGCGCCGTTTATGACCACAATTGGAAAGTTGAATTTTTTCCGTTGGGCGCTGGAGTCGAACATTTTGGAGTATATGGAAGCCCATGAGGAGGAGATCCGCACGGGATACAATACATATCTGAAGGAGACGATTCAGATTCAAAAACACAATAAGACCCTATCTTCAACGGCATCGTCTGATGTATCGACCGATTCGATCACGGATGCGCCACCTGTTAAAATGACGGGGACAAGAACGACACGCCGTCGTACCAAGCAGTCACCGTCTTCGTTGAACAAATTGCAGGTCTATACAACACCAGTTGAACTAGATTTTTCATAGATTCTCAAATCGTAATTTATCAACGGTTGTCCGAAAGCAGACGATACGATATAGTAGTATTCCTAATAAAAATAATATCACCAGGATTGTGATAGGTATGAAATATTATTTAACATCGACGATAGTAATATTTGCAATGCGATAGGAATGTGTACCTTCGCCAACCTTACCAAATATAGGTGCATAACATTTACTAACAAATTATGTATACTTATTTTGAAGAGGCGGGTTGATTCCGATAAAACAGTCGAATATCGTCCATCTTGGGTCGTAACTCCTCTGCTGCATGTGCTTGTTGTTTCATCACGGTTACATCAAGCCATCGACTATCAAAATTTCGTTCCAATAATTTACCTGATTCTTTCGTATATTCGGTTTGTTTGTCTTCATATACGCTTGCTCTTAACTCTCGTGTCATATTTCGAGAGTCAGACGTTGTATCATATTTATCAAAGTATGAATTTTCAACGCCTCGATTTCCTTCTACGTCATATCGAGGTTGTGCGCGATAACTTCGATCACTCGTTCGACTTGTATTGGGCATCATATCATAAAACGGTGCTTGTCGATTCATATCCGGACGATCATATTCCATATGTTTTCCATCTGTTTGCCAATGCTCGAACTGACGTGAATTAATGCTATCTTTTGTATCGTATTCGCGCCGTGTTCGTCCAACAAATTGCGGCATCGGAAAGGCCTGTACCGCAGATCGAGTACGAGAATCAGGATAAACCGGTTGCGCCATTTAAAGTACCTAATTACTACATATCATAAAGATGATTATTATTCCTTTTATTCACAGGGTCAAACAAATTGCACAAATGCAGATTTCCATTTTCCAACTGCTAACAGTTGGTGGAACGATGCCCTGGAAAGAGGACGATCATCTGGATATCGAACAAGACATCTTAGAACCTAATGGAATTTATTTAAAAGGCAAGCCCATTCGACTGAATCATACCTATCTATGCCCCGTTGATACGGATAAAACCAATCTAACTGATTTTTATCAATGGAATGAGATCTCGTCAGACGATCATGACACATTTTGCTGGAGGACTTTTTATATTGCAGGCGAGTCGTCCGATTATCGCGGGTGGCTACCGATACCCAGTAAAGAGGGGTTTGGACCACATCGATATACAGAATTATTTGATAAGATACATGAACATTCCAAGCAGGTCATCTAAACGCGGTGCGCGTCTATATATTAGATATGGATCGACATAAAACTCATAAACATGTTGTTTCAGAAGCCGATGATGCTCCGACAGCGGGGGATCGTTTTAAAGATTTATTAGACAGCAGTGCAGAAGAGGCATTTAAGCGCCCCTGGCACCGAATTGAGCGAGGATTGCGATTGAATCGTCTTCGTATTTTTATTGAAGATGTGTCCTCTCAATTTAATATGACGGACGATGAGAAAAAAGCTCTGTTTGTGTTTCTTCAAAAGTCACATGATAAGAAGCTGTTGAATACGATTAAGGTTGTTCAATATAGTCCAGAAACGCAGCGTATCACGGCGATTAAGGGGTTTGAAATCAAGCGAAACGCAGAAGGAGTCCTAAAATGGGCATTTAAACAGAAACCCGAGGGAACAAGAAAGAGAAAGAAAGAAGATTCTCCATCGGTTTCCACAGAAACTGTAAAAATTGAGGAAACAACGTCATCATGAATGACAGCATCAATAGTAGAATGCAGTTCCAAAACAAGCTAAAGGATTTGATAGACTTATTTGAAAATTGGCTATCTAATCCTGAAGATGAAACACAACTGGAACAATGGAGAGAAATGGCAGAAACGATTGTGGATTCATTTGATTATACGGATTATGAACAAGAGCATATCGAACGAATATTGGACCGATATGAAGAGCAACATAAAAAGAGAATTGAATATCACAGAACACAGAATGGTTCGACAGCGCCGTCACAGGAATATCTAGACGGATTACTACAGAGAAAACAACTGGAACAACGTACACCCGAATGGTATCAACAAATGGCTACGATCATTTCAGCCAGTGAATTGGGAAGTCTCTTTGCTTCTCCTCGACAACGTGCAAAACTGGTTCTTTCTAAAACAGTTCCGTACCCGACACGATATCAGCCACTCGCGGTTTCATCGGATCGTATGTCGGCATTTGATTGGGGCATTCGATTTGAACCCGTTGTCAAACAAATTTATGAATATCGGTATTGTGCTATTATTAAAGAGTTGGGTCGAATGAATCACCCGACCAATACTCGGTGTACAGCATCGCCCGATGGTCTGATTTATTCCTGCCCACAACGAAAGGGACGGCTTATTGAAATCAAGTGTCCGGTTACGCGAGAGATTGATGGAACCATACCTAAAGATTATTATGCTCAAATGCAAATGCAGCTCCATGTAACGGGTCTTTCCCTATGTGATTATGTGGAGGCAGTCTTCTCATCAGCCTATAATCAAATGTCAATGAAAGAAGGACCTGCCTTGTATGATGGTCGGATTGCACTTGTTCGATATGAAGAACCCAAAAATGGTCAAGACTTCTATTACGTTTATAGCCCACTTCAGTGTGAATCGACGTGGAAACCGGTTCTGAAAGAGGAAGAAGAATTAATCGAGATCACGCCATGGAGATTGTATCAATGGAGTGAACAATTGGTAAAACGAAATGAAGAGTGGTGGACGGGGCTTCAACCGGTGATTCAGCAATTCTGGGACGATGTAGAGAAGGCCAAACGAGGCGAATTTACGGTACCCGACTCAACACGTCCTGCTAGGGCTTCAAAGAAAGACAGCTGTATGATCCAGTTTCATAAATTAGACGAATCGGGGAAGCTCATGGAAGAATCCACACCGTAGTTCTCGTTTAACTTTATTTTTACTGAGAAGGGGTTTTATAGAAATTCATGGTGAGTTCTTGATTCCAGCCCGAGCAGCTATCCGGATAATTACGCTTATAATTGTTGGTAGTCTGGCGATAATTTCCCGTCTTTGCCACGGATTGTTCAAAATCCGCGGCGTAGCACGTACGACTATTGATCTTAGAGAGAGACTCAATATCGCTGGGTGGTGGCATTTCATCATGTAACAGATGATATGGTTGCTCATTGTATACTTCCGCAGGTCCAGGGCCATTAGGCGGGTATTCCATAATCGGCGATTCGGAACCAAGATCCGTCAAGGGGGCAGGATTCTGAAAAGCCTCCCAGTATGAATAAGCAGGATATCCAAACAGTTTGGCATTAGGTCGTTCCCACCATTTATCCTGCGAAGCCCGAGCATAGGGTGCAATATAATTGATAAACGCGTCTTTTTTCATGGTAAGAACCACAATTGCCAAAAATAGCATCGTTACGACTACGGTGTGAACAGTCATTTGACTCTACTTGCGCGATGGTTTTAAAAAATTGATGGCGATGGTTCACTCTGTGTGGATCAACCATCATTTCCGGAATCATGTCCATGATTAGTATGAATGTCATCAAGCGCAATGGCCAATTGGAGCCTGTTTCCTTTGACAAAGTTCTCACTCGAATCCAATCGTCGTCACACGGTTTGGAAGTGAATCCGACGCTCATCGCACAGCGCACGTTACTTCGGATTTATGATGGGGTCAAGACTTCAGAACTCGATGAACTTGCTTCTCAACTGGCCATTTCGCTTATGACAACCAATCTCGATTATGGAACCTTGGCGGCACGAATTGCCATTTCCAATCATCATAAAAATACATCGGACAAATTCACCGATGTTGTTGCGGAACTCTCGCAGCAAACAGTGAATAAGACAAGTGAGATGATTAGTAATGTGTCTCAGGAACTCATCGATCTTTGTCATAAATATGGTGACCAGATTAATGCAAAAATAGATTATGAGCGTGATTACTTATTTGATTATTTCGGATTCAAAACCCTAGAAAAACTTCAGTATTTGCTACGAAACACAAAGGGCAAGACGTTGGAACGCCCTCAGCATTTGATTATGCGTGTTTCACTCGCGCTATGGGGTTCCGTCAGTTTGGATCAAGCATTTGAAACCTATGATTTGCTGAGTCAGAAATTGTTCATTCATGCGACGCCGACGAACTTTAATGCAGGTACACCGCGCCAACAGCTGAGCAGCTGCTTTCTCCTCGCGATGAAAAGTGACTCGATTGTTGGAATCTATGATACATTGAAAGATTGTGCGTCCATCAGTAAACATGCAGGGGGTATTGGACTTCACATTCATAATATTCGTGCAAAGGGATCATTGATTCGAGGCACGAATGGCACCTCAAATGGAATTGTACCCATGTTGCGCAACTTTAATGATACAGCACGGTACGTTGACCAATGCTTTACTCCTGATACACTTATTTATACAGAGAATGGTCCAAAATTAATTGAAGATGTAAGCATTTCAGATAAAGTGCTTACGAGTGAGGGTATGTATCATAAAGTAAAAATGCCAATTCGTCACGAATATTGTGGAAAAATGCTAGAAATTCAAGTAAAAAATGCAATTTATCCAATTCGTGTAACACCTGAACATCAGATTCTTGCTTTACAAAATCAAGCAAAAGGTCTTAACTTTGATGTCATTCGTAATCGTCTTGAAAAAACATACGCAAAGGCAGAGTTTGTAGATGCAAAAGAACTACAAACTGGAGATTTTGTAGTCTTTCCTATTCCGACATATACAGCCGATATTGAAGAAATCACAGAAGAGGATTGCCGGTTTTATGGAATCATGCTTGGCGATGGTCATATTTCCTATGCAGCATCTGGTGTAACATTGAATGAAAAATCTAAAATTAAAACATTTGAATTTGTAAAACAATATCTATCAGAACGAGGTATTACATATAACGTATACAGAGATGATGGATCGGTTGATATTAAATGGTCAACTGCGACTCCTCGATTTAAATTGACTCGGTCACAATTATATGATGCAGATGGTCAAAAGAAGTGGGATACACCTATGCTTCATCTTTCATTGAATAAAATACAACAAATTATTCGTGGAATTATCGAAACAGATGGGTGTGTTGGTGAAAAAGAGATTACAATTGAACTTTCCTCACTTGGCTTGATCGAATCTATTCGATATGCTCTCTTGCGAATGGGAGCACTCAGTTCAGGATATACCCGAAATCGAGTTGGTGAAGTATCAACATATAAAAATATTACGACTAGACTTCCTACAAATGTTATTCGAGTTCCTCGAATTAAAGAAATTATGGATATGTTTCCTAATGCACCCGATGGAGAATTCTTTAGTTACCTAAAATACAATAATTATCTCTATTCTCGAATTCAGGATATTACTGAAGTAAATTATGAAGGAGTAGTTCATGACTTTGAAATAGATGGCCCACATGATTATACGGTTGCTCATCTTGGTATTGCTCATAATGGTGGCGGCAAACGAAACGGCTCTTTCGCAATCTACTTGGAGCCGTGGCATGCGGACGTCGAGGACTTCTTGAAGCTGAAACTTAATACGGGCTCGGAAGAAGAACGATGCCGTGATTTGTTCTATGCTCTATGGCTTCCCGATCTGTTTATGGAACGTGTCGAGAAGAATGAGCCTTGGACCTTGTTCTGCCCTTCAGAAGCACCTGGCCTAGCTGACGTGTACGGTGATGAATTCAAGGCATTGTATGAGAAGTATGAGCAAGAGGGTCGTGGCCGAAAACAGATTGACGCTCAGAAGCTATGGTTTAAGGTTTTGGATTCTCAGATTGAAACGGGTACACCCTATTTGCTCTACAAGGACGCCTCTAATCAAAAGTCAAATCAAAAGAATCTTGGTACCATCAAAAGCTCAAATCTCTGTACGGAGATCATAGAATACAGTAACGAAGAAGAAACGGCTGTCTGTAACCTCGCTTCGCTCGCCCTTCCGAGCTATGTCGAAAACAAAACCTTCAATTATGACAAACTCCGACAAGTCGTAAAGGTTGCTATTAAAAATCTGAATCGTGTGATTGATATTAATTACTATCCGACGGTGGAAACGAAGAATTCTAATATGCGACATCGCCCTGTGGGTCTGGGTGTTCAAGGCCTGGCAGATGTATTGGCCTTACTACGTGCACCGTGGGAGTCAGAGAAGGCATCTGAAATCAATCAGCGCATCTTTGAGCATATGTACTTTGCTGCAGTGGAGTCATCATGTGAGATTGCTCAAGTAGAAGGTCCATATAGTACATTCAAAGGTTCTCCGATGTCGCAAGGCATCTTTCAGTATGATATGTGGTCAACAAAGGGTAATCCCATTGTTCCGCTTACTCTACAAGATGGAACCCTAGACTGGGATTCACTAAAGGAGCGTGTAAAACAGTATGGCGTTCGTAATTCACTCTTGATGGCGCCGATGCCGACCGCATCAACCTCACAGATTCTTGGATTTAATGAGTGCATTGAGCCATTTACCAGTAACATCTATACTCGTAGAACCTTGGCGGGCGAATTCATTGTCATTAACAAATACTTGATGAAGGATTTGGAGAAACTGGGAATCTGGAATGAGATGATGAAGCAACAGATTATTGCACGAAACGGATCGGTACAGGGTATCGATCAGATTCCAGAATCCATTCAGAAGTTGTATAAGACATCATGGGAGATTAAACAGAAGTTCTTAATTGATATGGCGGCAGCACGAGGAGCCTTCATTTGTCAATCACAGAGTCTGAACTTGTTTGTGGCGGATCCGAATTATGCAAAGTTGACGTCGATGCACTTTTATGCCTGGAAACAGGGCCTGAAAACAGGTATCTACTATTTGAGAACCCGTGCGCCGGTTATGGCACAGAAATTCACGGTCGATCCAGAATTACAGAGAGAAGCGGCGAAATCGGAGCAAATGCGCATTATTCGTAAGAATGCGACAGAGGAAGAGTGTACGATGTGTAGCTCCTAGTCTCCCATACGGCAGTGAGTCACAAACATCATAAATAAAACGTTGGTAAAGTAGGATGAATTATCAATTGGAAGCACAGCGAAAAGAAATTGATAATCTCGTCAAGCACGATTCATTTTTTTCGAATCTGTATCGATCGATGGACGGAATTTCGCAAACGGTTCTATCTCTCTCGCAACATGGAGGTGATTGGACAGAGAAGATAGTGGGACCAGATGGTGGGGCTCTGTTATCAAAAGAAGAACAACAACGTTTTCAAGAAGCCTTTCTTCCGTATCGGCATAGCATTCGTACATTTTTAGGAAATACGATGACGGGCGGTGAAGCACCCCTTCCCACTGTATTAGGAGCTACTACAAACTCCGTTCCAACAAATGCCGCACCCCTTCCTACTGTATTAGGAACTACTACAAACACCGTTCTAACAAATGCCGCTCCAACAAACGCTGCACCCCTTCCTACTGTATTAGGAGCTCCAACAAATGCTGCTCCTACAAACACCGCTCCAACAAATGCTGCACCCCTTCCTACTGTATTAGGAGCTCCAACAAATGCTGCGCCGTCTGTATTGCCTTCAGCAAGTGCCATTCCAGCAAGTGCCATTCCAGCAAGTGCCGCACCCATTACGCCTGTAGTGGCAGCTGCTACTCAAACGATATCAGAGACAGATGATGTGAGACAATTGTTGGGAATAAGTGACAAACAATACGATGAAATGTCCTCATCGGCAGGACTGGAATCCAGTCAAGAAGATCCTGAAAAAATGTTTGGAATTGATAATCTGTATGAGAAAGTAATTGGTGTACTGGGAAGAATTAATGCAACAGTAAATGATTATGCATCTAAATACGGTATATTAGGCATAGAAATCAAGTCGTCCATTGGAAAAGATTGGTCGCTTATTCCCGAACCATTAAAGCGAATCATTTCTGGATTGTTGGTAGAATTAGGAATTCCACCTCAGGTAAGTAAAGAGACAATGGATAAATTGAAACTACCATTTCAAATGATCCTTACTATTATTTATCTAGCACTAGATGTGGCCCGTATAACTGCAAGTGTATCAGGATTCGAAAGCAATCGAAAGATCTTATCGATTGTCATTGCATTAGTGGACTTGATGCGTGGACACTGGGCAAAGGCCATATTATCATTTATGGGATATTATGGTACAAATCAGGTATTAATTGGACAAATGGGTAAGGTATATCTCACCATGTTTCAAATGCTATCTCCTTCCATTCAAGAGAATATGAAATATGGTGCACTGGATACGACCAAATCACTGATCATTGGATTTTTGTTGGCGATTTTTAAGATTACTGCGCCACAAGAGATCCGTTTGCCGATTATTGGAATTATGAAGAAGATTTCGGATAAAAAGAATGAGATCGATGGAGTATTGGTAGATCAAGGCTTGGCGCCGATGCATATTCCATCTCCGAGTTTTGAGGATTTCAATAATCTTCAATCCTTAATGGATCATAAAGCGTTTATTTGCTCCACAGAATTCGAAGAACTCATTGTTGCAGTAAATCGATCTTCCATCATCAATATGATTCTTCAAATTCTTCGTATTCCTGTTACAGAGAAATTCCGCGCCTATCGATGTGGTACGCAGCCGAGAACTTCGTTTCTTACAGGTGTGGTTAAGGAAGCACAAGCGGATAAGGCTCGCCAACTGGCGTTAGAGGGCCCATTGACGGTACAATTACCGATTGCATCTTCTGCACCCGTATCTGCGGCAGAAGCACCAGCAGTAACACCAGCAGTAACACCAGCAGAAACACCAGCAGAAACACCAGCAGAAGCATCAGCAGGAACACCTGTAGCAGGAACACCAGCAGAAACACCAGCAGGAACACCAGCAGGAACACCTGTAGCAGGAACACCTGTAGCAGAGGCACCAGCAGAGGCACCTGTGCCGCCAACGATTGGATCTATCACAGGGCCAACCATTACCGCACCAACATTTGTACCACCAGCCATTACTGCACCAAGCATTACCGCGCCAAGCATTACCGCACCAACCATTACCACACCAACCATTACCGCGCCAAGCATTACCGCACCAACCATTACCACACCAACCATTACCGCGCCATTATCCCCTATAATTGGACAAAAAGGAGGGAGACGAAAGGTTCGTTCTCATAAACGACGTGATTTATCTTCTTCGACTTGAACTCCTGCCAAACCATGAATGAATACAAGATACTCTTTCGGAAATCCCCAAAAACATGACGGTGGTTGATCCGAAGGAGGAATGCGTCGACTAGACTGATTGGTGCCATGTGTAAAGGCCACGATGATTTGTTGAGGAGGAATCTCAATCACTTGATTTTCACGCCCCTGAATCCACCCTTCTCCTTCTGCGATCGAAACCAATGGAAACGGTCGCTCTTCCCATGCTGATTTCCGAAACGTCAGCGTCGCTTCGGAAATACGCTGTGCAAATGCAATGTCAAATGGCGGAACATTCACCGCACTTACTCCACGCTGCAAATCATACATTGCCAATGTTGTGCAACATGCAATATTCTGTGTTGTTTGACCGCACTTCACACCTTTTGTGAGCCATGCTACACGACGGCGAAATGATGTTGGCGGATAATGATCATCATCGTCCATAAACAAGATAATATCATGTGACGCCTCTCGGATTGCACAATTACGCTTTTCACCAATCGACATACGACCTTCGATCGGAATGTATTTGATTCGAAGATCAGGAACTTGAACTTGAAATTGAATTACTTTATCACTGGCCATATGGGGTGTTTTTTCATTATCTTCGATTACGATCCATTCGATCTTGCTACGAGGATAATCCGTTGCCAATAAATTATGAAACGCGATCTCAATCAGCTTTTTACGATTATAGGTTGGAGTGATCACCGTGATCGGTGGACAATCATCGATCGTAAGGATCGGTGGACAATGAACAATGCCCTTTGAGGGGCGGCGGGAAAGGACTAGGACTTGGATTGTTTGAAGAAGAGGAAGAAAGGCGTCGCATAGAGAGGCAAATCGACGAGCCGCAACCGCACGACGCGCCGTTTGAATGGATTCGAAGTTCATTCCACGAAAGGCGGCAAAGGCTTCATCGAGTTCTTCACGCACCGTGGAACGAGGACGTGCCACCGCATATCGCACCTTATCGGACTCCTCGTAATCATTTGATAACCAGGCAACACCAGGAGAATCACAATAGGTTGATGTAAAAACGGGCAAGGCATTCATGAGTGCAAAGGAACCGATCTGTTCGGCATGGGCGGCACCATATCCAAACCCTTCTCCTGTACTCACGATCACATGGCCCCGATAATTCATCATGATCTTGTGTCGAGTAGTAATATCAATGTCTTTACAGATCACCTGAATAGAATCCATATCCGCACGCAATCCATCGGTAAAATCCTTTCGTGTAGTATAAATTGTAAGTGGTGGATCACTCTGCTTCCAATGAGTTACTAATTTCTTCAAATACTCATACTTATTGGTAGAACCGGCAATAAAACATACGAATCCAGCATTTGGATCAGTGGATCGAAGTTCGATCGGTGCGGCACACCAGGGCAAAACATGGAGATGATCGGCGGCGATCCCCTTCGCTTGAAAATCAGTGCGGAATCGATCCGCCGAGATCGGATCACGAAATAAGATCAGATCAAACGCATGCACATAGGCATCATATGCATAGAACCACTGCTCTGGATTCACAAGAAGAATATTCGTATGAGACCACGGAATTGCACCAAATACAGGAACTTCCAAATGGATCTGAATATCAGAATGGATCAGGGGTTCACGAATATCCACCAATCGTGGCTTTTGTACCGTTTGACCGATCGATACCGATTTAAGAAGGCGCTCTATAATGGCTACGTCTTCTTGTAATCCAAAGGTATTCGATTTATTATAAAGGATTGTAACGGTGAGTGGCGGCGCCATATGTAGTATAGCTGCTGCTGAATCTTTTAAGTTGTATGGATAGAGAGATGACCGGTCAAGAAGTTCGTGATCTGGGTTATCTAGCATGGCGAGATCCATTGGCATGGATGGAAACCATGAAGGGAAAACGATGGGAAACGATGTTAGCCCGAGAAAAACACCATTTTCATGGACTCTCGAGTCAGCCCTATGTGGAGCGAGAAACCAAACGAATGGAGCAAGAAATCAAAGATGCGCAGCAGTATTTAACACTGGACGGTTATACGATTGGAGGCGGGGCCATTGATTTGATTATCTCTTCCGATCTATTATGGAAATGGTCCTGGGGAAAGAAACACACCGCCATTGATGATATTGATGTACTAGGAAATACGGTATGGTATATTACAAAAGGAGATAATGCATCATATGATAATCGAATCATTTGTGAAGATTCAGAAGGAAAACAGTTATGGTCTAAATCAGACGTATCGTCACAAGTTGCGGTTATTCACCCCTATTGTTATTATGTCAAAGTTCTTAATTATTTTACAACGATTGAAGTATGCGTGTGTGATGCCTATACTGGAAAGAACGAGCATGTATTATATCGAGAACCAAATGACGAGAAAGACCTGGTGTTACATAAAACATCAAATCGAACGCTATATTTCACAACAGAAGATCCGAACGGAAGTCAGCTCTTCCACATACACGGACAGACGATTCAGCAGCTTCATCGTGGATCTACCTTTCATAAGCCATTAGGTAAATCACATGATGGAGCACACTGTGTTCTTGTTAAATCGTCGCTGGAAGAGGAATGGAAACCGCACGGTGCACCACTTAGTGATTGGATTCTTCCAACGGAAGAGATCGAATGGGTCAATGTCTTATTGGGCCTTGTAATTACCATGTACGAAGGCGCGCAAACCATCTGGCATTGTGCGCCACGTAGAAAGCCCCATGTTATTTTTAAGATTAAAGTGGGCACGATTGAACCTGAACAATGGTCTCAGTGGGAACAAACGGCACATCAAATGTGTATTGTAAAAGCGCCGTTTGAAATTCCGTATATGATCACAATTATGAACAATCAGGTAATCAAAATGGACAATCGCCATCGAATGGCACGACCTGTTACGTTTGCACCTCTTGAAATTCATCGGTATCATACGAAATCAAAAGATGGAGTTACCGTGCCCTATGTGGTGGTGAAAGAGAAAGGGGTGGCTCCTAAGGCGCAGTTTATTTATGTATATGGAGCCTATGGAGCATCTACTCCAATTCAATGGCCCTATAGTCAGTGGTATCCTTTATTAAAAAGAGGGTGGGCAGTGGTATTTGCACTCGTTCGTGGAGGAGGCGACGTCAATGCCGCATGGGCGGATGCGGCGCGAAGAGATCACCGTCATGTATCAGTAGACGATTTTGAAGTGGTCATTCGTTCTTCACAGCAAAAATATCGGTTAGGTCCAGAAAAAACGGTGATTTATGGGCGTTCTGCAGGCGGTGTACCAGTGGGCGCCATGGTATCACGATTTCCGGATGGCCAACTCATTGGTGCAGCATTTACGGAAGTTCCCTATGTCGATGTTCTTCGAACTAGTTCCAACCCGGCTCTTCCATTAACAAAGGGTGAGTATAAGGAATTTGGAAATCCACGTGAGAAGATTCTGAATTTTAGAGAACTATTATCGGTCTCTCCGATCAATACATTGCCTACGGAAGGTGCACCTGGTGTGTTTGTGATGAGTCATGTTGGTTTATTGGATAAACAGGTATTCGCGTATGAATCATTTAAATGGATTCAGCGCTTACGAGGCGCTACGATGGAAGAGATCCACCCAAAAGGAAAGTATGTAACCTTTGAACGAAAGGAGGCACATCAATATCGACCGAGACGCATGGCTCATCTTCGAGGAGTTGATTTGGCGATTTTGGAGGCATGGGTGGAAGGCCATCTCCGTTTAGGATAATCTACGGATCATTTTCATTTGCGTAAAAAATAATCTAGGGAGATAGTATAAGATGTCACACGCAGTTCAAGAAATGTTTGGAGAGAAGAAAGAGGGAGGTCGTCGTTCTCGTCGTCACTCGCGCCACGCCAGCCGCTCGGCTCGTCGTCACTCGCGCAAGCACGGTGGCTCGAAGAAGGCGAAAAAGCACGGCGGCTCGAAGAAGTCGAAGAAGCACGGTGGCTCGAAGAAGTCGAAGAAGCACGGCGGCTCGAAGAAGTCGAAGAAGCACGGCGGCTCTCGCAAGAACAAGTCGAAGAAGCATTAAAACTGAATGAGGCATGCCTCAGACGATTTTACTCGTTTGCTCGACTTCATGGCGCTTCCAGGCAGCCAATTTTGTATGTATAGTTCTCTATGTAGTTCATGCCCTCCATAGAGACGAATACCCTCTCGATGTTTTGCGGTACCATATCCATTAGAAGAGCATAAATGATATCGCTCTTCGCATTCCGGATGAGCAGCACAATAGTCTTTGATCCATTCATCGTGTGCCACTTTTGCCAAAATGGACGCCGCCGCAATCGCCATATATTGATTGTCTCCTTCTACAATTAATTCCTGTGGACCGTCCCATTTATCCAAGGATAGTACACCATCGATGAGAAGACGATAAGAGTCTATTATGTTGGCCTTTTGGTTGGCCTTAGAAACAGCCTGGTACGCCCGCCGAAATGCCTCACGATTGGCCCATGTAATGCCATGATGATTAATTTCTTGTGCACTAACGATTCCGATGCCAAACAGCGGCACGTGTTCTTTGATTTCTTTCGATAATTGGGTTCTTTTTTTGGGACTAATTTTCTTCGAGTCGCGCAATTGTGCAAATATGTTTCGTTGCACTTCCGTCCAATCAGATTCATTAGGAATCACAACTGCGCCGGCTAGAATCGGACCCCAGAAAGAGCCCCGTCCGGCTTCATCAATTCCGATTTCGATAACATTGTCGTTGGTAAAGCGTGAAGCAAGTGGCATGTCTGGCCGACCATCGTATTCGTCAATGTTATCAAATTTTGACGAATACGTTATAAAAGATTCGAATAAACAGTAGAGAGAAATGATTCTCAAGATAACAATTTTTGGGCTACTATTGATTTTAGTGGCAGTCTTGGTACTTTCCTATTATCAAACTTCATCATGCATGGAAGGGCTTGATTGTCCAGTCCCCCTCATTTCAAAAGAAGAATTGTATAATGGACAAGTATTTACCTGCACGCAAGACGCTCCTTCAGGTGGAGTCATTAATACTGCTTATCAATATGTCGGTGCAGTGTCAGGCACAACCTATGTTATGGCATCTACGTTGAAACCTACGGCAAAAATTACAAATGGTTCTTCCTTGACAGTGGGAACCGCTACAAACTTGCCCTCCATTACGGCATCTACACTATTGAATGGTCAAGTATTTATTTGCAGTGGTTCCACAGACATTACCAGTCCTCCTACAGGAACGACACGTAAATATCAGTTCTTTCGAACATCCGCGGCTGGAGCAACAACCCTCACTGGGTTTGTTGTTAAAACAGACTTATCGGCCACAGTAATGGTAACCGATGCCATTAATATTAATAAAGTGTCAACTGAAGCAACACCCGCGATTAATATTACATTGGCAGAAAGTGCTTCTACGATTACCCCTATTTCTATTACCTCGTCTGCATTAAAGAATGGTCAAATATTTAAATGCAGTGGTGCAGATACTGTTGTAGGTGGAAGCAATAGCCAAAAGTACCAATTTATTGCACCAGGTCAGATTATGATTCCTATTGATAATGCTCTTCCTGCAACAGTAATGGTTACAGATTGCGTCAATATCAAATCAGCGAGTGGATCCCCAATATGCAATCAGCTTCTTGCCAATGTAACCGATAATGAAGCCTGTGCCTTGCCAATTATTTCTGCGTCTAATCTCCAGCTCGGTCAAGTATTTCAATGCATCGACAATAAACCATCAGGCAGCTCCAGATGGGTCTATGTTGGAAGCAATAAAATCATGTCTACCACAGCGGTTCCTACCGTCAAAGTGCAAAATTGCGCATCATTAACGGTTGTAAACTCCGTTCCGACCTCAACCGCTGCATTAACAAATGGACAAGTATTTAATTGCGCCTCTGGTTCGATTTCGAATTCGACGGGCACGACATTTCAGTATATTACAAATGGTACATCAAAGAAAATAGTCTCATCGACACTATCTCCCACCGTTTCCTATTCTTGCCCTCCAGCGGACGGCTCATGGACCACGGCGGATCTAACGGCAAGTGATCTCAAACAAGTGACATCGGGTGATTTACAGAATGGTCAAGTCTTTATGTGTACCGCAGGTGATATAATGAATGGTACAGGAAATGGTAAAACATATCAGTATCTAAGTTCCAATCGTGTCATGGCATCATCGTTAAAACCCACCGTTGCCGTTACCAATTGTACAACAGGTTCGCCACAACTCGTATTATGTTCAGGTATAACACCGGCTTCATGGGATGCGGCAGGATTGGGAGAGTACGGTGATGAAGCGAAATCGAATCGTCATGACAATGATGATTCCAAATCCAATCGCAACACGGATGATTCTAAATCGAATCACCATTATGATGATTATTTGCGTTGGAGAAATCGTAGGTCATATTCAAATACAGCCTCTTCATACCAACCATCATCAACCACACCCGCATCAAACGCATCCGCCACATATCCTCAAAATAATACCGTTCAGCCACAAGTTGCGGTAAGTGATACGGGTTACGATGCCATGTCTCTGCAGCAAAAGTCGGATCTCTTGAAAAATATTCAGAAGATCTTCCGCAATGAATTAATTGCGAATCGTTCCACCGATGCATCGGTTATGGATACATCGTCATCATCATGTTCAGATACAGATTCCACCGAACAAGGACAAGAATATAATAAGGTGTTATGCCCGTCCAATCCAAACGGATCGTGCCCGCCGATTCCTGATATGACCCAGTACATTAAGAAAGACGCCATTCCATGCTGGGGCTGCTCCGTCGATTATTAATTTCTAAGATAAAAGATAAGATAAGAAAGTAGGATGTTTGCGTTCTTATCATTACTTTTCGTATTAATCGTTATCTTCCATTTTACGAATGCACAACAGGATAGTTTTACTGATGTACCACCGTCACATACGGTAAAGATTCCTACGGTTCCACCCGCTACCTCTTTGCTTCCGGATCCAAAAGGACCTGCTACAAAGGCGACACGTACTTCAACCGAATCCAGAGACAACGCATCGGTATCACCTTATACGTTGCCAGGAGAAATCCCTGATGCACCTTATGGCCAGATCGCGACCATGAGCCCGCTTCCGTATCAGGATACAACCCTCATTAAGGCGAATCGTCAACAGATTGTCTCCCTTCTTGAAATGATGAAGGGATTTCTTTCGTTTGAAGCACAAGAGATTTCAGAAAAATCGGATCCATCGATTCAGTTACCGCTAAGCAATGTGCGCAGTGATTTTCAAATCTTGCAGAATGCGGTGGAGCTATTAAATCGCAATCCAGGATTACAGCCTACATTGAACTTAACAAACTTGAATGAAATGTCGTCCAATCTGGCATATTTACAAGAACAAGTTCGTCTTACGGGTTCGGCAGGTGAACTTCAAGGACCCGTCTATGAATTTACGGAGGGATTTACGAATAGGGCTCGAGGCCCTCGTGTTTATCTTGATGGTCCGATGGGTTCCACGGGTGCAACAGGAACAAGTGGCTCGAATTATCAATTAGCCACTGTGAATGATTTAACCGATTTTGTGACACGCATTCAAGGTGAAATCATTCGTCTTTCGGCAAGTGGTACAACCGATCCGACCATCGCAGCCCGTGTTTCTGCACTAACGCAGCTCAAGAATCAGATTCAGAATATCATTGATCAAGTCAACAATGGTACAATGAGAACCTCTGAAATCCCCATTTTTAAGAAAGACCTAATTCGTGCATTTCCTACATTAGGTGATCCGAGTAAGCCTATCCCAGAGATCATTCGAAGTCTTGGTCTTCATTCTGGATTATTTGATTCGAATAGTATGAAAGAGATCAAACATTTGATCAGTAAATATGCGGATCAGATTGTGGACGGAGTGAGTGCGTCCTTTAGTGTTAAATATACCGCCCCTCGAGAGGCTGAAGTAGTGCATGCTATGGCATCGACAATCGATCAAACTGGATTTCCATCGGTTGCTGACCTGAATAATGTATCTAACGCTAAGTTTACACCAACGGACTCAGGACGTCCAATTACGGATCGATTGGCTCCGACACCGATGGACGCAGGACGTGGTCCGTCTCACTTTGATTGGAAACAGCGTGCGAAAGACATTGAGGCACAAATCAAGAAGCGCCAATTAAATCCGAACGATTTTGGATTGATGCCAGAAGGCACGAAGGTATCGGATACATTTTCATGGAAAGGATATGCTAGAATGATATGTACACGCCTTCAAGCAACAACCGACCCCAAACTACCTGAAACGTGTGGTTGCCCGCCCTTAGACTGGAATGGGTGGAGAATCGCCAAATAAATCGTTGTGTGGAATAGAGATGACATCGTATCTTGTAGAATCCGATGTAATTATTCGGGCAGTGGATCACCCGTTTCCGAATCGTGTTGTATTAGGTGCATTTTCTACCGCGGAGCAGGCGTATCATTTTATTGAGAAGTATCTGGCGGATACCAAAGATCTCCATACGTATTTTACTAGACAATCGATCTGCTCCAAAGAGGTGTTTGAATCCTATGTGGATAATGAGCGTATTGTATCGTTTAATGTCGTACTGGGTCAATTTGAGGATATGATCTATGTACGAAAGGTATCCTCTTAATATAGATGATTGAACCAATTCTACAAGGATTAGCACTTTTATTTCAAGCCATGGCAAGTGGTCCAAATGGGTTTTTTGTGTTTGTACTCCTTTTCTTTGTGATACTGGTGATCGCGATCTGGGTAAAACGAAGTGGGTTTCAAGATTACGGAGATCGTACTCGAATCCTATTCACGAAGTAGATACTATGAAGTGGGCGGAAGGAATTATAATTATATGTTCTATCATTTTCTTTATTCTTATTATTCATGCTATCAAAACACAGGTGACCACCTATGTATATAATTTTATGGGTATTTGGGCATTGCTAACCATTTTCATTTTGATTAATATGGCCATGTGTTCCTCATGATTTATTACCTTTTAAAAAGTAGGACAAATAGAATGACACCGTCTACTTTTCATTTATTGGGAATATTTGTCGTAGGTCTGGCGATTGGACATTTCCTCTCGAAACATATGACACAGGAATACTTTCAAGATGGAGGCAACTCATGTGACAGTTGCGGTCAATCTGCGCCATGCGGCTGCTCGAAACCTCGGCCACGCCCGATTTGTCCGGCATGCCCTGATTGCAAACAGCCCGATATGAGTAAATATGTATTGAAGACCTCTATTCCGCCTTGCCCTGCGGTCCCTGACCTGAGCAATTACATTTTGAAGAGCGAGTGCCCACCGGTACCGGATCTGAGCAACTATGTTCTAAAATCTTCTATTCCGAAGCAAAATCCCGTGATTTTGGATTGCTCGAAGTGTCAGAAACCAGCAGGCGAATGCCCGCCGTGCCCCCGCCCGCGCTGCCCTGAGGTGAAGTGCCCGCCGCCGACCAAATGCCCTGCATGCGCGCCGTGCCCACGTCAGAGTTGCCCTCCGGCTGTGGTGAAATGTAAGGCAGAAGATGTGGTTCCCAATGCGGAATCAATCGTGCGCCCTTACATGGCACCGCTGAGCTTTCGTGGGTTTGGCATGGTTTAAATGCTTCTTTTTTAAAAATATCATATGTTCTACATATCGTAGAATATACGATCTTAATTGTTGAAAAAGGATAGGGGAAATGGATACGCGATTTTGGGGCCCGTCTGGGTGGAAATTGCTCCATCTCGTTACATTCGATTATGAATATTCGGCAGAAAGTGCGTCCAGTTTTGCCAATTTCTTCGAGACAATTCCGTATATTTTGCCGTGTAAATATTGTCGTACCTCTCTCACCGATTATTATCGAAAACACCCGTACCATATACCCAATTCACAAAAGAATATGATCAATCCGATGTTGGATCTGAAGAAATGGATGTATACCATTCATAATTGTGTGAATGGAAAATTGCGTTCACAGGGTCTTCACCCTGAATCCAATCCGACCTATGCACAAGTCAAGAAGTATTATACAAATTTTCAGAAAGCACCATGGAACGATCAATTGGTAAGTCTATGGGATTTCCTCTTTTCTGTGGCATATCATCACCCCAAAGAGTCATCATTTGGTTCGGAACCGATGCCTGATTGCCCAAAGGAGGCTAAGATGTGTAAGGATCCGATGGAGAGAAACAAATGGAATGTTCTTCCGTGGAAAAAACGTATGTATTGGTTTCGCAAATTCTGGGTCTTTCTTCCGGCTGTCTTGCCACAGGAGATTCGAGTCCGATGGCAGGAAGTAGAACGTCAAAATCCGCCTGAATGGGGTAGCCGGCGATCGATGATGGCATGGATATGGAGAATGAGGTGCGGATTGGACTCAACATTTCGTGATCCCTATACGACCGTATGTAAACAGATTCAAGCCTATTCTAGTGACTGTGGGAAGAATCAAAGAGGCATTACCTGTCGACGAACGCATCGTACACGTAGGAATAAAACGTTGAAAAAAACAAAATAAGAGAGAAAGTAGGGGAATGGAACCATTCTATTCACAGTTGATTGTCGTAGTGACATTGATCATGATCGTAGGTCTAGGTACGGTTATCACGTTTGATACGTGGCAAACGGTATTGCTCATGATCCTCTTTTTGATTGGTATGAATTATCTTCTTATTTTGAGTTTGGATCGATTAACGACTATTAATTATGGGAGCATCAAGGAAGGATTTGTGTCAGGAACGGAAGCAACTCTTTCGAAATATGAGTGGCTAAGCAATGATGATTTGTTTGATGATTTTTATGCATCGGTGTTTACGAAGTTGACGCAGAATGAAAATCTGATTCAGGCAGAAACGGCGATTTGTTTAGAGGAGTTTGCGAAAACGACGCCGAAGGATCAATTAACGATTTTGGACGCGGGGTGTGGCATTGGGATTGCCGCATGTTCATTTGCCAAACAGGGGGCGGGCCAAGTGGTGGGCATTGATAAGAGTCAGGCGATGATTAGGTATGCAAAGGGAACAACGCTAGAAAGCACGACGCTGACAGAAACACAGCGACAGAATGTGGAGTTTCGAATGTTTGATTTGATGGGGCCAGGTGCGGCAGCGGCGGCGGAATTTACGAACGCATGTGTCTTATATTTTACCATCTATTATTTCAAGGATTTGGATACATTTTTTCGTAATTTGTCCTTATGGGTGAAACCAGGCGGATCCTTGGCGATTGAGGTGGTGAATAAGTATAAGTTTGATCCGGTTTTGGATTCGAGTAATCCGTGGGTAGGCATTAGTCCACAGAATTATGTCAAAGAGCGCCTGAAGACATCGAAGGTAGTCTTTGACAAGTTTGATTATGAGGCTACATTTGAATTAGAGGATCCAAATGCAGAGTTTCGAGAGACGTTCCGTTTCAAGGACGGATCCACGCGCCGACAAAAGCATTCGTTGACCATGCCGAGTATGTCCGATATTATTAAGAAGGCACAAAGGAATGGGTGGACCTACACGAAATATGTTGATTTGATGCCACTATCTTTTCAGTATGGATATTTGTTGTTTTTTAGTCGAAATGATTAACGACGTGACTTTCTCTTGGTTTGTTTCATGCGACGCGCTTTTTTGTGACGGGTACCACCTTGTGATGGTACAAGTTGGAACGTGGCCTCAGGAACGTTTAATTGATAGGTACGTGATGAGCCATCAAAATCAATTGTAGCAGTTGCATGAAAGGCAGATAATTTATTTGGTACAAAAGACACTGGGTTAAAAGCCGCATTCTTGCCGGCCACTTCCACTTGTACGCCCTGTTGATAAAGATGTGTTGGAGCAATATTACGATCACTTACTAAAAAATTATGTTTATCAAATATCTCTTTGTAAAGATTATCTGTTAGTAATGTTTTAATATTTTCTCGTTGTGTTTCATACCCTATGATTGTAATTGGTATTAAATCATCTACCTTATTATTTGCCGCGCTGGCAAGCTGATTATTATCATTTTTAACACGCTCTATCAATTCATCATTTGTAAGTGTATCTACGCCATTCGTATACTTATCATTAACTCGTTTCCATTGTGAGAATTCCTTTTCAATAGCGGTTTCTAGGTTAATATATAAATCAACTACATCATGTTTCAGATGAAAAGGAACTAGGCGACGTTTACTATTTTGTTTTAGTGTAGCTGAATGCTTTAGCGAGCGATTCCATATTATACCTACCTTTCCAATAAGTTTATTCGCAATCAATGAAAGAATCATATTTGTATCTTTCTCTGCACTAGATACTGCAGCAGTCTCATCTCTGGTTGGGTTTAGTTCACGAAAGTACGTTGTAAGTCCTTCTTTGATGTATCCTTTATATGTGTTCAGAGCTATATCAGTAGGATTGAGAAGTGAAATCATTATTTTGTTCCATTCTTCTAAACGATTATCTTCTATGTATTTATTTGCTGATGTAATATATCCCGCAATATTTATAGGAACTTTTAAAGTATCGAGCCTGTCTTTTTTAGTATAGTTCATTTCATCGATTACCGCCGATTTTACTAGATCTTGTTTCTCTTGACTCAAATATGCAGTGGAGTCACTATTTGCAGCCATACTTCTACTCTATCCTCACATTATCATCCGGAATTATCGACGTCATGTATTGCGTAGTTTGGACCGCGATGTAGCACGTGTTTTGGGGCGGCGCGGCAGTATTACAAATGACTCCATTGATGATGTACGTGGTGGCATTACAAATGGGACTACAGCCTTATTTGCGGTAACACGATAGCTATTATTTCTAACTGTTACATCAAACTTACTCATCTCTATTCCACGATAAAATACGTATCTATAAAATAATGAATCAGTGTTTTATAGAGCCGGACATCATTATGCCTTAGCGACGCGACTTGGCGGAACGCGACTTGGCACGACGTGTCTTGACGTGACGTGACATGACATGGCGTGTCTTGACATGATGCGACTTTACACGGCGTGTGCGGCGTCCACCCTGAGCTGTACCCTGAGCTGTACCCTGAGCTGTACCCTGTTTACTATTTTCATAGATTTGTCTTGCGATACCGATATACTCACCAGAAAATACCAATGCAAGATGTTCTTTTCCATCCGATGTAACGGTAACAGGTACACCATTCAATAAGATTGTACAATTTTCAGCTACCGAGCTAGAGCTAGAGCTGGCAACGGCCCTCTTATTGGCAATGGCTTGTTTTATCGCAGCGATATCGGCTTCATCTGAAAATACAAATGCAAGATGCGGGGCACCTCCTGATTGGACGGTAACGGGTATGCCTTTTCCTAACGGTTTGCATATTTCATTAGAAGAAGCAGGACTTGCAGCTTTAACGTTAGCATTAGAGGCAGTAACAGCGGCCTGTGCTGCAACAGCGTTAACATTGGCCACAGCAGTTGTGTTTACAGAACTTGCACTCGCAGCTTCAACGACCGGTGCTTCAACGACCGGTGCTTCAACAGCGGTACCATTACCATCTGGAGTTGTAAATGTACTGGTGCTGGGTAACTCAGACGAGTTAGCGTTCTTACCACTAGTAAGGTTACCTGGCATCTCTCTATTCCATCCCCCGAAAAAATACCCACACAATAATCTTATATACTAGCAATAGGATGGCACCACTGTTTGATGTATTTCAAAAAGGACTCATACGGGGGTCGGAACATCTTCCCTTCGATCCGGAAAAAGCCTATGCATATGTGGAACATCCAAAAGAGGGGTGGCGCGTATACCTTCGTTCCTGTATCTTTCTTCACCCCACAAATGCACCTTTTCACCCAGGAAACTTCCTTGTAGTTAAACGCACAGGTGCCCATTTTTCCAGTGCGTCATGGGAACCACCAAAAGGTCAAATGGAAGGAAAAGAAATATCAAGTCGCCGGGCGATTATTAAAGCACTTGAAGAAAATGTTATGAGGGAAACGGAAGAAGAAGCACACATTACGGACATTCAACGCATGCGTCATAGTGGACTTGTATTTCAATCCCAAGAAACGGATTATCCTAAGAATCATTATTTTCAATATCATATCTTTCAAGGGTTTGTGACACCTGAACAAATCAATCAATCATTTTCGACATTTGAATGGATGAAAGATCATAAAAAAGCCGTGGCACGATGGCGTCGTGATCGCAAAGAAAAAGACGCCGTTGCCTGGTTTCACCCTGAGAAAACACGAATAAATCCTCGTTGGTGCCCTGACATTGTGGCGCTGTATTTACAGCAAAATCGCCATTAAATTTTTTCAAAGCATACCGCGCGCGGCTCATTGTTCATTTGTTCTTGAATATACTTCTGCGCCTCTTTTTTAAAATCGTACCCGCATTGGTGTTCTTGTGGAGGTAAATGTGAAATACAGAATAGTTGTTCACATTTACAAGTATAGAATAATACGCCAAGCTTCTTTTTGCACTGTGTGCATCGGATTTTCTTTTCACTCGACATGGACTGCCTTCCATCGACGGCAGCGACATATCAAATTTGTGAATTCTCCACATAAAATCGAAAACAGCGAGCGATGATTCGGATGTTCCCAGCTTTCCATTAATGGATCTTCTTCATCGAACAGGGTTTGACGACGATATTCCATTTCTATTCAGAATATTGCCGCGATGAGTTTAAGTAGGATTCGCCGGATCTCTACCAATGGTGTTTTGGAGCGCCTATCCGATGGTATCTCAGATCCTCGAAAAAGATCCGATCCCATCCCCAACGGGTCGATCGATCGAGATCGGAACGCCAGAAGAAGTCTGTGTTTTTCTTCGATCTTATTTTGGTGATCCGCCACGCACACCGATCTTGGATCTTATATTTGATCCGATGGATCATCTGTTGATCGTTCGAGATCAATCCAATAAACTGATTGGATCGATCCGTTATCATTATCTGGGTAAATTATCTCATCCGATTTATCTAGTAGATGCATTCTGTGTCCATCCAGAATGGAGAGGAAAAGGAGTAGGTGATTATTTATTAACAGAATTGCATCGGTATGCAAATGAGCGAGGAATTCCCTATGCCCTATTTTTAAAAGAGGGTCGACCACTTTTCACAACACCTAATTATACAGGATGGTATGCATATCGATCGATCACAGAATATCGATCAGCTCCTTTTGTAACGGATCTCGATCGATCGATCGCTTATCGGATCATGGATATTTATCAAACGTTTCGACCGAATTTGTTTGTACTGAGAAATGAACAGACACCAAATCAGATCTGGAAATGGTTTCGAATGGATCAACAATCGATCTTGATCGGTGTTCAGGATACGTATCAACGAATGGGTGGAAAAAAGATGGCTTGGATTACAACATGGATCGAAAGTCCAATGGTAACTGACACAATGCGCGGCCTCGCCGTCGATGCAGTTTGCGACTCGCTTTTTCCAACGTTTGAATATCTATGGATCAACGAACAATGGAAAGGGTCTTCTACCAACTGGAAGCGTGATGGGGCATTTCATTGGTATATGTATCAATGGTCAACTTCGTTGGAAATGGGCCGATCGTACGGAATTATGATCTAGATTTTTTACGTGTTCCGCCTGTAGCACGCCCAACCATGGGAATACCTCTACTATTAACTATCTGTCCCGTTGTTTTTGCAGTAGAACGTGTCATGCGGCCAATGCCTGCTGCTACATTCTTAGCACGCCGTTGAGCCTCGGTTGCAGCAAAATTAGCCGTCTCCTTCTTAGCCAGTTCTACAGCTGTGATAGCCTCTGTCTTTTTACGCTCTGCTTCCTGTTGCTGCTGTCGTAATAGACCGACTCTTGCTGCATTCTGTGCAAGTCGGGATGGAATAGCAGCCATTGTAGGGGTGCCTGATTGTAGTTGTGTAGTTGGCTGTTGCTGTGCTTGTTGCTGCGCTTTTGCCGCTTCAGCCTTTATAGCCTCCGCCCTTACAGCCTCCGCCCTTACAGCTTCTGCCCTTACAGCTTCTGCCCTTACAGCTTCTGCTTTTGCCTTTTCAGCTTCTTCTTTCTTCTTCACCTGTCTCACTTTTTGCAATTCAATGTAATGTACACCCTTCAAATACGACATTTCACAATCGCTGTAATATTGAATCAGAATCTCGCGTGTCTTGGTATTAATGCGATTCAGTTCCGCCAATCCACCCTTTAAAACGCGATCGCTGATTTTAATACGAACGGGCAAATGGGGCTCCCTCTCAATCGTGAACAACATTTCAAGAATATTCTGGCACTCTGCCGCATGTTTCAGCTGTCGAGCAAATAAGGAGCGAACCACGCCTTGAACTTCTTTTACTGTATCTTTTTCTAATGGAATGACTTTATCTTGTTCTTCTTTTGAACAAAAACCCCGTTGACCATCTTTACCAAAGGTTCGCATATCTTTGATTTCGGTGATGCCGTCCGAGGTCAGTTTGATTTTATCGCGCTCTTTTTCCGCGGTGCGAGGGTGAATGGCACGTTTATCAAACTTGAGGGCATTCGCTGCAGCGGGCCCGACAAATACTTTTGTCATCTGTTTCATGAATTCTACATATTGTTGAAAGGACGGATTGCTCATAAAAATATGAGGGGTGATTTTGCCAACTGTATCATAAAACAAAATGGAGAGGGCCATAATGCCAGGACTTTCAGTAATGGGCTCATCGGGTTTTGTCACGCCTTTTCGTTCCGCCGTGTCTTTTCCATAGGGAACAAAGAATTTGGTCTTACAAATAGACGATACAAACTCCTTTCCATCAGCATCTTTTCCATAGGGGTCCGCATTTAGAAGCTGCATGGCACGAGCAATACAGTGTGCCAATGGTTTTACATTGCTATAATTCTCGTAGAATCGTCGAATATTCATCGCATCAAATGTCGAACGACCCGCAATGGAATCTCCTGCATCAAATTGTTTACTGATATAAGGGACCAGCGCATTTAATAGCTCCTTAATATAATTATTTACTGATGTATAATCTGATGTACTATATGCGGAAGGAGGACTGGGCGCGGGCTGAGAACCAGATGGAAATGGCTGGCTGGATTCAATCTTGATTCGCTGGGGCACCTTATCTTCCGTTAATTTATCTTTGACTTCATCTCGCAAGATGGTATCGATCGTTTCACCAACTTTACGATATCGAATGGAATCGACCGTAAACGTTACGGTATTTGCATCATCTTTTCGCGAGGATACGTTGATTTCAAACATCTTCTTCTGATTTTCGACCAATGTAAAGATACCCTTTTGTGTGGTGGTTGCTGCCATATCACGCCCCGCAGAATCAGTGGATTCCGTTTTAAAATATACGATTTTCTGACGCTGATCCTTATACACATAATTTACCGCATATCCATATTGATTAGCAGGAGTTGTAACGGTTGTAGTCATAGGATAGGGTAGACCGGTATAGGGATTAATGGTTTGTGTCGTGGGAGCTTTTCGTTCAACTAGAATCCCACTATTCAGAAAATCAAAATACCCTAATCCTGAAATTCCACCTCCTACAGCTTTCCAGTCTTCCTCGCCCTGGCGTAACACTTTGGGGGCACGTGATTCGACGTAGGCAGGATATTGTCCAGGCGTAGGAACGGTTCGATCGCCTGGTACCGATTCGCTAGCAGGGCGTGCGGTAACAAGAGCAGTCTTATCGACAGTATATTGAATATCGTCCAGTAATGTTAATGCAATGGCACCATAAATCTGGAAAATACGCGTATAAAAATAGGCAAGAACTAAGCATAAACTCTCTTTCTCCTTTTTGGCTTCTCCTTTTAGTTCTTCTAATTGCTCAATGCTACGAAAGGCGAGAATACCGTCTTTTCCAAGGTGAGGTAAAACGCTGAGTTTACTGAAAAACATACTGAGATTATTGGCCATAAACATGACATATTTTCGACATCCGTCCGGATTGGACAATTTCATGAAGTCATTTACTTTAATATGATGTATCATATAAGTAAAAATATCTTCCACCATTTTTCGAGGTACTTTCGTTCGTTCATGCAATTCGGCATGAGTTCCAAGGGTTGACGGAAGAGATACGCCCGAACCCATCTCTATTTCTTATCCAATTTTATAATTCCGTTTATAATACGGTCTCTAATACGGCACTATAGGATTCAAGGCGTCGTAGACATTTTTGGAGCGTTGCCACGGAGATTTCACTGGCTTTGGCGATTTTGGCAAGAGGAATAGACACTCCGTCACATCGTTTCATTACAAAGGCAACACAGCCTGCCGCCAAGGAAGGGGGCATATTCTCCTGTGACAGTCCTGCTTCATCTGCCTTTTCGGCGATGCGTTTGCACAGGGTAAACAAGTGATCCATCTGATTTCGAGGAATCGGAAGACGTGACAAAGGCAACTGAATGTATTCGATGGCCTGCGTACTGGCCTGGCTCGGTTTATTAGTAGTGGTCATGTGAAGAAGACCCTTTTGACGGGCCATCGCCATGACTTCCTGCATTTGTTTTAATGCTTTGGTAAAGGTGGCAGAAGAAAGTCCAAACATTTCTGCAATTTCTTTTGGCTTTCGAGGTGAACCGGCCTGTTTCAAACTCATGTACAGACATGCGGACAAGAGGGCGTCGCGGCTAAGTCCTTGGCGCCCTCCAATTTCTTGTAATGTGGTGTAGAGATTTTTAGATTCTTCAATAATGGATTGATTGATTCCGGAATTAAGACCAATGAGAGACAACCGTTCACAGGTCTGAATGAATGAACGTTCCTTGTAGGGAACGGTATTCCAGGAATGATATTTTCGAACACGATACATCGCTTTAGCAGTGCCGTACCCGTTCAAAATGACGGTACCGAGTGAGGCTTCAGGAAGACGTGGATCTTGAGGTGCACCAACACGGGTTGGGTCTCCACCGCGGTCTTCTTGCGAGAAGTAGCGATATTCGGCGGTATTATCGAACGGCCGAGAGGCGATATGACCGCATTCTCGACAAGTAACCAAATCAGTGGTATAGAGACAATCAACGTTAAAGCAGTTTGGACATGTATCGTTATCTACCGGTTTGGGCAGGTCTTTGTCCTCCCAACTATCAAATGCTTCTTTGATTGATGGAAGACTACGACGAAGGTGAAACAGAGATTCCATTTCTTTACCCTATTTTATAAGGAAAGAATTGGTTCAATTTTTATACACAGTGAATAATCTTGTATAGTAGTAATGAGCGCCGTTCCACCACAAGGATCTGAAAAGCGCACGTCGATTCTTCCCAGCATGGCACCCTCAGGACTTGGGTTTTTTGGTTCTCCTTATTCACCGGCCGATGCCATGAAAACGCCTAATCAAATCGGTGTTAAGGTTGGTAGCTCGATGGGTGATGTAGTAAGTGCGGTAAAAGGTGTTGGATTTTACATTGATCAGATTGGATTTGGGGCGCCATCTACGGGTCTGACTCGTGGAATGGATTTGAAGCCGCTGGGTGTGAACTATTTTATTAAGACTGGTTCAAAGTGTTCAAATGGAGCAACTATGTGGACGTATATGCAAGGAATTCCGGAAGGAAATGCGCTAGGAAATACGGTTAAGAATGCAATGGCAGATATGGGTATGCCGCCGCTAAAAGGTCTTGCGCCTGGTATGTTAGAGGACGCAAAGAATGGATTGAATCCTGCCCCACTTATGAATTCGCTATTGGGTTCAGGGTATCCTCAATGCAAACAAGTTACGTTACAGGTTGGTGATGCAGAGGGACGTATTATGGATCCGAGTTCGGGAGAAGTATGGATTGCAGAGCCAGAGAGGGCAGTGCGAAGGGGGAATGGTTATGTTCAGACACAATGGGTACAAGATACAGATTCGAAAGGAGATCCGATTAATTTGTCACGAGACGAATGGATTGCGGTACCGAAAACGTACAGCGCAGATGGAAAGCGAATAAAAGAGGGATTCGAAGAGATGATGACGAAACCGAGTACGATTATTGCGGTAGGGGTTCTGTGTTTTCTAGCTCTGGCGTTTGTAAGAAAGTAAACTTGCAACACTCATCATTCGTATGAAGACGGGCGCCAAATAGGTTAGTTTTACTGGTGCCTCGAGTCAATCGCATGAAGGAATTCATGTATATCATCAAATAGTATCAGGTGCATTAACATGTTATAATAGCATTCGATAGAACGTAATACGTTCCTCTCGAGTGATTCTTAGAGGCATCTATCATAGAAGAAAGATCTTCGTTTGTATTACTTTGTAAGCTTATGCCAAAGGCTGACTTATGCCAAAGGCCGATTTATGCCAAAGGCTGGCTTATGCCAAAGGCCGATTTATGCCAAAGGCTGGCTTATACCAAAGGCTGACTTACTTCGTAAGCTTATAGGCATAGTATGCAGAAGCACCACCCAGAAGCTGAGCGATCACATAACTCAAGAATGTCATCATGTTGATCTTAGAATCCATAAACATGGCAAACGAAACCGCCGGGTTAACGTATCCTCCACTGATTGCACCAATCAAGAAGATTGCAATTGCCAGGGCGCCGCCGATAATGAATGGATTGCCACCGCTGGAGAAAATCGCCAAGATGAAAAAGAAGCTACCAATGTACTCTGCAAAATAGGTTGTAAAAGAGGCCATGACTCTATTGATGGTTAAGATTATTGTATTATTTATATAATACATAATTTAAAGAGCAACGTATCATAATATATAAAAATGTTTCAACAAGTGGTAATATGGGGCTATAAATTATATTCTCATACACATAGTTATATTCATGGTGCCTTTTTTAAGGCATTTCAGCATTTAGGATATAAGACATTCTGGCTAGATCATCACGACGATCTTTCATCGTATACATTTGAAAACACTCTATTTCTTACTGCAGGAGGTGCAGAAGAGGGCATTCCTGTTCGAAATGATGCATATTATATTTTGCATAATTGTAATATGGATAAATATAAAGATGTTCTTTCCAAACAAAAATTAATTATACAAGTATATACACATGATGTAATTAACTGTCATGGTGGAATACCGATTGAAGGTCATGATGGTAGTTTTAGGACAGATAGTTGTTTGTTTATCCCATGGGCGACGGATCTGTTACCCGAAGAGATTGATCAAAATATCAATCGTGATATTATCTCTCAATCAGTCGTTAATTTTGTGGGAATGATGACAAATGAATGGTTTGATATTAAACTTTGGTGCGAATATCGTTCAATCCCCTTTCAAGGGATCGGTGGATTTACAGATTACAAGGTTAATTTTAGTGAAAATATGAGATTAATTCAAGAATCGTTAATAGCGCCTGCAGTTCAAGATCAATGGCAAGTAGAGAAAGGTTATATTCCATGCCGAATTTTCAAAAATATTTCCTATGGAAAAATGGGAATGACAAACTCGGCACATGTCAATGAATTGTTTGGAAAGCGATTGATTTATCATTCAAATATTCATGAACTAATGAATATGGGGTTACAATTCGAACAACAGTCGGCGGAAGAAAAAAGAAAAATACTAATTCCATTAATGGAGTATGTTCGAGATAAGCATACCTATTTGAATCGTATTGAGTTGATTTTGAATGAATTTAAGTTGTCTTCACAGCAGGCGTGTTACAAATCAACTTCTGACTCGTAATGAGACGGGAACCGATACACATCGTCTCAAGTTCTTGCAATAGCAGTTTAGAAGCATAAGGAAGATGAAGATGCGCAAAGCTCGTCGTATTCCCACAGCCGCGGCATGCCCAAATGTTTTGTTCTGGATTGGCAATCGCCAATAGACCGCAGTCTTTACAGGAGTAACATGAGAAGGAATCTGAACATTCCATCAGACGCTCTTTTGTAAACTCCGCCATACCATGCGCGACCACGCAATCACGCTCCATCTCTCCAAATCGCAAACCACCCTCGCGCGCCCTTCCCTCTGCAGGCTGGCGCGTCAACATCACCAGCGGACCCGATGCACGACTATGCATCTTATCCGCCGAGCAGTGGCGCAAACGCTGATAATAGCACGGACCGATGAAGATCGACGTCTCCATCATTCGCCCCGTGTATCCGTTATACATAATTTCGTTACCATAGGGCTCCATACCATATTGGTCCCGCAGAAGTCCTGCCAAATCGTCCACGGTCGTCTCGCCGAAAGGAGTGCCATCGCCCAGGCACCCGCCCATGCAACCAATCTTACTCATTAGCGTCTCCATGAGCTGCGCAACCGTCATACGCGATGGAATGCAATGTGGATTAATGATAATATCAGGTACAATACCTGATGCCGTCTGAGGCATGTCTTCAGGATTTAGAATCATACCCATGGTGCCCTTCTGTCCGTGACGCGAGGAGAACTTGTCACCAATCTCAGGAATGCGGTCCTGGCGCATACGAATCTTGACGAAGGAGTAACCCTCGCCATTTCGATTCTTGTAAATCTTGTCAACATAACCCTTCTCGTTGTTACGCGGCATCTTGCTGACATCACGTGATTTCTTGGCACCAGCTGGCAATACCGCGCCGGTCGGCACGCGAAGCGGCACCACCTTTCCAATCAGAATGTCATCAGGTGTAACGTAGGTATTCTTGGGAACGAATCCATCATCGCCAATTTTCTCATAGTGAGCATTTTTCATGTGTTTGGTTTCTGTGGAATCAGGGCGGCAGAACTTCTCTTCTTCACCTGAGGACTGATTCTTGCGCTCTTCGTCTTTGTATGTGCGGTAGAAGATGGAGCGGAAACGGCCGCGGTCCAAGGAGGCACGGTTAATCATATTAGAATCTTCTTGATTATAACCCGTGTAGGTCATGATAGCAACAACGATATTCTGGCCGGCAGGCAGGCTCTGTGCACCAAAGAATCGACTCATGTAGGTCGATACCATCGGCTGTTCAGGGTAGCATAGTACATGGCTCATGGCATCAAAGCGCTCTCGGAAATTCAATGCATAAATACCCATGGCCTGCTTACCCATTGAACTTTGATAGGCATTACGAGGAGATTGATTGTGGTCAGGGAAGGGAATATAGGTGGCCGTTGTACCGAGAATAACACTGGGGTGGATTTCACAGTGTGTTGTAGTAGGGTCTGACATGGCCTTGGTATGATCCATTGCAATGTAGGCATTGTCCGTTTCGCCAGCATCGATGTACTCGAACAAGTTCTTGCCGCTGGGAGTCTGCCATCGCAGCAAGTGATTCCATTCCTTAATTGCCATAATCTGGTTTCGCAAGGTATCTGTCTTGTCTGCCATGATTTCACGCACCGCAGGCGCATAGTAAATCGGCCGAATCACACGACCTGCCTCCGTACTGATCCATAGCTCCTTGAATGCATTCTTCCATACGATGCCAGTATACAAGTGTAGAACACCAGCACGCTTAGCCTTTCGCAACTTGTCTACTGCCTCTTGAGTATCTTCGTTAGGAAAGATACCAATCCAGGAACCATTCAAGAAGACACGGGTACATTCATGTTTTTGTTCGATCGTAGAATCACGCAACGAAATCAATTTGTCCATTCGTTGGATAAAGGCGTATACTGTGACAGGTGAACTGAAGATGGTAATGAGGGTTGTCATGGCCATGTTCTTGACCACACCTACACCATGGCCTTCTGGCGTTTCGCATGGACAAATGTAGGAATATTGTGAATTATGCTGCTTTCTAGGGGCAATCAGCTTACCCGTCTTTTCAATCGGCGTGGAGATACGACGCAAGTGAGAGATACTGGCAGAAATATTCATGCGGTTGAGAACTTGAGAGACACCGACCTTATTTGGTCCACCAATCTTTCCGCACCCAAAGTTACCCGTTGCCAAGGAAGACTTCAAACATACGTCCATGATGGTGGATTTGATGATTTTATTGATGTTATTAATGTTAACGATTTCTGTCCAATTACCAGTTGCCTTCCATGAACCACCGTGAATCTCCTTGGAGAGTGCGGCTTTCATGTCTTTCACCATACGATTGTTGTAGGTCTTGCGAAACAGGTCGGCAAGGAGAAAGCCAGGAATATCCACACGCTTATTGGGGTAGGCATCTCGGTCGTCGGTAGGAATACGCTTCGTAATGGTCCATAGTACCTTGCGACACATGTGTGCCAAGAAGCACGCCTTTTCATAATTCATCTCATGTCCGCCGATGTGAGGAAAGAGTTCTTCGGCAAGAATGTCTTGTACATTGCTTTGTTTTTGGGATTTGACGGACCAGGTGTTGGTATGCTCGCCGAGCCATGCGAGTGCCTGATCGCGTGTACAAATGGAGCTCGCCTCAAGAATTGTTTCAATCATGATGGGGTCATATGCCTCTTCTCCCTGAGATGTTACCGCAGTTCCAAGAATGAGTTCGCAAATATCACGGTCCGCCAGCACATTCAAGGCACGAAAGAGAATGACGACAGGAATATCGGTCTTGATACGAGGAACAGTGACACGAATCATGGTAATGAGCTGATTTTTCGGGTGATAGACGACTTTGACTGTATTGGATTTCGGAACTTGGTCGTTATCTGGGCCGATGCACTTGATTTCGACGACTTCCATCTGTTTAGCGGCAGTGCGGCCGTTGCGGAAGACAAATGGGCGATTCTCGGACATTCGTTCCATAGAAATCATGGCGCGTTCGCCGCCCTGAATAATGAAGTATCCACCCACGTCTTCGGCGCACTCTCCCAGCTTTGAAGGGTGAACGTGCTTTTGGTCATGGAGAAGGCAGTACTTTGATCCTACCATGACTGGAATTTTTCCAAGATGAACATTGGGAAAGACGCGAACGTTGGATTCGCGAATGCTGTTGCGGGTATGATCGATAAAGGTCGTGATAACTTTGACGTTCACGTTAAGGGGAGCGGCATAGGTAAGATTTCGTAGACGTGCATCGTTGGGCATCATCGGGTGAATGGCACCGTTATTTTCAAAGATAGTGGGCTTTCGTATCGAGATTTCTTCGAATTCAAGAGTTACTTCATATTCATGTTGTACTTTCTTTCCGAGTACAGCCACGCCATCCGCTGCAGCACCCATAAGAGCGTTGGCAGCGGTAGTGGAGAGTCCCGTTGCCGTCGCTAGGGCAGAACGGGGGCCAGCCAATGGAATTTCCGGCGAACCATAGGAAGTGATAGGATTGGACATGTGAATAATTTCGGGAATGTCGACTTCAATGAATTGATTGAAGGACTCAATCTGATGGCTAATAAGCTGCTTTCCATCAGTTTGAGTAATGAAGGTTTGAAGGATATGACGATAATCGGGTAAAGACATCGGATGGAGGTTAGCAACGATAGAGTTGAATTCCTCCATCAATTTTATCAATTTAAACCTGGTATGTTTAGGTTCTTTATCTTTACTATTAATAAGAAGACAGACATGCAAGAGGCAGAGATAAGAACATTTGCAATAACAGGCGATGCAGCAAAAGCCTATATAGGAGGGTCTAAGAAAAGACGAACTGCCAAGAGAAAGGAAGGAGTAGAAGTTCCATCACAGACGGTTAGTGCACCGAATGCAGATCCAATGGTAGCTGCTCTTGATAAGCCTGTATCGGTAGTTACACCACCAATTGTGCCCAAAACACCCGCGGTAATACAACGTGCAGGGGCAGCCCCTGAACTTCCTCGATTCCAAGTTGTCAGCGGAGATTCAAAGAAGATTAAAGTAGAGTTAAATAAGAAGCAGAATACGAAGAAGGTTCAGCTCCATCCAAAGAAGGACGAGCCTGCCAAGGTGCCTATGAAGAAATCCGTGACAAAGAAGAATCGAAAGATGCTACTAGGTGTATCCGCACTTCATCGACGTATGACTCGTGCCAAGAAGATGCAAAAGAAGGCAAAGGAAATGCCGTTAGATAAATTAAAAGAGGAGCTAGTCCAAAAGAAACTGATCAAGGCGACAAGTAAAGCGCCTGAATCGGTTTTGCGACAGATCGCAGCAGATGCACAGATTGTTGAGGGAAAAGCATTATAATCTGCGGAAAAGGAATGTCTTCTATCTTCGCACCACTATCTATAATGAATAGGCCCCTTTCACAGTATTATTCGCATATCCATCCAACTGTCCGACAACTCTTACAAATCATTGCTCGTTCCACTACTGAAATTGAGCAACACGTGAGATATCAAGCCCTTCATGCAATTCCGCCCCCTCAGGCTCTTCAGAATGCATCGGGTGATGTACAGAAACAGCTCGATGTTATTTCGGATACGATCATGACAACGCATTTGATTCAATCGAATGCGTGTAATGTACTTTTATCAGAAGAACAAGAACAGCCAATTATGGTTCCAAAGGAACATAGAGGAACATATTTGGTAGCATTTGATCCGTTAGATGGATCGTCGAATATCGATTGTAATGGGCCGGTGGGTACGATTTTTTCAATTTGTAACAATCCAAAAGGAGAAATTCTATTAAATGGTGATCAGATCGTTGCTGCTGGGTATGTACTATATGGCCCTGCGACAGAATTGATCATTGCAGTCAATCAGGAAGTGGATCGATTTGTACTGGATTCGTTTAAGAATTACAATCATGTAGAGAGCGTATCCCTTGTTGGAAAATCAAAGAAGATCTATTCTATTAATGAGGCGAATTCACATGTATGGAAGAAGAATATTATCGATTTTATTGAGGGATACAAACGATCGGCGTATACTGCTCGTTATATTGGATCGATGGTCGCCGATGTTCATCGAACACTTCTCTATGGAGGAGTATTCTGTTATCCAGCCGATCGAAAGAATCCAAAGGGAAAACTTCGCCTATTATATGAATGTTATCCAATTGCATATATTATAGAGGCAGCGGGAGGAAAGGCAATTGTAGGAAATGACTCTGTGGAGCGTATATTAGATATCAAGCCACTCACGATTCATCAGCGCACGCCGATTCTATTGGGAACAGCAGAGGAGGTAACTAAATATGAAATAATACGTTCGAAATTATAATCTAAACACCAGGTTCATACGAAGGATCAGAATGCATCAAGCAACGATAAAAAAAGCGATCCAGACGCCCCCTTTTTTTATCGGACGAATTACGGATGTCGAACTGAGAATGTCTTATGATCTGTATCATGGATCGCTCATGAATATTGTTTCGTGTAAGCAAGAATTGGAGAATAATGCAGGAATTCACGTAAAGAATAATGCATCCTTGCATATCTATGTTCAACGATTCATTCAGGCATACGATCATTGTACGCATATCGCAGAATGGGACAAACGAGGGATAATGTATCAATCCGTAGGAAAATGTCAGGAATGGATTACGCAGCGAACGCCACGGACACCCAAGATCGATGCCATGAATTTGGAGCCGTATTATTTTGAGGATTCCTGGATGCCGGCACTGAAAGGGAAACGGATCCTTATTATTCACCCGTTCGCGGCTAGTTTTGAAAAGCAGGTCACAAAACTTCACGAATTATTTCCGAATCGAAGTTGGTTCGAAGATTGTACATGTACATTTATTAAACCACCGATGACAATGGCTGGAAATCATCAAGATAAAGACTGGCAAGAACATGTAGAGGCATTTCTTCCTCAACTTGATTCGATCGAGTTTGATGTGGCTCTTGTAGCAGCCGGCGGGTATGGAATGCTGATCTCGGACTATGTTTTTACCACGCTTCATCGTTCGGTGATGTACATTGGTGGAGCGCTTCAGATTTTTTTTGGAGTGATTGGCAAACGCTGGTTTACGAATCCGAAAGTAATGGCACTGGTAAATGATAATTGGATTAGACCGGCACAAGATGAACGACCATTACACTATGCTAAAGTAGAAAAAGGGTGTTATTGGTAAACTTAAACCGTATATGTGATGTACTCTTAAATGAAAATTATTACGTCGGTTGTGAATAATCCAGATTTTATTGAAATTCAGTTTTATAATTTAAAACGATATTGTAAAGATTCGTTTGAATTTATTGTATTTAATGACGCAAAAGATTTTCCTGATTATACAAACGGGGGAAATCCAAAACTATATTTGGCAATTGAATCCAAATGTAGATCGCTTGGAATTCGATGTATTCGAATTCCAAATGGTCATCATGGGAATCACACAGGTGGACAACATAATTCATCTGATCGATGTGCAGATGCTATGAATTATATGTTCAAGTTTCAATTGGAACATCCAGATCGTTACCTTGTGATTGATAGCGATATGTTTCCAATTTGTGAGTTTTCTATCGATAAATACGCGACATATGATGCGGCGATTGTATTACAAAGTGTTCATAATGAAACGTATCATTACATGTGGAATGGGTTATATTACCTTAATATGTTGAAGACAAGTGATCTACATATGATTAATTGGAATCGTATTCCAGGGCTATGTGATGTAGGTGGATATACATCTGAATGGTTTATGAAATTAATGGGAAATCGACCGGTTCCAAAAATAGCAGATATTCGTTGGACAGATCAAACATTTCACAACGATACATTTTATTTTATTAAACATTTGTATTCTTGTACATGGAACGAATCAGAGGCTCCAGAATACATTAAAGAAAATACGGCCCTTTTACATTATTTAAAGAATGATCCAAGAAATGTTGATGGTAAATTCTTTTGTGAACTCTATGATAATACCTTTTTTCACTATCGTGCGGGTGGCAATTGGAGACAAGAAGGGCTAGCGTTCCATTTAATGGAGACAAATAAGCTCAAAGCAGCACTATTAGAACATAACCTAAACCAAATTGCCAATCAATAAGATAATGAATTACACAGCAGGAAGTCTGCGTGACGTAATTGTAAAAAGTGGAATTGAACATTATAAAAAGGGATATGATGAGGGAGCCGAAGATGGAGAAAAACGCGGAGAAGAGAAGGGATATCAAGAGGGATATCGTGAGGGAAAAGATGACGGATATGAAGAGGGTTACCAAAAAGGGTTTTTGGAAGGACTCTATTCAGGTATGATTACAGGATCGTTATCTGTATTTGTAGGAATCTGTATGATCGCATTATATCGCGGGCCTAAACCCTCGTCGTGATATATTAATTGAACATGTATAAAGAATATATCGAGTTATACCATACCTATACCCAGAAATATGGCCCCAAAACCGCCATTTTTCTCATGGTAGGCTCATTTTATGAGCTATATGATATCCAGGACATCGAGACGGGCGAAACCCAAGCGAATGTACGTGAAATCGTAGATTATTTGGGAATTCAACTCTCTACCAAAAAAGGAGACGTTGAGCCAGGGAAAGACGGATTATTTGCTGGATTTCCAGATTATGTGATGCATAAATGGGCGGGACGCCTAACATCTGCAGGGTGGACGGTAGTCATAGTGGATCAGATCAAAGATATGAAAGGAAAAGTAAAAGAGAGAAAAGTTTCTCGCATTCTTTCACCAAGCACTCATATAGAACAGACTTCTTCGATCGAAACGCCCTATGTGGCGACACTCTATTTTGAACAAGGCGCTTCTGCACCCCTGTTTGGAGCAGCCATTCTTGATGGCACAACAGGCACGACACGAACCTATTCGGGTTCAGCAAAAGGACGACAGGACATTTGGACGGCCGACGATTTGGTGCAGATTATGAGTGTGTATCCTCCAAAAGAAGTGCTGGTATACTGGAAAGGCTCACAGTCACCCGACGAATCCATTCTTCGGCGCATCTTTGGATTTTCTTCTACACTTCCGTTGCATCTTCGTTCATTGGAAACACTTGGATCATTTTCGTATCCTCTTGTACGAACGGAATATCTACAAAAGATCTATTCTATTAAATCCCTTCTTCCTCCACAAACGTATTTGGGATTACGCTCGGAACAAGAGGAGACTGCGTTATTATTTTTGCTACAATTTATGGAAGAACATGATTCAAATCTTCTTCAATCCTTCCATCGAAATGAGCCGTGGATTCCACAGGCGCGCCTGATCTGTGGAAATCACGCGCTCACCCAACTTCAAATGACCGGACCAGCAGAGTCACTCATCGGATTATTTGATAAATGCATCACGGTGATGGGAAAACGAGCGATCAAGGAACGCCTTCTAAGCCCTTATTCGGATCCGACCGAGATCCGATCTCGATTGGAAGAAGTTCAAGAGTATTTATTATGGCCTGAAGAAAAGACGAAACCACTCGATCGACAACTTCGATTTATGTTTGATCTGCCGCGTCTTCATCGCAAACTCCAATGTGGCTGGATTCAGGCAAATGAGATTGCAGGGCTCTTTCAAACGTATACAGCGATCGATACCATTATTAAACAGATCGTTCCGAATACGCGAATGCAACCTCCTTTTTCCTATGCAGACTGGTCGGTCTATCAACAGGTGTTTCATCATCATTTTACAGAAGATAAGGCTCAGCGCGCCTCCGCAGATTGTACTGCCTTTCATGTAGACACGTATCCAGATATTGGAAAGAAAGAACAAGAAATCCAAGATTTACTTGCATCAATTGAACAACTTAGAAAAACCATCGCACAACAAGGAGGTGTACAAGATGATGCGGTTCGATTGGAACAACGAGAGAAGGAGCCTTATGGAATGAAAGGATCGACGATTACTCTTCAACAACTCAAGAAGAATATCGCCAAATTGCCAGAAAAAACAGCGATTACTGAGTTGAAATCGGGTGGGTGGATTGATTGTCTTCCACTTCAACGTGCCAATACGGCGCTACTAAAATTACGCGAATCGCTTGATCAGTTGGTGCGTATTCATTTGGCGGACGCCTGTTTGGCCATTTCTCAAGCGGGTCATCATAATTGGTTGTTGTTGGAACAATGGATTTCGCATATTGATGGTACACAATGTATTGCAAAGACATCAAAAGAGCGGGGGTGGAGTTGTCCAATCATTGAAGATCAAGAGGAGGGATCGGGGCTGGACATTGTGAATCTTCGTCACCCGCTGGTGGAAGCGACTTCTAGTCGTGTGTCATATGTAAAACATAATATTACGTTGGGTATGAATGATACAGTAAAAGGGTGGCTACTTTATGGAGTGAATGCGAGTGGAAAATCTACACTCATGAAAGCGACAGGGTTATGTGTTCTGCTTGCCCAGGCAGGGTGTTTTGTACCGGCCCAATCGATGCGGCTTCGGCCGTTTCAGGCGGTCTATACACGCATTCTGAATCAAGACAACCTCTTTGCGGGTCTATCATCGTTTGCGGTAGAAATGTCAGAATTACGCGATATTCTTCGAAATGCCAATCCGTATACGTTGGTACTGGGTGATGAATTGTGTGCGGGAACAGAATCAACGTCCGCCCAGGCTCTCGTGGCAAGTGGGATTCAGTGGCTGACGAAGCGAAAGGCGGCATTTATGTTTGCAACGCATCTTCATGATCTGCCACAGCTCATTGATACCAAAGAGGTTGACATTTGGCACTTGCATGTGGAATATGATCCGCAGACGAAAAAACTAGTATATGATCGTTCGTTGCGAAAAGGGAATGGTTCGACGTTATATGGGTTGGAGGTGGCGCGAGCAATGGATTTGCCTGCAGAATTCATTGAGCAAGCGGTAGCAAACCGCCATCGGATCATCGGATCCTCGAAACAAGAAGATGCGATCTCTTCCTCGTGGAATCGAAACATCGTGCGAAAGGAATGTGAGATATGCAAGAAGGCAATCCAATCGGAGCTCGAAGTTCACCATCTTCAGCCGCGTGCTTCGGCAACCAATCAGATTCTTTCCGATGGAAGTCATATGAATGATGCGCGGAATCTAGTGGTGATTTGTCAAGTGTGTCACGACAGCATTCATGCAGGAACAATGGAAGTAGGAGAAGTGGTGAATACATCGGATGGACCTGAGCGAATCGTGTCTGCCTCCACGCATAAAAAGAAAGGAAAGTGGGCCGACGAAGATATGGTCATTGTGAAGGAGACACTGCAGAAGTATGCAACACAATCACTAAAAGCCATTCGTGCTCTGTTGAGTTCGAAACATTCCATCGAAATCAGCGAGGGAATGTTAGGAAAGATACGACGAGAAGTTAACGAGTAAAACCAGCCCCCTGTACGGTACCGACACCTGGCGGAGGACGAGTCGAAGTATTATCTGTTGCCGAGAGTCGCATGAGATCGGCCGTGAATTCGGCCGCTCCTGCGTCTGTGCCTTCCAGCAACTTCATGAGATGCTTGCGATAAATCAGGTTCTCCTGTGAAGCAACCTCCAACTGCTTCCGGAGAGACTCGACTTCGCGACGAACGATTACGATTTCCTGGCGAACGGGATTGCCGGCCTGATAATTGAGACCTCCACTGTATAATACAGACGTCATTTCTGATGTCGGTGTAACTTTTAATTATGATATTATAACGCATTACTTATAAAGTTCATCGACTAATCCGTAGGCAAGGGCCTGTTTAGAATCAAGCCATAGATCACGACACAACAATTGATCCAGCTTTTTGGAAGAAAGGGTGGTATGTTGAAGGTATAACTCTTTAATCTTTTTCATGGAATCGGTTAAATTAAGGTATTGATCCGTAATTTCTGACATTTTCCCCCAACATGCTGCACTGAGTTGATGGATTAGCATCGTGGCGCGAGGACGAATGTATCGCTTGGAACAGATGACACTGATCAATGTTCCGGCAGATGCAGTTGCCCCTTCAATCACGGAATGAACAGGAACTTTTAGTGCCTCAATGGCATCGATGGCAGCAAAGGCAGAACAGAGGTATCCGCCATTCGAATAAATATGAAGATAAATCGGAAGCATATCGAGTCGTAACCGAAGTGCAGTAACGATACAATATTCTTCAGCCTCACGAAAAAGGATTGTTAATTGATTGATCGTAGAACGATCGATGTCGTTATAGAAATAGATATGATTATCTTCGCGATACACTTCGGTTATATCGGATTGATCACTCTCTTCTGCCTTTGATTCTTTCTTCGATTCAACTGCATTTTTCATACTGGACCTATACATACCATTTGCTATTTAGGTTCGTCGACCATAAAAATTGATAGACAAATCCTTTCCATCGAAATCCTAGAGATGATTATTCCGATTCGTTGCATGAACTGTGGCAATATCCTTGCAGACAAGTGGCTGGCGTATCAAAAGCGTCTGAATGAACGTTCAAATAATCGGCCCACCCCGTTTTATATGGACGGGAAGACTGTTCCGGTTACAGAGGAGGGTAAGGCACTTGATGAGCTTGGATTGAAGCGTTATTGTTGCCGCAAACACATGTTAACCCATGTCGATCTGATTGATAAGATTTAATCATAGAAAATGTAAAATAGTATATCGGTAAAATCAAAAAACAGTATAGAGTAATGGAGTTCTTTATACCAGGGTTATATATCTTTTTAATCGCCATTCTATGTACTATTTATTTTATTCCGAGAGCTACTCCGATGATTGCCGCCATTCTTTCCCTTGTCTTTTTGTTCTATGGAGTCTATGACCATTATCAAATGTTTCAGTCTGAATATCGCTTAAGTACATGGCAGCAGACCTTTTCAAACTATTTACCATACACGATGATTACTGCCATTATTCTATACACCATCTTCAGTATTCTTTCCTTTTTTACGGGAGGAGCGGTACCGGTTCCGTCGATGCCATCGGTGGAACTTCCAACATTGGCCAATACGACGGTGACACAAGCTGTGAATACGGCAGTCAATTCTATTTCCAACACCGCGAATGATTTATTGGGAAGCGGTTCTAATAGTCTTGTAAATAGCCTGAATGACTTAGGAAATAGTCTAGGGAATAGTCTGGGAATGAATAACAGTTACGGAAAGAATAATATGTCGAGAAGTGCACTCGAAACATTATAATCAATGCTAGTAGAAATGCCTCGCAAAACTCGAAAACAGGTTGCAAAAAAAGGGATCTATTCCATACCCGAATTACGGCGGGCATTTGAACATATTGAGGAGGTCGCGGATCAGATGATTCAAAAGAATATGACAAAAGAGGCAATGATCAAACAATTCCGCAAGGAGTGGTCTCAAACGTTTCATAAGGCATTGGATAAGAAATCAGCAGACGCCTTTTTGGTGCATCGAATGGAGACGAAACGTCGTGTGCGAGGAGGGGCCGCGCCTATCGCGGGTGCGCCATTGGATTCGACCCTACGTCCAGGTATCTATTTGGATCAAGGTCGTATTCCAGGAGCCGATGGTGGGCTAACGTCCACGGTAGGAGGAGGAGAGGAAAAAGAACCTGCAGTCGTTGGAGGAGGATATGGAAGTTATGTACAGTACGTGGATCGTGGATTTTTTAATCCCGAGATTGCACAGCAGTATGATCCAGTTCGTGGACAAACCGCCTTTCCGATTGCACCGCGTATAGACATGGGTTCGAACGCCTTTCCACCCCTTCGAGGTGGTAAACGTGGCAGAAAGACCCGCAAATCACGTGGCGGATCTGCAATTCTTGAACAGGCCTATATGCGCCCAATTCCTGCGGACGTTCCGACAAGTGTGATGTTCGATGTACAGAGCAAACTAAGTGGTATTAGCAGCGGTTTATCACCGGATTTAACACAAAGTCGCCCGAATTATCAACTTGGAAGTGTGTATCCAAGCGCGGTTAATATTACCATGAGATAGAAATGTCCACTCCGCTGGAGTCTCTAAAAAAAGCATTATTACAACGTTCTCGTTCTCCTAAAAAGATCGAGGAGGTCGTCTCTCAGCCGAATTCAAAACAATTTGATTATCGTACAGCGTTATTGAGGGAGCGGTATATGCTCTCCATTCATGCACTAGACAAAGAAGATGTAGTTCATGAATTTATGTATCATCCGCCTGTCACTCCTCCATATGCGACAAAAGGTCCAAGTCCTGCGATTCCTGTAAAAGAGGCGCATCTTGTATCTCCGAAACAACCTTCCGATTTTAAAGTGAATACGGAACTCACGGAAGAAATAACGAATCAGCCCAAGGCATCGCCGTGATAAAATGAGATGCATAAATAGAATGGCATACTCAAACACGTATTCGAATAACGAATCTAATAATGATAATTCGAATAACGAATCTAATAAGTATTCTATGAACGGATTTAATAATACTGATAATTCGAATAACGAATCTAATAATGATAATTCGAATAACGAATCTAATAATGAGTATTCTATGAGCGGATTTAATACTGATAATTCGAATAACGAATCTAATAAGTATGATATGAACGAATTTAAGACTGATAACAAAAAAAAGAAAAGTGTAGTCATTAATCCTAGAGTGGCAGCACTACGACCCGAAAACCATATTGTTCGAATTGATCCTAGAGTGGCAAAACTACTACCCAAAAACCATCATGTTCGATATATAAATCGAACTAATAGTAATTTAAATAGTAATAATAATGAAACAAAAAAAAGAAAAAAAGTAAAAAAAGCCGTACAAACAGCAAAAAGAAGAGTAGCAGCCGCAGCAGCAGCCGCAGCAGCAGCCGCAGCAGCACAAAACAATAATGCAGTACATCCGAATGTAATAGCAGCAGAAAGAGAAGCAGCAAGAGAAGCAGCAAGAGCCGCAAGAGAGTTAGCAAAAAAAAGAGCAGCAGAAAGAGAAGCAGAAGCAGCAGCAGTAAGAGCTGCTGCTGCCGCAGAAACAGCCAGACAAGCAGCAGAAAGAAAAGAAAGATTAGAAAGATTAGAAGAACTAAGAAAACAAAAACTTCCTCCAATTCAGCCAGCTCCTAGTGGAACAAACCCATCTAGGACACATGGAGTTGTACTACCTCCAACAAATATAGGTGTACGTTTACCTCCTATTATGGGAGGTAAACGTACCCATCGCAAGAAAACGTGCATGACTCAGAAACGTTGTAATAACCGCCGTCATACACGTCGTATACGCAGTACACGCAGTACACGCTAAGGTTTCCGATCAACCCCATTCATCACATTGTAGAAAATACTGTGATGAATATAAGACTCTCTTTCCTCTTACTAGGAGACAGATGGACGGAAACGAGGCACGAGAATTATCGCGAAGATTGATTGATCTCTACTTTCGCACAAATGCCTATCCCTATACGCGACATCATATCGACTCCTATGATCAATTTGTTCAGCAAGATATGATCAGTATCATTCGTTCTCAGAATCCAATTTTGATTCTAAAAGAGTTGAATGAAAAAACGGGAGAATACAAATATCGTGTGGAGATTTACGTGGGTGGAGAGAATGGAGACGCCATCGAAATCGGAACTCCGACAATCAGTCTTCAGAATACGGAAGAAGTCCGTATTTTGTATCCGAACGAAGCGCGTTTGCGAAATCTCACCTATTGTTCTACGGTATATGCTGACATTAAAGTAAAAATTACCTATAAAAGTGATATTGCGTCCGATATCGTCAATGGTGAGGGCGTTGATTTGTCGCCTGAGCCATTTTTGAAATGGCCGCTCTTTAAAATTCCAATTATGCTTCATAGCCGTTATTGTATTTTGAACAGTAAACCGAAGGAGTTTCTCAAACAGGCGGGTGAGTGTCCATATGATAACGGTGGCTATTTTATTGTTGATGGTGCAGAGAAAGTACTAGTAACGCGCCAAGAACAGGCGTTTAATACACTCTATATTACCCCTCAAAATGATCCGAAGGTAGCAGTGTATGCCTCGATTTCATGTTTATCAGCGCAGACTCGTCAGGTGAAACGCATTTCTTTTTCATTAATGCGTTACGTGGAGAAAGATGGAATCACATCGCATGCAACGATTCAGGTCTCTCTGCCGTTTGTGCGAAAACCGGTTCCGCTGTTCTTGTTGTTCCGTGCACTTGGATTTCAATCCGACGAGGAAATCATCAAACTCATCTTTCCTGATTTAGAAAGTCCTGAGGCAAAATTACTGGTAGATAAACTTCGTCCCTGCATTATTGATTCCTTTCCATTTTTAAATACATATATGGCAGTTAAATATATTAAAACATTGACAAAGGGCTTCAGTGAAGCTCATGTATTAGATATCATTCGCAATCAAACATTCATTCATATGCCAAACGATTCGCACTCCCAGGCATTGTTCTTAGGAGATTGTGTGCGAAAGATTCTGCGCGTGAGTGAAGGGTATGACCAGAAGACAGACCGCGATGATACACGTAATCAGCGTTGTCTCACAAGTGGATTTCTGGTTCAAGAGCTCTTCAATAATTCGTATAAACTGTGGATTAAGGCGTTTGTACTAACGATTGGTAAGGAGTATAACTACAATACGACGCTCTATGCAGAACAGAATTTTAAGAACATATTCCAACCAGGCAGTGAAAACAAGATTTTTATGGCAGGTCTCTTGAATGATATGATCATGAAGGGGTTTAAAGGAAAATGGGGCACCGGTCTGGGCGAGGAGAAATCGGGCGTGTTGCAGGCAATGTCTCGTCTTTCCTATGTCGATTTCATGTCGCATTGTCGCCGCGTGATTCTTGATTTTGATACCAGCATGAAACTGACGGGTCCGCGTAAACTTCACACGTCACAGTATGGCTATTTCTGTACGTCAGAAACGCCGACAGGTGCATCAATCGGAATTACGAAGAACTTGACGATTATGGCGGCGATTTCAACGTCGTCTCAAACAACCGCATTCTTCAAGTGGTTGCGAGGATCGGGTCGCGTATATCCTCCAGAGGATATGACGGTGGAACAGCGAATCGTATTTGTACCTGTCTATGTCAATGGTGGAATGTTTGGATATACTGCAAAACCAGATTTATTGACACATGTTCTTCAGCTTCTAAAAAGAAGTGGGTGTCTTCCCTATTCAGTAAGTATTTCATTTTCTATTCGTGATCGTAAGGTCTATTTGTTCATGGATCCAGGTCGCCCACTTCGCCCGCTTGTATGGCTCACGAAAGCTGAACTTCCTTTAAAAAAGCTATCCGAGGCGAGAACGTGGAAGCAACTGGTAATGGGAACCTTGCGAGAGAATATCAATCTTGATTCCACTGATTTTCATGATCCGCAGGAGGGATTGGAACTGGAGAAGTACCCTGCATTATTGGTACCGCATGTAGGTGTGATCGAATACATTGATCCATATGAGCAAAATGAATGTTTCATTGTTAATAATCCTGCCTATATCACGCCTGAAACTACACATATGGAGGTTCACCCATCGACCATTATGAGTATGATGACCTCCTTGATTCCATTTGCACCGCACAATCAGTCACCGCGTAACCAACTGTCGTGTTCGCAATCGAAGCAGGGTCTCTCGGTTTATGCTACCAATTGGCGCAATCGGTTTGATAATACGGCACATGTATTATGTTATGGAGAGATGCCAATGACACGTACCTTATACAATCACTATTTGGGCGAGGGTCGTATGGCGTATGGAATGAATTGTGTGCTGGCCATCGCATGCTGGTCGGGATACAATCAGGAAGACGGTATCGTGATGAATCATGATGCAGTACAACGTGGTATGTTTCGTTCAATGGCGTTTCGTTCCTATGAGGCATTTGAAGAGGACGATGAGAAGGCGGGTATTCAGGTTCGGTTTGGAAATCCGAAGTTGATTGGAAACTGGAAGGAATTGCGCCCTGGTCTAGATTATTCGAAGTTGGACGACCGTGGAATTGTAAAAGAGGGTACGTATGTAGACGAGAACACGGTGATTGTGGGAGCGTATATGATGAGTGTCATTGGAGGTCAAATGAAAGATGCCTCGACTACGCCGCAGGTATGGACACGCGGTCGTGTAGAGAAGGTGGTGATCATGACGAATAATAAGGGGCTGAGATTGGTCAAGATTCGCGTGGTACAGGATCGTATTCCTGAGCTGGGAGATAAATTCTGTTTGACAGAGGATCACGAAGTGCGAACGGCGGCGGGCTGGGAGCCAATTGCAGAGGTTTCAAAAACACAGTATGTATTACAACGACATGAAAATGGATCAACAGAATATGTTCAACCGATTGATATATATCAGTTTGACCACACGGGTGTAATGTATCTTGTTAAGACCGAAAAAGGAAGTCAATATGTTACGAGCGACCACCGACTGTATGTAAGAGATTCTAATAGTACTTGGCAGTTAATCAATGCGAATATACTATATTCTTTTCGAGATTCTACATATTATTTGATGGATGCGTATGGTAATTCTGTTCGAATTACATCTATTAGTATGACACCGACCAATGAGATTGGTGATAAGGTCTATTGTCTTTCTGTACCGAGCCAGGTATTTTTGGTACGCCGAAAGGGGGAAACTACAGCGTTTTGGACTGGAAACTCTAACAGGCATGGCCAAAAAGGTACGATTGGTGCACTACTGAGAGGACATGATATGCCACGTACCATTACAGGCATTGTTCCAGATATGATTATGAATCCGCATGCGATTCCGTCACGTATGACCATTGCACAGAACTTAGAACAGTTACTTGGTAAAACAGCGGCTCTTTCAGGAACGATTGGTGATGGAACATCGTTTATGAATGATGGATCGCCGCAAGAGGCGATTGGAGGAATTTTGGAACAAATGGGATATGAGAAGTATGGTAACGAGGTGATGTATAATGGTGCGACAGGAGAGCAGATTCCTGCGACAATCTTTATTGGACCGGTCTATGGAATGCGCTTGAAGCACATGGTAGAGGACAAGTGGCAGGCTCGTGCACAGGGACGTAAGGAGATGCGAACCCATCAGCCGACGGGAGGACGCGGTGCACAGGGAGGTCTAAAGATCGGCGAGATGGATCGTGATGCGATCATTGCGCATGCGGGTATGTCGTTTGTGAAGGAATCCTTTATGGAGCGTTCAGACGGAACAAAAATTGCGATCTGTGTAGCATGTGGAACATTGCCGATCTATAATCCGAGATTGAATCTGTCGATCTGCCCGATGTGCGATGGACCGGTGAAATATTCGGGTGATTCGATCAACAATTTAGAGATCTTACCGCCGCTGGGCCGTCCGAGATCGAAGATCGTTCAAGTCGAAATGCCCTATTCGATGAAACTGTTAACACAAGAACAGGAAACATATTTGAACTTGAGTATGCGATACATTACCACCAGCGGCATTGAGCGATTGACGCCCTTAGAGGATTCGGGTGTGGCGAGTAATGTAGCAACGGAACTTCCTCGTTTAATTTTGGCGCCGATGAAGGCACCTGCGTATGTACAGCCGGTAGAGGATAAGAGATTTACATTAGAGGAGTTGAATTCGATGGAGGCCTCTATGGCAGAACAGACTGGATTAGACACCATTGTAGAGGAAGAAGAGGTTCAACTGGGAGAAATGATGGAACAGACTCAAATGCAACAACCAATTGTACCTGCAGGAATGGAACAGATGATACAGCCCTTACAGAATGAGACCGTGTATCCTTCTCAACTTGCGACTCCTTCTGCACAACCTATTATGCAACAAATGCAACCGCAAATGCAACAGATGCAACAAATGCAACCGCAAATGCAACAAATGCAACCGCAAATGCAACCGCAAATGCAACCGCAACAGATGCAACAAATGCAACCGCAAATGCAACCGCAAATGCAACAGATGCAACCGCAACAGATGCAACAAATGCAACAAGGTGGTCAACAAGATCCCTCTCTTAGTTTTCCATTGACCCTTCCAACGGGTGGTGCACTTCCACGATTTATACAAGGAGATGGTGTACTTTCTACCCCGATACCAGGAATGGGGCCCGTCATCGCGGTTGCAACCGATTTATCTGCCATGGCACAAATGGGTCTAGAGCAGAGCGCAGGTGTGCGTCGCATTCGCCGATATCCACAAATGGGTGCAGCTCCTACTTTTTCATCGGTCATGCCTTCTGATGCACCTTCCATGGGAGGAAAATCACAGATGATTAACATTACCAAACTAGAGTAATCTTGTCTAATAAAATTGATGAGTTGAACACCTGGTTGGACCAGTAACGATGACGTCTCAACTTTCCACGAAATTTCGCAATCAAGTCACCTGGAACGGTTATCCTGCAGATGTGATGAAGTCAGGACTTCAAAAGTACATTCGGCGCGGAATGATTGAGAAGGCACTGTATTGTGCAGGCGAGCTTGATTTGTTCAAAGAAGAACCAGAGAAGGGAGAGGGGATTCGTACGAACTTTCTTCACCGACTGATGGTGATCTTTATGGAGGACGTGGAAAATCTGTCGATGTTACAAAACATCGATCAAAAAATGAAGGAGATCTTTCTGGAGAGAGAAAAGGGCGCGGAACGTTCTAAGGAGAAGGAAGAGCGTCTCCTTTCAGAAGTAGTGATTCAACTGGGCGCATCAACCAAGGCACGAGTGTGTTCTCATATTCGTGCCGTGTTTAATCTAAAGTACAAACCGATTCGCGAATCGTATCCTAGTATGATGCCCATCTGGTCACAAATCGAAAAAAACGAACAAGAACGAACGGACGAGCCATTTGAGTATCATTGCAAGATGTTTACAAAGTATTTGAAAGAAAAGAACATTCTGGCAGTCTATTATGGCTTCCAGATTGGTCTATCCGAAGAGAAACTAAAAACAAAAATCTTTGGACGTTCTCAGCCAGTATTCTATCTCTTTCAGGAAATGACAAAGGAAAGTGTTCCTTATATTGAAACCTTTATTTCATGGTATAAGGGACATATTGGAGCACTTGCGGAGGGTTTCATGTGCTGGCTTGTTCCTTTGCTACATCATATGGGTGTGGTATCACAAGGGACACTTCCTGTTGTAGGAGGATATTCGATGAATTGGGATAAGAACCGAGCAGGTGAAAAGATTGAAGTCGATGATTTTGTATTGGATAAACACACGGCAAAGGGACGTGGAAAGGGCCTTGTTGAGTTTGCACTACGTGGTTCACTGGTAGAGAATCAGGCAGACTTTGTGAATCCATTGTGGAAGCAGTTCTATGAGGACGGTAAACGGTTTGAAGAGGGTGTTCCGATTCTTACAGAGTCATCGGTCTCTCTAGCACCTACAGTAGCACCTGCAGTAGTAGTCGTTCCAAAGAAGCGAGGTCCTAAAGTAGCAAAACCAGTTGCAAATCCAGAAGAAAAGGTCGACGATTTGCCCCAAAAGGAGTCAGATGCCTATACCTTTGTGGTTCGAACGCAATTGACGACTATGGGAACAAAGATGGATGTCTACTTTGCAAAGGATCCTTCTGGAAAGCTGGTTGTTGTGAAAGGACCCTATTCTACTCGAAAGGAGATTGATATTCTTGTATCCAATACGGAATGGAAGAAAAAGTATAATCTTCTGTATAACCGATTTGAAGTTACGCAATTGATGCCCGATCGGTGGCCAGAGGGCGTTCCACTTGGTGCAAGAAATAAGATCGATCGAAATCGACCAGCATTCTTCTTAGTCTTTGATTCCTATATTGCAGAGAATCAGCTGCGTATTACACAACGAAAGAGTACACTATGGCCTCTTACCGATGTGGTGGATTGGGAAAAAATACCCTTTCATTTCGACTACAAGGCGCGACAATTGACAAAGCAAGAGATGATTGATTACGTTCATGCACTGTTGTTCCGTTATGTTCTTGGTATTTCAGATTATGCGGATCGAAACTTTGTGATGAAGGACGGGCGCGTCATCTCCATTGATGAAGATGTGGAAAATCACGAAATCAATCTGTATAAGGTATTGCAGAAGAATAAGGCAGAATTTGTATACCAGTGGTTGAAGGAACACTATGAAGAGCTGGACGTAGCACAATGGCAGCCAAAGATTCCGTCACAGCAAGGACGTATCAATGAGATTCAGAAGAAAGAGTCATGTCTGAGATTGTTTAAAAGCCCCGATGATGCGGGTACCGTAGCACAAGAGGTGGAAGCGCCGATTATAGAAGTGCCTGTTACGAAAGTAGAGACTCTTCCTGTAGTACAATCTGAGCCTAAACCCGAGGTTGCGCAAAAAGATAAGATTAAACCTGAGATCACTATTAGTAAAATGAACGACAGCTTCGTCTTAATTGATAATATTTACCGAAGTCGAATGACCCTTCTAGATATCCTGGAAGCGCGTGGATATGATGTGGACATCTATCGTAAATTTTCCCCGGCGGAGGCGACCGCTGCTGCAGCAGCCTCTTCTCTTGCTGCTCTTAATTTCACAGCGTCCAAGAAAGGTGATGCTACGAAAAAATGTGATGTTCGATATGCAAATGTTACACGTCCGAAACTAGAAACCTTCTTCGATGATATCGCCGATGCTGATTCGGAGAATGTAGAAGTAGTTGTGATGATTGATACGCATGTGATCAATACTCATCATCTGTGTGCTCTCAAACAATACATGAAGCTAAAGGAAGAACCCAATCAAACTGGGGAGAAGGTCCGACGCAAACTACGTGTCTCCTTCTTCTGCATCGATATGCTAGTAGTGAATCCATTGAAACATGTTCTTGTACCGAAGCATGAGATTGTACCTGAAAAGGATCACAAAGAACTAATGGCATCGATGTACATTACGGCCAAATCAAAGTTTCCTGAGATTAAGTTCCATTTGGATCCCATTGCTCGTTGCATTGGAGCGATACCTGGCGATATCATCAAGATTACTCGTCCCAGTGCCTCTTCAGGGCAATCTATTATGTATCGTGTATGTGCCCCCTAATACATTCACTAACAATAGGAGAATCCATGAGTACGACGTGGAATACACAAAAAGCCGGATTTCAGGCTCAATTTGATACTCTCAATTCAAGTAGTAACGTAAGTAGTAAGGTATCACAGTTAAATGCTGCAGTGAATCGATATATTACTACAAAAGCTGATACCGATTATAATACGATCGCTACATTTAGTCAGCAATTGCAAACAGTTAAAAATAATTATGCAACGCTCAATGACCAAATTATAACAGCGTTGAAGACAGACGCACAAAATAACGATCTAACGGGTGCCTTGACCACAAATGGATCGCTACAGACACAAATCAATAACTTAGAAAAACGCAGTAAAGAGCTTCAAGTGGAGGTAGACACTGCATTGGCACGAGATGAATTGCTCCGGTCTCGCGATACCGATATCAATTCACATCAACTTTTTTTGTTGGATCGACCGGTTCGAAAGGGAATGATTCCATTTCTATGGGCTCTTTCTGTAATTTTTATCGGCGTAGGACTTGTGATCTATAAAATGGTGTTACCCCCCATGGGAATCGATATGGGTTCAACATATGGAATGGAAGCGACATTATCGGACCTTCTTCTCAATAGAACCGTGTTAATTTCGCTATTGGTTTGTATGATCATTGTCATTGTCGTCTTATCGTTAAAAGTGGGAGGAGTCATTGGTAAATAAATCATAGAAGTAGTAGAATGCCGCTCTGTACCACACAAATTAGTTTTACACAATCGGAGTTAACGGCACCCTATTCGGCATCTCCTGCATTGCTGCCGAGTACGTCGAATGGAAATTCGGATCGAGAGGCTACAGGTATGTTAAAAGATACGGTTGTTTCCAGCATCATGACAAATCTCCTGAATTCACGTGTGATTCCTACTCCAAGTTCTTCAAATCCTGATGCGTATTTGGAGAAACAAAAAACATTTTTGAAAAATGTTAAAGCGGAGTATTGCTATTATGAGTCTCGTTATAAGTATGCATTGTCACAACTCTTTACCGCAGTCGGCCGTGGATATGAGAATAGTACTCAGGCCAATAAAGACACGATTAATACCTATCTTGCGATGACACAAGGGTTTAATAAGAAACTGAATGATTTGACACAGATCATTAATGCGATGGTTGGAACCATGTTAACGACATCGTCCGATGTAGACAATGAAATTACACAGTATAACCGTGAGATTCAACATAAGCAACAGAAGCTGGATAATCAGAATCGAATCATTTCTTCGAATGAAGCGGCAATGAAACTCAAAAAGCAAATGGTGAAATATACGGAAGAGAAGGCCAGACACACAAACAATTTGTTGAATCTTTACTCTTTTTTGAATGTAGTTACGATAGGTCTGCTCATTTATGTATATAAAGCGGCAGGAGATGCATGATGTAATGAAAATGTACTTTCATATTAGAAATGCCTACACCGATTGATCAAGTCATTGCATATGCCAATCTCTATCAAGACGTAGAACTGGCATCTGCGATTTCTTCGCTACAAAGTGCGGGACAAGTGAATTCATTTATTCAGGCTCAACAATCCAAAGTATATCGCGATATTATAAAACAAAAGGAGGATACGTTTTCCAAGGTCTACGGAGATTTAAATCGAGCAGGAAAGGTCCAAGATTCGGTTCTCTTGTATAATAAACGCACGAAAGATTTGGCTACCATACAAGAACAAATCTACAATAATCAAAAGAATAGTGCCGATGCAGTGGTGGAAGATAACCATACCGCCAGTCGCAAGACTGAAATGAATGAATGGACGGTGAACAACAAGAAAGATACCTTGTTTGTCTATTCCACACTTTTTATCATGTTATCGGGCTTATTGTTGATTACGGGTCTATGGCGCATTGGAATGATCAACGGTGCCTTATGGGTAGGAATTACTGTACTGTTGTTACTTATTTTTTCGTTGATTGTAGCGAATCGTGCCTATTATACCGATAACTTGAGAAACAGGAGATTCTGGAACAAGAAGATCTTTGAAGGAAAATACGGAAAGGTTCCTGATTGTCAAAATCTGAATACGGATCTGAATGCAGCTCAAGATAATATTCAGACAGGAATGGCGGGCGTATCACAAGGCGTGGCGAGTGCATCACAAGGTCTGGCCAATATGGCGCAAGGATATGGACAGTAAGTTTGTTTCTATCAAATCATGTTTTCTATCAATGATAAAAAACATGATACAACCAATAGAGTATGCCGTCGACCGATTTAGCAACGACCATTACTGATTTTACAACGGATATTAATAAATTAAAAGATAATATATCTAATTCGCTTACTGTGGGAAATTCGATGTATGGCCCCTATGGTCATGTAGCAGTAACCTCTGAAGTGGATAACCGCACCGCTGAATTAAATGCCCGTAAATCTGGATTAAAAGACAAAATCAAAGAACAAGAAGCCATTATTCGCCGATCTGATCGTGATTTTACGGATGTACGTAATACCTTGCCTGAAACCATTCCTACCAAATCATATCATGTTCTCGAAGATTACTCGCTGCTTATTCTATCCATTTCTTATTTATTTATGCTTATCATTGGCTTGCATACATACGTTGCCCTTTCTACCGATACGTTTGCAAGCGCATTGATTCGTGGACTGTTTTATAGTCTGATGCTTACATTGATTTCGGCTGCTCTTCTTTATTATTTTTGTTAGCCTCTTCTAAATATGCCATCATTTCACGGTCTTCCCTTTCTTTACGAAATATTCGATCACGCTGCTCTATACTCTTCTCTGCCGCCATCATGTGTTCGACGATCTGAACATATTCTTCGCGGGATTTGATTTTCTTTAGAATTCGGTATCGTAGATCAATGATGGCGGTGGAGAAGAAACTGATATATGCACCAAATTCCTCATCATAGGAACTCTGTGTGGTATCATCTAGTGTTTTCTTTTCATAGATTTCAATGTGGTAATCACCGCTTTTTTTACGAATGATATGTTCCACTGGCATCGTTTCATCTTCTAAATAAAAATAACCATCAAATACGATATGATTCGGTTCATTGGTTATGATATTTCGCATATAAGGAGTTCGTATAGAAAGAAATGCCCATTCAAAAGAATCATCTTTCGATCGCATATCGTCCCGTATTTTTTCTGAAGGATCATGATTCATCTTAATTAAAAATAGATATATGTTTTTAGGTGTATTATGCTGTTTCTCCCTCTAGCAAGGAACGGTCGTATTCTTCGATATCAATATCATCTTCAAATAGACGCATCTGTTTGAATGTGGCTTTATCAGAGGGCTCGCCCTGCCCTTTATCACACAACCGTTTATACAAATCTGTCTGATTGAGTTTACGACCCATACCGCCTCCTACGGACTCGTACCAATTTTTATAGACACGGAAGATATCCTTGATTTTAGATTCGTAACCGCCTTTTTTGACTTCACGAATACGAGCATTCATGAACTTGGCAACCGAATCAAACGACTCCTGATACTTGCTGGACTCCTGTGTTACAATGGCAGGAATCTTTCCAAGGCCGTGATGCAAGTACTCTGTCTTGTACACATGTACCAAACGAGACATGAAGAGGGTACGCCAGTTTCGCATCTTGATATCGAGCTCATTGTCGCGCGGATAAATGTGTTCCTGTGGTTTCACGTCTTCTACGCCTGGGTCTACGAATTTCGACTCGAATGGAACGGCACGAACACGGCGCCAGGTACCTCGATCCATGGTATTGATGGCAGGGAAGGCGTTACACAACATGAAGATTTTGCCTGTGATTTTGAACTTTGTCTGGTCCTCAAAGAGGCCGCGTGCCTCTACATCATCTTCGCCAGTGAACTGCTTCATGCGAGAGGTATTGAGTGGCTCACGGTCATCAGGCTCGGCCATGTAAATGAATCGCTTGTTTCGAATGGCCATGATATCAGGATTCGCGGCACCAGAATCAGGGCGCTTTCGCGTCATGGCAGTGGATTGAAGCGACGAGGAATAATCGCCGAGTGCCATCGACATCAGGTCGACCAGTTTCGATTTACCGTTACCTCCTACACCAATCCAGGTTTCATATGTCTGTTCCTTGTTAGCTCCTTCTAGGCATGATGACAACTTACGCCACATGTAGGCGCGGAGCTCCTCGCGAGGAAATACTTTCTTCATAAAATCGTCAATTTGGGCATGAATCGGTGCCTGTTCAGGGTCATTAGGATTGTACTCCACGTAATCAATGGGATCACAATTCTTGGTGGCATATCGGCCGGCGAGGAAGGTAACGAAATCAGACGGTTCGGCCTTTCGAAAACGGACGGTAAATTCGCTTTTTCCTTCTGCATTGGTGTGCGGTGCATGAAGATCAATAACGCCATTATTGAATCCGATAAGATACTGATTGGAGTTCAACTTCTGTGAGAATTCCTCTTCGTAGAAGATGCCGATACAATCTTTCATAACGGAATCCTTGAATCCGGACTGATAGAGAGACTTCTCAGCTTCAAACAGTTTCTTGACACGTGTTTGTTCCCAGGTGGTTTCTCGCTCGTCCGCGCCTGACGCCATCAAATGATTGCGAATCTTGCTACGTGTATCGGAAATGACTTGAGCCACTTCGGTGGTCATTTTGTTGCGAAGTTCGATACCTTGTTGAAGTTTCTTCCAATAAACACCGGTAAAGTGATACCACTCAACTTTCTTTGAATCTACAGATGCACAGTACTCGTTCTTATACATCAATTTCATGAGACGGGCCACGTGTGTATGCGTTACGTCCACTTCACGCTCCACAAAGTTCACAAAGCTAGTATTCATGATTTGACGGTATTTCTTGGGGTTATCGTCCTTGGCCCACTGGTGAAGAGAGCGCTCGGTAAGGGGGTGTTCGTGTTGCGTGCGGCTCATTTTCACCCATTCGCGGCGATGAGTGGAAACGTCACCTTCGTTAAATTTAGGTGATTTCTTGCTGAATTCCATCCATAATTCAAAAGACTCATTGGACGGATCAATCTGATGGAGACACCAGCCAACCTCCATCCATTCCTTATAGGGCCCTGCGCGAGCCGGAGAGAGACATTCACGAACCAGATTCTTGATTGTTTCTAGTTTGTCCTTTTCGAGTTGTTCATGGACATTGGAAGAAGAGAGTTGAATGATAGGAATCATGGTTTCCTCTTTACTCTCTTCGGCCTTCAAGGTTGGACTCGAGGCGGCGGCTCGCTTTCCTGTGCAGTAATCCAACCGCCCCTTCCATTCCTCTTGAGAGTTGTCTCGGAAGGTGATGGGGTCAACGCGAAGGTTGTAACGAATGGACAAGAGTTCCAATAGCTGACGGGAGGAATAGTCGTCAGTATTCTCTTCATAGAAACGACCCTGTGCGGGGTCGTAGACATAGACGGAAGTGAGATGATAGGCAGGAATGTCTGGCTTAGATTCGCCATAGAAGAACCAGCCGTTCTTTTTCACAATCGCTTCATCAAAGATGTCTTTTTCGGCATTGATGTATCCTGTCTGTTTAAAGGTATTCGTAAGATTAAATCGCTCCAAGGAACGATGGCGTAGTACTTGTTGATGTTCAGAATTAAGAATCAAGTCAGGGCATTGAATGTGCACACCATCTTTGATGGAGCGTTGAAGCGCTTTTTTGTCCTCATACGGCGCAGGACGAAGCGTGATAAAGAAGCGAAGGGGTTTGGAACCTTCCAGATTGTAGAATGTAGTAATGTTTTCGACGTATGCTTGAACAAACTGATGAATGTTGTCGATATCAAATTGTCGCTGAATGGCACGTTCGGCTGGATACTTGAAGTCCAAATCAATGAGAATAGGTGTCATCGAATCACATCGACGTTGCTCCACTAGATTGATCGGACGGCGTTGTTGTGTAAATAGATATTCATGGAGTAAGTCAAGAAATTGTGGGTATTCTTCGTCTTTTACCATAAATTTGCCCTTCATCAGCCCCATACCCGTAAAGGAACATGCATCGCCTTTTTCAGTGACACGGTGCTTGTCAAGGAAATTGCCGAGCGGAGTCTCCAATACGTTATCAACAAGAGTTGGAGGCATTGTGGTACGACTTACCATCCCTTTTTTTAGCCATCAATTTTTATCGGCGAAAAAAACGGCGGAAATATGTTATGAAAGAATAGAATGCCGAAGTATAAGTCTATTACTAGTAACACCCAAAAAAAGCCTTATAATAAACCTAATACGACTAATTACATGCGCTATAAACAGCGAAGTGAACGTATTACAAAAGCACAACAACGATACAATGATGCGATTAGGGATCAACGTCCTGAAACAGAGATAAATGATTTTCGTCTCGTGCTAGAATTATTACATCGTGTAAATGATAATCCAAGCTTTACCGATATATTACAAACAATGTTATATGGAAAAGAGAAATTCGGATTTATCGATCAATCAGACAATATTTATCAAAATGCATTGGCTACCACATATTACTTAATATTAAATAAAAAATATACTGTATCGGAAGGTGTAGATCATTACAAGTTTTTTATATGGAAACTTCTACATTATGCATTAATGGAATATATTCCTGATAATAATGAAAAAATAAGGAATTTTCTTACGGTTTGGGAAAATAAATTCGGATTTCCTGGATATCGATATATCGTATCTGGAGATTCATTATTTTCTTGTTATAAAAAATTATTAGAGTTGGTTGGATTATATGATAGCTTTAAAGAAATTAAAAATGGTGTAGAACGGTTACCAATCGGAAATACAGTCGTTATGTTTATTTTCAATGCAATAAATAATGATGAAATAAGAAAAAATGTATCTGAGAATTATCAAATAATACGTAGCTATGATGGAAATTTTACATGTCAACTACAAGGCGGTCGTAGAAAAACCAGAAAGCGCAGATCACTTCGTAAACGCAATCATAAAAATTGATTTAAATCCACGTGATAAAGAATAGGAAGACCATGAAGGAGACTGACTTTTGCCCAACCTGTCGATACTATTTGTATTTGGACCAGAACGACAAGACGCTCCGACGAATCTGCCGCAACTGTGGATATCAGGAGGAGGACCAAAAAGGTGGATTGATTCTGGAACTGGACTTAAAAGAGAAAACCTCAGAGGGATATAAAATCTTGATGAATGAATTTACGAAAAAAGATCCGACACTACCGCATGTCAATACGATCAAGTGTCCGAATGGTGAATGTGAGTCGAATGTAGCGAATAAGGAGAAAGACGTCATTTACTTGAAATATGATGCAGTGAACTTGAAATTCCTGTATATTTGCAATGTATGCAATGCACATTGGCGATCCAAGGCCTAAGGCAGTAATGCCGACTAAAAGGCTTTCCACCGACTAAAAGGCGGTAACACCGACTAAAAGGTGGTAATGCCGAGTATAAAATAATTAAATAACTTTACACCATGTTCGTAGATGAAGGTTCTCGTGGTAGGTGCAGGCCTATCCGGTTGTACCATCGCCCGAACCTTTGCGGAACGAGGCTTCTCCGTTCATATTATTGAACGCAGAGATCACATTGCAGGAAATTGTTATGATGAAATTGATAAAAATGGTATTCGTGTCAGCCGATATGGCGCTCATCTTTTTCATACAAATTCAGAACGAGTATGGGCCTTCGTGAATCGATTTGCGGAATGGACACCATGGTATCATAAAGTGATCGGTCGAATCGAGGATACCTATTTTCCTATTCCTGTCAATCGAACCACGGTAAATACGTTATGCGGTACGAAACTTGAAACAGAAGAGGATATGAAACAATGGCTCAAAGAAAATACAGTTCCATGTACCGATCCCAAAAATAGTGAAGAGGTGGCGTTACATCGAGTCGGATCGGACTTGTATCAGAAGATTTTTAGGGATTATACCTATAAACAATGGGCGAAAGATCCGAGTGAACTAGATCGAAGTGTATTGGAGCGCATTCCTGTTCGAACGGATGATCAAGACGGTTATTTTTCGGATAAATTCCAAGCCTTACCCAAACATGGATATACAGAGATGGTACAAAGTATGATCGATCACCCACTTATTTCGATCTCGCTTTCAACAGAATATCATGATCGAATGAGATCGATCTACGATACGATTTTTTATACCGGCCCGATCGATCTATTTTATGCCGATCAAGGCTATCCAAAACTAGAATATCGATCGATCAATTTTGAAACAGAGTACATGGAGATCGATCAGTTTCAGCCCAATTCCGTCGTGAATTATCCTTCTTCGACGGAACCGTTTACACGGATTGTAGAATATAAGCATTTTTTGAACCAGGACGTTCCTGGAAAGACAACGATCGTACGAGAATATACCGTAGCTGATGGCGACCCCTATTACCCTGTACCAACTGCACGAAACAAAGAAATATATGATAAATATAAAAAATTGGCAGAAGAAGATGAGAAAAAGGGTATTTATTTTGTGGGACGATTGGCTAATTACAAGTATTATAACATGGACGCCGCCATTCTTAATGCATTAGAAGAATGTGATCGATATTTATCACAGATGTATGTGATATAGAATACATTAGACAAATCGATTCATTGCAGTTGGTAAGCCATGTCCAAATAATATCATATAGATCAACACGCACGATGCGATTAAAATACTGCGATTTTCAGCGACGTTATGTTGCTGGCCCAATACGACGATCATAACAAAATATAGCACAAATCCAATTACTACAGAATGCAGTAACATAATCAACCCTCTCTCCATGTTATAATATACAGGTAGAAAATTATTCTGTATGAGTAAAAATCATAGTCCAAAATCGTTCCAAGGCAAACCCTTCAGGGGGGTTAACACAGGTTTCTAAGAGACATCGAATATTTTCATAAAAGGCACGGGGTCGAGACAAGATCGTATCGCGTGATACAATAAATTGTGCGCCGGCACCAAACGTGAACTCGTGATTGCCTTTCGCTTGTCCAAACACTTTTTCATAGGTTGCTGTCAATAAGGAATGAAGACTAAAATCGGTTGGATCATAACAGAGATTAATAGCATGAACATGCTGGGAAAGAACCGTAAAGGGTGCACCTTTAAAATGTTTTAATTCTTGTTCTAGTAGGGGTGTATGATCGAATGGAAATCCTTGTAGAAAACAAGTATAATCGTCAAGCCGGTCATAGTTCTCGATAATATGATTTAAGTACGTATGTCCTTCGCGTCCAACATTAGTCAAGGATACAACAGGGTGTCGACTAGAAGGTGTATTTTTTCCTTTATTATAAATGATGCAATTGTCTAGACCATCCGCCCAATCAATATTCTCGTGATATCTTGCAACAACAACCCTCATTAGTTACTTTTTCATAATTTTTATTTAAGCAGTTTAAAGTTTATATGAACCGTAATAAAAAGAGATGCCGATTCATATCTTTTTATTATGTTTTAACGAAGAATTAATGTTACCGCATACATTGAAGCATTATCGTAGTCGCTTCCCTAATGCAGTTATTTCGATTTTTGATAATTATAGCACGGATCGTTCAGTCGCCATTGCAGAAGAGGCAGGGTGCCGTGTCATTCCGTACGATTCAAAAGGCCAACAAGATGAAAAACTATTGATCTGGCTACGAAACCATTTCTGGAAACATTATGTAACGAATGACTGGGTGATCATGTGTGACATGGACGAGTGGCTGGATATTACACAGGAAGAATTGGACGAGGAGGATAAGAAGGGGGTAACGATCATTACCACGCAGGGTTTCAATATGATTGGAGAGAGCAAGACAACGGATTATCAAGATATTGATTTGTTTGCGATTAAGAAAGGTGTGTATAGCAATGAAATGTCAAAGAATATCTGTTTCAAGTATCCGGATATTCATAGCATGGAATTTTGGTATGGAGCACATCGATCGTTTCCACAGGGTCGCGTGGTATTTAGTCAAAAAACATATTTGTTAAAGCATTATGATATGTTGGGTCAGGAGTATATTGTAGATAAACGCCGCCGCCGATATGCTCGAAATGAGGTGAGTCGAATGGGCGGATTGAATGGCCATTATGTGATGGAGGCGGAGAAGACGATTGAGGATTACCAGAACAATTTGGCACGGGCGGTTACACTTTAAAGTCGTTTTTCCTCATATGTCTGAATAATCCGAATAATAGACTGTTTGGCGTTCAATAATTCACGTCGGGTTGGAATAATGAAATCTTCAGAGCCGTCTGGACCAGGATTCCATTGTTGACAGAAATGAGCAAGGATCTCTTTTTCAATTAAACCGACATCATCGGCGTGACATTGGAGAAGGAGATGGATTTCGGAGCCTTTCGTATATTTGTGAAGACGGTTGATGCGTGTGTCGGGACACTGAGAGGTACGACCGACTTTATAGATGGGGTGATTGAGTAATTTAAATTCACGGGTACGTACGAGATAAATGTATCCGTGTTTTTCTTCAATATCATAGGCCATGCCTTTCATAATACGACGTCGCTGACCTTGTTGAACAGCAATGGAAACGGTTTTTTCTTCGTCCATGTTTATTGTAGAATACTAGAATAAAAATAGAAGAGGGAACACGTTTTTAGTTACGACGAGTACGTTTATTATGGCGCTTTTTGTGCGTGCGTTTATTGTGACGCTTTTTATGGGTACGCTTGTTACGTCGCTTGCGGCGCCCACCATCAAAATCACCATCTTTACCATAAATCGTAAATGATTCAGGAATAAATTCGTTAAAATCCTCTGGGTGTTCATCAAGCTCAAAGTCATCAAAGCGAAAGTTTGAATATTCGCCATTTTCATATTTATGTACGATAAAGTCACGCTGTTCAGCATCTGTTGTAAAAAGAAGAGTAGAGTTATCGTTATTTGATAACATGTGGCGTGCATGACTATCATCAATTAATTGATAAAAAGGAATAGAATATTCTGCTCCGTTTAGTATTAAAGATTTTGAAATTATTTTATCACCAAGAATATCTGAATTATTATTCATATGTAATTTTCCATTACGTATATTATTTTCTATATGTTGTAGGTGGTTAGGAATGGTAAGACTACCATTTACAAATCCCATTTTTTTATTTGTTGTTATATTGTAATTAGACATCTTCTATTCTATCTTCATATTTTTCATCTACTCTTACAAAGAATACGCGAAAAATAGTGTTTCATTCTACCAACGAATAGATTCAAGTGTCTTCTTTAATGTGGGATCTTCCCAGCGGATATTATGCGATAGGCCCGTTTTTTAATAATTTGGTAATCCTAACGATCCGTAGAAGCAAATCTTTATTCTAATTGAATAAAACCGTATAGGTTCTTGGAAAATCTGTATCCCATTTAAAATATATATCGTCATATATATTTTTTTTATATTGCTGCAGGGATACATTGTGCCTGCGAAAAAACAAAAGAGAATGAGTACTCAAACATAAAAAATCCCAAAAAAACTCGAGTCGTACCTTTATGCGCGCTACCGTCGTCTTGCCGTCTTGCCGTCTTGTGCCGTCGTCTTGTGCCGTCGTCTTACCGTCTTGTGTCACCGTCTTGCCGTCTTGTGCCGATATCGGATACGCGGAAGGCATATGCCTTCTACCACGTTTACTTGAATGAATCAGATCTTTTCTTCTCAATCGCTGTTATGTATGTCCTGCATACAAAATGGTTAGAGAGAATACTTATTAATTCATTGTTGTCATGAATTGCTGTCATAAATACCTGGCTCACGGCATTCCTCAATACTGTATTCGTTGTATGATAAGCATATATCTAATAAGATTTGCTGTACGAATACACCCCACTATTTCCCATGATATGCGGTATATCAATCTTTTCACACACATTTGGTTTAAATGTGCCCCATGATACTTTCGTACCAATCTTTTCACACACATTTGCGCCAAATGTGCCCCATGATACACCGCTTATCTTCTGTATTCACCTTTTCGAGTAAAAATCGATAAAGAGATTGCTGTATGAATACACGCGCTTCTATACTTAACTGTATTCCATTTTGGTTTGATTTCAACGTCAATAGAGGGAATTGCTGCCGGAATACGGTATAGAAAGAGGAATCGCCTTCCTATGGATAGGATAGAAAAACGCCTTTAAGCCGATAGTAGTGCGCGAACTGCGTCGTATCGCTCATCGTCCAGAATCTGGCGCATACCCTGGTAGGGTGTTTGAACCTGAACACCACCTGTCTGAAGTGCTTTCAGAATGCTTGGACTCCACCCTGAGAGTTGAACAACACCTTCTTGATCCGCCTTTGCATGAAAATCCTTAAATGCGGCACGCACGTTCCAAATAACAATTCGCGGAGCCTTCCACCCGTTACCCTTGCCCCATACACGCTCACCTGCTTCATGAAACTCGCGACGGATACGCATCAACTGTGTCTCCCATGCGGAGTGACGCGATGAACTGGAACGCGAGTGAGTATCAGCCGCATCGTCAAACCCCATGTCCGTGATCACGATCAAATCCTCTGGCGCCTCATTCACTGGTACGCGCCATTGAATCATGCGCTCCATAATGAGACGGCATGCCATATAGAAGTTGGTACTAAGACCTTGACCCCAGCCACGAACAGACTCCAACTTAGATTTCAACATCGTCTGTCCCGAAAACGAATGCCATCGCGGCGTCGAATCAAAGGTCAGAATATGATCCTTAAATGATGGGTGGGTGCACTCAGAAATAAGAACACCTAGCGCCAACGAAATCTGAAGAGGAATACCCGCCATGCTTCCACTGAAATCACACATTGCCAATGATTTACCAAGTCCGCCCTGTTTCAACGTCTCCTTGCGAATGGACTCCCATTGTGCCTGGTTGATGACTTGCTGATCCCAACCGACCGACGGATCCTGTGCCTTTAGAACTAGCTCATGTGGAAGCACGACGTTCGCGCCATGCGCCGTCTTCTTACCAGAAGACAAATCCTTCACAAAATCTCGAAAGTGAGTGCGACACTTCATACGATCCGAATCATCTGGATAACGTAGATCGCCATTTTTCTTTTCATTCAAGAATGCTGTATCGTGAAGCTTCAAACAACGACCAGGAACGGCCTCTGGCTGAATCTTGCGCCAGCGATGACTGCACATGTCCACTTCAACAGTCTTGAGCGCGGCATTCATAAAACTGGTCTCCTTACGATAGCGAATCAACTTTCTTCGCTCAGAAATATTATCAGAATATAGTGCGTTCGAAATATAGTATGCAAGACCAGTATATGCCTTGGACTTCTCGCGCGGCAACCACTTTGCAAGAAGAGACATGGATTTAGTATCGCCTGAACCCGCCTTCGCCAAATCGCTCATGAACTGAGTCTTGACGATATTCAAAATATCCGACTTCCACTTAGGATTCGCCAGCCAAAGCTCCCACATATCACGCCAACAACCGTACTCGGGTACCAATACCAACATACGCACCGCCAGAAATGGGAAAAACTGATAAAGGGTGGTGAGAAATTGATAGAACAGTTTCTTCTCACCTTTCCCGCCACGTACATCGCGTGTCTGAAACGCCATCACAAACAGATCGCGAATCTCCTCATCAGAATTTCTCTCAGCAATGTTCGCCACGGTTTTGCGAATATACGTCTCCTCTAGTCCGCGATTCAGCATGGTGAACAGGGTTACACGCTCATCGCCTACACCCGTCTCTGTGTAGACATCGGCACCGTTTACACCCTTTTTGGTAGAGTTCATTGCTTGCACAAATGCCATGCTGTCTTTACATAAGATAGATGACAAGTCTTTAGACTATAAAAATTTCTGTAGATCAGCGACGATCCGCACAGGACTTGAGTGAAATCGCTTAATACTATCATTTCCAGCCATGAAATATAACCATTTTTTAGAAGACTCTTTATCTCGACGCATAAATCGACATAAATTCGATCCAGGTTCTTGCAACCATGATTCAACTAGCTCTCGCAGCTGAAGAGGAAGACGGGAATAGTATTCAATATATAGTAATCCCAAAAATAAATAGAGATCACGCCCATCTTTTGGACACGGATCAGAAGCAGGATATACCGTACTCAGTGATAATTCTGCTACACGAGTGGTGATCGATCCAATACAGGAAAACCCAAAATCGATCAAAGTCAATGATCGTGTGGAGGTCAGATCAATGATCTCATTTTCGATCGTTAGAATTTTGATCTGAGGCGGATGTTCCACGATCAAAAAATTACTCGGTGTCAGATCACGATGATTGATCCCTATACGATGATTCAAATGCCATAAGATCGCACTCAACTGAAGAAGACAGTCGATGATCGCATTTGATAAACAGGAATCAGGAAGATGATCCAAATAGTGATTAAAGGTACAAGCTCCTTCAATCGGTTCCATCGCAAATCCAACAGATCGATCATGAAGTGAAAAAATACGCAGTACATGCGGTGCCCCATTGTGAATTCCAATGGTTTCTAAACTCTCCGCGACCAATTTCTGCATGCATGCTTCATATAATAAACTCTTTCCAGGAAGAATCGGGCGTTTGATATACACCTCTCGATCACCATTTGCAGTATGATAACATGCTAAATCGATGTATCCAAATGTACCATGTGATACTGTTTTTAAACAAGTGAGTGTTTCGCGCGGTTGTTCTAAATAGATGGAGGGATTCATAACCGATTGATAACAGGGAATTCGAATGGATCGTAACCATTCGGCGGATCGAAGACACCCCTGTAGGGGGATTCCGACCGACTCGAGAGAAATCCATGCGGCGCAATGACTATGTTCGAGACACATGTTTCTCACTACTAGAACGTGTGATTAAAGAAGGAGGTAAAGCCAGATTTCCAACTAAGGAAAGAATATCATGCAGCGCAGGAGAGTCGCGATGATGTTGCGGTTCCGCCAATAAATACGCAGTCAGTTCGCGTGGGTGTTCATACGCGTTTCGTGGCAGATCAGGAAAATGGCGACCCAGTTTGACAGGAATTTGCTTCAAATGATAGTGTTCCTTGATATTATAAAACCAAATATGTACTTCAGTAATATTAGGAAGCGCAATGTCTTCAAATACTGTTACAGGAACCCACGTATCTTGATAGACCCACAAGGGTGCATCAATGGTATCGGGATTGATACGACGGTTCTTTTCTAAAAAGGCGGGAAGAGGATCGGTCCATTCCTTCCACCCTAGTTTTTCAAATACCTGCTTCCAGAGATCCTTATATATTCTTTGATGAACATGCCACAATTCATGAATCATAGTAGATACCGACGTCAGTTGTCCGAGCTGAGGATAACAAATCAAGGAAGGAGGACGCGTATGAGGCATTCCCCCATCAGAAGACGGCATTAGCGGAAGAATCGATATATTTTCTAGATCCATTCGAAGACGCATCGGAAGTTGAGGGATCATGTTGTTGAGAAGGGTTTGATAATGAACCGATTCTTTAGGAGAGATGGTATTAACAGCATAGGTAAGACGACGTCTAGCCAATTTGTTCATAGGGTCTTGTTGACAGATATCCAAATAAAAATCGATCTTCTCTGCGTGATCTAATAGCCGCTGTGCGGCTTGTTTCGTATCAATAAGAGTTAAGGTGAGAGGAGTAGAATGTTGTATAGACGGTGCACTCCCCATTTCTATTCTTAGTCAAATGTTATTTTAAGAGTCCTCTTTAGCTGCGTTTTCCTCTTTAGCCTTCTTGTTAGCAGCGGCTTTCGCTCGGTCTTTCTTTTTAATTCCATCGACAATCATGGAATCGAGCAAGAATCCACTCATGGTCGTTTGTTTGGTGACGGATCTAGTCGAAACGGTTGGCTTTGCTGCTGGTGCAGCGGTTGATGCCTTTTTAACAGATGGTTTTGTAACAACTACATTCCCCCCAAACATCGTCGTAATGGCCTGTCGTGTACTTGCTTTTTCAAACCGTTGCAGACATTCAGAGAACAGTAATTCAGCCGCCTTTCCCTCTCGAAAGACAAGATACCTATCCAGATCCTCTGCAGCAGTAGGACAGCCTCGAATCATATCGGCTCGAAATCCAGGAATCTGTTCTAGCAATAGTCCAAACGCCTGTGAAATGGGATTCTGAAGCTGATGTTCAATGTAATGCCGATAATCAGGAATTAATTGATGTTCTTTGATAAATTGTGGGGTTTCAATGCGCTCACCCTGTAGTTTAGATGCCTCCTGACCCGCCTTGGCACTGATGTAGACATAACCGATACGATCCCCAGCCGCCGGTGCATTTCCTGGGTCTCTCAATGTAATTCTGTCCGCCAACGCCTTATGGGCAATACGAGCGGGATCCGCATAGTCAGCACGCAACGATTTAGTCACGGTAAGTTGACCCAGATTCACCTTTCCATCAACCAACTCCAAACATTTTTCTTTTACAAACTGAAAGGCACCGATGACATCTCTCTTATCCAAGAGCATCTTCATTGCACCTCCAAAGATGGTTTTGACGATGGGTGCATTATCTCGTCGCTTTAGTGCAATACCCATGTACTTATGAACGTAATCGTCCGCATTTTCTTCGTACATATTGCCGGCATATCGTTTCTTCGAAAACATAAGAAGGGGATCAAATGCCTTATCAAATTCAAAGTCATGGGGCGCAGCCAAGGTTTTGGTAATGAAATGACCTGTTTCGTCTGTGATATCAATGGTTGCCTGACGTGCCTCACGCCCTTCGAGTCTCTTACCCGTTTCAGGATCTCTTACATTAAACTCTACAAATAGAGAATCCGTGTCACCATACATGACATTTGCAGAGCAATTCTTTAATTTTCTTTCAGGTCCGTAAAACCTCTCAATGGCAGCCTTGGCAAAGAGAATCTGTTTACGACCATAGGCGGTAACGGACGCCGCCAATGCTTGCAGACGAATCTTAAATGTACCTGAACCCAACTGACCATACAGCGAATTACCTGTCAGCTTATACGCCAGCTGCTCGGCGTCCAGCAAGGCATATCGCTCAGGATCCTTCTCAGCTTTCATTTCTTTCTTTTTTGCGGAACGAGCGGTAAGAAGCCACGTCGTAATCTGTGGAAGGGTTGACTTGGTTCCATCGAGTGGTTGAGCAAAGCGGCAGATGCGACGTCCACATTTAATTTTACGAGGGTGCTTGCGAGTATCGGCAGGGTCAGGACGAATGATGTCGAATTCAATGTCGGTAAAGGCATATCCGTCACATTCATCATATACTTCTGAGCCCCATTGATGTGTAATCAGTTCACCCTCATTGGTAAAATCCTTTACCCATAGAAGAGAGTCGTGACTGATGTTTTCGCTCACGATGGTGGAAGGATAAAGAGACGCAAAGTCACATACACCAATCGGACTGGTGGAATAGAAGCCAGGCTGGGGGTCCAAGACAATGGCACCCTCATAGGAATCATCAGAAGATCCTTCGCGCGGATTCGCCAATACAGGAATAACAATGTTGCGTTCACGGCAATATTTGAAGATCAACGACTCAATCTTGATACCTTGGCCGCGTGTAAAGATATAACTGACAGGCACTGAACAAACATTGGCCATTGACATAGAATTGTTGAAGGTTTCGAGTTTCTTATACAGATCAATGACCAGGTCACAATCTTGAAGACAGTACTTGCCGACGACTGCTCGGCCTTCTGCGCCTTCTCGATGAAGTCGAAAGATATCTTGTGGACTGACATCGTCTTTTACCACGACCCATTTTGTCGCATCTTCCATTTCGATTAGTGCATCTTCGTCCAACGAACACGAAATTCGGAGCGTGGATCCAATGACTTCCTGAATCGTTAATTTTTGTGAGACGGTTTCACCTGTATCATCGAGAAGTGTAATCGCGCGACCGGCACGAACATCTTTAATGGCGCCTGCCACTTCTAGAAGCAGTATCTGTGACGCAGGATCGTAGGATTGTTTCTTTAGTTTTCCAGACATGAAATGTTTGGTGACTTCGTCCAATTTATAGGAAGGCAACACGTTGTTGCGCTTGATATAGTGGAACAAATCAATTTGGAGGCGACCATGAGTGGTCCAAATATACATGCGATTATCACCCATCGCGGAGGAACTCAAGAACTTCTCTTCGAGTTTCATTTCGCCTGAGAGTTCGACAAGACGATTGAGGGCGTGAATGGGGGAATTCTCTCTAATCAGACCTAGCTCTTCGGCACGAGCCCATACATAGGATTCATCAAAACCAAAGACGTTGTATCCGATAAGAATGTCTGGATTTCGCTCAATCAGCCATTCAAACCATGCGAGAATCATCTCTTTTTCGGTTGGAAAGGCGTGAACAACGATGCCAGGAATCTCGGCACAATCGGGAAAGACAAACAAATGACGCTCCGTGGTCTCTACCGAGCCGCGCGTCAACGTCGTTCCAATCTGAATAGCAGGATCACCCATCAAGGTCATCAGGCGATTCAATGTTTTTCCAAGGAGCTGTTCCATGGCCTCTTGTCCATTACCCATTTCAAGTACTTCTTGAATCTGTTCTTGACTGCTGGTAAGTGAATCATGCACGTGACTTTGGCTCTTTCCTTTTTTAAAGGTGGCATAAATCGGAGTCATGCCTTTGTATGATGCCGCAGCGCGATCTTCCGTGCAAATGCTATGACTGACGAAATCAGCAACGTCTTCTGCTGATTTCGCAAGTTTTAATAGCTCCTTCGCAGCCTTGCTCCAGCTTCTCTTGGCAACAGGAAAGTCGCCTGTCAGGGACAGGCACTCAATATCCCAAGAAGCCGTCAAGAAAGGAGCCGATACGCGAGGCCCCTGTGTTGGCACAATTTGAGTATAATCGCATTCGATGACCCAGTCGGAATCGGAATCTTGGGATACCGAGGAAAGGCCATTGACGATACATACCCAGCCGCAGGGCTGAATGTTTTGAACGTGGAGAAAGCGGAGCATGGGATCCAGATTCGCCTCAAAGACTTCCACCTTTTTTCCGCGCAATGCACCATCCAGAGGCTGTTTGGTAGCAAAGTTAAGATTTTCGTCCAAGAAGAGTCCTCGAAGGGTGCGAAAGAGACCGAGGGAGGGAACATCAATTTGAAGAAAGGGATAGAAGGTTTGGGCAGTGAAGCCATAGAAGATTTTTTTAGTGATGCGCGTAATATTGAGTTGACCCATAGGAATGCCCTGACGGTTGATGTATTGTTGAATGGCATCAGCCGCAAGGGAGGTTTTTTCTTCGGGGAGGCGAAGATATAAGGTGGGACGAAAACCAGTGACATCACATCGAAGAGTACGACCCGTGTCCGTTGTACCAAACAAATGAAGAACAAGCTCACGTTGTTGTGTAAAGGACGTTGTTTTCTTCTTTTTACGGCGAGTTTGGAATTCATCGTCTTCATCGGAATTCGATTCATAGGCGAGTTCAACAGTATCGTCCTGTTCGGACTCAATGCGCATATCGCGCGCCTGGATATCTAAGAGATGAAAGACAATATCACGATTTGACATGGCTGGGTACCAATTCGTTTCTGCCCTATGTTGGTTCAATTTTTATGAGCGACGACGCGTTCTTCGTACTTTATGCGTTCTTCGTACTTTACGCGTTCTTCGTTTCATCATAAGAGCGGCAGTGGCGAGAAGGGCGGCGGGCGGCGCCAAGGTATAGGCCGATTGAGAAAGAGCAGCATACAAACTTCCACCTGCAGCAGGGGCCGCATACCTTGCTCTTGTCTCCATCATAGATTTTGGATTACGAATGGTCTCCAGATCATCGTTCATCATGGGCGGTATCATAATAGGAGGGCGAGAAGTAGCACCCTTCAGCATTTCAAATGAGGCGAGCTTTTCAGCTTGCTGTTCCATTTCCTTTGGAGTAGATGATTTTGTAGGAGTAGAGGGCACTGTGATAGCTGGCATCGATACAGCTGGCATTGAGACAGACGCTGATTTAACGGATACATCATCTTCTAGATTTGCATTTGCCATGGCCTGACTGACGGCACGATTCATGTTCTCATTGATGACTACGTTATTGGCTGCGTTATTGACCGCGTTATTGACTGCGTTATTGACTGCGTTATTGGCTGTGTTTTTGACTGCGTTATTGACTGCGTTATTGGCTGTGTTTTTGACTGCGTTATTGACTACGTTTTTTGGCACGTTATTGACTGCGTTATTGACCGCGTTATTGACCGCGGCGCTTTTAGCTTTCGTGCTCTTCTCTGTCTCGCTGTTTGATGTGGCATCTACAATAAAATCAGGAGTTACGCTGGAATTCATGGATGTTATCTTTGGCACACTGCTTCGCTTCTTTATCGATCCAATAGACGTAGCAAGATTGCTAGGAGAAAGGACCTTAACTGGCTGTTCCATTTCACTTTCGGTAGGAGGCAGAAGAGGCGCATTACCTAATTCATTCATCACACGGGTCATTGACTCCGTGCTTTTTACGGGCTCAATCATCGTCTGCTTTTTTCCCTCATTATCTAATACATATACGCTAGGATATCCTTCTAGTTCCTCAAAATTCTCAGCAGATTGATTGTACTGTTGCATGGCTTTTTTAACACTTGGTAGCATCTTTTCATTGATCTTTGCCACTTGAATGGAACGGTATCTATTTTTTGATGCTCGATCAAAGTGGGGCATAAATAGATGGCAATGTCCGCACCAATCGGCATAGATTAATATAATGATAAAAGGCCCCAATCTGATAAGCTTTAATAATTGTGCAATACCTTTTTTGGAGGTGACATCAATCGGGGGTAAAATTCGACCCGCCGTGGATTCACGGTGACCCCACGCCTTGTTACGGCCCTCTTTCCCTCGTTTCTTAGTCTTACGGTATGGTTGGCGTCTAGGATTTCGAGCGGTCATTCTACTTTGGCATTGTTTTATTAATATAGGGAAGATATAGGGGTAGAATGGAGATTTCAATGTTAACTACCATTTTATTGTTATCTCTGCTTGCATACATTATCATGTATGTTCGAGGTCGTAAATATTTAGAAGATTTTGAAGATGCACCGTCCGATTATCGCGGAGATCGGTTTCACGCCGATGGTTCACCCAATACGGATCCAAATGGAGCATGTTCCAATACGACATTGCCGGAAAATCTATATCCAATGGAACCTGTTGATGAATATGAAATATCAGCCGTCTTTCAAAATCAGGGATCCCGAGAGGCGTCTCAACAACAGATCAATGAAGGAATGACCCGGTATCCGATTGATTGGTCGATACAGGGCCCTGGTTCACAGTATTTTCAGGAAAATGAAGTGAAATATACATCGGATACACAGTATGCCACGAAACCTGCTCCATATTCACAACAAGGCACGGAATCACCTGTTGCTGCATCACCCGATGAAGAGGAGCGCAAGATTCTGAAAACCTATCAGCCCAAATCGAGCCAGGACCTTCTTACCTATTCGGTTGATGATGTGAAGAACTTATTGGACAAAGTATATGATAAGAAGGGTCTAATTCCTATCATTCATAAATCGAAGCAGGGGGATAATATTTGGGAAGTGACGGAAGTAAAGGAGAAGAATCCGAAAATTGTATGGGAAGATGACGTTAAAAATGACACCCGTCAACAAATGACAATGCGAGGTGAAGAAACAATTGAAGTGCCCTATACGGCCTCCGACCTGGCGGCGGGCATGAATCCATTTTTGAATCCGAGACAGCGTGTGGGTAATGGTCGGTACGAGAGTCAGCAGTGGACGCCTGGTGTGGATCGCATGTTTGCGCCGACGTACCCGATTCCTGAATGGGATTAACTCCGTTACATATTGTGATAATACACTGTGTGTTATACTATTTTTATCATATAATGACATTCTAAAAATAGTTAGCTTAAACCGAATAAAGTAGATAGTAGATAGAGATGGGCACCTATCTGTCGATACCGTTTGTATCTAGAAAGGTGATTCAAATTGAGCCTGGAAAGCCAGTGTTGTCGAGTGGAAAGGGAGAGGCCGTCGTGAATCAGGACGCTGTGAACCATGTTGAGAAGATGCCGATGACCCCTATTGCAGAAGATAAGGAAGATGTAGAGGTGATAAAGGGCGTAGTAGAGGAGGTAAAGGGTGTGGCAGAGAAGGTTGTAGAGAAGGTTGTAGAGAAGGTTGTAGAGAAGGTGGAAGTTTCGAAAAAAATAGAGGAAGAAATGGTCATTAGTAATCTTCGTATTAGTATTCCTGCGGATGATGAGCCTGTTGTATCGAATCCAGTAGTAGATGAATCAAAGGTCGAGGCGCGATTACCCGAGTTTATAGGAAACATGAATTCATCGTCGCATGCGATCAAGAAGTTCAACCGTCGTCATCGCAAGCATCAAAATTAACCAAATGTATTTTCAGATGCATAGGTTAAACGAAGCACACCGTCAGGACTCTTATTATGAGCATGAAGTTCTCCAATCGTAGCACCGGTCATAGGTAATACATCGCCAATAAATATGAAAATCGCCTGTTCGGGGGTCAGAAGCAACCATCGGCGAATGGTCATAACCAACTCTGCCATCGTAAATTGTGAAGGAACCAAAAACTTGTGTTTGCGAATATCGGGTATCGAATCCTTTGCGTGGGTCGATTTGGTAACAAAGACGGGAACCTTATCTGGATAATGGCGATTTAGTTTCTCTAATTCGCCTTCTCGTAGTTGAAGATGGCTCATGTCTATTTGGTAGATCGCATAATTTATTTAGGCACATAAACAAAACATACCATACCACGAATAGTATGTTTTGGGTAGATACAAGAGAAGGAGAGTTAATTTCTCTATTAAATCCTATCACGGTTCGTGCGCTGCCTGTGGCAGACATCTGGATCGGCGTGACGGAAGAGGGTAGCATGGCGGAGGGTGGGTTGGTGATTGAACGCAAATCGATCCGCGATCTGGAGGCTTCGATCTTGGACGGACGATACCGCGATCAACGTGCGAGAATTCTAGCCTTTTGTCAAGAACACAAAACACAGCCGATGTATGTATTAGAAGGATCCCTTTCTTCGACCACCGGTCGTCTACAAAAGAAAGCACTTCTGAAATTTATTCATCGCCTGATCTTTCATTATCAGATTCCTGTGATGCAAACAGCATCAATTCAAGAAACCGCGGAACTTATACAGACCTTGATAGAACAATGGAAAGAAGATCCAAAAATATTGCAGCGGACAACGGAGCTAATTAAGATTACGGATGGGATTCATGTACAGAAAAAAGCAAATGCAGCCGATCCGAAACAGTTTGCCATTGCCTGTCTTGCACAGTGCCCTGGAGTATCTGTAAAAATGTCCGAAGCGATTCTAGCAGAATGCGGGACGCTAAAAGCAGTGATGGAAAAACCGAGTAAGGAATTGGCAGAGATCAAGGTGGGTGCGAGAAAGGTAGGACCGGTTGTTTCAAAGCGATTACATGAGATTCTTACGCATATTGAAGCGGTTTCGGAATAATTTCCTGTGTTTGAATATCTTGTAATAAGACTGTTCCAAGCTCTCCGAGTATCATTTTCACAAAGTTACATGATGTTTTAAATAATATAACAAGTAGAATGTATATTAACTCTATTTCAGATATTGTAACATTATTCTGCTCTGTTCTTTCACTTGATACGGTTGTATTATTTTTAGCCAGATATGCAGACGTGGGTGGAAAATCACTTAATAAATGGTATGATAAATTTGGACTTGTCGCAGTTCTATCAGATGTTACTGTCATTGTGATTGGATTCTTAATCGCAAATGTTGTATATCCATTTCTATTTAGCACGTACTCACTTCTACCATTTTTGGGAGTAGTGGTAGGAGTACAAGCCATACATGATCTATTGTTTTACCTATTTGTTATCAAGCCTTTCCCGTATGGTCATAATCAGTTAATGGATGTCTTTAAGGAATATGCGAAAGAGAACGGTGCAAAAATTATTGTAGGAGATGCAGGATTAATGCTGGGTTCGGCTGCCTTTATGGAAATCTATAAGCGGATGTCGCCTATCGGCGCCAGTTCATTAGCAATCTTTACCGTATATTGTTTGACGTATATTTTGTATACGAAACGACAGGCGATGTAAAATAACATCATATACGCTAACACTGATTACAAAGACCATAAAAACGTATATGACCAATATACGTTTTTACTATCTACGTGAAATTTTTTTATTATATATAGATAGTAAATGATGGATATTTATACAAAATTATTCTGGCTCAGTTTCTTATTTTTTATAGGCTTATCTTTGTATTTACTATCTTGTACAAAAAGAACTGTAGTATTTTATGCTCAGATTGGCTCCGGATTTGCTATGTTTATAACTAGTAAGATTGGGCGTACGTTTTTAGGTCTAGAGTGATCGTACCCATTTGAAATCGATCCGTTGGTCTAAATAAATCAACCTCGTAGCATCACGTTCAAATCCCCGTTTTTATAATGATGAAATAAGAACGCACACAATCCAATGAGTGTATCAATGGCTAATAATCGATACGCAGATGTAATTCCACGAATGGCACGATAGGCAAATCCAGCCCACAAGAGGGTATGAACCGGACGTAGATTCTGCCACCAGATCCGACCACCAAATACTTCAGGACCCGTAGTTCGCTCCCCAATTAACATAATGTTTAACCAACCGAGCACAGGAATAAGAGCAAGTATTCCCATTATATATAATGTAGATACACTCGCGTACGCTGCTGCTACAGTAAATAAGGTACGCACACCGATACAACCAAAAATAAATAGATAGAATCGTTTTTGTAGATCGTTCATCTCTACTTAACGAAAATAATCCATAGACGATTTTGGCTGAATTACAGTATTCACAGGCTGCGTAACATTTTGTAAAAAGGCGGAAGGAGGTACATAATCGGCGGCAGAAGGTGGTGGTGGCCCTGCGGCTGGATTGGGGCGATTTAATATGGTTGAAATGGCCGAGGAGCGCACCCCCATCATATTATTTTGTTGAAATTCGCCAGGCGTATGCATTCGAACTTTCTTCTGAGATTTACGACCCTGAATCAGCCGCGATGCCTCTTTCTCTTTGCGCTCCATCTCGGCCTGTGTTTTCTCTGCCGATTCTAACATGGCCTGCATAATGGGAGATTGTTCTACCAAGTACGATTTCTCATGATGCAACCATGAAATATACATCATATTGGGCGGCGTATAACGAACCTCATATCCTGCGTGACGTAATTGATAAATCAAGTAGATCACACAGTCTTCTAGGTCGATCTTGGGTAAGCCCAAAATAAAAGGCGGAACTGTATAAAGCAAATAGCACTGTGAATTCGGAAGTTTGGAGATCACGCGAATTCGATTATAGATTTGTTCTAGAATTTTATTATAAGCTCGAAGACGAGAGGCATCTTTTGATTTACGTTTATCATACAGCTCGGTTGGATTCAATTGTGGTGTGACCTGATCCATTACTGTTCTTATTAAACAATTGTCGTGAGCCAGACTATTCACGCGTCTTTTTATGTGTTCGTCTAGGCCAGGCCCGTCGCATGATCCGCGTCATTTCTTTTGAGCGTCGTTTCGTACCTGGCTCACTGAATGAATGTCCCGCATTAGGGGTAACATGTAGTGTCACGTGTGGTAGAGCATCTTTGATGGCATAGGCTGCCGAAATCGGACATACCATGTCATATCGTCCATGAATGATCGTAAAGGGAATATGCCGTAGTTTATAAAGTCCACGAAGTATCTGATCTCTTGTTAACCAACAATTATTCATAAAATAATGATTTTCCAATAATGCGGTAGAAAGCAACTCCTTTGGTGGAGTCTTGTCATGTTGGGGCATCAAATACGATACATCACTCTCCCATGTGGACCACGCACGGGCGTAGAGGAGTGCATCTGGGCCTTGCAGTTTCTTTTGATAATAGCGCATGATGGCCTTCCAGCCTGCAGAATGAAGCCGTTTGGGCAAAACAGAAAGAAACCCTTTCCATGCATCAGGATATACTTCGGACGCACCGCCGTGTTGATACAGCCATCGAAAGGACGCATCATCACAAAAACATACACCTCGAAGAAGAAGACCCGTTACACGAGAAGGGTATTTCTCGGCATAAACCAATGCAAGGGTAGTTCCCCACGATCCTCCTGTTACAAACCACCTATTAAATCCGAAATAACAACGAAGAGCTTCTATATCTTCCACCAGATCCCATGTGGTATTGTGGACAAGAGATCCAAATGGTTTAGATTTACCGCACCCTCGTTGATCAAATAAGACAACACACCACTGTTTTAAATCAAAGGTGCTAAGAATAGATGTTGCCATTCCTCCACCTGGTCCGCCATGTAATATCACTGTTGGCCGGCCTTGACCATGCATTTCATAATAGATCTGATGTCCTCCTGATACGGCTAAATAACCAGATTTTGCGGACATCTCCTATTGGATTAAGACATTATCGAACGTAAACGCATGTATCAAATCATAGATAATAACCTCTCAGAGATGTTGCCCCATCGAATCTATTTATCAGGGGGAGGGATCTGTGCGATGGCACATACAGGCGCGTTGCTTGAATTATCAAAATATCTTCCGATTTCTGCAATAAAAGAATGGATGGGGGTTTCTGCCGGATCACTGGTAGCCATGTGTCTATGTATTGGATTTACGTTAGAAGAGCTAATGGAAATTTCGGTTCGGTTTGATTTCACCAATATTAAAGAAGTCGATTCCATTCCGGGATGGATTCTTCATTTTGGACTAGATACAGGAGAACGACTGCACAAATTGATAGATGCGTGTCTTCATGTGAAGGGTCTTTCTTCCGAACTAACCTTTCAAGAATGCGAAGAACGATTTGGGAAATCATTACGTGTCATTGCAACCGATCTCAACGATGCCTCGCCCGTTACCTATAGTTCTACGACAAGTCCAACGTATCGTGTATCTGATGCGGTTCGCGCATCCATGTCGGCCCCTTATTATTTTCAGCCATTCCTCTGTCCACAGACCGGTCATTATTTGGTAGACGGTGCAGTGATCAGCAATTATCCGTTGTTTGTATTACCAGAAGAGGAACATGCTCGAACACTTAGTATTTTAATTAGGACGTCAGTAGAAAAAGTGATCGATCTAATGGAGTTAGAGATCGATGAAATTATTACACGACCGTTAAACATCGCCTTACGAGAAAAAGTAAATACGGAAATGCGGTGTTATGATTCACGATGTATTCCGATCTTACTAGGAGAGATCAATATTTTGGATTTTTCAATGGAGGAATCGATCAAGCAGATGATCATTCAAAAGGGGAAAGATGCTGTGATCGATCACATTCAAAATCGATCGATCATAAAACGCAGACATTCGTTCTAAAGTTTGGATTGGATAGAGGGTTTGGTCAAGGTCATGTCGAAGGTGATTACGAGGTCTGGTTTGGAGCGAGTATAGATTGTGATCACTGTTTCACGATCGATCGAGACCGTCATACCTGGTTTAATTTCGACTTCACTAACAAATCCGTTCACTTGCCAATAATATACCATTTTACAACCATAATTATTGGTCAGATTAGAGATCGACGTGCATTCGCGTGGAAAGGTCAATGTAATAATCTCATGCTCCGTTCGATGTTGAACATAGGGAGAGTAGGACATGTCGGCATAGATGTTTCGAACATCGAGACGTTGTTGATACGTGAGTTTAGATTCAGAAATGGAATATAAGTTATGCAGTGCATGGTTCAATGTCTTAATGGAAGAGTCGCGATACATGGTGTTGCTTTATTGATCATAAGATCAAACGATCAATTTTTAGATCCACGCGATTTCTTTTAATACTTCCATGGCACTCGTCATAAATTCTTCCGAAACTAGTATTAAATTGTGCCCATAAGTATTGATATATAAGATCGGAATCTGTTTTTGGACAAATTGTTTGGAGATTCGATAAATGATTCCAATGTGATCGATTCCTGGAAGGTCTTCGTGGATATCGATGGCACGATATCTTCGCGGATCAGCAATGCAAATAGATGGGAGAACAGAATGAGAAAATTCATTGTCATCTCGTATATGAAAATAAAAGGTCACTTCATTATCGAGAAAGGTTTGGCATAAGATATCTTTGGAGACATCGTACAATCGATAACGAAGAATATGTTGAAATTCATTACGTGTACATTTATATAAACGTAATGAACCAGGGAGAAGTGTAACGGAGAACTTGTCCATTAATTCTATGATCATATATTGACCTTAAGCAGTATGGATATCGAGCGTCATACATCGAATCGATCCACCTGATTTTTCAAAGTCAGAGGTATCGACTTGTTTTACAGTACGCCCTGTCCGTGATTCTATTATTGTTTTAATATGAGGATCAGTAAGGATATGGGTAATTACATATGCTCCATCCACCACTGCGTTTAAACAAAATGTATCAGTTGTATCAATTGCGGTTACATTTTCTTTTCCTAGAAATTTTTCTAATTTTCGTAAAGATGTAGTAGAAATGGCTGACCGATGTATCATACAACGAGAATCGTCATATTCTAACATGGCTATATCTAAATGATAATAATAAGGAGAGAGTAAACGAAGAACAAGAAGTTCTGGTTTATCATCACCATATAGGGATTGAAAGAATCGGTCTAACTCGATAAAGGTTTTTTTGGTGGAACGATGACCATATCCGCACACTGCTTTTTTTCCTCCATGAAACCATTTTAGTTCGGCTTGTCCTTCAAATATTTCCTTTCCAGGATATTCGATCATAGGAAGTTGAATGGATTCAAAACAATGGCGTAAATAGGGCAACTCATCATGACGTTGTTTGTCTTTCATATTAGGGAGAAGAAGAAGGGGTTTACCAAGGCGTGGAAGGGAGAGACCTGCATTAGCGCAAAAAACAATATCAGGTAATGGAACGGTAGAAGAGGGTATATGGCATAATAGTGAGGGTGACGCGCTGAATGCCTTCATCACACGTTGATGCTGTTGAATAGCATGTTTGAACCCGTAATAGGATATATCAATATAGGGATTTTGACCATCTTGGATAGGCAAAATCTCAAAGGTAGATGCATCAATAAAGACGCGTATCATTACATCTGGTTCAGAAAATCAAGAACGCCATCATAGGTTCGTTCACCCGGATACTCCGTTTGCTGGGCACCATTCATAATAAGAATGGTGGGATAACCACGAACCTTGTAGTTTTTGATCTCGTCTTTATCTTGATCCGCATCGAGAATCTTGACAGTAGCCTGGGATCCATTAGAAAGTTTCAATGGAGAAGCACGGACCAATTTCTCAAACTCGGGTGCAGCTTTCTTGCAATGACCGCACCACTCGGCCTTGCAAATAACGATGGAAGGACCACTGGAACCTTGGAATCCTTCATTGACTTGAAGATAGAAAAAGAGAAGAATTGCGAATAACGCAACAAAGATAATTGTGCGCTTCATTCTATTTGGTGTTATTTTTTTTGGGATCGAATCTAAACCATGTTGACACGTATATAGTAGATCATGTTTCATTGGAATCCGTTATGCGATCAATTAGAGGAATGGGTACCAAAAGGCGGGTGGAATGCCATGTTTTCGGAACAACAAAAGATTCAAGGAACAAGTCTCTTCTTCTTTTTCAAAAATAAGAAGGGATTTAAAGAAAATGCAGCGGAAATCATGGTTCAAATGGTTCTGTTTAAACAGATTTATTCTGGATTGCGGTATTCTGAAGAGCAAGAGAAGCAACTTCGAAGGGCACTCACTCGCTAGGTAATAACATCAATCCTAGCATTGTAAAGAAGAATAGCGCCGTATGAAGGAATAGCCCATAAATAGTAAGAGCGCCGCCTGATGTAATAACATTGAATAATCCTCCCACCACACGCTGTAGAACAAATGCTGTTTCAGGATTAGCAAGAAGAAAGAAGATGAGCGCACTATAGAGGCTATATTTTGCTTTTAGTAGCACACGGTTCATACTAAAAGAGGGCTTATTGGATTCCATTCTATTTGGAAAGAAGTTCTTTCGATGCCATGAAAATACTCAAGGCTAGCATACCATGATGGTAGAGAGTCTCAGGGCTAATCTTCATAATTTTTTCTAAATGCAAATCCGCTTGTTTGGGATTCTTATTGAAGAAATTATCAGAAATGGGAATAAGTGACTGCTTTTTAGATACATCTACCGTATTATCGTCTATTTCAAATAATTTCATAGGAATGTTTTCCTTTGTGGATTTGGAATCGGTACAAACGAGATAGAGTGCATCATCGGTAAAAAAAGCTTTTGCCGCATCATAAATGAGTCCACGCTGAACATCATCGGTAATAGACGTTGTCATTTTCGATTTATCGGAATGCAATTCGAGATTTACTCCCATCATCATGAATTGGAGGGACGCAATCTTATCAGGATCGGTATAGTTTCCTTTCTTTCCATACTTATTCATAAAAGTAGTAATCGAAATTTTGGGCAGCACCATGGCAGCCGTATCAAAATCAGCTTTCTCTTCATCTGTCTTATTAGAAAGATACGTCTTAATTCCTAGGAGATGTGCCTTGATGAAATTATATACACGTTGATCAAGATTAGTTAGTTTATAGATGCCTTGCGTATTATTAACCTGTTCACATACGTACAATAATTGGGCAAGAGATGGAAGAGACACTTTCTCTTTATAGTCTATTCCAGCAAGGACGCCAGTAATTGGATTGTATCGTTTTAAGAAATAGTCGTAGAAGGGTAACATGGCTGGATACAGTGGTTTTACATCATTTGCTTTTTTGGTAAGAGCGCCGCCTGCGATAGGATATGCCATGCTTTCGGGCAAGACCTTGTCGAGACCGTCTGGTTGGACAGGACCTTTCTTATCACTTTTCACTTGTGATAGGTACTTCTTGGTTTGTAAGATGGCTAAAATGGCTTGTAGGCGCTTTTTTAGTTCCTCTGCGTCATCAGGCAGAGAAAGAGCATCGCCAATTCCATCGTTTGCCTTTTCGACCCGATCGATGTCGATGCGAGTAGTATATCGTGTCGGATTGGTTGTATGAATGTATTCCACCATCTCTCCAAGATTGATCTGTTCGATTTGATCTAATATGGTATTCCACGAATCGGCACTTTTTCGTATTTTTTCGGGGTGCAATAAATACCATGCCATTTCCATTAGAAGATAAAAGACCTTTTCCTTGCTAAGCTTTTTAACTCGATCTCGCACAGTAGAGATCGGTGTAACAGATGGACCTCCATCCGCATTCTTGATATCTTGTAATAATTTACTAAGATTCTCATGATATCGTTCAAATTGCATACTTTGAACGGTTCGATTATTATGCTGAAGACTGGATTGTAAATCGGCCATTCTTGCTCGAATAATTTCGGTTAAACGTTTCTTGTCATTCGGTCCCATTCCGCGAAGTTGTGGCTTTTGATAGGGTAAGAATTTTTGAAGAAGCTCCCGATCGCCGTTTTCTTTTAGAATATTCTTAAAGGTTGTATCAAACTTCTTTTTACTCTTGCATACCAAATCATATGACCTATTTTTTGGTGTGGGCTCCATTTTGGCACCGGTCGTATTAAAGCATTCTCCGCCGATGTCTACATAATCTGAATACTCATCTGCCATCCCTATCTTTCGGTACGGAAATTACTCTTAGACTTACACATAAAATTGATGGCGTATACGGTTGGAATCTAAACCAACTTCGCGTCTAGTGAGTAGATGAATCTAGAAACAAAAGTCTTTAATCCATGGAATCCAAAGAATCGGGAGGTCACTCCATCGGATGTCATTCCGATTCTTAAGAAATATGGCTGGAAGGGCCGTTTTAACAATTTCAATCTATTTGCGCAAGCTTGTTGCCATAAATCGTATGTGGATCGCCCTGAACTATGGCAAGAGCAGGCGGAGCATGGAGAAGAGATCGTCATTGCCCCGCGACCTGATGATTGCATTCCGTTGCGAAAGTGCGATAATGAAGAGCTAGAATATCTGGGAGACCGTGTCCTTGGTCTTGTCATTGCATCATATGTGACGAAACGCTATCCAGGACAAGGAGAGGGTTTCTTGACCCGTATTCTTTCTCGAATCGTTAATAATAAACAGCTCGGCAAGTTGGCGAAGGACGTGGGAATGGGTCAATGGATCATTTTGAGTCGTCACATGGAAGACGTATGCGATGGTCGTAACAATCTGCGCATTTTGGGGTCGATGTTTGAGGCCTGGTTCGGAGCCTTGTATTTGCAAGAGGAGGACGTCGGCCGTGGTCTGCAGCAATGTAATGATTTCCTTGTCCGAATCATCGAGAAACATATTGACTTTGTACAAATCATCATTGAAGATACGAATTACAAGGACCAGCTTCTTCGTAAGTTTCAGGCACTGTATCATGTTCCTCCGCGATATAAGGAGATTGCCGTTGTAGGCCCGCCGCATGATCGCATCTTTACCATGGGTGTGGTGGATCCAAATGATAGGATTCTGACCACGGCCACGGCGCGCAATAAGAAAGTAGCGGAACAAGAGGCTTCGCGTGCCGCACTGGAACTATTGGAGCCAACGAGTCAGCCAGATGATGCAAAGAAAGGCGTATTAAAAAAGACCGTATAGTAGAATATGGACGCTAGTAAAATTACAGAACTCCTCCAAAAGCAGAATAATGTATACATCAATCGTAGCAAAACGGTAGATTCGAGTACGTTAACCTGGCAGAATCAGATCTTATCATCTACCTACATTAAAGGGGTTGCCACGTGTACGGGTGCACAAAATACGAATGTCCCGACTCCGTCGGTTTGCTCGAATTCCGATGGAACATGCTCGTATGGAAATGGAAAGCAAATGACGATTGCTACGGGCTCGACACAACAGTATCCAAGTGTATTCGGTGGAGCGGCAGGAAGTGCCGCCGAGGTCTATTCTTCGGAACGGATCTTGTTACAGCAGGCAGGAATGCAAACCTGTTCGGGATCGTTGACGCAACAAACCAATGGATCCTATGTTATCATACCTGTATGTTCTACCTTTACTACAAATACAAATGGCCCGACGGCTCAAAATCCAACACCAAGTATTAACCAAAATACAAACCCTTATTTGCCTCAATTTGATACATATTATAGATTTAAGAATCAACTGTGCACGGCACCCGTCCGAGATGCGAACCAGAAGAATTTTGTGAATGTATGTGACACGTGTGTGATGACTCCGAATAATACCGTCTAAGGTATATTTTTTATCATGATTTTATCGCATGAGAAATGTGTTAGAATCAAGATATCCTTTCTAGTAGGATAATAGATGGCTTCACAACCCGATCCAAAAGCCCCCATCGATCCAAAAGCTGCTCGTGATCAAGCAGCCAAGCCAAAGGGGGTGGTGATAAGATCGAAGGGTGTTAAACTTGCCGATCCAGCATTTATTGCACAACTGGGAAGGGCTGCACCGACCGGTCAAATTGATATTGCCCTGCAACAGCCATTTCAAGGGAGCGAATCAGCTCCTCCGACTCGTGTAGAGCATGCCAAATCAGTGGCACAATCAATAAAAGGGATAGCGCCAAGAGGCATGCGATTGCCGGCTAAACCGGCTGCTACAGATGAGGAGAAAGCGGCACCTATCGAAAAGCCAGCTGAAAAGAGAGCTCCACGAGTCGCCACAAAACCGGCCAGCGATTATCAGCCGCGAACCTATGCGCTTGATTCGGAGCCAGAGGCTGAAATGCGCTCGGAATTGAAAGAATATCGAATCAAACAGGACGAAATTGTCGGCGCCAATCCATACGTAACGGATATGGTGGTGTATACTCCTCAGACGCGAAAGAGCTTTTACAATTTTATCAAAGAGAACTATAGTGCTTTTCGCCTTCCTCATGCAGAATTGGGAAAAGCAGTGGATAAAAATGCATGTCTTGCACTTGAACAAAAGGAAGGAACCCAAGTAGATACTTTTTTGTATCAGGAATTTGTTCGCGAATACATTCGTAATGTCGGCCCCTATCGTGGTATTTTGGTGTATCATGGACTCGGTTCAGGAAAGACATGTTCCGCCATTGCAGCGGCAGAGGCCTTATATGGTACATCAAATAAGAGAATTATTGTTATGACTCCGTTTTCCCTTCGTCCCAACTTTATGTCTGAAATCTCGTTTTGTGGATTTCGTCATTTCAATGTGTATAATCATTGGATTCCGATTAAGTTTGGAGCAGGAGGAATCGAATATACCTATGCCACTACTGTATTATCCTTGAAGCCGAAGTATCTCACGAAGATATTGGGTCGTGACGATCCTGAACGAAGGGTATTCTGGGTACCTGATTTTTCAAAAGAGTCGAACTATAAAGGACTTGCGCCTGAGTTCCAAAATGAGATCCGCGAGCAACTGACCCACATGATCGATTCGCGGATTAAATTTATTAGTTACAATGGTATCAGCGCTGCAGAACTCAAACGCTATGCATGCTTGCCGGATCCAGAAACGGGAAAACCGACGTTCGATGACGCGGTGATCGTGATCGATGAAGTTCACAATTTATCTCGTTTAATGCAAGGGCAGATTATGCCATATATTACAGAGAGAGAAGGAGGTTCGAGACGAAAGATCGATGCGGAACCGATCGTACCAGGTCGATGGGAGCCGAAACTGTGTGGCAAATCGGAGAATTACAAGCGCGCCTATCTTTTTTATCGATTGCTGACAGACGCACGAAACAGCAAGATCATCGGATTATCAGGAACACCGATCATCAACTTTCCAGAGGAATTAGGTATTTTGGCAAATGTATTAGGAGGATACATTGAATGTGCTGAGTTCTCGTTATTGTCTACGCGAAAGGAAGTCATGGAGAAGGTAAAAAAACTCGCAGAAGAGGAGCCTCGCGTAGACATTGTGCGTTTTCGTGAAGGCAATCAAAAGATGAGTGTATTGATTTCCTTCTTTCAGGAGGGATATGTGCGCCACAATGATGAGAATGGAGTATTCGATGGTGTAACCTATGATGAAGAGGCGCAAGAGGGCGTTACTACGATTTACCCTAGAATCAAGGCCAAACTATTGGCATCGAACATCAAGATCGAAGAAGATATGAAGAAAGGACCCTATGTGTCCTATCCGCGTCTGCCGATCGATGATGAAACGTTTAAGCGCAATTTCATCAATCCTGCAAATTCAAAGATTATCAATGCGAAGGTTCTGAAGAAGCGTTTGGCGGGTCTGATTTCGTACTATAAGGGTTCAAAGGAAGAGTACATGCCGCGTGTAACACTTGATAAGGAGGAAAAGTGCGAAATGAGTGATTATGTGCTATTGAATAAGTACACGCCTGCACGCAATGGAGAAATCCAAGGAGAGATAGGAAAGAAGAAGGAGAAAGATGATGTGTTTGCGGCGGTGGAGATGTTTGCAAAGATGAAGAATCCGTCCAGTTACCGATTTAGAAGCCGTGCACTGTGTAATTTTGCATTTCCAGAGAATATCACTCGTCCGTTTCCAGGAACCGATGAGGAGATTGCGGAGGAAGAGAAAGATATCGAGGTCATTCCAGAAGATGTGCAGATTACAGAAGCAATTATTGATGTAGACGCGGATCGTATTGCAGCAGAGAAGGTTGCAGAGGAAGAGAAACAGGCAAGTGATGCTCTTGTAAGCGATCAAGCGCCTGCCGAGCAACAGGGTGGTGATGATAATGAAGAAGAGGAAGAGGAAGAGGAAGAGGAAGAAGAAGAGGAGGAGGACGATGAGGACGATGAAGAGGCCGATGGAGGTGGTGAATACGGTGATATGGTGGGTGGCATGGATCCACCTGTAGCTGCATCAGAACTTCCAAAAAGAAAAGGACCAAAGAGTTCCGTATCTAAATCAGCATTGGCAGCGAAAGCCGCTGCGCCTTCAGAGTCTTTAGCACCATCAGAGTCTATTGCTGCATCGGTTGCATCATCGGTTGCACCATCGGATCTTATAGAATCTTCTAAGCCTGTAGTATCTTCCGCGTCTGTTGCAGTACCTTCCGTGTCTGTTGCAGTACCTTCCGCGTCTGTTGCAGTACCTTCCGCGTCTGTTGCAGTACCTTCCGCGTCTGTTGCAGTACCTTCCGCGTCTGTTGCAGTACCTTCCGCGTCTTTAGCACCTTCCGTGGTAAAGAGAAAGGGTCCGCCCAGTTCGGTATCGAAAACCGCGTTGGCAGCAAAAGCGGCGGCAGATGCCCAGGCAGTCGCGGATATGAAAGCAGCCAAAGCTCTTGTGGCAGTAGATGAAGAGAAGAAAGACGTCCCTCGCATGTCAACATATAAGGAGCAAATTGTCAAAGCTATGAAAGAATTGGATCAACAGCGCGACAGTTACCTGGTTCAGCGAGGAGATGAAGCACCCGTCGAGAATCGTCTTTCAACTTATTCTACCAAGTTGAGCAAGATGTTGAATAATATCGAGAAATCCAAAGGAAGCAATCTCGTTTATTCTCAGTTTAAGACAGTCGAAGGACTAGGTGTTCTTGGAGTTGTATTAAAGGCGAATGGATACGATGAAATTGTGATTGAAGGTACAGAACAGAACCCCCGCTTTAGTGAGGAGACATTGAAATCTTTCGCCGTCGGTCTTGGCGACGTTTCCATTCCGAAGAGAAAGCGATTCATTACCTTTACAGGAGAGGGATCAAAGGAACAGCGTGCATTGGTTCTTAATATTTTCAATGGACACTTTGATAAATTGCCGTCGTCTCTTCGAGCACCACTGGAACCGTTTCGTGTCGCCAAAAATACAACAGGTGACATCTGTTGGGTCATTGGAATTACAGGTGCCGGCGCAGAAGGTATTTCGCTCAAGTGCTGTCGCTCCGTCCATATCATGGAACCCTACTGGAATAATGTTCGTCTGGATCAAGTCAAAGGCCGTGCCATTCGTATTTGTTCTCATAAAGATTTACCATTTAAGGATCGCACAGTTGATATTTATACCTATTATACTGTGTTTTCACCAGATCAACTCAAGTCGGAAAAGATCGATATGACGATTCGTAGTACCGATAATAATGAGACATCGGACGAAAAGGTATATTATGTGAGTAAGAGAAAAGATGAGATCAATCAAGAGCTCTTGAAGGTAATGAAAGAATCGGCGGTAGATTGTGACTTGAATTTGGGAGAGAATGGTAAAATTCAGTGCTTTGAAGTAAACGGTCGTCCTACACAATATTTATTTGATCCAAACTTGGAGATCGATATCAGTATTACGACTACCGAATTAGAAGAGGATAAACCGACAAAAGACAGTCGCCTCTCACAAGCACTTGATGGCGTATCGGCCGAACCGAATATTGAGCGCATTAAAGTGACTCGAATCAAACAACCAGAATTTGAAGGAAAAGACTATTTACGATATGAGTATAATGGAACCATGTATATTTTTGATCGCAATGATGCCAAATGCACGATGGCGATTGGAGAATTCATACGTGACCCTGCATTAAATCGATTCATTGGCGCAGAACGCTATTCGCAGCCTCGTAAGATTGCGAAGTAATCCTCTATTCCATACATATAATGTATGATAATAGATGATCTTATTCGGATAAGGTTTCATATTGATTATAGGACGTAGGAAATTGAGTGTAAATCCAATTACACTTACATTCTCGAACAACGTCCTCTCTGGTTAGGGGATAGTCAAAGAAGTGAATCCATGCCATATCAAATGTAAAAGAAGAAGTACCGTGGATACCACCCCACGAACCATTAAAGAGTCCGCCGCTAAATAGTATGTTACAGGCCTGACCGGTCTGACCTGGAGCGGGATTCCATGTTGCATTTACACCCCACAAGGGTACTCCTCCTGCAGACATGGACGTAGGAGTCGCCGCACCACCACTTGCTATAAATCCATCTACTGAATTACAATAGAGCTCAAAACTGGTTTTGTTATTGATGACATAAAACATGTACCATACTCCCAGATCAAGATAATAGTTAGTAGGAGTTGTACTACTACCACCCGACCAGCTGTGTTGAATGGAAATCGTTGATGTACTTCCGCTCACAGGTGTTGCAATAATGGCAAAGGAATCATTTTTGGAAGCAGATGAATATAAATGACAAATAGTCTCCTTGACTGGCATAGATTTAAATCGAACGGCAAAAGACATGGATTTCCAGCTTTGAAATGCAATGTTAGGCATATTAATATAAGAACCTGAACCGTTCAATCGTACAAATGATTTTTTTCCAGGAACATACATCTTTTCGTCTTTTGTATGATATTCTGGACCACCAACGGTTAAGAACTGGCCAAAGAGGCCTGGATTACGCAATTCTTCGAATTCTCCCTTTGGTCCAACTTCATATGTCAAAAAAGGTGCACGCGCCTCACAGGTTAATGAATAATATTTAGAAGAAAATGCAGATGTACCACTGCATGTTAATGCCTGAAATTTAAAGGCGTTCCAGCCACCACCTGCATCTTCATAATAGATTTTAACAATATTAGGCGTGGACGCCTGAAATGAACTGCAGTTATTTGATTGGTAGCTGGTCGCACCCTGTAGACCTAAATTCTCATACAAACCAGGCTTATCTTCTGAATATTGAGACATAGCAACTTTATCAATATTGGCAGGCTGATTCACTGCGATCCAAAATCCATCGTCAACGACTACGTTGAATTTCGCTGTAAAATCAGAAGGAGCACGAATATCCATCAATTGAAGATAGCAGCCGAACGGGCCTCCTCCAATTTGAGGGACGCGCGATGGCCCATTTTCAAGTTGAACAATATCGCGCTCGATGGTTCGTTTCAAGAATCCAATTACCTTTTGTGGATTTCCAGGAACGGCCACAAACCATAAGACTTCTACGCCTTGACGATAAGGAGCACGGACAATCGCTGATTCAGGAGTAACTCCTATGAATTCAACCATAGCTTTGCTTTGGGTTTTATAATCGACAAACGAATCGGCCGATTTCATATTTCTGATCAACTCGTTCCAATACTGTTTGACGGCACCCAATGTACCCATCGCATTATAGGTCGCCATATTTGCAATGGTAGGATAGGCAGTTCCTTTTGGCTGACCGCCCATTTTACGAAAGAGTTGCTGAAGACAGGATAATTCAAATGGTGATTGTGTCCCATCAGGAAGATTCGAACATAAATCATATCCTTTAATGGCACCGGTTTGAAGACACAGATCACGGGATGCGGCACCCAATGCGGAGCTGGAAGGTTGTTTCGTATTTCCTGCCAATTGGCGAATTTCTTGTAATGCTGCACCAACCGTTGTTTGGCCCTGTGTAAACATATCAAGATTCATGGGAGGATTCGCAACCCGTTGATAGACTTTCATGGCATCACTGTTGCGAATGGACGCCATGTAATCGGACGGGTTCGGAGAACCGTTCAAAGCAATAGCCAATGCACCATTATCTTTGCAGCCACTCGCTAATACGGTATTGTACAAACATGCAGCAGATAGACGTCCATTCACTGGATCACAGGTTCGATCTCGAACAGGCTGAGGACCGGGTGGCGGTGGAGGGCAAGACGCTCCCTTTCGAATGATTGAATTCGGACTACATGTTCCCATTGGTTCATTTGGATACAATAGTGCGCCTTTTGAGTCAATTGGAATACCCATATTGGTATCGGTGCAATATCCACACGTACCTTGAAAGACACTTTCGTCCACGTCGGCACATGAATTCAGAGCCTTGCACTTGTCCAATAACATCTGTTTTTTTGCCATTTGCAGATCGAAGAACCATTTTCGATACTCAGGGGTACCATGTTGAGGAATAGAAATGGGTCCTTTTTCATTTCCCAATGCACCCTGTGACAGGACGGGATAGGGGCTATTTGCGGAAGGAGGAGTATACATCCAGCCGCAGCCCATCGCTGCATTTGGATTCTTCGCCGCGATCAAATCATCGATCGATGAAGAGGCACACTGTGTAGCCATTTGTGTTAGATTTTTACTCACACCCGTTGTAAAAATATTATTGGGATCCTTTACCGCATAATCCTGAACACTATTATCCGCGAGATTCACACTTTGAATGGCCTGATCAAAACCAGGTAGACCGGAAGTACCTGAAAGAATCATATTAGGCGCCGTGTCGTAATAGGATTGTTGTTGATTGATAAAATCGATATGTGGATTCCCTGAGGAACCAGTATCGAATGCTTCCGCCAAACGACGAAACATCTCTATTGATCAATTCGGTAGTATTTTGAATAAAATACTCCCCAATGATTATGGATCTTGTGAATTTGGAATACATGAACAATTACATACACCATCTGTAAAATACGTTCCTCCTGGACAACCTGCACCACACCCCCACCAATTGTATGATCCTCTGGTTTTATCATAATATCCTGGTCGACAGGGTCCTTGTGAATAGCCAGGCGGCGGCACTGTCTTATCACGTTCCACAACGGGTAAATCATCAGATTGATCTACAAGAATAGAAGGATTTGGCGGGTACCATGTATAGGTTGTATTCGTGCTAGAAACAGGGTTAGAAATGTATACTGCTTCACTTTGTTCGTTCATAATGTTCATGACTGCACCCATAATACGCGATTGGCAACAATCGTATCGATTCACAATGACAATCTTATAAATCGTAGTCATTGTTCCTAAATCGACTTGAATCCAAGGCACGTCGTAACAGGACGTGTGAACAAAATTATAAGGTCGACCGGATTGATTTCCATTGACAAAGTTTTGAACAGGGAACATATCTCCTTGATATCCACTGGACTTCGTAACCTGTGTCCACATATCAGGTGTGATAATATTTGGACCGTCCTTCTTGGAGTAGACGCGGATTTGTGCCAAGTTCAGGCACTCCGTGCGATTATAGATAAACTTGATATATCGACCGGTGGTTGTCGCATTGGCAGAAGAAACTGGAATCTTAACATATCCCTTATAGGCAGGATTGGAATTCATTCCCGCATTGTGATTGCCTTTATAGCAGCCAAATCCTGACCCATCTTTGGCGTAACTAAAGCCCGTGCATTGAGAACCCAGTGCCGCACAGCCCTTTTGGGCGTCCTCAATGGACGGTAGGGTAAAACAGGCAGGTTGCGGCCCAGTCGTTTCCAAATATCCAGACTGAACCGTAAGATAATCAATATCAGGTTGTGCAACAAATCCTTCCTTTAGATTTGGCTGATTCCACATTTGTTGATTAAACGGCTTAATGGTTCCATTTTGAGAAGCGGGGTTATTAATTCCAGGTTTGGGTCCATAACATGTTACGCCTGCCATATTATTATCTGGTGTCCATGATTGAAGCCCTGGCGTTCCGCCACAGCCTGGAATGACCGATGTGGTAATCGGCCATTTGCCTCCGCCATCTGCGACCCACCCTGAAAAACACCAATCTGCGCCGTTGATATAGGCATCTTGTAATTGTGCAGTACTGGCAACCGATGCACCATATTGCGCGCAAACATTACTGGCTTGATCACGTGTATATTGGTAATTGGGACCTACTGCAAAGACCTGTCTTGGCCCAACGATATTACTGGAGCTGGCGGGGCCAAGTGTAATGTCATAGGCCTGTTTCAGAGCCGTGGCACGTTCTGCATTCTTTTTGGTATTATCATTCGCAAGACGATTGATCGCATCGTATTTTTGTTGTACCGCTGCAACGCCGCCCAGTGATTGTCCAAATGTAACACCTGACTCATTGTTGGGATCGATGATTGTTCCAGGGTAGTTGAATGTATTGGGTATTGTTTCAAACCCCTCGATTCCACTAAAACCCTCTTTCGAGCTGGCCGCTACAGCAGGAAGCTGTGTATAGGTTGGACCGACTCGTGAAGTTGTCCCCTTATTAGTATACAAGTACGATAAACATGCTTTGGACAGGGGTCCGATCGCATTGTTGGGTCCATCACATGGAGTATTGATGGGTACTCCCGTGGTATACATGGATACTTCGTTCCAATCAGGAATGCTAAGGGGATTTCCTTTTGAATCGTTACCTGTTTGGGCTTGTGCCATTTTGACAGACAAATTATCAACAATCGTATCAATGTTCAATGGATTTCCATTACTATCGCGCTGTATAGCATTTGCGGTAGCAGAATCAACTGGATATCCAGTACCTTTTGTGGTTCCACCCATTTGTATCCATCGTGATTGAAGACATTCCAGCTTGTATTTTCCAGGTGAATTGGCCGCACCATAACATGGGTCTGATTCCAAAAATGTGGCGGAGCTGGCTTGAGTAATGATAGGGCCGTTACTGCAGCTAAGTGCTTCGCCATCATACATATTCACAAATGAGAATGGCATAAGACATGCAAAGTTCATACTTGTTTTTCCATTTCCAGGCATCAAGGTAAATGAACGAAATCCATCAAACGTATTTGTACCGGTAATACGCGGCTTTGTATTCGTAACGGTATCGGTCTGAATAAGGTTCATAAGATCGATGGTAAAAATGCCACTGGGAGTTTGACCTTTAAGATAGCCACATACATAGGCAGGATTTGAGACGGGCGAAACTGCAATCGTAAACTGTGTCCCTTCAGAGTTAGCAGGCACGGTAACTTGTGCAGCATTGGCTTTACTGAGGTTCTTGGCAGAGAGAGAGATCGAACTATTTGAACTGCTTACTGTAACAGAACCATCACCGTATAAATACAGAGTAGAAGGAAGACGGCCCGCTTCAGGTCCAACACGAGCAAAGCGCTGTGTGGTATAACATTGCGTGCAATGAGGGGAACCGAATGTTTGTTTGGCAAGACAATCGACTTTCTCCTTTACGATAGCGCACTTATCTTTCGTGATTCCAAAAGTTCCAGGCTTGGCTTTTCCGATGGTAGGCTGGTAGACTAAATAGGGATCGTAAGGAGCAGAACCTGATTTTTCTACGTTATTCGCCATATTAGTTTGTTGGGTACGATCGGATGGAGATACGTATAAGCCACTAGGACCAACGACTTGACCCGCCGAGTTTTTGGTTTGGAGATCAAAACTCATACCGCAATTCGCCGCAAATGTGGGATCATTGAAGGCGTCACATGTTGTAGTTGCAGTTTCGCATTGTTGTGCGAGTTGAATCGTTTTAGGCGTTTGATCCGGCGTGGTATAAGGTGTAGTAGACTCTAATTTGTATCCATTTGATGTGGGCTGAGCCGTTATGGTTGCTAAGGCCTGTTTGACATTATCGGCGCTAATGGGCTCCATAGAAACAGAAGGATTAGCCAAATTCACCATATTCGTCAATGAATTGAACTTTACCTGAGAATCATTGATGTATTGTTGGTGCTGAGAAATAATGTCCGGAACATCAAAGAAATTCTCTTTTATTGAATTACTGTAGTTTAATCCTACGACTAGGATAAACAGTACTGTAAATAATAATATAATGTTAAAGAACATTATTATCTACTGTGAAACAATATTTTAAAAGATTTGTGCACTTTTTCCAAACGATGTCTGTCTTTTTGTGCACTTTTTCCAAAAAAGTGCTTAGTAATTATTATCAGGTCTCAACTGTGGCAGCGAATCCATCTCACGAGTAATAATGCGAAATACGAGCTGGAGCTGCTTGTTCAAGTTAATAAGACGAACAGGAGATTGTAGACCGACTCCAAATGCGTTCAACACACCACCCAGATTCGCTCCAAATGGGTTCAATAGAACACTGCCGGTTGTCGGATCCTGGTATCGTGCCTGAATGATGACAAAGTTGGCATAACCAACATCATTAAATCCATCTTGCAATGTCGTATTATTGGTAGAATAGGCCGATCCAAGAACGATATGTCCCTCAGGACGATTGACCCAATTACAGAATTCCTGTAGTGCAGAGCCGGCTGGATTGCTAAATGTAGCAGGTGTATAGGTATATCCGCTAATCTGAATACGATCTCCAGGACAGAGTTCAAACTTGCTAAAATACTTCGATGTATTGATGTAAAAATTAGCAGGATTGCCATTTACCGCAGGGATAAGAACATTATATGCATTTACAGTAGTAACACCCGTATTCGTCAAGGGAATCGTGAATGGGAAGGTAGTACCGGCGGTCGTTCCAGATTGCGGAGCAATAATACCACTAATATCGAATGTATCGGGCGAGGTACTAATGAGTTCTCCATTCGGACGACGCAGATCAATGGTCATCTTTTGAAGAGTGGACAACGGTGTTGGATAGTACTCTTTCTGGCATTTCAAGAACTTGGGAATCATGGCAATGAATCCGCGACCCGTGCTCGACTGATAGGTAGAATCAGATACCCATTGTGCGTCATATTGAAGAACACCAAAGCTTCGGTCCAAAAAGTTATCCGTTCCGTAATTATTGTTTTCAAGTTCATCCACACGTAGGGTTACATAGGGAAAGTTCAAAATATTATCCTGATAGCTGGTATCGGTAGTCTGCGCACTTGTATTTCTACGATACACGGTGACACGGAGACTTTCACCTGGCATAATCGCCTTGACCAGCTCGATACGGACAATGTTTTTGAATTTCTGTTGAGAGGCCAGACTGGCTCCGAATCCTTGTCCATTCGCCGCTGGATCAAAGTTAACCGTAAAGTTATAACGATTCTCTTTATTATTGCGAAGCCAATCACGATCTGCAGAATAGATGAAGAGATTGTTCTCGATCTCGCGATAGCCAACAATCTTGTCCTCACGAATGATATTATTTTGAGGAAGAGCATTTTTATCAGTTGATGCTAAGAAGGGTGAGACAATCGTAGGATTTGCATTGGCTTGGCCGAGACCACGTGGATCAGGAGAGATTGTCAGATTTTGCATAGTATCAAAGGAGCCAATTGAGCCAGAAAGCAATTCACGACGATCAGGAAGAATCACAAGGGGTTGATCCATGATGGGGCGAGCCGATTGACTACGCTGAACAAGTGCAAGCTCCGTAGAGCGATTATGAGAATCCTGTAGAGAGCGAAAGGAGGAATCGGCTTGAACACGTCCTTGAATACCAGCATCAGCCTTTGCCAAATCAGAACTTTGAGCAGCACGTAAGGCCTCCAATTCACGTTGTTTCTTAGCTCGTTCAAACATCTCCGCGGCGGGCGGGCCATCTTCCGTTAAAGAAATGCGAAAATCAGGAATGGTGGAAGGAAGTGCCTTGACTTCATTGCGCTCTTGAGTAAGACGCTCAAATCGCTGTGACGTTTCTTGAAAGAGTGATTCGTCCATGACATTCTTTACCACATCGGAGTTCTTTGTGAGTTCTTTTCGCTGAAGATATTGCGAGAAGTCTTTCGCACAGGCTCCTAGTACTTCTCGGTTCAAGACTTGAATGGTTTTATTGCCCTGTTTTTCGTATACTTGATCCATGTAATGCTGGAGTGTTTTGGACATGCGTTGTCGTTGGGCATCGTTAAGAGGTGTACCCGATCGTTCTTGAAAGTCCTGTACGAGAACAGTTTCCAGAGTGCGGTAATTTTTTTCACTAAAGAGAACCGCTCGGACAGTGCCCTGTTGATCAGAGGAAGGGGCTGATGGCGGTGATTGAACCGGACGATACATTACTACATGTACTATATAAATCTTTTAGATGGGGTTTCATACAAAAGATTGATTGTATTCTGAACTTATTGTCTGAATAGATAAATATCGTCCTCAATAGAAAGATCGATCCATTCAAAGGTAGAATGTTTATTACAATCACCGACCCATATGCCGGCCTGACCATCTTCTGATAGCCATTCATTTTTCACCCAACAACTGGGATACTTCTTAATCAATTCTTCGATCCATTGATAATCAGGTGCCCACCCTGTAATAATCGTGCAACGCATACCATTTTTACCACTCTGATGAACAGTTGTATTGGGTATATCGATAATATCATCAAGAATAGTTATGATATCTGTTTCAACAGGTGATGTAATGGTGATACGATTATTGCAGTCATTCGGCATAATATATAACACTATATATATCTTATTTAAGTAATGAAACTATCGACTAAACATGATGTTTCGCAGTTCTAACATAGTAGAATCTTTAGTAGCCTCTTTACAAAACTCTTTGAATGAAATTCCATATATCATGCATACCAAAAAGTACATACTATACATTCCACATTCTGTATTACTATATTGAAATCGACGAGCATTGAACCCCAACTGACAATCCGGAATTTGTAGGGTAAACGCTCGCATAAAACGAGAAATCATCGGAGGGGTCTTGTAACCATATGAATCGAAATAGGAAATAAACGGTTTCTTAATGTTATGAATGTCAATATATAGTGCAACCCAGTGACTTCCACCCTTATAATGAGGATCCAAATTAAATATCATGCCAATGCCTCGTTTTCCTTTAGCATATTCGTCTTTTAGCTTCAAATTGCATAAATCGGCATGGAGGCATTTCGGCGCACTACTCTTAATATAGGGATCGGGTACGGAAAAGTCCATGGGATAGACGCCCATAAATTCAAACCACGAGAATACCTCTTCATATTGTTTCATTGCATTCTGAATGTTATAGTTGTCGAGCCATGTGTCGGGCTTCTTCTCCCACTCTCTCGGATACCGTGGGCGAAGATACTGTTTACGGAGTCCTTTTTTGGTGTCTTCGTCTAATGGTACTCGGTCTAATAAGCACTGTTCTTCTCCTTCATGACACCCAACAGATTCAAATATTTTCTTTCCCTTTTTCTTGATACGAGATTCGATGTCATGATACGTCGAAGTTGGCAAACACCTCTTTCTGGATTTCCCCAGTCGAGGGTGACATCGAGAAAATTCCTCGAGTGCCAATTTACGTTTCTTGGTCTGCCGCATCGCCGTTTCCTATCTCCTACGGAGAGAATAAAACACGATAGAGATAGAGAAATGTCGAGCGCACCATCCTTTTCGAATCCATATGATTTCTCTAAATCGGATTTATCATTAATGGTGGGTGGCCAAATTATGTTACTGGTGATGGTCATTTTGGTGCTTTGCTTTGGAGTTCAACCCCTACACTTTGCCTATAAAGAACAAGTACAAAATCTAATCAAAACAAATGGTTCGTGAAAATAAAACAAAGAAGTAGGTTAGAATGAGTGAGGAGGCGCCTATATGGGTAAAGATAACAACGGTTATAGGATGTTCATTTATTTTTATTTCATGTATCGCCGCATTTATGTTCATTTCGTATTTTGTAGGATCAAAAGATCGCAGAAATCAAATTCAATCCGAATCGACTCGGATTTGGCCTTATAGCATTGCAGGGTCGTTCTTATTATTTATTGCCGCCTTTTTATATTTTAATATGAATGATAATCACGAAAAGATTATGTATTTCATTTTTGTGATGACGTTTTTGGCGATTGGACTATCCTATAGTGCATTGAGTATCGCATTGATTCATAAAAACTAAAAAATGTTCTTTCTGATAGAATGAGTGCACATGCACCAACCAACAGCTCAAAAAGCACAAGCAATGCAGCAGCCAGCGCACCGACAAAAAGCACAGCTAATGCAGCCAATGTAGCAGTCAATGCAAGCAACTCCACATCTACGGCACCTGCCTTTAATCTATCTTCCATTCTATCGATGGTTTCATCATTACCTATTATAATTGGATTAGGTGGTCTTGGACTTTGGTGCCTGTTCAAAGTGGGCATGCAAACGTCCAATATGTTAGGTGATTTAGGAAACTGGAGTGGTATCAGTTTTCAGGTAAAGAAAATTTTAGCTTCTACGATGACAGGTATGTTTGTCTTATTAATCGTCTCTCTTATTTACTTTCTTCAAGATCAGTCAAAGCCGATCTATATTGTATTTATATTAGTATGTATCGCAGTATGTATCTCCTATAGTGCCATGGCCGCCGCAGTGATTAACTAAAAAACAGGCTACGATATAGAATGGACGATCCATTATTGCTCCTATTTGGAATTGTCTTTGTTGTGGGATTTGGATTCTACATCGTCTTCTTTTTATGGGCTAATCAGAATCTGGGCGGAACGACCGATTGGAATCAAGTAAAATCCAATGTATTTTCTGCATGGATTTCACCCTCTATCGCTATTTTATTTACGTTTATGTCATTGTTCTATTTTATTCGGTTTCCCAACTATTCTGTCTACCTTGCTATGGGGTTATCCTGTCTCGCCGTTGGTCTATCGGCAGGTGCACTTTCCTTTTCTTTAGTGTCGCGATAATCACTGGAGTCGCCATACGGATGGAACGGAATGATGAAGACGTAGGCGCAACTCTTCACGACTAATAAATTGTGACACCCCTTGGAGACGAATAATGCATCGAATCATGTCTCCCGATTTCAAATCGGATACGCGACAGACGGTGCCTGTTTTGGTTTTTACCATTACGGTAGGGTAAATAAAGAGAGATAGTGTCATTCCGTCTAATAGAAAATAAAAAAGATGGCGAATGGAGTCATAGGAACGATTGGTAAGATTCAAAAAGCTTTGTTGGTGGGTATAGAAGGTACTGATAAGGTATTCATGTAAGGTATGCATCTTGATTTGAAAATGCGGATAATCCGACAAATCAAGTCGCAGACGTGATGTTTCAGAATTGTAATCAATGATGCGAAGTGGGGGAGAGAGAATACTTACATCTTGAAAATCGATCGAATGATCTTTGTAGCATAGTCGAGCAATCGTTTTTCCAAACCGGTCCACCTGAAAGGGTGTAACGTGTATATGTCCAATTTCAAATGCTTGATAGGGGATCGATAAGATCATGACTTGTGTATTCTACGATCATATTATTTAGGTCCGTGAGCACATCTAAAGAATAATAGATGTTATCGGTAGAATGCCACCACCAGATCCAGAAACAACCCAGATGACTGGAGAATCGCTTGGACGTTCCCTTACTTCAATTCGACCGGTATTGCAGCGTTGTGCGGATAGCGCGAATGCCATTCGTGAGAAGACACACCATGTATGTGACTATCTACGTCATCAATTTACGGATCACCCACAGGAGCAACGTTTGTCATATTGTGGACATATGATGAAAGCGCTTCATATGGCATATCATATGGGCAAGGCAGCCGTATGTACAGGTATCAATGCAGTGTTTCCATTTGTCTTTCAGAAAACAGGAACGAATACGGTCGAGTATCTTCACGATCTCTCCACAAAGAGTGAGTAACTTAAAACAGTAGATGAATACATCTAGTAATGTCCGAGCCGTGTAGTTATGCATGGCGCGGTCCGAGTGGGTGTGGAAAACGAACACAACTTCTTGACTTTTTAAAGAAACAATCGGATAAGGTTAACCTTCCGTTCGAGATCAAACCGAGTGTATGGTTCTTGAATAAACAAGTCAATGGCGGCGATCCAGACGATGACGATGATGATTCGACGGGTAAATCCATTCCGTATGAAGAATCACAGCTTCATTTGGGGTTTGATGTGGCACGCATGTCAATGTCGGATAAGGTATTTCTTCAATCGATTCTCGCAAGATGGACGGGTCAGCAAGATGTATGTCTGATGTCTACCGCGATTCAAACACGCTATTTGGTATTGTATCATGCTCATTTTTTGACAGACGAATCGGTTCTTCAGTTACAGGAGTGCCTTGAACAGTATCCAACGTTTGCGATTCTTCTTACCACAGAATTTCCACTATGCGGTCGTCTTCGTGATTTTTGTTTTGAAATTCCAGTGGGCGGGGAGGATCAATTATTGGCCAATTATACAAAGCGGGCTCAATTGAGGAATAACGATGTATGGCTCGAGTGGTTTAAAAAGACGCTAGACGAATGGTCGCAGAATGGGACACCGAAGATGATCAGTGAAGTTCGTAATTGGATTTATACGTGTCTTCAGCGCAATCTTCGATGGACAGATGTGATCATGTATTGGATCAAGACGATTTACCAGACGGATTGGATCACTCCGAATCTTCGTCAGCAATTATTGGATACGTTATGGCATGCAGAATCGGGTTCAGGGTGGGTATTGGTCACATCGTATCGAATTCCGATCTTGTGGGAACATGTGCATTTGAAGCTCGCAAGACAGTTTTATAAGCTTCGAAAAAATAACACGCTAGTATAGAATGGCTCTTTTAGACGCCGTGTTGGATCTAATCCAAAAAGAGTATCATAAAAAGGAACCGATCTGGCAAAAACAGTCGTTTTTGACCCAGACGGATCTCGATTTTTTAGAAACGGAGTGCGCAGCACCCTCTGATTTCGATCCGAAAGGGTGGAGAAAGGAGATGTTGGAGCGATTTAAAAAAGGGACCGCACCATTTGAGGTACGTGAATGTGAATATGGACGCATTATTGCGATCTTGGATCATAACAAGCAGGATATTCCATGGGGACTCTGGGCGCGAATCCTTCGTCTCTATCACACAGCCACGCCGGCTCGTATTTTTTTACTGGCGACACCTTACTTACGTCAATTTCCAAAAAAATCACGAATGATTCGGACGTCCAATATCAATGGAGGATATCCGCATATTACTCCGACCGATATTAATGGCGGATATACCTATCATTGCAATAAAGAAACTATTATGATCTATCGAGCAGAAGATGCAACACGTGTTTTGATTCATGAACTACAGCACGCGACATGCCTAGATCATATGGAGTATGGTGTCGATCAAGTGGAGGCGGAAACAGAGGCCTGGGCCGAGCTTATATATGTTGCCCTCTTATCACAAGGAAAACGAGAGCGATTTCACGAATTGGTTCAAAAACAGGCAGAATGGATGCTCGTTCAAAATCAGGTGGTGAAACGACACATGCGTGAACCCAAACAGTTTCCGTGGCGATATACGATTGGAAAACAAGAGGTATGGCAAAGATGGGGTATCTTACCAGAACATGTGCCTTCTATCGCAGGAGAGGCAACACGTTCCCTTCGTTTAACATTTCCTCCATCACCCTCTATCAAACAACTCTTTGGAGTACATTCCACGTTACTATAATATTTATATTGTATTATTTTTTAGTATCAACTTACTAAAAAATATGACTATTACTGCTTAAACACGAGCAATCATCGTATCCAGACCTTTTTTCCATGCATTTACATCATTCCATTCTCCATTATCTTCCGCGCGAATAGTAATAAAATTCTTATTGGAAAATACTTGTGGACAGCAATTTACAAAAAATATTCTAGGATTTTGATAATGACGTGTTAAAAATGTATGAATCTTAAACATATCTTGAAGAGAATATCGACACATGACAATGACAGGTAACCGTTCTGACATGATTTGTCGAAATCGTTCAATTCGTCGATTATATTTTTCTTTTACAGTATCATAATAATCTTTCCAATTTTCAGTAATACGCCGCCCTGTTTCCTCTTTAATATTTCCTTCTCCTGCCTCAATTGATGACGTATTTTCTAAAGGATAATCATGTGGAAATTCAAACCCATATTCATCAATTAATCTACTTTGATTATGATTAAATCGCAGATTGGTATGAAATTTTGAAAAATCATCTTTGATACATCGTTCTAGACTGGCAAATGATGAAATAATCCAATCAAAGGGGAGGGCTTGTGTACGTCTTCCAAGATTACGCAATGCCTCTGCAGGAGAACAATCATAACCAAGAGTGATAATATGATACATTTATCTAACTATATAAAATTGACTTTATACTATCTTACTAAAAAGGTTAGAAAAAATGGGAATCAAAGGATTATTTCTCTTCTTAAAACGATGGGAAAAATCCGTTTTAATTGAAGAGGAAATTAAGAATAAAAGTATAGGACTAGACCTCTTCTGGTTTCTTCATCAATCAAAGGGGGATCGTGCAACATTGCAGGCAACTCTTCAGCCGTTTCTATATCATGCCTCATGTGTTCATGTGGTAATAGATGGAGTGTATGCAACCGCAGAACGTCGAACAGTATTGGAAAAACGACGAGACAAGAGACAGGGTACGATTACAATTATGGAAGAGATCATGGAAACACCTCTTTCACATATGGAGGAACGGGACCGAAAATGGTTGGAACATTATGTCAATCAATTGAAACGACAAGTATGGAAGCCATCACGAGAATACATTCGTGAAATAAAGGAGTGGTTACACGAAAGAGGGGTGATTATTCATGAACCAGAGGGAGAAGCGGATCAAATGTTGATCGATCTGGAGCGACAAGGAACAATTGATCTGGTGATCACCAATGATTCGGATCTAGTGGCACTGGGTGCGGATACGCTTTTGAGGATTCGATCCATTGGCGAAACAAGCGGATCGATCATGTCGAAATCCCATTTGAGAAAACAATTGGGATTTACGATTCAACAATGGGACGATTTCATGTATCTGTGTAAATATATGAATGACACGGATGTATTATTGGCCTATTCTCTTATTCGCGTGTATAAGGGGTTAGACCATGTACTAGAACGATGGAATGTGATTCATGATGAACCCTTATTGCGAACTATTGTATGATCATAGAGATCGTATAGGCTGCAAGGATGAATCATTTTTTACCATATTGGTTGAACAGATCCGTTTGCAACAATCATTCGGATTATAAAAATGGTACTTCGAAAGGGTGTGACGTTCGGTGTATTCTTATCCGATACGTAAGAAATTGACTGCATATGTACCATTGGGACTATTATCAGTAAGACGTAATGAAATACCAAATCCGCTAGAACCAGAACCATTATCGCTAATAATACTAAATGATGCAGAAGACGATGATGCATTAAATATGGTGGTATTCGATGAGTTTGCGACAGTTGATGCAACATAGGTAGATACAAATGCAGATGCCGACACTGTATTTGATCCTGTTGGAATAGTACTAGGTGTAGTAGCAACAGCTGTAACTAGCCATATACCACTTGTAACATATAATGGATTTGATGTAGTTGTAGGCGGAATCACATCGGTATTGGTTGCTGGAGCACTCCAGGTTGCTGAAACATTGTATGTAAACGAACGTACTGCGCCTGCTAGGATTGTCGCAATAACCGAAGAATTACCAATCGTAACCGTATTCGAACCCGAACCAGGTGTATTCGCTCCAATTACAATTTCATTGTTAACAGTTGCAGTGGAACATGCTGTATTTGATCCAATATAAATGTTATTATAGCCTGTAAGTGGTGTACCTGATGAACCTGCATTATAACCAAGTGCGGTATTATATAATCCTGTTGTATTGTAATACAAGGCTTGATTTCCAACTGCTGTGTTATATCTACCACCCGTACTCACAGCATACAGTGCATGCCACCCAATCCCCATATTTGTAGTATCACCATTTCCAGCACCATTACCACCAATACCAATATTAATATCATTGATTGTACCATAAACACGCAATGAAGCAGAACTTGCATTTGTACCAATGGATACATCACTTGCCGAATATACCAAATTTGGATTGATATATACCCATTGGCTTGAGCCGGCTTGACCAGCTGGGCCAGTTATACCTGCTGGACCTGTTGTGCCTGTTGGACCTGTTCCAATTGGACCTGTTGTACCCGTTGTACCCGTTGTACCGGTTGGACCTGTTCCAATTGGACCTGTTATACCGGTTGGACCGGTTGTACCAGTTGGACCGGTTGGACCTGTTCCAATTGGACCTGTTATACCGGTTGGACCGGTTGTACCAGTTGGACCGGTTGGACCTGTCCCAATTAAACCCGTCATTCCAATTGGACCCGTTGTACCCGTTGACATGCAAATCAGAGGATAATTTGGCAATCCAGCAATCGGTGGTACACCAGGTGGACACGGGCGCGGATACAGCGGTGGTGGACAAGATGATGTAGGATTGCAACCGTAGTTATTATAATATGCCATCTCTACGTCTAATAAAATATGGTATAATGTTTTAAGTACAAAATTGAAAGAATAAATACTAAAAAAAAAGAAAGATAGAATGCCATATTGTGAAAAGCATTGTATAGATTCGAAACACACATGTAAACACTGTATTGTTGAAAAACGACAAGCAACCATGATGGAGAGATATGGTGTAGTAAATGCTCTTCATTCAAAGGAGATAAAGGAGAAACGACAAAAGACGTGCTTGGAGAAGTATGGTACAGCGGATCTATTTTCAAATGAAAATATTAAGAAAAAACGTAAGGAAACAAATCTAAAAAAATATGGTGTAGAAGAAACACTACAACTAAAGTCGATTCGTGATAAGGGTAAAGAAACAATGATAGAAAAATATGGTTCAGAACATGCCATGAATAATATAGACGTTAAACAGAAACGTATAGAAACTAATCTTTTAAGATTTGGTACAGAAAATGCGTTACAGAACGCAGAGATATTGGAGAAACGTAGAGAAACGAATCGTGAGCGTTATGGAACAGATGAGGTTCTTCAATCCACGGAGGTTAAACAACGTGTACATAATACAATGATCGAACGTTATGGTGTATCAAATCCGTTACAATGTAAAGAAATAAAAGAAAAAAGAGATAATACATGTGAAGAACGGTATGGTACAAAAGATATCATGCATAATGCATTTATATTTGAAAAAATAGCAAAAAATTCATTCAAGAAGAAAGAATATACTCTTCCTTCTGGAAAGATAATTACCTATCAGGGATATGAAAATGTTGCTCTTGATGAATTACTTAAAAATATAAATGAAGAAGAATTTACGAATGATATCAAACAGATGCCTAGGTTTATGTATATATATAATGAGAAGAAACATAGATATTATCCTGACATCTATCTTCCCAATCAAAAAAAGATCATAGAAGTTAAATCTCCTTATACTTATCAGAAACAATTAGAACAGAATAATTGTAAAAAAGAACAAGTAATAAAAGATGGGTATGTATTTGAGTTTTGGATATGTGATAAAACAAAAATTATTGAAAAGATGTACTAAAAATAATATAATGATATATATTATTTTATAAGCATGGAGTATTTTATGTATTTTTGTCCTTATGGATTTTTTAGTTATTACGCCGAAGTAGCCTTCTTCTTCTCGGGAAGAACATACAGCTTGTACAAATAACTTTGGATGTTCCTATAGGTAAGGTTCTCACCCTCCTTCACACCAAGCACCTTGCGCATCGCGGGATCAGGGTGAATGGTGTGACCCTTCTCGGCGTCCTTCAGCTTATTCGAGTCGACATAGGCCGAGAAAGCGCGAGTGACATCCGCCGGCGTCATCTGCGAGCCCTTGGCCTTGCCCAGGAACGAGCAGAGCTCGTCCTTAAGGGTGACCGGTGTGGTGAAGATGGTCGGGCGCTTCTCCTTCGGGACGCCATTCTCGTCCTCCTTCTTAGCACGGCGACGGCGACGGCCAGCCTCCTTGACCTCCTTGGCAACGCGCTTCTGGAGGCGCTGCAGGGTCTTGATGGCGGCAACGGCCTGGTCGCGCTGCTGCTGGAAGACCGAGATGAGGCCCGAGATCTCCTGATCCACGGACTTCGACTCGGCCGGCGCAGCCTCCGCAACGCTCGAGGCAACCGGCGCAACCGCAACCGGCGCGGCAACTGCGACTGGTGCCGCAACGGCCGGCTTGGAAACGGCCTTCTTGGCCTTCTCAACTGGGGCAGCAACAGGGGCAACAGCGGCCTCAACAGGGGTATCGGATTTCTTAGTGACCTTCTTCGCAACAGCCTGGTTCGTCTTGCTCATTGTACTAGTACCGGTGATATTCGTGGACATATCTAAACGCAGTTATGCCTATTCTGTGGACAAATCCTCCGTCAAATTTTATGATCAAGTTGGGTATGGAGCCTAAACCAAATACAGGTATTTACTTTTTTTTATTGAAATGTGATGAATTTGACGGGTGAAGACTACGGTAACCCCCTTATCTACGAATTAGATAAGGACAATATCCTTATTGTATTACATCAATAATGAAAATCAAGAAGTTTATAATGATTTGGACGAGTCGCCTCGCCGGATTGGCTCAAAAAAATAAAATTTGACGGGTGGCAGACTCTCAAAAAAAGTCATATCCGAAACATGTCTAGCGTTACCTTTCCTTCCAATTTCTCGACGAAGTCCATTACTCTCTCTGCGCCAAAGACGCTCCAGAGTGGTGCGAAGCAGGCGTATCTGAATTATGGCGGCGAGCGCCTTGTGATGCAGACGGCGGTGGCGATGTCTGTTCCGTTTGGACTGAATGCCTTTCAGTCACAGAATGGCACGGAGTATTCTGTAGGTCTTTCGTTCCGTGGCCATGAGCAGCGCCCTGAGATCAAGGAGTTCATGAAGGCGTTGGAGCAGCTGGACGAGTACATGATTGCAGAGGGTGTGAAGAATTCCAAGACGTGGTTCAAGTCAGAGCTGGGCAAGGAGGTGATTAAGGCGTTCTACACTCCGAGCCTGAAGTACAGCAAGGACAAGGAGGGCAATGTCCTGAGCTACCCGCCGAACATCAAGATTAAGTTGCCGAAGCACGGTCAGGACTTTGATACGAAGTTCTATGATCTGAATGGTACCCCGTACAAGGGTATTCCAGTAGAGGACCTGCTGGTCAAGGGCATTCAAGTGACGGCTATCATCGAGTGTGGCGGCGTCTGGTTTGCGGGTTCGAAGTTTGGCCTGACGTGGCGCGCAAAGCAGATTGCGATTCATAAGTTGCCGGAAAAGATGGCAGACTTTGCCTTCAAGGGTCTGAGCTCGGCCCCGCCGCCTGAGGTAGATGACGAGGAGAAGAACGAGAACGAGGTGGACGATGACGAGGCCTTCCAGGCGCCAGCCCAAGCAGCATCGAAGCCGTCGGCAGTGGCGGCAGCCATGCCACAAGAGGACGAGGAGGAGGACGGTGATGACATTGAGCCGATGCCCGCTCCGAAGAAGACGATTATCAAGAAGAAGGTCGTCGTTACTACCAAGAAGTAAATCATAAACAATCAAACAAAACTATCTTATTTTTTGTTTGATGGTACAAGTAATATTAGTTTGTAACAAACTTATCTCCAATACATGTGATAGTGGGTGGCATTGGATTACCAACATTCATAGAATCCATTTGAAGTTTTACCACTGATGATGGAAGAAGAGGATACACGTAGGGTTGAAATGGTACATACCGTTGTTTCTGTATTTCTAGTAATTCCGCATAGAGAGAACTATTAATGGCCGCTGCATTCAAAATTGTACTTTGTATGATTGTACTTTGAATCGTACTTTGTGTGCATTTTTGTAATGCCTGTTGTATGGATAATAACAGCGTTCCTTCTGTAAGATTTGCGCTATTGTTAATCACAGAAAGAGAAGAAGAAATGCTAGATAGGGTTTGATTGGTTGCGGTAACAATGGGTGGACAGCATGGTTGAATGAATCCAGGTCGATTATAAGAATAACAAAAACGACACGAAGGAGTGATAGGTGTCGTCATTCTACTTTCGTTTGTTCTTTTTGTTTAGATCACTCTTCATCCGAATCAGGTACATCATGGTGTATGGATTCTTTGACGGGGTCATATCGTCCTACATATTCACCAACTGTCTTTTCTTTTATTTTTTTATACAACTTATTCTTTTTGGAATCACGAAAGTAGGTAATACCATCGACAGTATAGACGGATAAGCGAATATATTCAATTTCAAATCCGTCAATATCAACTTGGTCTCGTTCTTTTTCGATATGAGTAGGAAGAACCACCTCTTTATGAATCATGGTGGGAGGCGGAAGCATGGCCGCTTTGGGTTTACGCTTGACGGGTGCTTTTTTGACGGGCTCAGTAGTCGCCTTTTCTACAGCCGGTGATGGTATAATAGGAGTCTCTTCTACCCGTGTTTCTATCACGAGTTGATTTGGAGGATCAATTGGCTTCATTGCCACTTTAGGTTTTCGCCCACGTTTTCCTTTCTCCATGGCTTGGGAAGGGACGGGAACTTTAGATGGTACGTTTTCGTTTGTTAAAAGTAGACGCGCTTTTATCTGATAGTCCATGGCAACTCTCAAACTATCTTCGGAGGGTTCACCCCATTTTCGAACACCCTCTTGATACCATGTTCCGCCAAACAGGTGGGATCGATCAGGAATCGGATCATGAATCGTTCCATGATCGATCTTGCGACACCATTGAATGACAGAAGTGGGCGATTTCTCGGAACAGGAGTCACAGATCTCTCCATCACACGGTCGACCACATCGCATTTCCAGAAAGAACTTATGAACTTGATCGGCAAAATATCTTCTTTCATTTATTCCTGTAATACGAGAAAGACAATGTGATGTCATGGGTGCGTTAGATTGTTGATCGAAGATCGATTCAATTTTCATCGATCTGTAAAAATTGAATCGATCATTCATCGATAGAATCGATCACCCATGATCCCTATTCAGATTCCATTCAAGATCCGTCCTGATCTCATCAATCCTCTTTATGAAAGTGTGTTGTATACCTTTTCCAACAATGATATTGTTGAACATGCCTATGATTATACGTTGTATCGAGTCCCTCATTCTCCCTGCACATTCTGGACTAATTTCCGATTTACGAAAGAACCAGGTTCAGAACTATCGATCGAACTCATGGTGATCACTACTGATGGAACAGCCTCTTCCATTACGAAACAGGAACAACCGAATGCATGGCATGATACGTTCTGGGCCCTGCCTTCGATCGATACAAATAATGATGCAGGCTTCTATTTCAAGATTCATTATAAAAACGAACCAGGTCATAATCCGATTGGCATTTCACTGGTAGGATTTATTCACTTATTTCCTGCTCAACGGATCTATCATCTTCTTAGTGAGGACGGTGCCTGTCAATTCATTGTGACAAAACAGATCCTCTCTTCATATGAAAAGAATGAATCACAGCCAGGAACGATTCATAAGATGAATCTCCAAGAAAAAGAAAAGGTGGTAGAGGCGGATACCGTTTCCATTCGTCCCATTTCCGATTATCATTGATTATAATTAATATTGCATTGATGCATATAAATAAGAATATTGCTATAGGAACCTACTCCGCATGAAGACGATTGGTGACATGATACCATCGTGCCACCCTTTGTAGAGGAACGCCACCAGCCATTATAATTAGAAGGAAAGGTATAACCCGTTCCACAATTCTGATTCCATACATATTGAAGACACGCGACGGATACATCAGATGCAAGAGTGTTGGATTGGTATGCGATACATGGATAAGAAGGAGTAGGAGATTTTAGTAAGACAATCAGAAGAATAATCGTAATGACCACAATCAGGAATAGTAATCCAATGAACAATCTACGATACTCTCTCCAATCATTTCGCAGTGTATTTCCGAGATGGCTACAATAGGAATCAATAGATTCGGTCATGGAGTCCCATGTCTTTTTTTCAGGAACAGTGGGAAGGTGTGAGAGATTCAACGTAATGTCAACCATGTCATGGATCCAATAGAGAGTCCTCATTGTCAATTTTTATTAGTATAAATGAAATGAGAAAGTAGGTAGTAGATGACATCACATGATTATTTTAGACCACGAGGTGACATTACCACAGTACTCGATCTAGCGGATCGAGATGCACAAGATAATACTTATTTTCCCATCAATACGGGTGTATCTTGGTTTCATAGCGGTCCGTCTGAGAAAACCGATCAAATCCCTCCTCATACTCAAACGGTCTATCCGACGGCCGCCAGTATACAAGAATTTCCTCAGCGTGGTCCTGCAGATTGGGGTCAAAAATGTACATTTGAACTGGGTTCTTTACCAACAGGTGATTTATTGCAATCGGTCATTCTTCAAATCAAACTGGGAAGTTGGTATGATAATACGGTTATTTCACAACTTACGAGTGGCGCAATTACACCTGACATTGTAAATCAAGCGTCGGCCTATTGGACGTATGTTAATAGTCTTGGTTCTTCCATCATTGAATATGCTGAATTTATTGCTAATGATCAAACCATTGAGCGAATTACAGGTGAATTCATACAAACGTATTTAACACTCCAGGTGGATCAAAATGCACAAATGGGAATGGCAACGGGTTCCGTTCCTTACCCCTATTTATCTTCTACCTATCCGTCCACGGCCAATCCGATCGTTCAACAAACGTTATTTCGCCCGAATCGTCCCTATCCGATCGAAGATGGAACATACTTCTGCATTTTGCCATTCTTCTTTATTCGTACTAAACTCAAAGAAGTATTTCCCTTGTTATCGTGTAATGAAGGGAACATTCGTGTAGACATTAAGTTACGACCGTTTGATCAAATGGTTCGGCGATTCATTGGATATCGTAGTACATGTGGGGATACACCGTTGAATCAGCAGGTACCATTTCTTACAACGGCGCAGCCTCCGACGACAACCACTGTCACTACGCTTACGAATCCGCCGGCCTTTCGTGATTTTCGTCTGGTTACCTGTTCTGCATTGACAACGGGATCCTTGCGCGATCGGTTTCTTCGCCAGCCGTTTGAACAAATGGTCAAGTTGGTTCAGAATTTCTCCTTTGATGAACCGTTAAAGTACATCGTAAGTAAGCCTAATCCAAATACGGATACGGTAGACATTCAGTTACCACTAGAGTTAAATCATCCGGTGGTAGAACTGGTATGGGTCTTTCGTAGAAAGGCGGTAAAGATCAATAACGAATGGTCTAACTTTACGCCGGCCGTTGGAATGGAGACGAATCCAACTACCGTCTATCCTCCGTGGCTGGATCATGCGACCATTCGAATCAATGGATCCGAACTCATTTCGGCAGAGGGCGATTGGTTTCGACAGCACATTGCGCGCAAACACAGTGGAGGCGTAACAGCGTATCAGTCGCATCTGTATGGATATTCTTTTGCGGAATATCCTGAAGCTCATCAGCCGAGTGGAACGGCAAATATGAGTCGTACGTCATCCGTGACACTCACGCTACGTGTTAATCAACCCATTGTAAAAGATCTGTCTACCTTATCACCACCATGTTCCTTTGATCCAGTAACAGTAGGAGGGTGGGAAGTGTTTGTGTATGCAACATATTACAACTGGTTACGTTTTGAGAATGGTATTTGCAATAGAATGTTTACAGATTAAGTGTTCATGACAGAATCCAATACCGTATCAATATTCAGAATGATAGTATCATCATGATCAGCAAAATACCATGCTAAATTGTCCTTTTCTGCACAGAACTCGATGGTAGCCCATACATTGGTTTCCCATGTTAATTTATAAAAATCCATCGTGCAAAAATCTCGTAAGACACCTTTGGAGTGCTCATAGAAGGGTAATACATAATGTCGGGGTATGACAAAGAAACCGCCACAGAATCGCCAATGGATTTGTTCAACGGAAAAGTTACGTCCGAATGCCCAGCATCCAGGAATGGCCATTTTCGAAAAGGACTGTTGTCCAATTTCGGCCAATTTGGCCAAGACGCGTTCAGGATATTTAGTAATCTTTAAAATTCCATAATCGATCCATGAAAAAGTCGATATATCGGGCCATCGTTCCATCGCTCGCTTCACGAATTCGATTTTCGTATTCATGAGGGAAAAGAACTCTTTGGTATCCTTTTGAGGTGTTCGACCGGCAGGAAGATCTCTTGAATAATTCATTCCCATGTTATACAGTTCAAAATCAGTTAAGGGCACACCAATCACCGTAACGGTCGGAGGGAAAATGCGGAATTTATAGACCAAACTAGGGTCAGTAAATAAGGTAATAGGGATTCCACTAATTCCTAAATCGTAAAACAAATAGAGATACTCCATAAACTTTTGGGGTCGGTTATAAATATCATAGTAACACGTTACCAACATGTGATACACTAGTGATCGATACTAAATAATTTACCTGCTATCTTCCGCACGTATAAAGAGATATATCGGAGGAGTAAGAAGAATGGTGGCGAGTCTCTTGAAAGTCATCGCCTCAGGGATTCAGGACGAACGACTTTCATTTAAGTCGACCCTGTATCCATTTCGTAAAGTGTGGAACAAAGCAGGGCGGTTTACGACACGATGGGAACGTCTGGATTTTGAAAATACACCGACATTTGGGAACACCGGATTTTTTAAAATTCTAAGAAAGGGACATCTGGTCACGCGACTATATTTAGTAGCACAGATGCCTGATATATTTACGGTTCAGGCACAGGCCGCCATTGCAAAGGGATGGACAATCAATAATCAAGTACTGGCCTATCCTCGAATGGGGTGGACGAATTCACTAGGTCATGCATTAGTTCAACAGTTGACACTGGACATTGCAGCGAGTCGTGTGGAAACGCTGGATAGTCGCTTATTAGAAATGTTGGACGAGTTTCATACTCCACTTGAAAAGGTTCCTATTATAAACGACTTGATTAAACGAAAGGATCGTGGATTTACGGAGACAAGTATTGGGTGGCCACAAGACAATGCGCGGACACAATCAATTTCTGCAATTTCCGCAGCAACAACGAACAGTACACCGTTACCTCCACCCTATCAAGAAACGGTAGTGGTCCCCCTCCCGTTTTGGTTTACGCGAGGAGACACAGGATGCGCCTTGCCGATTGATTCGATGTCAATGGACGATGTTCGTGTAGGAATCACCTTTCGATCACTAAACGGACTGTATTATACGCCAACACAGGTGCAAAATACATCGAATGAGGACGGAGCCTCATTATGGCCGCTGGCAGGAACCTCGTTTTATTCGCAGGATCCGATTCAGCAATTAAATCAAACTCCGTTATCAAATGCGGTAGGAACAATTAAGATGCCAGTCAGCCCTACACTAGGAGAATGTTACATCATGGCCGAATATGTCTATTTGGATCAAAATGAGGCCAATCGATTTCGACTGGCGGATCTTCAAGTACCGGTGGTACAGCATTATGCCATGAATCCGTATGATACACAGGGTCTATTGAATGCACGGATTCGACTGGACATTCCAAATCCAACGCGCGATCTGTATTTTATGTGCAATCCCTATATGGCGCCATCCTATAATGCACATTTTCTGGCGACACGTGATATGACAGGAACGGTTAATACGTTGCCGACGAATGCCCAATATCCTTGGTGGCCGGATGCAATTGGGTTATATGCCAATCGACCGTCATCCTTTCTTCGCCCTGCATTTCAGTTATCGGATTCGGAGCCGATTTCGGGCTATGAATTAAGTTATCAGGGATCACTGGTGCGCTTTCGTACAGAAGGACCCTCGCTGTTTCGATCATTAATTCCATCATACGAACAACGAAAATCTCCATGGGTCAATCGGTTTTATTACAATTTACCATTGGCAATTCAGAATGGATTCACGCCATTTTCAAGACCAAATGGAGAGGCGAATCTGGATAAAATTACAAACCGCGATCTGATCTTGCAATTTCGTACACCATATGGAAATACTTCAGGTCTCAACGTGGGACGTTTCACAGTATATGTATTTGCAGAGACATATAATATGTTACGAGTGTATGGTGGTCGAGCAGGAATGATGTTTGCGTATTAATCTCATTTATGGGCATGTGTTTTCTTGGCCTTTCTCTTGGCAGTCTTTTTCTTTTGTTTCTTCTTACGTGTCGTATTGACAATATCATTTGTATTATGAGGCTTTGTTCGAAACGTGACCGTACGTTTATTACGACGTGTACCACCTGTTACGTTAACTTGAAATGACCTACCATTTGAAAATGTAGCAGTGGTGGTAACTGGTTTAGGAGCTGGTTTCTTTAAACGGCTGCGAGAAGTATTTGTAGGGGGTTTTACTGATTTTCCAGATTGTGTTTTAACAGGTTGTAACATCCGTGTAACCACTGGCTTTGTGGGTTTTACAGATCCTGTCTTATATCGAGGTAGATTATGTAATGTTGCATCATTTCCTGGGTGCACGCCTGACATTGTTACTATCACACAATATTATTAACTCTCAAAAAAATTGAAATAAAATATGTTCAGATCGGAAGGCATACCATGCGTCTGATTAGCTTTAACATCAACGGGATCCAATCCATGACCACGAAACTTAAAAATGGCGAGAAAAAAGGTGGACCCACGAATAATGTATTAACGTCTCTGATCGAGGAGCAACAGCCGGATCTATTGTGTTTTCAGGAACTCAAATCACAACAGATCGGACATCTCAGTTTTCTGCGTCCTTATTTCCCCCATATCTACACAAATCTTTCTAAACACAAGAAGGGTTATAGTGGAGTAGCTCTACTTACCAAAGAAGAGCCAGAATGGATCGAGTCAACTTTCGATCGGTATCCGGAAGAGGTAATTGGAAACTATACGGATCATGAGTTTACGCAGGAGGGTCGGATCCTCGTGGCGAAGTTTCGATCTAAGATCGTGATCACGATCTATACTCCAAATGCACAGCCGGAATTGGCTCGGCTTTCAGAACGGATTGCCTGGGAACAAGTTCTTCGGATGTACATGATCGAACTTCAGAGAGAATTCGATCTTCCGGTGATCGTTTGTGGCGATCTGAATTGTGCACCGAACGAGATGGATCTCCATCGGCCGAAGTCCAACCGACGGTCTCCTGGATTCTCGGATGAAGAGAGATCCGAATTTCATAAAATGATCGATGCGGGATGGATCGATTCCTTCCGAGAGTTACATCCGGATCAGATCGAATATACGTATTTCTCGAACTTTGCCAATTCCAGAGCTCGGAATGTCGGATGGCGGATCGATCACGTTCTGGTTTCCAGAGAATCGAGATCAAAGATCCGGAGCGTTCAGATCTTGAACACATATTTCGGATCCGATCATGTACCCATTATGATGGATTTTGATGATTTGTAATAGGAAATAAGCATAGTATACTCATATCCAATAACATAACACAGTAGTCTATTTTTCTTCATCTTTAATTACCTTAAAATGTAACCCCGCCGCGCGATTATCATACTTGGGCAAAGAAACAACCGCCTCACGCCCATACTCTGTGAAAGGAACAGTTCCGTCCCATGGCTCGCCTGAATTCACCCATTCGCTGATTTTTTGCTTTAAAGATAGAAATCCTAATGCATTTCCGCGAACACCCCCTTGCTTTAGCTGATTCAATAGGCTTATTCCCTCTTTCACACGGTCCTCTTTCGTTTTATCCTTTTTACCCATTCTAAGAATGGCTAGCCCAACATAAGTTTAGGTTCTTATGGAATGGGCAAAAAGCGCATGCTGCGCTGCGGAACAATAATGAAGCCTGGATCCGTGTCATTCTCAGAAAAGAAGAAGCACATGTTTCCATCGCGAATGTGGAAGCCGATGCAGTACTCAATGGCTGTCTTGCGAAAACAGAATGGAGCGGTGTATTGCTCAGGCTTCAAGGTATCGCGATTAAACTGAATGACGGAGTGGTAATAGACACGCGGCGTGCTGTACTTCACATAATGCGTCACGCACCACAACTTGCCATTGTACTCCACCAATGGAGAAGAGCCACGGAATTTCGAAAAGATGGTCGGCGTAGGGTAACGTGTATGAATAACCAGCTTATTATCATCGCTCACGGCACCAAGCTCTAGAGGATTCCAGGCATACACAAAATTCATTCGATCCTTTGCCGCCTGAAAATCGGACAAGGACGTCTCAGGAATGGCTAGCCAATTCTTCTCGCAGTCATAATGATTTGGCGATTCAATGGCACGAATATTCGTCATGCGACGCTCATCAGGAAGATAATCACCCACTGCAATCGTAATATATCCATTATTCATCATATTCTTGGAAGATGCCGAGAAATGCAGCTTATTCTTGTAGTAAAACAAACGAACGTCCTCCAATCCTTCCACGTCGCTGGCATACAGAACAGGGCACTCCTCGTTCATGATTGCTACCTCCTCGATTGGATAGTAGGACGAATTGAGATAGACGGCTCCATTACGCGTCTTCACCTTACCATCTGCCGAGCGCATGTGATAGTAACCCTTCGAATCAATCGAATAATTGACATAACGTGTATTCATAAGAAAACGACCATCAGGGCACTGTACCATAGAACACGATGATACTTTGTACTCCTCAAACTGCGGAAAATTCAATTTGGTATAGACACCGCGATAGGTATTTGAAAGAAGAGACTCTACATAATAATGCATGTTGTCCCATACATTGTCCAGGTGATGCATATAATTTTTATTGATGTAGGTCACCAAATCATGAAGAGAATCATTCTTGGTCTTTCCATTCACATAACATGCAAGAATCGTATTCTCATAATCAAACAGCCCAGTATATACCGCATCCTCAATAAATAGAACATCATCCTTCGGATAAGGAATATCCTTACCCTTCAAATAATAGTGATATGACTTATAATGTTGAGATACTTCACGAAAATAACGTGTTAAATGATACAATGGCTCCGCACGATTCGGGTGAACCTCAAATGCACGATTCATCCATAGCTCCATCTTATGAATGTTTTTCATGTGCTCATAGCACTTTGCAATCTGATAATAGGAGTACCACACTTCCTCATACCAACCACCGAGCTCAATACGACGCTTGTAATGGTCAATGCTCTCTTTGAATCGACCCAGATCCTTCAGACTCTGCGCCAAATAGAAATGAGAACGCCCGTTGTTCGGATCCTCCTTGATTTCTTCACTCAGAAGACGAACATCACGCTCAAACTTATCAGACTTGCAACCACCATCGTTCTTATCGTCGATAAAGAAGATTTCATAAGGAATTCTCTCATGCGGATCGCCCGACCAATACTCATGAGTTGCACCAATGCACTTCCACGGGTGTGCACATTTCATAAAACGAGTATTGTAGTACTTAATGTGACCATTCGCCTGAATCACATTGTATCCGTTAACTGTCAGCGGATACGACTTGAACTGATTCGATGGGGCAATATTCATATCCGCGTCCACGGCCATTGCGTAGGTCTTTTCAGGGTCCCAATTCAAATCGGTACATAGTTCCTGTGCTTTTTGAAAGGAAACCGTGCGATTGTATCCAAAGTTCTTAAAAGGCTCCACACTAATCTTAAATGGCTTTCCGCAGCTAGACAAGAACTGATTGCATACCTCAACGGTTTGATCCGTTGAGCCCGTATCCAAAATGGCAACTGCATCGACGTGAGGAAGTGCATGGGTCAAACAACGCTCAATGATGCGTGATTCATTTTTAATCATGAGAAGAAGAATGACGTTGTTATGCTCGTGAACAGGCGCAGCAGGAGATGCATAGGGAGAATTGACGGCGACAGACATATGGATTTACTTGTAAAGTCAGCGCAGGTGTTTAAGTTATGTGCGAAAGGGATAATTTAGATAGGAAAGAAGATATGGGTAGGATTGCAATGCGCGATAGATAGCTTCATAATCATACATCTTTTGTTCGGGAGAGAGTTCACGACGTTGATTCTGCCAATCATAATAATGGTAAAATTGAATTTCTAATCTACCATTTTTATAATAAAAAACAATATTATGAAATCCATAGGGATAGAAAAATTCTTTTGGAATTGTAAAATAAAAAATAAGACTTCGAATTCCATATAAGCCTCGATTAATAATATGCTGTTCAATCATATCCAAATAGGAAATTGGTGCTCTTTTTTGAATTTTGCCACTAAAATAGACAATATCAAAAAATTTTGGTTGGGGATAAGAATCCATTACTACTTATGACAATGACAGTCTTTACATGATGGAAACGGCGGTTGATGATCAATGGTAGGATAAGGCTGTCCATAACTCGTAGTAACATGAAGAATGGGAGCGGGTGGAGGAGGAGGGTTCATCACAAAAGCAGACAAGGATACAAACTTGGAACTTTGATAGATATTAACCTTATTGGAATAAGAATAACAAGACAACACGGGCGGAATGCTCATGAGTTCCTACCCGGACATGATATTAATCGTAAGGATAGATAGGAGATGATCGCCGTTTGTGTGTGTATCATTTTATTGATCCTTGTTGTATGGGTCCATTGTCAAACCGAGCCGTTTGCTTCGACACCCCTTCCAACACTGGATCCAGAATTAGCTAAGAATTATCAAACGTTTGTATCATCTTTTTACAATCCATTTATGGCAAATTGGAAAAAAGCAATTACTACATCTGCAACGTCTGACATCGAGCAACAACCCCTTACGAACCCTGAACAAACATCGTCATCCGCACCACCTACGATCTCGAATCATACACTGAATCAACATATTATGATTTTGTCAAAACAAGAAGGGAAGTCTTTTCCACCCATTACGGATCCATTACCAGATACAATGGACATGAATAATTATGCTACACTTGCCCCTCAGATACCCACGAATCCGACTCCGTATAATAATGCCCTTGCCTGGATGAATCAGCAACTAGCGGATTCTCATGCAAAGTTGGAGTCGGCAATGAAAGGAGAAAGCTTCGCCAATTGGGAAGGATTTGACAATCAGATGTGTCAAGATGTATCTCAATGCTTTAAAGAGAATCCGCAATTGATTCAACAACTGACTGTAGAGCTTCAATCTCAGCAGCAACAACAGCAGCAGGGTGTATCGAATAAAATAAAATCATTCTTATCGAATTCAATGCTAACAAAAGGAATAGCAACCAACCAGCAACTATTTGCTAGATCACAGCAGATCCAAAATCAAGCTCAAAGTGGAGAACTGCTCAATCAATTGAATCTTCCAGACGAACCAACGATCAAATACACATTACCAGATGGTGCCGATGCGTTGAACAAAATGAAAAGTAATGATCCTGCGAGATATCAGTCGGTTCAAAAAGAAGCACCATCGATGTTTGCGTTAAAGAATATGTTTGATCAGATCAATCAGAACCTACGTTAGTTTTTCTTTGAACGAATGGTTGTACGCGCACCTTTTTTGGATTTTTCTTCGGCAGCCTGCAAGATCTCGCGGATCTCTCCTTTCTTCTTTGCCGTCATACGATATAGTTTTGCCCGAATCAAGGAGGAAATGGAGAGTTGGTGACCTGCACAACGAATGGATACGAAAGGAAAGATAAATGAGGTTGGATCGCGGCGGGCACGAATGGAGAGATCCACCAATTGATTGGCGAGACAATCCATGGCACCTCGTTCAAAAAACTTATTTTGAACAAACCCAAATGTAAAATAGAGGGTAATTAAGGTATCCATCGAGGCAATACGAAGAACTTTATTAATTAATCCGTTTCCAATCACGGTTCCATCTTTGATAGGAATGTTAATATAGGAGTGACATGCGGATTGTTCAATGATAATAACAAGAGGTGCCTGTTTTTGATGAAGGACGTGTAGAGAGGGAATGACGTCTAGTCCTTGATTGCGAAAGACCTTCGTGGTTACGCGAGAAGAGGAAAGAAACGACAATTCAGACGCAAGTTCACGCGCATCGTTGACCGGTTCAGGCGAAAAAAAGATAATAGGTTTGGTACTTCCTAGAACCCAGTCGAGTGCCATATTACGTTTTTTGATGGCATGATCATAGAAGGAGATCAGGTCGGCACCTGCAATAATTCGGCGTTGTTGAATAATGTATCGTAGAACAAATTGTGCTTGTTTGATGGTAAGAGTAGATTTGGTAAGTTTCTTGTTGGGTATGGATTTGCAGAGGGTAACGGGTACAAACTCGTTAAATAACACAAGACGTTCAAATACTTTCTCCCAACGTCGAACTTCGCCACGGGGTCGACTCAGTTCTAAGTACATAAGCATACGAAGAGAATTCGCATCGATGTAGGAAATTCCATCGATTCGTGATTCACGTTTAGATAAGACACGGTAGATGGTAGGATCAATCGCAGTAAGATCCGCAACAGGAATAAAATTCACATAGATTTTAATGGTTCCTTCGTGCATTCCTTCTCGTGCAGAGATTTCAGTAAATCCAGCTTCATAGAGATCCTCTGCGATTTGTTTCAAATCGTCCTTTTGATTAGGAGTAAAGAAATCGTAATCGGGAATGGAATATTCGGGATCATAAAATTTATGTTTGGCGGGCAAATAGGCGTTAATTGCTTGACCTCCATAGCAAATGCGATGTTTAGACCGTAAAAAGTCTTCGACAATTCGAATCGCCAATAAAATCTCTACATTATGGGCGGAACCATAATCGATTCTATCTTGAGCCATATCGGAAGCATGTTTGATGATCGACAGCTGTTTTTTCAAATGTTCGCTATCAAAACTATTAGAGGGAAGATGTTCGATCTCGGACTCCATCTACTATAGGCTCACAGGCGAAATACGATAGAAGACACAACCTAAGTCAATCACCCCTATCAAAAAAAGAAATGCGTATGCTAGAACTAGGAAGACAATTTCGACCGGCAACCTCTCATGTTTATCCGCCGTTTAAGAAAGGCATGTACATGGAGGAATTTATGTATCAGTATCTTCTCACGCATGAAGTACAAACGGATCGGGTATACATTCCTGTCTTTTGGACAAATCTTCAAAATCACCCAGGATTTGTAAAAGATAAATATAACCTATTATTGCAGCATGCAATCAAAAAAATGCCACCAACTACGAAATATGTAACAGTGGTACAACACGACGATGGTCCTCAATTACAGCTGCCAAAAGATACCATTATTTTTGGAGCCTGTACAGGTACGATTCCGCTTCCTCTGATCTATGAAGACACGGCGCATACATTAGAGCAAATGACACGTGTTTCAAAAACTCAGCTGGCATCATTTGTAGGAACCATCACGCATCCGATTCGTCGTGAGATGGTTCGTGTACTTTCGGATCAAACCGGTATATCCTTTCGAATCAAAGAGACATGGTCTTCTAGTGTTCCAGAACAAGATGCAGTACTGTTTGTAGAGGATACCCTTCGTTCCAAATTCTGTTTGGCGCCACGAGGATATGGTCGAAGTTCGTTTCGATTCTTTGAAGCGATGTTATTAGATACTGTTCCTGTTTATTTTTGGGACGATCAGGAATGGTTACCGTATCAAGATATCATCGATTATCGCACGTTTTCACTATCTATTTCAAAAAAAGAAATAGGGAAAACCTATGAAATATTATCTTCGATTTCGGACGAACAATATGGTAAAATGGTAGAAGAATTACAAAAGGTTCGCTCATGGTTTACATTGGAGGGAATGGCGACGTACGTCGTACATCGACTTCAATGTGCAGCCGAATAAATTTCTTCGAACTTTTTCATATGATTGGTTTTGACCATGAGATAACGACGGCACCGCTTGCGTAGGATAAAGGTCCATGCCATTTTCTGTTCATCTTTCAAGACAATAGGGGACTCTGTCTCGAGTAGAAGAAGAATCAGATCGAGTGTTAAACGGTGTTGAACAAGAAGTTGGCTAACATCGTTTGACAGGGCGTGTGTCATGGTCGTCATCTCTACTTTTTAAGGTTAGATTTCAATTTTATTAAGAAAGCACACGATTACAAGGTCGGTTGACGAAGCATACCTTGCTTGGCGTCCGTAGAAGGATTCGGCTTAGCAGGTGTGACAATCGACGGTTTAATGTAACGAAGAGACTCTGGTTTCGGAATAAATCCGTAGGTTTTGAATAATTTGTCGGTAAAAAAATAATCATTCGCACTGGGATCAAATAACATTGCAGGAACACAGTGAACACCCAGTTCTGTAATTTTATTGTAGTCTTTCTGGGAAACGGGTTGACTGGGGTCACGAGACAAGGCGACGGTCCAACGGAGTTTGGTTTGGTCGACTACGGATGTGATGCGATCCGGCGGGATAGTAGTAAAATCCTCCACAGCTTGTAATACTCCATATATCTCGCCGGATTCATTGTCTGTCAATCCCATCTTGGTTTGGGTATAGGACAAACGGAGATTCGTCATAAAATCCAAATCCTCGGTCAGCTCGTCATATCCTGCATTAACAAATCCAGATGTATTGGCATTGCTAAAAATAAGTACCTTGCCGTTGTAATCCGTAATATTATTAATCAACAGCCGCCCTTCTTGTTTTTGACGATGGAAGGTTCCACCGTGGAGTTCATTGGTGAGAAATCTCTTCTGGAAAACGGATAAGGCTTTCGCGACATTTGAAAAATAGTCCAATACCAATTTGGAATTATAGGAGCCTGGTGGTTGACGAAGAAAGTTTAATACAATAACAACCGGATCATTACTTTGTTGACAACCTGAAGAAAATGCATAGGTATTGATTGCATCGCATACAGGCTTGATATTGGAATTAGTTGCGTCTTTACAAAGGGGAAGATTCGATGTATACTTAATGGGATTATTGGTACCTTGTGAATCACGCACAACAAGTTGTGGAAAGTACGCACCGGTTGGACTGGTGATACAGTCGTCCAGGTAATCGATATCGAGTACAAATACGCGACAACCTGCATTGACTGCCATTTGTACTGCAATTTCAGGGGCCATGTATCCGTCCTTCATAGGACCAATAAATCCTGTAAAGCGACAGGCGAGGGCATAAAAGTTAACAAAGCATTGTTGGGATTCAGGCATGACATCTTTCGCCAATAAATCTCCGACGGGGCGTTTAGACGTTGCCGAGTCACTGTATTTTCCTAAAACGAAATCGTTTTGTTTTTTATAATTGGGTTCATCTTCATAGGCCTTTCTTGGATCTGATGCAAATGGCTCAATCATAGTGGGCCAATACACAAAAAGAAGAATCACTACTCCGATAAAGAGAAGAGCATAATGAATCTTCTCCATTCCTATGACGGAAGAAGATTATTTGGTGGAGGAGTGACACGCCGCATTAGGGTTTTCCGAAGAAGTTTGGTTTTTCCGTAAAGTAGTAGGCTTGAAATTCGTCTAGTAGAATACTCGGGTGGTTCGGATAGTTCATTCGGAACAGTTGCTCAAGAATACGTTGTTGAAAGCGCGAGGAAAAGGAAGACCACAATGTCTGAACTTCTTTTTGAAAGGTAGGATCCATATAATATTTGGCATGTTGCAGTTCATGTCGTTTGGTATGAATATCCTTTTCTTGATATCCAATGAAGTAGTCTGCATCATAGGATAGCAAGGAGGAACGCGGATCAATTTGTTTGACAAAGGAAAGAGGGAAATTGAATCCAATTCGCCCCTTGAGGGGGCCCTCGTAGGCGTCACATACGGAATTTACAATATCAGGAACATCGGACAAACGCTTATACATAAAATGGAGAACACGATCATTTACACGATACGTCATGGGTACCTTTATCTGATGCCCGTCGCGGTTTCAATTTTCTAACCCTATAGTATATATGCTAATGATATGATGCGTGTTCGTCATTTACGTAATCAAGATAGAGAAAGTGTGAAAGCGTTAGGCAGTATCCTCTTTCGAGAAGCGGATGAGATTCCTCTTCTCCAAAAGGCCTTGATCCGATGTGTTCCTTCGTTATCCTATGTGGTTATTGAAGACAACATAGTCGTAGGATTTACATTAGTCTGTCGGTCTCCGACGACAAGCGTATCGTTTGATTTTATGAACACGATACCAAACGGATATGAATTAGCGTTTCTTGGTATTTCCCCTACACATCAAGGGAAAGGACTAGGAAAACGATTATTACAAGAAACAATTTCTAATTTACATCGCATATCAATGAAATTTACATGCTGGTTATTGGTGGATATTACAAATGTATCGGCTATTAAATTATATCAAAAATGGGGATTTCGAAAATGGAAGGAGATAACGCCTGAGATAGGAGAACCAGGCTGGATTATGGGTCTCAGTTATCGACGGTATCGCGGACCTACTGTGGAATCCTGTGCCTAACGATTATTCCTCCTCTTCTTGAAGAGACTTCAGTCGCTTCACCAACACGGCAGCGGCTTTCTCCCATGTATATTCGCTTACTTTCTCCTTCCCCAACCTGCCATGAAGCTTACGCAAGTTTTCATCAAATACATATCGTTCCATGGCTTTGGATACGACTTCAGGATCCACGAGCTGTGCCTCTCCAGATACGGAATGATGGGCAAGTGGAATGTAACATCGTAAGGAGGGCTTGATCATAAGAGAATAATTTTCATTACAATACTCGGTATAACCGTTAATTTCAGGTACAATCTGTGGAACACCGATAGACATTTGCTCAAAGGTACAAAGACCAAATCCTTCGCCTTCGGCACACGATACGCCTACATCTCCACAATTGTAGAGTAGGTTAATATCTTCATCACGATAACATGTATCCTTTGATGTAATCATGAGTCGGTTGCCAAACATATCGACAGAGCCTCCGTGCAATTTGATCTCACGCGCAAAGATTTCAAAGAGAGAAAAGCCACCGCTGTCACCCTTATCGGCAACAACAAGACAATAAATCTGTTTGGTAGGAAAACGAACCATGAGCTTGACAAAGGAAATCACCAACAGATCAAGACGCTTTCGAGGAATATTTTTATTAACAGAGGTGAACAAAAAGATATCTTTAGGAAGACCCAGTTGTTGACGTGCCAAATCACGAGGAATCACACGAAACATATTAGGGTCGGCTGCATGAGGAAGGACATCAACAGGACGTGTAATACCGTGTGTTTTAAGGGCTTCTTTCCATGATTTGGTGAAACAAAACACGCGCTCGACATCGCGATTCAAGATGTCGATCATCTGGGAAGAGGGGGCCGCGTAGGTTAGATCGACATAGGACCAAATCTTAAAGGAACGACGCTCAAATGCTTTGCGAATGTGCTCAATATAGGCACAAATGACGGAAAGATCGTTGTAAATAAAAACGACATCAGGCTTCTCCGTTTGAATAACGCCCGGCAGTTCGGCGAGGGCAAAACCAGGTTGTTTATCTTTATCCAGTGCGGTGGCATCAATGATCTTTGCGCGAGAAGGATATGCGCGACCCAGATCGGCATTCAAGAGCTTTTGTGTACCAAAATGCACGATCTGAATCCATGGATTCGTAGCAAGCTGTTGAATCAAATTCAATACAACTTTACTATATCCATTAACTTGATTGACGTGCGTACTGACGATCATAATCTTGACAGACTTCTCCGACGCAGGAGCCTTTTCGGGTTGAATCATGGATTGGATTTCGTTCATAAAATTGGACAGTTCAGCCATGTTCCTCTATGATTTAATCGATCTTCCGCTTTAGGCATGTTATTTTGTGGGGCCTAAGTAGAAATGGCCAAGAACAAGAGCAGAAAGCAGCGTAAGCGTGGTGGAGCAGATCCAGCCGAACCCGTCCAGTCAGTTGAGCCAGTGGAGCCAGTTCCGCCGGCTCAGCCGGCAACCGGCGGCAAGTCACGTCGTGTCCGCAAGACCCGCAAAGTGTCCAAGGGTGCGTCTGACTGGAACAAGAAGGTCATGATGGTGTATCACGAGATGAAGAAGAAGAATGCAAACACGAAGTTGGGCGATGCCATGCGCGAATGCTCCAAGCGTAAGAAGCGCGGCGAATTGTAAGGAATAATATATAAATATACGATATTTCATTATTATCCAAATAGATCGAAACATGATTCATGAATACGTTGTTTCCATGCATTCCAGCGCTCACCGACTTGTTGTCGAACGGTTTCATCGATGGTTGTTCCGTTAAAGATGGCAACAGGATTCGTCCATTCATAGAAAGAAGATAGTCCTAGATTCTGATCGATCCATGAAAGATAGGCTGAATCGGTAAGATTGGTTACAGGCAAACAACCCGCTTCTAATGCTTCATACAGTCGAAACGTCTCTACATTCTGACCTTTCAAAATCGGACAAAACTTACTATTTTCTAATATACTCACGTATACCCCTTCCTTTGTTGCTGAAGGGTGATTCCAGTGAGGTTGAAGATGGCAATAATGAGGTACAAAGGATACCCATTCACTCAATTGTTTGGAACGATCAAACCAGTCGGTACCATGAAAACTCCATAGAAGTTCACGATCCAAAAATGATTTGGTAGGTTCTGTCGACCGATGATGATATCCAAGAGGAATGGTCAACACATGTGAAGGCATGGGTCCACGTGGATAGTTTCGCAGAACTGCCTTGCACATGGAATACGAATAGAAGGATATGTCGTCGGTTTCAAACTCATCACTTAGATGAATGACTTTAAAGGGGATCTGATTCTCTTCCAATTGTCGAAAAAGATGAATGCATTGATCGACATGAGGACGCTGAACCAAAAATAATAAATGACACCCAATCACCATTTGATTGGAAACAGGAACGAATCGAAGTGTCTTGCATAACATATGCTCGAGCCATTGTTTTTCATAGGGCTCAACTGATGTCTCGCCCTCTTTGGGGAAAAAGTAGACAATCTGAGAAGAATCCGAAGGAGTTTGAAAGGGTGCCAACTCGGCTTTCGTAAAACATTCGGTATTATTCCAGATGTCACTGTCAAACTTATCATTACGATGAAGATCGTTAAAATCGGATTGGACATATACAGGGTCGCTTTCCTGAAAGCAATACGAGAGAAGGGGGGTTACAAAATATTTGGTAAGGCCAATCGATGGGTGACCCAATAGATGATCGCTAACAGTAAAAGAACGACGATCGGAGTGAAACAAATAATTCATGAGTTTTTGTGCGCCACCGCGTGTTAAGATGTAACTATAGGCGCAAAAGTGGAAGACGGGTGCAGGTGCGGGGCTAAACATCGTATTGGGTTGAATCATAGACCAGTGTTCGTTATAGGGCGCAGAAGCCATAGGAAGTGCAGCCTTATTAGGTGGAAGAACACCGCCTAGATATAGCAATTCGGCATCGGCAGGAATGTGGGGCAGACATTGTTTCCAGCGATCAAGCCAGCCAGGTTGAAATCGAACATCATCTTCTAGTACCAAAAAGTAGTTTCCTTCGGTTGCCACTGCAATTTTGCTCCATACAGAAATATGGCTAAGATTACAGCCAATGATCGATTTTTTCCAGTTAAATTCATTCTTTTCAAATAAATTGTAAATAAAGGAATTCATATCGAGCGTTTTTCCATTTACACCTGGAATGCGTTCGACCAGACGTTCCAAGTAGGGTTCGGCTTCCAGAAGAGAGTTCCATCGATCGGCGCGTGTATCGAGATTGATCACGTAGGTTTTTTCGATTCCTTCGATAAATGTTGGCAATGCAGTCATAGCCACTTCGGGAGTGATCGAAGGGCGTGATACGATAGACAATAGCTTCTCGCACATGCGGGAAAGGAGATCAAGTGCTTGTTCTTTTTTCTTTGTATCCAAAATCGGCGTGGCCGCCATCATAGAACACATCGCAGGATTCTCTTCTAGTTTCTTGATCACTTCTACGATAATATCTGGATTGGATACCGCTGACAAATTCAAAAATGAATTGGGAACAAAGTCGGTATCGGTGTGGACATCACCCCAGTAAAGGGGAACACAGCCTGCCATCTTGGCATGTAATACCTTCTCAGTAATATAACCTGGAATTTGGGCATTTTCAAAACTGATGGTAAATTGATGATCCGAAAAGAACCGATGTTTCGATAAATCACCACAACCTCCGCCAGGATATTTGAGTTCCAACGGCTGGCCAATATTATTGTATAGTGCACCGCCGCTATTTACTTTTTTATAGGAATTCACACGCTCAAAGGTTTGATTTCGAAACTGGCAAATGGGATTGCTGACAACAAATCCACAAAACTGTGTTCGATCATGAAATGAAACAGAGTGTGACGTCGTTGCAAAATGAACAGGAATTCGAATGGGATTGTCTTCCGTATTGGTGGGCAAGGTGGTTGCACCTGAATACCAGTCAATAAACGTCATCCAGGCAGGTAGACGAAAATGTGTTGAATCTTCATCACGAGATGATGTCAAATACAATGCAATAGATGGATCAGCGGGCGCTTTCCAATGTTCGGCAGTAAAAAATACTTTAGGAATAGATGCAGGAATGGATCTCCAGTGTTCGCTATAGGGTCCAAAGATCACCAGATCAGGAACAATGGACGGATCATATGCCATACCTTTAATGACCGCATGGGTGTGATGACGAAGTGCATCGGTCATAAAATTATGATCGAAGTTGAATCCAGGCCACATATCGGAAAACGCAATGATCAGTCGATCGATCTTGTAGGATTCGATCTTAGGAGAAAGAATAGGGGTAGGAGGCGGAGTCGAAGGAAGTGGGGGAGTAGTTGGTGGAGCCTCAAAATGAACGATCGATCTCCAGGATTCCAATTGATGATCGATTCCATATCGAGACAAGATCGCCGATCGAATGTCAGAACGCGCTGAATAGTAGACATCAGGGGCAGTAACAAATGAAGAAAAGGCCCTTTCAATTCCACGAATTTCATTTCCAATATAGAACATATTCTTTAATGAGGCGTGGAGATCGCGTATCACATAGCTATTGTGAATGACTGGAATACCCAGCCAAATTGCATTTAACAGACCAATGCGAAGATAAGTAAATCGAGAATGTGATAGGAGAACATGATTCGTACCCAGCCATTGATAAAACGGCTCTTTGGGCACGATATCAAGAGGAAGTGTTTCACTTTCAATATTATTTAATATATTTTCTTTTAAGAATCGATTATCTTTGATCACTTCCATATTATGGATCAAATATTTCGCGTTCAGTACTTTCTTTTGACATAATTCACGAATCGCAACCAATGGAAGAACAGATGAACTTGTATTTTCTTTGTTCTTTTCTGCAACATGAATCGTCCATGGTTGATCAGTGCTGCAAGTTGGTGTTTCTTTGGCATAGTGTTCGACAACAAACGGAGACCAAATAAAGGGTACACGACGAATGGGGCACGGGAAAAGGGTTTGAATGGAGGGAATCGTATTTTCTGGATTCAAGATATCCCAGCACCAGATTTCATGTACATTCTTCATGCTTCGAGGAACATAGGGGGATTCAATATAGACGGACGAATCCATTTCGGCAAATTGAAGATAGGTTCGAAGAAAAATAACAGTCTGTCGTGACGCTTTGACGCGTGCATCTGCATCAATCAAACCATCAATATCGATCAAAAGATCCAAGCCTGTGGTTTGATAGAGATTGGCAGTGGTATAACGAGGTGTAATATCGTCCCACCACGATGCATCACTATTTGTCCCATCAACGAGAATAATTTCGTGCCCTAATGCGGAATAGAGTTCAGAGAGTACCAGTGCTGTCTGATTCCAGCCGCTGTAAAACAGAGATTCAGCAGGGCGATAGGAGATTCCTACACGTGGCATTCTATTAGACAGTACAAGAGTCTAATCTTTATGCTGAACCGTGTATGCCTACAATAATTCTTTCCAACGACGTTGAATGTCAGGATTATGAATACTATGTTTCCACATTAACCGCGCGGCATGAGTCTCATAAATCGGAAGATTCTCTTGATGGTTCTGAATGGCATTGGCCAAGGTTTCAATAGCCTTATTCCATTCATAAATCGAATAATGGTATCCATAAGGTGCCCACCCATTAGAATTATGGAGAATGGGGTAATTCGCATAGAGAAGCTCGAGTGTCATGTAATTATAATCATTGTTCCATTGATGGGTTATAAAACAGGCAGAACGATTCTCTTTTAAAATGGTATGAATCTTTTTACGTTCATAGAGATGAACTCGGCCCGCTCGGTACAAGGATAGAGCAGGAAGAATATTATTATTGGCATTGGACGAGAGTTTGAGACGATCACCATTAATAATCTCAACGGTTCCGCGCCATTCAGGATATTTTTTAGAAAACGCTTCCGCCAATAGCAGAGAATAAAAGGTACATTTTTGAAATGAAATATTAGGATCCATAATCACAATATTCACATCGCGCCAATCGGTGCCTGGAATCCATTGAAAATCCTGTTTCTGTCCATACTGTGTCATAAAACAGGAATCCCATACATAAGGTGCAAACTTACTTTTTTCAATCGGTGTACGATTGAGAACGGCAGCATACTGGATATGTTGAGCGTAATGCGGGCTCGTCCAAATTTCATCAATCTCTCCAACAAGGTGATGATGAAAGAACATATTACTGTAGTTTTGAATCGTTTCAATGTCAATGTTCAGAATGTTTCCCAAATAGAGTTTGGCAATTTTGGTACCGATACTACGAAGATATCCGCGAGTAACAGAATCCAGGCTCATTCCGATTTCGATAAAGGCATGAATAGGAAGTTGTTTCATAACAATATCCTGTGTAGTAATGGTACGATAGGAAAGAATAAAATCTTTCTTTTCGGTTGTCTGACTGGTATGTTGTAATAAATAAGAATGATATCCGAGACTTTCAAACAAATGATATAGAACAACAATATTTTGTGTCAATCCATTCATGAATAAGGTCTGATCATTGACTTCATTGGTCGCAAGAATAATCATCTTTTTCTTCTCCAACCCCGTTAATTTTGTAGAAGTATTTGTGACAAACTCCTCGCGGGGCAATAATGTATCTCCAGGAAGGTATTCCATGATTATAAACATAACGTAACATTATCTTTATACTACGATAGAGATGTCTATTCCATCTACCTTTCCTAGCAGCAATTCGATCCCCCCTCCTTGTTTTTATAATGAGCAAGGATTAGCGAATTGGCTCAATCAGAATCCAACATATAAACAATACTTCATTAATCGACCAAATGATTTTCCATATTTGTATCCTATTACTTCAAGCTTATCCACCAAAGGATATACTACAGAAAAAGTACCCTTACAATCAAATGTAACAACCTTATCTCAAAATCAATCCATGAAATATACAGATCAAATTAATTTGTTTCGAAAAGTCTATGCTTATAACTCGAATGCATACGTACAATATGTCAGTACGGGTTCCTCTCCTCTTTACTATCGATTTCAAAACTACCAAGAATATAATAATTATAAGTCTTCCGTTTCGTTAGTTAATAAATTATACCCATTCACTGCTATGGCACAGGGTACGAATATGTATGGTTCAACGCTAGGGTGGGTCGTTCCATTTCCATTATAAAATCCATGTTCATAATAGAACATGAATACTAATTTTGACGCATCTGCTGTGATACGATTGGAACAAGCGAAGGCATTGGCGCTGTACCAGAAGTCACTTCAAGTGGCAAGAAATCAGGGAACGGTAAAGACAGCGCCTGTACCGAACACAAATACGGATGCGTCGGCTGAAACCGCCTCTACCGCAGGAGGAATATATTGTTGTGGTCCAGTTGCGAGACCATCATAATTATATGTTATAGGTAGCACGCTGAGCGTTAAAGTTTGTTAAGATCTGATCTTTTACAAGCGACATACTAATATTCTATCAATGAAGCGTAAACAAATAGAGTAACTGATTTAGATCAGCGATCATTTCGTCTCGAATACTGATCAGATCGGAGTCAGCTGCGTGAAGCGATTTAGTAAGAGGTCCCTGTAAGTATTTAATGGCTGCTTTGATCATACGAGAAGCACCCGCTTCAGTAAGATTATGTAAAGAAAGAGCCGCATTATTGCCGGTTAGCTTAGGGCGTCCATATTTTCCAATGTAAACCTCTACAAAGGAATCGATCAGTTTATCGACACGTTCCAAAATGCCGTCAGTAGCAATGTGCCGAGCATAGACCCGAGTTTGCCAATGATAGAGTTTGATCTGATTTCGTAGTTGTAAAAAGAAATGAATCTGATCGGCCGACATGTAATACGATCACAGAAATAAAATTGAATTGATCGATCGTATTCTGATACCGTAACCATGTGTAGTATTTGCCGATCGATTATGAAAAACGTTCGTATTCCTCATGCGGAATCGATCTGCCCGATCCGAAATAGTCGATATTGTTCGACATGTGCCCAATATGGACACCTGACCAGTACCTGCCCTGCCAAGCCTTCGAGATATTTTACCGAACCGATCTATGTAGAACAATTGATCTCTCCAGGTGATCTGAAAGAATTTGGAATTACAAGTCGAACTCCACTTCCTGTTCATATCAAAGAGGAACCGCAACAACTTTTAGAAATTCACGACACGGATCGATCGATCTCTGCTTATTTAGCAGCGCATTCAATTAAATCGATCAAAGGGTATACGAAGAGAAGGCTATTAGAAGAATATGCGGAGTCCATACATAAACGAGTGGTATATCTTAAATAAATGCGATCAGTAGAATGAGAAAAACGAGAAAGAACCGAAAGCAGAAAAGACGTGTAAGACGTACGCAGCGTAAGCGACGTAGTGTAGGAGGATCAGAAGTAGTCGTAGTAAATGGACAAACGATGTCTAGACACGAATTCGATCAAATGATGGAACAGCGTGATCAACAAGGATCAGAAGCCTATTAAGGTCATTCCGGCCGTGTTTCTTTGGATAGGAAAGCTTCTTATGACGAGAGAGATGGCAGCGCTGCGCGAAGCAGACCGTCGTATGGAGTATGCCATATGGGACGACGAAGAAATACCAGACTTATCCGTTGATGCGAATACGGTCCACCCTAAATACCGTTCCACTGTTACAAATATCCTATCCAAACAATGCGCAGAAGTAAAACTTCTTTCAGAAAGCATGATTCCTTCATCATCGCATCTTTCAAAGAAGAAGCTGAAAGAGTTAATTACCAAACAAAATAATGAACTCTTTTCTTTTATGGTACATTCCGAGAAAACACCTGCGGTGTTAGGTGCTGCCGAAACGATTTTTCGTAGGTTTGGGCGAGAAATCCCTACCTTAAAAATTCAGAATGCTTCGATTTCTAATGAATTGAAATTGGATATGTCAATGAATAAAACCATGACCGAATACAATCAAGGTCTATTGCGAATGAGAACAGAAAATGGAGTGCATGACTTTGTAGAACAGACAAAGTGGCTAACGAGTCAATATAAAATCATAGGAGAGGAAGTATTGCGTTTAGAGACAACCCTGTATCAAAAGATCGATCTATTAGATAAACTTCATCAAAGAATTCCAGTTATTACCAGCCTGACCCACAATGATGCGTTGCCCGAATTGATCGAGTCGTTTTCAAAATATGCAGAATCGATCTATGCATCGGCACGATTTGAAGAAAATTATACGGAATTAGTGGAAGTCTATAAGAAATGGAATGTATGTCGAGAATTATTGTCTGTCCAGACCATGATGCGCAATGATGGATCGGCAGAACCATCGTGTTCAATTTGTTTATTAGAACCAGTATCGTATACAATTGTACCGTGTGGACATACCTTTTGTAGCGGATGTTCAAAAAAACAAAATACGACTTGTTTTATTTGTCGTGGTCAGATTCGAGAGAGAATGCGGTTATATTTTGCGTAAAGCGCTCTAAGGCTCCACGCGTACCTGAAAATCATTGGGTCGAAGGGCAACACTTCGAAGAGCCTCTCGTTGTTCTTCGTTAAGTTCTGTCACATCACATACACGTTGAAAGAGTGTTTCAGCAATAGAGTACCACAGTTCATAGAGAATATTATGAGCAATGCTTTCATTAGACGACATCGTTGATATCAACCAATGTAACTCAAATCAATCAAATTTTCAAAAAGGATTTAAACCCATTCTGCGTTAGATTCATAATTAGGTGAAATGGCAGAAGAATCACAGGCCCTCACCACCCCTCAAGAGAGTGAATTGTCTATGTTGACGCATTCGATTATTGAATGGCGTCGTTTGAAAGTGCTAAATGATGGGAGAAAACAGGAAATGAAAGAAGCAAATACGAAGATGCGAGCATTGGAGGAGATTATTGTGCGTGTGATGAAGAGTCACAATATCGGTGCATTGGATCTTAAGAACTCGGGTGGTCGAGTACTCTTTAAGAAGCAGAAGCGCCAGGCAGGTCTAGGCCAGAAGAACATGGAAAAGTTGATTGCAGAACACTTGGAATCGCAGGAGAAGGCGCAGAACTTGATGAAGTATATTCAAGAGCATCGAGAGGTGGTGATTAAGGAATCGATTCATTACGAAAAAACGGACGAGTAGATAGAAATGCTTCAGGATCTCGCCCTTGCAGGAGTCGAGTGCATGACCGATATGTCCGGATCATCTTCGCATCGTCAGGAAACCTATAAGAATCTCGTAGCCTCTCTGTTGGCGTTTGTCGTAGCAATCCTTATTCTGTCATTTGTAGGTAAATATTTATGGAATGCTTCGGTGGCAGAACTCTTCACGTTTGCCCGCCCGGTCCAGTCGGTCTGGCAGATTATTGCGCTCATGTTGTTGATGGCAATTTTCCGTTAAAAATAAAGAAGGAGTAAATAGAACCATGCTCTTACCTCTTCTAACGCTGATATTTTTTGCGATCATTGGATATCTTATTTATGTTAACTGGCCGGCCATGGCATCGGGCCAGAGCTGTAACGCGTGTGGTGCACCCGTATCACAGTGCGGGTGCGGCAGAAGCCAGCCGCCTGCTCGGTGCAATCAGTGTGGTGTGCCGAAGCCGCAATGTGGTTGCCCAAAGAAAGCGGGAGGGTGCGCCTTTTGTTAAGGAAATTGTGAAAAAAACAAGACCCCTTTTTCTATACGGAAAGAGGTGTCTTTTTTTATAACGTAGTAAACCACTCTGTATCATAAAACAGTAACAATGTGGATACATAGATGATTAGATTGATCTCATCATGCGACAACATGATATATCGTTCGTATCTACCATTTAGACTCTTCTTTTTTTCTTGGTAAGCCCGTTTAGTCGATGAAGAAGTGCCTTTGCCTTTCTAGAAATCGAGGGGTGTTTCCACTGTCGAGAGCGTGAAAAGGCGGCATGAACTCCGCGTAAATTGATGCGACATGTTCCTTTGGTACAGATAGGAAATGTCTTGTTAGGTCCAAGAAAGCAAGAATGTCCGCATTTCTGTAACATAACCGTACGTTCGTGTGTACCTGGTTTCTCTTTGCTCCAGCCACGAGTCGCGGAACCTCTTCCATTCTTACGAGTCATTCTATCATGTCGTGGGACATTTAATACAACTGGTGTTATTAAACAGAACCGTTCCAGCCACTGGCACTTAATCCTCCATATTTATATTCGTATTCACGACGATTCACCAGATTCTCAGGAAAGAATCCGCTGACATCGCCTCCTGATGTTGATCCGCCATTCTGTTTGCTAAAATCGGTTTTGAGACACTGGCTGGTGGCGATGTTGTACACATCGTCAAATAGTACCGCAAACAGTTTCTCGGATTGAACCGCCTCGGCTTCACTCAAATTGGCCTCCGTGCAGAGTTTGCGTAAAAGCACCTTTCCGCGATCGCGCCATGTGGCAAAGCTAATGTCTAAATCACGAGCAGCAACCGTATGACTCAAGCACATGCCGCACAGTTCAGAAACGGCAATGCGGTCATGAGCCGTTTCATACGCCTGATAGCGCGTGGCTTCAACAATGCCGCTGGGGGAGAGCAAATCCTTTTTGAGACAGGCTAATTTACTAAGAATGAGTTTGAATTCACGATAGTCGGCGGAGCCGTCCGAGGGATAGCCTGAGACACGGCCTGATACGAGATCCAACAATTGAGACGCTTCAGGAAGGGTCCGGAGACAATCGGGTTCTCCTGAACCACGTGCTACTCCTCCGTAAAACCCTTCTTCATCCGCTTCCTGAAAGCGTGGAGTAAATACGATGAAGTTTACAATCATATAGACAAGAACAGTAATGAAAAGAATCATAATGATCCATTGATAAGGAACCTCTTCCATTCTCTATTAGGTAAATTGATATTTTCTATCATAATGAATTGTCTAACATGAATAGAATGAACGCAAGTGACATTGTAAAGAACTTGCAAAATCAAGCAATGTATAGTGCGTATTATAGGCCGACTGTTTTTCAATCAACGATTGTTAGTACGATTAATACGATTAGTTCGACAGGAACACCCAGTTATTCATCATCACTCAATACGGTATATTTGTATAGTAAGACACCTACGTATACAACTTATGAAATGATGAATAGTGTGAACAATGGAAAACAGTTTTGCGGAGGACCTCAGCCGTCTCAGATGACATGGATCAATCAGACGAGTACAAGTATTTATTCATATCAGTCGATCTATTCGTCATTGTCTACAACCAGTACTGTTAATACTACATCAACAATTATACAAGGAAGCAGTGGACCGGTGGTTTGTTCATTTATAACGTACAATCAAGGGCCGAATTTTGTGAATACATTTGCCACATCGGTTCCAAATACAACATGCTAAGAATTGATGTATCATTTATCCATGATGGAGTAGAGAACGATGTCTCGATTTAAATCAAGACTATCGCGATACCAGAAATGTGAAACAGTCATGCCAGTACAGGTAGTACTATTAGATTCATTAACAAATGAAATACCAAAACCCATTTGTATCATGGATCACAGTTTGTTTCCTCTTCCACAGGAATCGAATGATCCGGCAGTGATTCCAATGGAGATAGGAGAATGGTATCCATCAATACCCCCTCAGCCACCAGGAACCATTTTGAAAAAGACAACAAGCGGGGTTCCAAATGGATATTTGTTATGCGATGCCTCACCCGTTTCAAGAGAGATCTACGGAAACTTATTTGTTGTATTAGGAACGTATTATGGTGAAGGCGATGGCACAACTACGTTTAATCTTCCAAGCGTATCAAATGTTTATGAAACGACTACGATCTATATCATTGCATACTAGACAAAAAAAGTAAGATTATTATGAAAATGAATTCATTTTTATAATAATATTGTTATCGTTCATAATCCATTTTTCTTATGAATCGTGTGTTGTTAGTATATAATTCTATAAATCTAAACTTATATTATAGGTCTATGTCGTACTTTCCACCAGCCTATCAAGCGAACGGTCCTCCACCTAGAGTACCTTGTCCAAGCCCTCTTGTCACGTATGGAGCCGCTACGGTTCCTGCACTCCGTCTATCGGGACCAACCGGATATACGGGAATGACGGGAACGATGGGAGCGGTTGGTCCTACTGGCTATAGTTATGCAGTAGGAACGGGACAAACAGGTTCTTCGGGTTCGATAGGATCCACAGGATATACTGGTGCAACAGGACCTATTGGAACAGGTCCATCTGGTTTGCAAGGCGAAACAGGCCAGACAGGATACACGGGTTACACAGGAACAGCGGGTCCTACTGGAGCTCAGGGAACGGGAACAACGGGATTGACGGGTGCCGTTGGAAGCACAGGAATGATGGGTCCGACGGGAGCCCAGGGAACGGGAACGACAGGAGTGACGGGTACCGTTGGTCAAACGGGAGCGACAGGAATGGTCGGCCCTACAGGATTAAGCGCAACAGGCGTGACAGGTACAGTGGGAGCAACAGGATTAATTGGACCAACTGGTTCAATTGGCGCTGCTGGTCTAACAGGAATGATGGGACAAACGGGACAAACAGGATTCACAGGATCACAAGGTCCAGCTCTTTTTACACTTCTTGAAGCACCCGTTGTCGGTCCATATAATGTATTAATGAATAACAATGATGACATGAACCCTGCATATATTAATCAACAATCTGATATTATCCTTTTATCACCGAACAGCATTATGAAGATTGCATCAAACTCAAATGCGTCTTCTACTACTACAAGCGAGCCCTATCCATATAATAGCACATTCTTAACATTTCGTCTACACGTACATAGCTCAAACGATTATCAAGTGGCATTGTCAAACAATGGTACAAACAATACGTATGGATTCTCATTTCAAAATGGAATCATCTATCTCTATTATGATTCAATACCTATCTATACAGGGGAAAACTATGCCATTGACGATATCTTTACTGTCGTGGTACAATCATTGAATGTATATTGGTATCATAATGGAACCCTAATTACTAGTAATGTGCTAGTTGGAGGAACTACATCTCTTCGAGCATTTTTTACACTTTTTACACAATATGATGTGGTTGACCAAATTTCGTTTGGTTATGCGTTACAAGGTACAACAGGAGAGAAAGGAGATAAAGGAGATATAGGAGAAACAGGTCCAACAGGAGAAACAGGTCCAACAGGTCCAACAGGATATACAGGAGTAACAGGATACACAGGAGCAGTAGGATACACAGGAGCAGTAGGAAATTCAGGAACTACAGGAACTACAGGAACTACAGGATATACAGGATACACAGGATACACGGGAGCAACTGGAACAATCGGACAAACAGGACAGACAGGTCATACAGGAGTAACAGGATACACAGGAACAACAGGGCAAACAGGATACACAGGAGTAACAGGAGCAACAGGGCAAACAGGATACACAGGAGTAACAGGAGCAACAGGGCAAACAGGATACACAGGAATAACAGGAGCAACAGGAGTAACAGGACAAACAGGATACACAGGAGCGATAGGATACACGGGAGTAACAGGATACACAGGAGAAACAGGACAAACGGGATACACAGGTGTAACAGGAACAACAGGCGCAACAGGAGCAACAGGACAAACAGGATACACAGGAGTAACAGGAGCAACAGGACAAACAGGCGCAACAGGAGTAACAGGACAAACAGGATACACAGGAATAACAGGAGTAACAGGAGCAACAGGACAAACAGGATACACAGGAGTAACAGGACAAACAGGATATACAGGAGCAACAGGAGCAACAGGGCAAACAGGAGTAACAGGAGCAACAGGAGCAGGAGCAACAGGAGCAACAGGAGCAACAGGGCAAACAGGAGTAACAGGAGCAACAGGATACACGGGAGTAACAGGAACAACAGGAACAACAGGAGTAACAGGAGCAACAGGATACACAGGAGTAACAGGAACAACAGGAACAACAGGACAAACGGGAGTGACAGGATATACAGGAACAACAGGAATAACAGGAACAACAGGATATACAGGTCAAACAGGATACACAGGAGTAACAGGATACACAGGGGCAACAGGAGCAGGAGCAACAGGAACAACAGGATCAACGGGATATACAGGAGCAACAGGATACACGGGAGTATCAGGAACAACAGGAACAACAGGAGCAACAGGAGCAACAGGATACACAGGAGTAACAGGAACAACAGGAACAACAGGACAAACGGGAGTGACAGGATATACAGGAGCGACAGGAGCAGGAGCAACAGGAACAACAGGAACAACAGGAGCAACAGGAGCAACAGGATACACGGGTGTAACAGGAGCAACAGGAGCAACAGGACAAACAGGAGTGACAGGATATACAGGAACAACAGGAACAACAGGAACAACAGGAGCAACAGGTCAAACAGGATACACAGGGGTAACAGGAGCAACAGGAGCGGGAGCAACAGGAACAACAGGAGCAACAGGATATACAGGAGTAACAGGAGCGACAGGAGCGGGAGCAACAGGAACAACAGGAGCAACAGGAGCAACAGGAACCACAGGAGTAACAGGAGTAACAGGAGTAACAGGAGCAACAGGTCAAACAGGAACAACAGGATACACAGGAACAACAGGATCAACAGGTCAAACAGGATACACAGGAGCGACAGGACAAACAGGTGTAACAGGATATACAGGAACAACAGGAGCAACAGGAGTAACAGGAACAACAGGAGCAATTGGACAAACAGGAGTAACAGGAGTAACAGGAGTAACAGGACAAACAGGACAAATAGGAACAACAGGAGCAACAGGAGCAACAGGAACAACAGGAACAACAGGAGTAACAGGAACAACAGGAGTAACAGGAACCACAGGAGTAACAGGAACAACAGGAGCAACAGGAACCACAGGAGTAACAGGAACCACAGGAGCAACAGGAACAACAGGAGCAACAGGACGAACAGGAGCAACAGGAGCAACAGGAGCAAGTATGACAGGTCAAACAGGTCAAACAGGAGTAACAGGATATACAGGTCAAACAGGAGCAATAGGAACAACAGGAGTAACAGGAACCACAGGACAGACAGGATACACGGGAACAACAGGAGTAACAGGACCAGCAGGAGTATCAGGAACAACAGGACAAACAGGTCAAACAGGAGTAACAGGCGCAACAGGAATGACAGGAATGACAGGAGCAACAGGAGCAACAGGAGCAACAGGATTCACAGGAACGACAGGAGTTCAAGGAGCAACAGGTCAGACTGGAACCACAGGAACAACAGGAGTAACAGGATACACGGGATACACTGGTGCAATAGGAGCATCAGGAACGACAGGAGTAACAGGAGCAACAGGAGTAACAGGAGCAACAGGAGTTCAAGGAGCAACAGGTCAGACAGGAACAACAGGTTATACAGGAACAACAGGAGTAACAGGACCAGCAGGAGTATCAGGAACGACAGGACAAACAGGTCAAACAGGAGTGACAGGAACAACAGGAGCAACGGGAGTTCAAGGAGCAACCGGTCAGACGGGAACCACAGGAACAACAGGAGTAACAGGACCAGCAGGTGTATCAGGAACGACAGGACAAACAGGT